AAGGTGAACAAGGTGAAAAGGGAGAACAAGGTGAACAAGGTGAACAAGGTGAACAAGGTGAACAAGGTGAAAAGGGAGAACAAGGTGAACAAGGTGAACAAGGTGAAAAGGGTGAACAAGGAGAACAAGGAGAACAAGGTGAAAAGGGTGAACAAGGTGAAAAGGGTGAACAAGGAGAACAAGGTGAAAAGGGTGATATTAAAAAATCTATGTTATGGAATACTTTTGATAATGAACAATCAAAAGTAGAAGGTTCGTATAAAACTTTTTGTATTGTACCTTATATCAGTAAAACTAATATTAATATAAATTTAATTATTTCTGGATTAGGATCAAGTGTAAATGTATTAATAAGAGATATGGTGATAAATGAGGTATTATATGAGAAAAAATATGATTTAATAGAAAATAGTAAAGTACATATTATTTCTATTTCTGATGACAAAATAATAGATAATGGTGCAATAACACTTAATTTAAAATCTGATGATAAAAATTTAAAACTGCTAGCAGCAGAATTTGTTATCTAATTATCTTATTCATTATTATGAATAAGATAAATAATTATTTCAATAAATCATATATAGGTTTGTACCTATCATCATCAATTGTCCTTCTCATTATATCATTCACATTAATAGATTTTCCATCTAATAAAGCCTTTACTAAGTTTGACGAAAAACCTGATATTAAACATGTACCATTAGAATCAGTTGAAACAGGATAATCACTACTTTCTCCATTTACATTCCAATAAATAATATTGGGCCTTTTATAATTGGACAACTGATATATCTTTTCAATTTCTTCAAAATTAGTTTGACCAGTGTTAGTATTATTAAATTGCATATCCGAAAATATAAAGATATTCTTTGGCATTTCTTCTTGTGTTAAATTATTCTGTTTGGCTACATTTAAAATCATATTAAATACATCCATTAGGTTAGTACTCATACCCCACGGTGCTGATAAAATCTGTTTAACTTTGCTTTCAATCGTTCCTTCTTTAATAACATAAAAACTAGGTGTTTCGTGGAAAGAAATAACGTTATTATGAAATGCTCCTTTGTTTGCATTTGCGATTATTAAAGACAAAGAAATGGCAACATCTATAGGTTTAACTCCGTTTTTGCCATATGTCATACTTCCACTCACATCAGTTACACAAACACAATTTTCTAAAAAACCTAGATTAGATGTTTTTTGTTCTAGAATTTTCCATTGTTCTTCAGAAACAGAATCGTATTTTCCAGATCTTATCTCTTTAACAATTTCATAGGGAAAAAGTTGAGTCGCATTTACCTTGGCTTCCCCCTTATGTAATTTATATTTCCATTCATCAAATAATTCCTTAGAATGTTTTTCAAACGCATTTTTCAATCTTTTCATTGCACATGATGGAACTTTATTAAAATCTATACTATCCCATTTATTAGTACACATAAATTTCTCAACAATTCTTAAATATTCACGAAGAGGAGTAGTTATAGACTTTCTGTATATCTTTGGTGAAATTCTTAATCTTTTACATAGAAGATTAACAGTTTTGAATTTAAAATCAAGTGAATCTTTCTCTGTTGGTGCCCATTTAGCTGCTAAAGAAACATTTTTACCTAATTCCATACACTTAATATCTTCATTTAACTGATTTGCATAATGGATTACTATATTATTTTGTAAGGCTTGTAGTTTTAATAAATCATTTTCTTGTAAATTACTAAACCAATTAGCATTAATTGTTTCTAGACTTTGAGACAGATCTAATACACCTGGCCACAAATCTAATAAATCATCCCATCTACCATATTCAGGGATTAATGAATATACTTTCATAAATTCTTCAGAATAGTTTACAAATAACCAACGGAAAGCTAATTTACCTAAGGCTCTTTCACCCTTTCCTTCCCTACAATCTCTAATATGAAAAACCAATAAAAAAGTATCTATAACGCTTTCCTGTGCTGAATTTTTTAAACATTCGAAAAGTCTAGGTGCATTTAAACCACGAACTGATCTGTAAAATAAAGCAATTCTTCCGGATGACACTTTTTGAGGATCGGGATTAGATAAAGTAGGAGCTCCATTCCAAGTTTTTTTATACTGTTTCATTGCTGTTGCAAAACTCATAGTTATTTAAATTAACAATTTATGTGTTTAAATATTATTTTTAAGAAGCATATTCTGTGACAAAATTTGAGAATAGAAATTTATAGTTTGTTTTTGAGACTCATTTGTAATATTTAGTTCTCTGTTTTTTCTTCTTAATTCTTTGTACTTTTGTCGTAGTTCTGTTCCTTCTTCTTCTTGCTCAGACATTTGCTCTTTTAAAGATGATAATTCATCTTGTAGGTTTTCAACAGATAATTCTAGTTGAATTTTTTCATTACTTAACTCGAGAGAAGTCTCTCTCCATGATTCAGCCTTAGATTTTAACGATTCGTATTTTTTAAGAGATACTTTAGGTTTGCTTGACATTTTAAAAAATATATTATAAATCTATAAATTTATAATATTATATAATTATGAACTCAGTTCTTGAGATTGTGCTACAAAATGACCTTTTAGTTTTAATGCATCATAAATATCATCTTGCATAATGGTTTTAGTATTATGTTCTGAATTTACTACTAACATAGTTTTCACGATATTAACTAATTCTTCTTGTGCTATATTCCTAATACAATCATAACATTCGTTTGACATACTTTTTATACCGGCTTTTCTTGCTAAACGTGTTATTGATGGGCTAGTTATGCTTTCCATTTTATACTTTATGATAGTTACTGATTTCTTTAAGTTATAAATGTTGTAATTGTATATATTAAAAAAATAAATAGTTTTAAATCTTTGAACAATTAAAACGCGCACTTCATTAAATAACATTATCAATAAATTCACTATTTTAAAAACAATTTATTTTATATGGCTTAAAAGGAAGCCTAAAGAACAATAAATGGATACTACTACTACGAGAGTGAACAAAAAAAAGAGATCACGAGTTTTTGAGACTTATATTTCAAAAATTCTAAAAACCATTGCACCATCCAATGGTATTACTGCTAATTCTAAACAACAATTAAACAGTGTAATATGCTCTATTTCAAAAATTATATGCGATAAAGTTTTTTCACTAACTGAAATTTCAAAAAAGAAAACTATTTCTGAAAAAGAAATTAAAAATGCTATTAAAGTTTTGTTCCCAACAGATTTAGCCGATTCCATCACAGAGCAAGGAGATATGGCGATTAGTAATTTTAAAAATAAAGAAATATCCAAAGGAGTAAGCAGACAAGATAAGGCTTGTATTATTTTCCCACCTTCTCAATCTGAAAAATTTTTACGTAACTTTGGGTATTCAAAAACTATGGTAACTTCTCATGCCCCAGTATTTCTTGCAGGTTCTTTAGAATATCTAACAACTCTAATATTGGAAAGTGCAGTTTCTCAAGCTGTGGATAATAAAAGAGTAAGACTTACAATTAGAGATTTAGAACTTTCAATAAGGAGCAATAAAAATATTAATCATTTTTTTAAAGATATGAATATTTGTTTCTTAGGAGGTGGTGTAGAACCATATATACATCCATCTCTTTTAAAGAAGAAAAATAAAAAGAAAAAATCTAAGAAAAATGATGATACTGAAATCAATGAGAAAAAGAAACATCGTTTTAGACCTGGTACAGTTTCGATACGTGAAATTAAAAAATATCAAAAATTAAGTAATTCATTAACTTTTGCCAAATATCCTTTTGAAAAGATTTTACGTGAAACCATCAATCAGGAAAATCAAACTGATATTCCAATAAAAATTAGCAAAGATGTGTTTACCATTACTCAATATTTCTTAGAGCAGAAATTAATAGAAATACTCAAAAAAGCTAACTTTGCCGCTATTCATGCAGGAAGAGTAAAACTAATGCCTATTGATATTAAATTTATTAGCTCTATCTGCCTAGGACATGAGAATCCCCATTCATTCCAAGAATTAGATAAAAATGAAGTGGAAGTTGATGATTTAGATGATGTAGAAGATAAAGATGATTTTATTGAAGAAGTAGATGATGAAATTATTGAAGAGTTTTTAGAAGAAGAAGAAGAAATTGATGAAGAGGAAGATGAAAGTCTTTGTGAGGTAACTAATTAAATATTTTATTGTTTTTCATTTTAAAAACAATAATAAATTATTATGTGGAAAACTATCGCAATTATATATTTCATAATTACATTTGTAGTTCTTTTAGTCATTGGGTATGTTATTTATTGGATATTGGCTAATAAAAAAGCTATACAATATGCCTATTATAATAAGTTAGGTTGTGATGAACATAATGGATGTTCTGCCAATATTCTAACATTTAAGGAATCTCCAGATTTTCAAACCCCTTACTCTAATATGATGTCTTATTTTCTTTGTAACTTAATAAATATTGTGTACAAAGATAAAGTAAAGGGTAATATACCAACAAATTTAACAAGTATAGAAACACTCAATAATGGTACCGAATCTATTCCCTTCGGCGTTATATTACAAGAAAGTAAAACTAAAAATTTATACATTATATTTAGAGGAACAATTAATACAAAAGAATGGATGCAGGATTTTAATATGGATCAAACAAGTGTTACTAATTTGAAATTTAAACCTGAAAATAATGATAAACAAGTACAATATTCTTTAAGTCCAGAACTTGCTAATGTCAAAATTCATTCTGGTTTTATGGAAATTTATAATTCCTTTAAAGATAAAATAGTTAAGACTATCCAAAAAACCAAACCATCAAATATAATTATTGCAGGACATAGTTTAGGAGCGGCTATAGCAACAATTGCTGGTGTAGATTTAAATAGTAAAGGATATAAACCTGTTACGTATGCTTTCGCTTCTCCTAGAGTAGGTAATGAAACTTTCAAAAAAATAGTTAGTGATAATAAAATTATATTATATAGAATTGTCAATGATTCAGATATTATACCAACTTTACCTCCAAGTGTTGTACCCAATTTAGAAGAACCTACAAACCCATTTTTCTATGAACATTGTGGGCAAGAAATTACATTTACCGATAATAGATTTTCTTATATGAATAATCATATTATATCTTGTTACATGGATCAGATGGCAAAAAAATTGAAATAAATAATTAATAATGACTTAAAAATAGATTTTTATACAAGAAAATGACGTCTAAATCTCCCTCTTCAAATGATCTTTTACTTAAACAAGAAAAAGAGAAAGATACTTCTGATAATAATCAAGATGTAACAGAAAACAAATCTGATGAACCTAGTCACATAATGACTGGTGACTATGCTGCTCTCATGGAAACAAATGGAAAAGAGTGTGAAAGTTGGTATTACTTTATCCGCTGTGAAAATAATTGGGAAGAGCTAAAATATCTTCAAGAACAACTAGAACAAATAGATTGGTATATCCTAGACGATTTAAGTACATTTGATTTAGATTTAGAACATCTAGTAGATGCCAAGACTGCTAAACAGATGACTAAACTTGAATTAAATTCATACGCATTTCATAGAAAATTTGATGGGAAACTTGAGAAAGTTGACTTCAAACTAAAAAAGAAAGATATTAAAAATAATGATCGTGCTATGGGGAAGGTATTTGATTTAATTGGTTATGGTCTAATAGAAGACTATATCGGTGATGAAGATATCGATCCAGAAGATTTATGTTCACACAGTGAAAGTGAAACAGACACAGAAGATGAATCGGATTCATCTTCATCTTCTGATGAAGGAACTCCACGTAAAACAAAACTACCAGCAGCTCTTATGAATTCGGAATTACCTAATTGGGCTAAGGCAAAAAGAAAACATAGAAATAAACATAAGTAAAATGGTCTAAACTATAACGTAAGATAAATCTATATCGTTTAATCTTGGTATTTTTACTGGCATACCACAAGATTTACCCGATACATCGTATTCTTGGTCTCCTAATGACATCACTATATTATAACCTCTCTTTTCTATATTCAATCGTGCTTTTTCTTTTGAAATAAATGGATCTGTACTTGAAGGTCTGCGAAAATACAAAAATCCAATATCTCCTATAAAAGCATCATTTAATTGCTTTTTGGTAACTTCTATATTTTTAGAGTTACCACTCCTACTAGTTATAATAGCTGTTGTAATACCCATCATTATACAATAATAATACACAGCTCTAATTGGTTCAATAACTTTATTATTTTTATCTAATAATGTGTTATCTATATCAAAAACAACCACAGGTTTTTTATTATTATGTATCTTACTTAATAGATAAATACATCTATTTGCAATATTAACTAATGTTAAGTACCAATTATGATAACTATTAATTAGTTTATTATCCATTTATTGTTAATAAATATTATTATTATTATAATAATATTACATATATTTTATCATTTTCTTTGTGAAAATTTTAGAATTATCTTTTCTAATTAAGACAAAACTTATTACTACTGTAACCACTACAATTACTAGAAAAATAATCAATATATATAGTAAATTAAAACTAGGTTTGGTATTTGAAATACTACTAGTTTTAATTAATGGACTATTTTTTTCTGACAATCTAATATTATTTAATAAATTCGTTGGATTAACACCCCTATTATTATTTATTGTATTACAATACATTAAACAGCTAGTAAAATCAAATGATTTGTCATTTTTATTAGCAATATAAATATCATCAATTTTTTCTGGCCATGGAGAACATATACCATTAATACACTTAAATTGTAAATCATCAATACTCTTATTATTTATTGATTTTTCTGTTATCACATAAAGAGGAGATAATTCTAATTCAGTCCATTCATCCCAAAATTTTTTCTTAGTAGAATCTGGTTTATAAAAACTCGGAAGTAAATTCTGACCATTTTTAAAAAAATACAAAGGTACTGTAAATTTATTAATAATGTTACCATATGTTAAAAAGTATACTGAATCTTTTTTTATAAAGTAAAAATCATAGTCAATAGTAAGTTCAGTCGAATTATAAGGAAACCCTTCATTCCTTTTCACATTAAATAAATTCATACCAGGTGGTATAGGTCTTATAGTAGGATTAACTGCATAAAATGTACCCATTAATTCCCAATCATTTTTATAAGATTCACATTTGAATTCCCCATTTTTATCTTTTTGAGAATTACCTATATATCCATATAAACTATTTGTAGAGCGATCGAATTTATGGTACACACAAAAAGGTAAAATATAATTTGAATTACTCATTTATTATATAAATAATTTTCTAAAGTATTTTCACATTTTATATCCCATATATCTTAATTGATCAGTTATATAACTATAAATATTATCTATTTTTACAGTATATGGAATAATAATTAAATCTATACCCTTTTCTTTACATATTCTATATTTCATATCATCGCGATATTTCTGATTCAAAAAAGCTTCTTTATTTTTATGCATGAATGGAATATATTTATAATGTTGTTCTCCATTATACTCAGCAGCAATATTTAATTCAGCATTGTAGCAATCTAATTCCAACGCGTTTGTACCACCGGTTACAGGATTTAATAAAAAGTTAGGTCTAGCTTTTTTAAAAGGTTTTCTAAATATAGCTTCTAATACTCTTCTTGTTTCTATTTCTCCTTTACTATCATTCTTTTCATCTAAAGGAACAAAATTTCTAGAATCTTTATAACTATTATAAGATTCGTAGTTAGATTTACTCCATGTACCTTGTTTATTAGTTATTTTTCTAATAAATCCTCCTACAAGTATAAATAGTACACAAAATAGAAGTATAATTTCAAAACCGTATCTATTCCAAATATTTTTAATTTTATTGATCATTTATTATTTCTTTCTAAAAATAACATAAATATTATTTTATAATTAATATAATAAAATGTCAATCAATTTTACAACAGATATGTTGACACCATTTATAATAGGTGGTTGTCTTGTTATGGGAATTAAACTAAGCAGTAAATTTGTCAATCCAGCTTTGGCAGCTATTATAGGAGCATTACCAATAGGATATTTAACTATGAATTTTGTTATGAAGAGAGATCCTTCTAAAGATTATGCTAAAAGTTATATGTTAGTATCTGCTACCACTATAATAGCAACTTTAATTTATTATTTAATTATAACTCACAGTGATAAATTCCCACAAACTGCCGCTTGGGCAATTGGTATCGGGATATGGGTATTTATCACTATTATTAAATATTTTATTACTCATGAAATGTCAAAAAAAGCTTAGATAAATCTAAAAATATTTTATAAAATTCTTTATTTATTTTATTATAAGAAATTCTTATATTTAATAAAATAAATAATGACTGAAGTGTTTAAAGAACCATGTGATAAATATTACGAAATTTTTACAAAACAACCCACTCAAGGAGAAAAATATAAATTTCTATCTCCTTTTGAATTTAAAAATGTTCTTTTAAAAGAAGCTAGTAAAAGTAAAAAAGAAGTACTCAATGCAGGAAGAGGTAATCCTAATTTTTATCAAACTATAACAAGAAGACTATTAAGCATACTTAATACAATATGTCTTGACATAGGATTAGAAGATTCAGAGTACTTTGATCTTGGATACATGCCTCAAAAGAAGGGGCTTTTTGATAAAATGCAAAAATTAATAAGGAAAAAAATCTACGGTACTAAAGATGAAAGAACTTTGCTTCTAAAAATCTTTAAAGGAATGAAACTTTTAAATAAAGGTACCAAAAAAGACGACTATGCATATAATCTATTTATATCTACTGTAGGATGTTTCTATCCAGATCCTCCACGTATTCAAAATTTTTTAGAACCAGTGCTTACCGAGTATTTTGAAAAGAAAATATACCGCCCTAAAAAACCATTAAAAGAAGTATGCGATAATGTTTTAAAACTTAAAGTGAAAATAATGGCAACGGAAGGAGCAGCGGCTGCTATTCTTTACGCTTTCAATTCTCTTAAATACAATGGTTTAGTACTACCAGGAGATTCTATTGCCATAATGACACCTATATTTTCTCCTTATTTAGAAGTACCAGCATTACGTAATTATGACTTAAAACAAGTTTGTATAAACGCTGATGAAGATAATAATTGGGAGGTACCAATGTCAGAAATACAAAAACTTGCCGATCCCAATATTAAAGCACTGTTTTTAGTAAATCCAACAAATCCTACAGGTTTATCTTTATCTAAAAATACTGTTCAGAAAATGGCGAAATTCATAAGAAATCATAATCCTTATCTTATCATCCTTGAAGATAACGTATATGCACCTTTTGTAGATGAATTTAACGATTTCTTTAATGTTTTACCTAGAAATACAATTGGTGTTTTCTCCTTTTCTAAATACTTTGGAACAACTGGTTATCGTTTAGGAACAATTGTCATGCATAATAGCAATATAATTGATTCTTATTTATTAACTTCTCGAACCCCAGAAGAACAGAAAGAGATTAACGAAAGATATAGTATGTTAAGCACTCACCCTTCAAAAATTAAATTTATTGACCGTATATTAGCAGATTCTAGACAAGTAGCAGAAGCACATGTAGCTGGACTTAGTACACCTCAACAAACTCAGATGGGAATAATGGCAATGTATGATTTATTAGATACTAAAAATGAATACAAAAAACGTTTAGAAGATTTACTTAAAGTTAGAATGATGGAATTATTAAAACCACTAAATTTCCAATTAAAAGAATCTGAATTAAATACTAATTATTATATTGTTATTGATATAATTAAAGTAGTAGATAATCTCACCGGTTCAGGATTGTGTGGAGATTATATCCTTAAACATAGAGACCCATTAGAGTTTTTAATGATTTTAGCTAAAAAATATGGAACAGTTTTATTACCAGCAGTTGGATTTGGTGGTCCATTTTGGGGAGTAAGAGTTTCATTAGCTAATTTAGAAACTGAATTATATACACCTATAGGAGAAAATTTAAGAAGTTTAATAGAAGAATATATAAATGATTTTAAAAGTTGGCACCATAAACAACTTTTAGAAAAAGAAAAAATTTAAAATATTATAATAAATGGCTCTTATTGAAGGTTTCACCGCTAATACGATTTGGAAAGCTTTTACTTTGAACTCCCTTGTTGCATCAATAACTATTGTTATAGCACTGATATTAAAATCAAAATTTGATAGATATTATGGCAGAGATGACTTCAGAGGTTTAATATTTACTTTTATGATAACTTTTGCAGTTTCGTTTATAGTGTATTCATTAATGCACTATATATTCGGTTACGGGGGTGGACAATTAGCTGTTACTGGAACAAATTAAATTAGTTATTATAAATTTTAGAAAATTTATAATTATTAATTCATACAAGAATGTTTACTATCTACATTTATGTTAGGTTTATTAATTAAACTAACTTTCTCCGTAGATTTTTAGTACTGTCTAATTTCTTACTAGAATTTTTCTTTTGTCCATTTATTTAATAAATTATATTTTAATTATGTTAAGAAGATAAATATATAAATAAAATATGCCAGTTGTTCCTTTTACAGTACATAATAATGTTAATACTAATAGACCCAGTACAACTTTATATGCAATTATTAGTACTACCCCCTTATTTTTTAATAATTATGATGTAGATAATATTTTACAAGAAAGTTTTGATGACCAAGAAGAATTAGAAAGAGATGATACTGTAAAATTAGATATTAATTTTGAGACCGTTAAATCAGCAAACATTACTGATTGTTGTTCAATTTGTCATAATGATTATTTAGTTGACGATAAAATTACTCGTTTAGATTGTGGACATGTGTTTCACTATAATTGTATTAAAGAATGGGGGCATTATAAATCTTCATGTCCTTTATGTAAAATTTCAATTCCTACCGTTAGACAAGAAGAAGAATAATAATTTAATACTTTAAAATATTAAATAAACATGTCTAATATTATAAATGAATGAGTATCAAGATATAATTAACAATCTATATAACTTATTAAAGCAACAAATAACTAAATTTTTAGATATAAAAAATATACTATATTATACATCAATTTTAGTAAATGAAATTTCAAAATTTAATCTAGATAAGGATTTACAAAAGTCTATAATCATTGAAGTATTTAGAAAATATAATTATGATTATACACTTATAGAATCTGACTTAGTACAGATATCAAATTACATTAAAGATTCTTTACCTAAACATTTAGATTTACTCTTAAATTACCCTTATAATAGGATAGAGATCTGATTCTTAAAATAAATTTAAAAATTATTTATAATTTAAGAAATAAAATACAATAACAAAAACCAAAATGTCCCAAGAAAATACTCAGCTAACCAAAGTACAAGGATACAACCCAAAAGCTCAAATGATTTTTTCAGAACCAATTGCAGGAGCTGTACCAAACAGTACTCCTAAAATTGAATTCAAAAGAATCAATATTTCAACAAAAAACGCAGATGGTTCTGTTGGTGAACTCATCCTACCTACTGAAAAACTTTTTTCATTTGGCGTATCTGAAAATGTAAGCCAAGAAAGTGGAAAAGTTACTGGATATACATTTCCTCTATGTATGTTCACAAGAGACGATCCAAAAGAAGCAGAAAAAGAATGGGTAGACGTGTTTAACCAAATTGTTGATAATTGTATCGACCACCTTGTTGATAACCGTGAAGAAATTGAGTTGTTTGAGTTACAGCGCTCTGATCTCACCAAAGCAAAAGGTGGATTGAATCCAATGTACTGGAGAAAGGAAACAGTCAAAGATGAACAATCAGGAAAGAAAGTTTTGCGAAATGTAGAAGGACAAGGTCCCACATTGTATACTAAACTTATTTATTCAAAGAAAAATCAAAAATTTCTCACAGATTTCTTTAATAAATCAGATGAACCAGTAGATGCTTCTGAACTTATGGGAAAATATTGTTATGCAAACGCAGCTATCAAAATTGAGTCCATTTTCATGTCAGGAACTGGAAAGCTATCACTACAAGTTAAACTATATGAAGCTGTTGTTGAACTTATGAAAACAGGAAAACAAAGATTGCTTGGCAGGCCTCGTGCAACATCTAAAGTACTTGCTGCTAAATCATCTGAAAACACTAGCTCCCTACTTGAAGATGATGAAAATGATTCAGATGGTAGTCTAGTCGATGATAACGAAAACGAAAATGAGAAAGTCGAAGTAGACCCACAACCAGCACCTACAAAGAAAATTATTCGCAGGGTTAAGAAAGTAGTTAAATAAATATAATATAAATTAAATTATAATATAAATTAATCTTATACTAATAAGTATAAGATTACTTCTTTGTATGGGGATTACCCATACAAATTTTCCCACATCTATCAGTGTACCATATATGACCATTTTTACAAGTTTTATCACTATAGGAACAAGGACAAATCGTTACAGCTTTTAAACCACAAACTTGACATATTTCCTCTTCCTCTTCTAAATAGTTAGAATACTGTTTACCAGTTTCTATGTTTCCAAATTCTTTTACATTTTCAAATTTCTCCCCTGTATCAGGTGTAAATGTTTTATATAATCCTTTTTTTGAATAATTAGAATTATTTGGGTGAATATAACCAGATATGTGTTCTGGACGTTTAGCATTATCCATTTTAACTATTTTAATATATATTTTTAAAACATATTTTAAAAATAATTATATATTTACTCCTTCCCAAAGTTTATTTCCACATCTAGAATCACTATTTATATTAAAATGATCATAATCTATATTCTTTTCCATACATAACCAACACCATTTCCCTCCACATACAGAACATACTATTTTATTACACGCCTCAAAAGTACCATCCTGTTTCTTAGCTTTTTCTACAGGAACATTACAAATTGGACATAATTTAATTTCACCCTCTTTTATTTTCTCATTAATAAATTTTGCTTCTTGAGTAGAGTTATTAGCTAGTTGAACTTGAATACATGTTTTTCCAATATGATAAGGACTAACATTGCAATTCCTACACCAATTTAATTTACAACTTGGGCATGTTATATTACAATTTTGATCATACTTATCTTGCTCCAATATCTCCCCACAATCAGGATTCATACACAAAAATGCATTATGATTATATAACAAATAATTAATTTTAAAAAAGTCTAAATATATATTTAGACTTTGGGGAATATTGAGACTTTTTATTTCTATACTATGACTACATATATTTCTAGTTTCTCCCATATAAGATCCAGGGCAATTTATACAAGTAACCTTATTATAAATTTTATTTCTTAAATTATTCAAAATTTGCTTAAAAATTGGACCCAAATAACCTTCACTACAATTAAAACATAACCTATGTGTCAATCTCCGAGTTTTATGTAAATAGACACATAGATCATTAGATATATCTTCGCAACAGATTATACACTCGTTGCCACTTCTAATATGATCTTTTGCCATTTAATATAATAATTTTAGTATTTAAATTATAAAATTGATTTAAATCTATAAGATTATGTTTTTAATCTAAAACATGAAACAAACAATTTTCCCTACTCTCTATAATAAGAGCTCAAAAGGAGGAATCCTTACATGGACTATAAGTGCCCATGAAAAAGATAACCAAGGAATAATCACCATACAAAGAGGATTTCTAGAGGGTAAAATCCAAACACAAGAACAAATAATCGATAAAGGTAAAAATATAGGTAAGAAAAATGAGACTTCGCCTTATGAACAGGCTGTATCAGAGTCTAATTCTAAGTGGAATCTTAAGAAAACTAAGAATGGATACACAGAAGAAATTGACGTTGAAACAAATGATACAAAGAAAGAAACTATCAAATTTAGCCCAATGTTAGCCAAAGATTTCAACAAAGATTCTAACAAACTAAATTGGGACGAAGGTGTAGTTTGGCAACCTAAATTAGATGGCGTAAGGGCACTTATAGGTTTTCATGCTAATGGAGTTTTTATAAAATCGCGAGGTAACAAGTTTTATCATAATCTAGCACATATAAAAAATCTATTTTATAAATTATATACTACTGGTATTGTTCACGACAACATTATCTTTGATTGCGAATTGTATACTAACGAATTAACATTCGAAGAAATTACAGGAATTTGTAGAAAACAAAAAAAGCTTTCTAAAGAAAGCATAGAAAAAGAATTAAAAATAAAAGCATTTATCTTCGATATAATTAACATTGATTCTATTTCCCAAATATTTCAAGAAAGATATAATTCTTTACTAAAAATGTTTAAAGAACACTTACCAGAAGAAATAGTATTAGTTTGGACAGAAAAAATTACAGATCCAAAATGTTTAGAAAGTATACATAATAAAGCTACCGAACAAGGTTTTGAAGGTATAATGTTAAGAAATGAAAAAGGACTTTATAAAGAAGGACCAACTCGCTCTAGCGATTTAATTAAAATGAAAACTATGTTGGACGACGAATTTGAAATAGTAAACTTTAAAGAAGGTATTGGTATTGAAAAAGGAACTGTTATCTGGACATGTAAAACTAAAGACGAACTTAATTTCAATGTTAAGCCTACCGGTACCAGAGAACAAAGAAAAATATGGTTTAATAATGGAAATAAATATATAGGAAAAAAATTAACAGTACAATATCAAGAATTATCTAAAGATCAAGTCCCAAGATTTCCAGTAGGCATTGCGATTAGAGATTATGAATAATTAAATAATTACAATTTTTAAAGTATTAATATAAATGAATAACAACTCATTCTACGAAAATTTAGGTATGTTTACATCTTGTAAAACTATATTTGATAAAGAAAAAGATAAAATGGTTAATTCTACAGTTACTGACGTTTTTAAATGTTGTGTAGATCAATGTTTACCTCCTGTAAAATCATGTAATGAATTATGTAGTTTAAATAATGATACCATAAAACCTAAAAAAACTTGTAAAAGAAAATGTGATATACAACTAAACATGTGTGTTGATACATGTAAACTAAGTTCTGAACATACGTTACCCTATAATAATTTTTATAAAAAATGTATTTCAGATTCATGTAAATCTACTACAGATTACGACTGTATTGATAAAAATAAACTAGAAATTAAAAATTGTTGTATGGAAAATTGTACACCAGCTACAAATCTAACATGTCATAAATATTGTGATTATTTTGAAAAATTCTACTCTAATAAAGATAATACCCAATCTTTAAACAACACTTTATCAGTAAATACTACTGATAATTTACCCACAAAAAAATTTAGTTGTAAAAACAAAAGAATAATGCTTATACTGAACATAATTTTTGTTTTTATTTTAGCATTGCTAATTTTTTTGATCATTAAAAGTTAATTTGATTTTAAAAATTAACTTTTCTATAAGTATATAACATGCAATCTATGATTATTACCAAAAGAATTACTCTTAAACCCGAAAAATTAACAAAAAAATTCAAAAAACATATTATCAAACAACTCGAAATAGAAACTGCAAATGAATGTAGTAAATTATATGGGTATATATTAAAAATTTCCAATATTGAAAACATAAAATGTAATGAAGATACTATATTAATAGTTGATTTTTTAGCCGATACTTTAAAACCTGAAGTTGGTCAAGAAATCGAAGCTACAGTCTTTAAAATATATAAAGATGGAATATTTGTAGATATATTACATAAACAAAAAATACTTATTCCATCTATTAATATAAATGACTATCAATTCAACGAAGATGATAGTACATATATTCATACTGAAAATTCCGATGAAATAATAAAAGAAAATGACTCTGTAAAAGTGAGAATAGATGCCGTTAAGTATAACAATGCAAAATTTAGTTGTTTTGGTTCTCTTGTTTAAAGAATTAACATCCAGAATAAAAATGCCTTCTCAAATTGATATTTTAAAAGATTTTAAAAAACAATTATTGAATTTTATAGACGAACTAATATCACAGTTTCCATTGGAAGGTGACCTAGTTATTCTAAGAGTATTCATTGATAACCAAGTTGAAACAAAAACTGTTATGGATGGATTTATTTATAAAATTAATACTAATGATAATCAATTAAGAAATATGATAAGTCAAAGAAATGAAATGTTCTTTATTGAACATGATGTTTTCACTGTAGGAAACGTAAATCCTGATAAAGTTAGACATTTCAAAAAATTATGGCTTTCAGGAAGTTTAGATAATGATGATAAAACTATAATCTGGGAATGGATTGACTTATTTGTTCACCTTTCCAACCAATATATCAAACTTAATTAAATTATTTAATTTTTAAGATTTTAAAATCTTAAAAATCACAACAAAATTAATACTCTTCTATTATTACGAGACCCGGAGAACCATCTCCGCCATCTACACTATCATAATTTTGACTAGATAATGTTACTCCATTAATTTGATAACATCCTCCTCCTCCACCACCAGAACCATAACCACTAGCATTCCTTCCATTTAGACCAATAGTAGTTATTCCTTCTGTACAATAACCTTTTCCACCATGTCCATAATGATAACAGTGTCCACCATCTCCAACATTTAAGAATCCAAGTTGTGTCCAAGTTGTTGTGCCAGTAATTCCAGATGTTCCAGTTCCTGCAAAGGTTAAAGTTCCAAAAGAATCACCCCCATCCGAACCATAAGATAAAACTATAGGTGATACATATGGTTGTATAGTAGGACCTGTAGCTCCTGTACCTCCAACCATTCCATCAAATGCAACTATAGTAGGAGCACTCAATGCTATTTCATTTGATCCTGCTTGAGGAGCAGCAGAACCACCACTAGCTTGCGCTAATAATATGTTACCATTAGTTAATGATATACTAGTTAATCCTCCATTTTCCGCAGCCCATCCGTTAATTGCTTTACCTCCTGCACCCGAACCTCCAACTACTAAACTAAATTCTTTAGAACCACTTATTTGTAATAAATCAATCATTACAACAGCGTGACCACCTGCGCCACCTGGTCTTGTAGTAATTACAAAAGATTCATCTGTGTTATTATGAGCACCAGGTTGTCTATTAGCTCCACCACCTCCACCACCCCCAATTAGTGTCACTTTTAGTGATTTAGATAAAGGATCAGGAGTAAAAGATTGAGTTTGAGAATTTTGTTCAAATCTATGAACTACTATACTTTTTTGTGGACCTGTTGGACCAGTAACACCTACACCTGTTGGACCTGTAACACCAGTAGACCCCGTAAAACCTGTATACCCTGTAGCACCAGTAGCACCTGTATTACTTGATACTCCATGATTACCTTGAGCACCAGTTGGTCCCACAGGACCAGTATAACCAGTATATCCTGTAGCACCTGTGGCACCTGTATTACTTGATACACCGTGATTACCTTGAGCACCAGTTGGTCCCACAGGACCAGTATATCCTGTAGCACCAGTAGCACCTGTATTACTTGATACACCGTGATTACCTTGAGCACCAGTTGGTCCCACAGGACCAGTATATCCTGTAGCACCAGTAGCACCTGTATTACTTGATACTCCATGATTACCTTGAGGACCAGTTGGTCCCACAGGACCTGTATATCCTGTAGCTCCTGTGGCACCTGTATTACTTGATACTCCGTGATTACCTTGAGGACCAGTTGGTCCCATAGGGCCTGTGTATCCAGTAACACCAGTAGCACCTGTATTACTTGATACTCCGTGATTACCTTGAGGACCAGTTGGTCCCACAGGACCTGTATATCCTGTATATCCTGTGTTACCAGTAGCACCTGTATTACTTGATACTCCGTGATTACCTTGGGGACCAGTTGGTCCCACATGACCTGTATATCCAGTAGGACCAGTAGAACCAGCCATACCTGTATTACCTAAAGGACCTGTATGACCCAGACCAGCAGGACCAGTATGTCCTGTATAACCTATTGGTCCTGTAGGGCCTGTATTAGTAGAAAGTCCGGACGCGCCTGTTGGACCTGTAACTCCAGTAGAACCTCCTCCGCCACTTGTATATCCTGTATATGACCAACGACCATTTGAATATACTAATACCGAATCATCAAATATATCATCAAATGAATTTATTTGTACATTATTTAATCTATTTGCATTATATATATTTTTTCTAGCTAAAGAAGCTTCGTTTACAGCTGATTTAGATTGTATACTAAAAGACATATTATTTATTTATTATAATGTTTTTTAACAATTATTTGTTAAAAAAAATATAAGAAAACTAATTTTTAAGCTTTAGAAAATATTAAATTATACACTATACTCTCATGCTGATTATGAGTATATTGGTACGTACAATAACCACTTTCGTCAATATTTTTTTGAATAGCTTCAACACGTGTTCTGGTCATGGTTAAATGACTCAAAAAATCACCCATACAACAACCACACATATTGTCCTCACAAACTCTTATAACAATCTTTGTCTTAGGAAATGAAATAATTTTTGATACTAATTCTTCACAATTAGGACAGAAATCAGTACTAATAACACTATACTCCATAGAAAACTCCTTATATTCTTTTTCATCTTTTTTTGCTGCTACAATTTGGTCTACGAGATTTTTATACTCTTCCGAAGAAATCTTCTCTTTAATATCATCAATCATTGACATCAGGGTTTCCATTTTTCTTCTAAAAATGGAAAATAGAAAAAACAATTCATTTTTATTTTTAAACCACCAAAGTACTCAACTCTTTACTAAACTGACTATTATCTGTTTCCAGAGCTTGAATTTCTTGATAGTGATCCGTATAAGCCATAAAAGCTTCACCTCCTGCATCCTCCATCTTATCCCAAGCTATTTTATGAGATGTTTTCTTTATATCTCCATCCAAAATTGCTTTCGTTAACTTAGTTGCTTTCACATCTTTTTTAACTGTGCCGTCATCACATTTATACTGAAAAATCTGACGAGAAGGATCCGTACAAATATATTTTAATTTACCTTCCTCATCCTTCAACATCGTATCAAACGCAAAACGAGCCACACCTTTCTGACCCTGAGTTAAATACTCATCCGAAAAATTATTCTGAATTGCTGCTTGAATATTCTCCTTAGATAAATCCAAAGGAGTTGCTATCAAAATCTTATTATTATTGTTCGTCGTATTCTGCACTTTAGGCTGCTTCGCAATCTCCTCAACCGTAGTTGTCGAACGCTCCAACTGCTTCTCCAACATCTCATTCTTTGTCTGCAATATCTCCATCTGATGTGTAAGATTATCAATTTCATTATTTTTATCATTAATTATATTTTTACTTGTATATACTTCTTCTTCAAGGGTTTTTAATAAAGATTTATATCTGTCTAAACATTTATCATTATGATCTTCAAACAAATATTTTCTTGTAAAAACTTTTTTACAGTAATCACATTCGTAAAAATATTCAGAATTTTCATTATTTTTATTTTGTATTTTTAAACAATACTTTGCTGATTTTTGGTGTTTTATCAACACACTTTTAGATACAAAGGTTTTATTACAATATTCACACTCCATTTATTTGAAAAAACTAATTCTTTAAACCAGCCAAAAAAACATTGGCTCAACTTTTCTGAGTGGTTTTGAGTTGGCTCTAATTTTAATAACTCATTATTATTTGGTTCAAATAGAATTTCTTAAAAATAGCATTTAAGTCAAACATCAGAAGTTAATCAGAAATAATTCTTTTTTCTAAAATTTTTTCTCAACACACATCCTAAAATGTGCGCTGTGACATATTTTATATATTAGAATTTGTAATTTTAAGAATTTTAAAAAGTATCGCAAAAAAGTATCTAAATTTTATCCCAATATATTGGGATTATTTTTACAAAAAATGTAATTAATAATTTAAGGGGCTGGATACTTTATCAAAATGGAATGTGAATATTGTAAAAATACTTTTAGTGATAAATATGTTTTAAAAAATCATCAAAAAAGAGCTAAATTTTGTTTAATAATACAAAAAGAAAATAATATTGAAGTTGATTCACAGTTAATTAAATGTTTTTATTGCGAACATTTATCTGGTCCTGGACATTTAAAAAGACATTTATTGACTTGTAAAAAGAAAAAGGAATTTGATCTTAATAAAAAGTCTGAAGAAGAAGGTTTTCATCAGAAGAATTTAGAGGTAGAGTTGGAGTATTATAAGAATCGTTGTGAGGATTTGCAGGAAGAGATGAATGATCTTCTTAAAGAGATAGCCTTGTGTGCATTAGGGTGTAATAATGCTAAGATAGAATCTTTGACGAAGAAGTATGTTAAGAAGCAGAAGCGTGTTGATTATAAGGAAAGGAATGTGGTTTATATATTGACAACGGATTTGATGAAGAAAGAGCGTAGGTATATATTGGGTAAGGCAGTTAATTTGACGAATCGTTTGTCTACTTATAATAAGTCTGATGAGCACGAAGTAGTTTTTTATATCTCATGTGGTGATGAAGATAGAATGAGTTTAGTTGAAAATCTTGTTTTTGAAAAACTGAGAGAATATCGCGAACAAGCAAATAGGGAACGATTCATATTACCTAATAATAAAGAAATAGATTATTTTATAGAAACATTAAAAAAATGTGTTGATTTTTTTTAAGATTTATTATCATATATAATAATAAATGTTTTCTACAGTTTGTATAGTATCGTTAACGATATTATTATTTTCTATATTGCTTATATTCTTTATATGGATAATATTTTTCCATAAAAGTATAGCAAATAATCCTCTTATAGATAATTATGCTCACCCTGATGAATTAAAAAATAATAAGAAAAAAATTGCTATTGTTACTATGGTGCCATGGCATTTTGAATGTTTAGGCTTTTTACTAGACATGCTAAGTGATAAATATGAAATAACTTTCTTTTCTGTTCCCGATAAGGAAGGTTATGTAGATTATTTTAATAAAGTATATGATTTTAAAAAGTTGAATGTTAGGGATGGTGCTTTAGATCAAAATTATTATGACAGAATAATAAAATTAACTAGTACAGATCCTTTTATATTTAATGACCTATCAAAAGGAATATCAATCCATCACTATAATACTATTCACCATCTACCACAGTATCCTACAGTTTATCCAACAGCGAAACAACTGTCTTTTATAAGTTTATCTAAATTAGTCAGAATTGAAGAATTAATTAATAAAAAAGCAATTAATATAACACCCATATTTAAAACACTAAAAATTTATCCTCCTCAAGAAAGATTAAATCAAATCATTCTAGTTGGTGAATGGGAGGACGGACCTTTAAATTCTTTAGTAAAAAATTTTACTTATAAAATTGTTAATATTAGGAGGAACCCCAGACCAATAGATGCGGTAAATTGTTTATATGATAATATATCATGTATTTATAAACCTGATACAATGACATTAATTGAACTAGTTAGCAAGTCTAAGTTTTTATTTATCCAGCCGAAATCAGACCGTTTTTCAGGTGCTATAGCTTTAGGATTATCATGTCATATACCAATGATAATAGATAAGGAACAGTCTACATATTATGATTTTCCATGTTTTACTTATAAGAATTATGTAACAGAATTAAAAGAAGAGTTAAATACAATGTCTGAAAAAGAGTATGAACAATTCATGGAAAAATATACTAAATATATTAAAGATACACAAGAAGAAAACTATGAAAATAGTAATAATTTTCTAAAATTTTGATTTATGATTTTATATAATTTTTTAAAATTATATAAATTTATATATTTAATTAGAGTGATACGCAGGTAATTGGCTTAATGTTAAATATCCAGTACATTTATTAATCCAATTGTCAATGCCAGAATTGTCTGGACCAAAGCTCCATCCTTCTTTAATGTGTGCTCCACTACATCCACTACCCTGTGCATGTTCGGGGTGATGAAGATTTTCCTTAGATATTTCTAATACTTCAAGAAGCTCATTTGGTGATTGAGGTAATCCCATATGTTCTTTACCATTATGTGCTTTGAAAAATGGGGCAGCGTTAACATGTCCAGGTGCTTCTGAAATATCCTTGACTTTAATCATTCCTGATAGTATAAGATCTTTAAGCATATCTTGAGCTTTGTGGCAATAACCACATCCTTGCATTACAAATAGAGTAATCATTTTATTTATAATATATTAATATTTTAATTTATTGATTAAAAAATCAAATTTTTAAGATTTTTAATCAATAAATTAAAAATCGATTAATAATTAAAGAATTCCATTTTTAATTATTAAAATGGAATCAAAACTAAAAGCAATCAGTTTATTTTCAGGAGCAGGAGGGGATACATTAGGTATGAAAAATGCTAATATTGATGTAATTGGGTATGTAGAATATAATAAGGACTCTATAGAAACTCATCAAGTTAATTTTCCAGATTGTAAACTAATAGGTGAAGATATTACAAAAATTCCTGATGAAGATTTTTTAAAATACAAAGATATTATAGATATTTTATTTGGAGGATTTCCGTGTCAATCTTTTAGTAATGGAGGGAAAAAGGATCCTGAAGATGAAAGAGGATTTTTGTATAAAGAATTTGTTAGGTCAGTAAAGTTAATTAAACCCAAAATTATAATCGGAGAAAACGTGAAAGGATTATTATCTAGAAAAATGAAAAATGGGAATTTTTTTATTGATACAATAGTAGAAGAATTTTCAGATCTAGGGTATGATATTAAATATACATTATTTAATCTAAATAAATACGGAGTGCCACAATGTCGTGACAGAGTGTTAATTTATGGTATTAGGCAAGATTTAGGTATTGATATAAATCTAAATAGGTTAGAAGAACTTGAACCAAAATACAATCAAGATATATTAGAATTTTCTATGGAAGATACACTAGAAATAAATCAAGAAATTATAGATCTAATACCTGAAGATAAATTTGTATCAAATCTTAATGATTCAACTCAACCAATAGGAAGACCTCCTACAAATCTTATTAAATGTTATGAAAATTCTCAATTATCATTTAGAACTCGTTCAAAATCAGTTTTTAGTGCTATAATAGATAAAAGTGATTTTGCTAGAACTATATTATGTTCTTATGGTAGAATGCCAAGATTATTTGTGCCAGTCAAAAATAAGTTAGGATGTTTTCTTAGACCATATACTATAAAAGAACTTCAACAAATCCAAGGATTTCCTAAATCTTATATTTTTAAAGGTAAATATATATCACAAGTTAATCAAATAGGTAATGCTATACCACCAACATTTATAGAGCATGTAATAAATTATATTAAAAAAATATTAAACGATCCTGTTATATTTATAACTACTAATTAAAACAAAAATATAATAAAATATATTATTAAAATTCTTAAAAGTTTTAATAATATAATAAATGTCTGTTGAAGTGATATGTAAAAATTTACAAGAATATTACGATGCTAATACGATTGATGGGTTACATAGTCTTGAGGCGAAAATTTTTTTCGAAAATATTTGTTCAAAATATCAAGATTTAAAAATGTTTGCCCCTAGTTCTAATTTAACTTTGATAAAGTTAATACAAAATAAACAAGATAAACTATACCCCAAATCTTTATATTTAGGAGGTCCTTCTGAGATTGAAGTTTTAAAAAGTACTAAATATGGGAAAAACATATATTGTTTTGGAGAAGCACACTCCTCAAAAACTGATTGCCCTCCTGAGCAAACTACTGTTCCTATTGAAGATTTTTTACCTGATTTGGTAAATACAACTCCAAAATTTTTAGATATATTTATTGAAGCTAATTTTCCAACTACTAAAGGAGAATTCACGAATCCTATTCAAAGAAACTATTTTGAAACTGATTTAGATTATATGTATCGTCTAAATCAGATAAAAAATCATCCTAATAATTTTGTGCCGTTTTCATCTGGACTTTTAGGTGGTAGAATGATGGCACTTAAGCTGTCTTTTCTTACTTGTTTAAATAAGACAACAAGAGCAGCAGAAGAGTGTAGATTAGCAAGAGTTCATTATACGGACTCTAGATGCGATGAAAATGTAAATTACTATGATCCGGTAAATAAGTTTATGGATGATCTTAGTAAGTTTGATAAAGAAATTAAGCAAGGAGATAAAAATGTTGTTACTAAAGATTTTATTTCAAAACATAATGAAGAGATAGAGTTATTAAGTGATAATAGTACTGCTAAAAATTTTTTATTGGGAGCATTCTTTAATACTAAATTGCAAAAAGAACTAAGGAAAAGTTATCTTTCGGAAGAAATTATGGAATTTTATCAAAAATTTGCTACTAATCAGATAGATAAAGCTCTTCAGGGCGATCTTGTGACTGATTATTTCAAAAGACTTAAATCGAGAAGAAAAATAGATGATCAATGTAAAATTTTATCGGCTCTTTCCGAGGTTTTACCCACTATATTCCTAAATTTAACAGCAGCAATAGTAGATATATATACCCTCGCAAGGATTTTTAAAATAGTTGATAAACCAAAAGATGAACCTTCTCAACCCAGAAATATAATCTTATATTTTGGTAAGTATCATATTCTTAAGATGAAAGAATTTTTAAAGAGTATAGGATTTGAAACAGTTTATACAGACAATTCAAATCACAATAATTGTATATTTTTATCACAAAAATTTATAGATCTTTTGTACGAGTAATTGTAACTCTACTAGTTTATAAAATCCTAATAAATCTATGTAGATTTATTAGACTAATTAAAATCTTGTATTTCATCACAATCATTCCAAATAGGATTAGGATTTATTTGACTTTTCTTAGGTTTAAATTTTATTGAACCTTCAGTGATATTATTATTAATACTAGATGTTTTTTGGTTTGTTATTCTTAATGTTAAAGTTTTAGTAGTATACTCATCTGCACCTGCTGCATGTCTAAGGGTATATCGATGTTTAGGAGCCATCATCCAATCAGTGCCTACTGTTTTTTCACTCATGCAGTAAATATCTCCATTATTGAGAGTTAAAGAAATATTTTTACCTCTTGGTCTATTATTATAGAACCAGTTATAATGTATTGTCATTGAACCTCCTAATCTTACACCAATTACTCGTCTTCTTTCAGAATCTCCATGATAACCTATACCAGTACCACCTTTTTTATAATATAAATTACCTTCGCATTTTAAAATTTCTGCTTTTTTTCCAAAAACATTAATTAGATTATTTTTAACATTTTTTAATATTGGAACTTCGTTCCATGCTATAGTAGTTCCTTTACCTTCAGAAAAATCAGATATTTGATGTTGGTCACTAAAATTTACGTTATATCTGGCTTGTTTATTTTGGATCTTTTTTTGTTTTTTATTCCAGACTTTAGTATCCCATTCAAACATAAGCATTTCAGATAATAAGTTTTCTGGTTCTGTACCGAGACATTTTAAACCTTGTCTAACAACAAGCAAATAAGCTTGAAACTCTTCTTTACTACGAGCTTTTAACAGTTCTTCGTTTTCTCTATCATTTGTGTGAACGTTCGTTGGCAACCAATCATTTAATTTTACTATAAAAGCCTCACATCCTTTGCTTAGAAAATTTTCTTTTGCTTTTATTAAATCATTGTAGCTAAATCCTGATTCGGCCATATGTCCAATTTGTTGCATTCCCACATGAGATTCGGCAACATCACCAAAAGTTAAAGTTATTGTACCCTTAAAGGGATCGGCGATAGATAATTTAATTGTATCAATAATTTTTTTAGCTAATTTTACATTACCTGTGTTGTTTTTTAAACAATATAATGATATAAATTGTAAATAAGATAGAAAACTATCCCGATTATAGATAAATCTATTGTGACTTATGTTATTTATCAAATTACTTCCTTGGTATTCTTTAAAAATGTTACAAATTTCCATTTATCTATTATATTTAAAAATCTAAGCTGCTTTCAATTTTTTTTCTTAGCCTTATCACTGATATTTTCTTTTACTGTTTTCATAATAAAAGAAGGTTCAACAGGGATAAATCTGCTTGCTATTTTGATGAAAAATAGAACTTCTATTATCCCAATTAATATGAATAAACCAATATTTTCTAAAAATATTTTTCCTACTGGAACATCTTTTCCGCAATTAATTTTCAACAATATCCATATTAGAATGAAAGTACCAAAGAGAAGTACAATTATTATTATATTTAATTTAAATAAAGCTTTATTGTAGTCTTCTACTTCTCTGCTCGGTTTGCCATTATATAATTTTGATAATTCATCATAATCTATACTTTTAAGCATGGTTTTGGTCGCATCATTAGGTTTAAACTTCTTATCAATTAAATTTCCTAATTGATCGGTAACTTCTCCTTGTAAGCTTTTAGTTTCAATTTTAGATAAAACAAGCCAAAAGAAAACTGACAGTACGGTAATAACTAATATTACATGTATAAAAATGTCTATAATCCATTCATCTTTACGAAAAACTTTAGTGTTATCCATTCTTTTATATTATTATTTTTTTTAATTTTCCTACAATAAATGAATATATTAACGCAATATTTACCTAGTATAATGTATATATTAACGCAATATTTACCAAGTATTTTATTTATGTCTGGAATATATTCAATTGCTGTAGCTTGTCTATTTTTTACATATGGTAAAATGATTGAAAAAAAAGTTGTTGATCAAAATATAACATTTTTACTTGATAACTTTATGGATGAAGCATTTCAACTATTAAGAGAATCTGATAAAAAAGTTATTTTAGAAAAATTAAAAACTATGGATTTATCAAAATTTAAAAAATCTGATGAAACTGTTGATTCCAATAATAAAAAAATTATCCTAAAAGCAATTAAATATATCTCAATATTTGCAAGTGTGGTAATAACATTATCTATAGGTATTTGGTATTTTAGTAAAGTTTCTTATAAAGAGTATGCTATAGACGTAGTGGGTAAATCATTCTTGTTTTTATTCATTATAGTTATATTCCAAATTTTATTTTTATCATTAATAAGCAAGAACTATAAAAGTCTAGATCCAAGTGTGATTAAACACTTTATTGTAGATAAATTTAAACAGAAATATGGTAACAAAAAGTAAAGATTACTTTCAAAAAGTTTATAAATTCTAATAAAGAATTTATAAATATAATTTACACTATTTTAAGCAGAACTTTTTTTAACAATTGGGTAAATAGCACTATTAGCTACTCCGCATGCATTTTTTCCTTTTATTAGCCTCATATATCCTTTTTCTCCCCAATTTGTATTCCACGAATTCCTAATAATCCAATAATCCAAATCATTTTCAATACCAAAACCCACTACGACTACTCCATGATCTTGTCTATTCATATCTGTTGAACATCCATCTGAAGACTTATCAGGATCATAAATTCCTGATTTATATAGTTGCCAATCTGTATTAGCGTCTACACCGACAGAAATAGGTCCGACGTGAGAAACTGCTTTTTCAAGTGCATCTTCGTTTTTAGATGGTAATGATACATAATCAGTCAAAACAATATCACTAATAAGAGATTTTTTATAATGACATTCACCATCCTTGGCCAAATAAGGATATTGTTTTTCAGTATCATCAGAACCTTGTTGATTTGATAACAGATATTGATATACACTGTACATTTCACCTCCAGAACAACCATAACAACAATCTGATTTACCGTCGGGTGATTTAATGTTTTTAACACAATCAACCATGTCTTGTTCAGATAGAGAAACTGATTTGTCGGATAACTTCATAACTTGACTTTCTAAAGCGCTAACGGCTGAAAACGCCCAACAACTACCGCATTGTCCCTGATCTTTGATTGGTCCTACTATACTTGTGTTACGCCAATCCACACTTTGCTGTGTGTTATCGGGAAGTAGAGCCAAATTACTCTTGTAAAATGATGGTTTATAACCTTTATGCATTTTTGAAAAATCATGAGGATTGTATCCTGCGAATTTGTTTAAAGATAGTTTGTAACTAGAGTTAATACCGTTACTTTTATTTACAAGTAAAGAATGATAATCATAAACTGATTTGTTAAATAATTCATTTTTTAGTTTACTGGGGGATGACTCTGTATTTATTGAAAAGGTAATTAAGACTGTAATCAATCCGAAAAATTTAGCTATAGTTGATAACATTTTAATATAAGCTTTAATCTTTTAAACTTATTTTTTGTGTAAATAATAGTTTTTAGTTTATAATTTTTTATAGTCCTTAATAAATGAATAAAAAACTTTGTGAAGTCCTAACTGAAACTTATAATACGTATAAATTAGAAAGTAATAAAGAAGACGAATTTATAAAGATAATTTCTGAATTTGTTAATAATAACAAACATAAGATATCAAAAAAACTTTTATATTCATGTAATTTTACTTTAATAAAACTGTTTTATAATAGATTTTTTGAGTCTATTCCAATATTTAAAAATGTATATGGACCTTGTTCATTATCTTTGCACAAAAGTGATAAATACAATAAAACTGTATATATATTTGGAGAATATCACTGTAAATCTTCAGATGAATTAGATACTAAATGTCCAGAATTTTCAGAATATGAAACTATTAGTGAATTAATGGCAACATGTTCTGAAAATAGTCCAGTTTTTCTAGATATTTTTATAGAATTTCCTCGTACTGCACGAAGATTATCAGGTGATGGTTTTCCAGACGGATTGATAGGTGATATTGCCACATATAAAAATAAACCATGTTTTAATAATCCGGACCTTAATAATAGATTATTTAATAATAATTGTTCTACAACAAGATGGCATTACACTGATGTAAGGTTTGATAAAAATTATAGACAAACTTCTTTAGCAGGTCATATCTATTTTGAATTAGATGATAGTCTAGAACTAATTCAAGAAGATAAAAATATCTCATGGCTTAAACCTAAGTTAAGAGAACTAGTTTATATAGCTAATCATGACAAAGATTTTAAAAAATATATGACAAAACCAAAATCAGTTTCTCCCGAGAAAGAATATACGGTTCCAAGAACTCAAGAACTTACTGAATATTTAAGAAAAATAAAAGCATTAAATCCTTCTTCTTACACTTATACTCTAATATTGTATTATATAGCTATTATTTATCGTCCTCAAATGATAGAACTTTATAAGTTTATAATGACAAATGACATGGAACAAATTAGACAATGGTTTTGGATTCAATTTTCTGATGGTGATTCAGACAGATTACTTTTAAAAGAAATTAAAAGATCTTATGAAGCAGATAAAATATTAAAATTTATGAATGCTCATATAATAGATAGCACTAGAAAAAGAATGAATATGTTGAAACCTATCGCAGAGAAAATACATAGTAAAAATTATCTACAAATTAAGCACTTTTTTAATGATATGGAAGAACTACGTAGTTATATCGCTGAGATAGGATGTATATTTACGGATGCTTATATTTTGTCCAGGATATTTAAAAAGTTTGACGTAAAGATAGATGAAAATATGCCTAATACACCAACAAATATAATAACTTATGGTGGAGTATTACATGCTGAAAATTTAAGAAAATTCTTTGAATTTGGTATTGATTCATTTGATAAATTAGACCAAACATATAATAAAAGTTGTCCTCTTAATCGTAGTGATATAAGTTTTGAAAATAGGTGTTGTTTAAATCTTGAAAAATTTTCCCAACCATTTTTTAGCAAAGATGTTTCTTCATAATTTTTTTCTAAATAAAATATAAACAATGGATACGAATAATAGAAGAAACATAATCTTTGCTGCATTTGCTTTCTTAATAATATGTGGACTTTTAGCAGTAATTATCTATTTTCTCTTAACGAATAAAGAAAAATATATAGATATAATAGTACCTTTATCTGAACCAAAAAACAATAACATAAGTTTACCAGTAAATTTAGACTCAAATTTTTATCCAGATAAATTAACTAAAAGAATTACTTGTTCTCCTGAGACACATAACACCATTTTTGAAAAGTTTAATAAATCAGAACCTGGCCTATTGATTACTATGCTGACATTACCTAGAGATTCTAATGGTATGCCTAATACTGATTATATCAATGTAGAAACATGTACTTCTCTTGGATCAATTAGTAAACCAATAGTTAATATTATGGATTTAACTTTACTAAATAAAAAATTACCTCTAAATATTTACAATTCTAATAGTTACTTTACTAACTTTGGTATTATATTAGACCCATCAAAATTAATTCCCAAAGATTTCCCAAATAAGTATGTACAATGTTTAAGAGTAAGAGATAGTGGTTCAGATTTAAGAAGATGTGATACAGATTTTAGTCATAAATTAAAACATGATAAACATCATCATCATAAAACATATGGGAAATATAATGGTTTTGATTTAAGGAGTATTTCACAAAAATGTAGTTGTCATTATGAAGAAAGTATTTCTAATGTATGTAATTCTAAAGCTGAAGTTGTAGGATGTGGGGCAAAATGCGAAGATAAAGGTAAAATTTGTGGACAAGTAGATTGGTGTGATTGGGATGATTTTGATAATTATAAGAAAAAAGGTTTAGATTGTGCTACTCATCCACGTGATATACAAACCTGGATCAATGCAACAGTTGAATGGAATAAAAAACGTATGGAAGAAGGATGGAATATTCCTCATCATGAAAATGAACTAGATGCTTATATCGAAAACAATAAATCTAATCAGGAAATGATTATGGATGCTATATTGGGTTTTGTATTTACGGATATGTGTGGTGAAAATAATTGTAGCGCAGAAATAACGGATTCAATTCAAAAGCAAATGGAAATAGCTACTAATGATTTTAATAAGTTCTACAGTAAAAACGTTAAATTATACAAATTAATGATTGATACAAATATTAATGTGGGTGCATATAAAAACGGTAAATTTGTAAAATGGGAAGATAATGATTACAACACTGATTTAGAAAGCTTATTAGTTGATATTAAGCTTGACCCTAATAATGTTACACAACCTAAACAATTATTTACCTACAGAGTCGCTGAAACTATAGATGGAATTAATGGTAAAAATACTGGTACTATTAAGGGTGATAATTCCTATATATCAGGTGAATTTTGTCCTAGACATGGCGATGACTATTGTAAGAATGCACTTATTTCTGAGTATAGCGTAGACTACTTACCAATCAATCCCAAAATAGTTGCACGAGAAAAAGATGGTAGAAGTTGTGATTATGACGAAACAGGATGTAAAATTACACAAGACGGATTTGGACCTTATGCACTATGTAATCCAGGTGGTAAAGTAGGTGGTTCCGGTGCGTATGAATGTACAGATTGTATGGATGAGAAAATTCCTGATTATGAAAAAACTTGTTCAAATCACCCAGGAGTAGAACACGATAGATTTTCAGGTGGGAGATGGTATAGTTGGCCTAATGAAAGTCACTGTAAAGGTAAACCTTTAGGAACAAATGGTTGTACTTGGAATTTTACTAATACTAATCATTATAAAATAGATGATATTGATAATTACCAATTATTACTAAGTGATAAATATAAAGTTTTAGAGGAAAATTGTAATAATTCTTCGGATAGTCATCACTGTATGACTAAATCTATATCTAATTTTGTTAAAGAAAACGAAAATAATAATGTTCAAGCATTGAACAATGCTTTTCAAAAATAAAATCTTTCTATATTTAAAATTCAATTAAAAAAATTGAATTTTAAATTGTTATTATGTCTAACTATAAATGTCCGATTTAGAAAATTTGTGTAAAAATGAAGACTTATCAAAATTAAAATATCTTGAAAAAGATACTAAAGTATTATTGATAGATGCTAGTTTTAATAGTTTATTTTTATGTAAAGGTAATCAAAGATTGGCTAAACGAATACTTTCTTATTTTAAATTAATAAGTATACAAGATTTAACATTAACTACTAATATTCCAATATCTTTACCGCCATTTTTAGAATTAAAAATGAAAGGAGTAACAACAATACCTATATACAATGATTTAGAGCTATTAGAAATTAAAAAAGAATTTGATGATACTGTACTGAATTTTCAAGAATATAAAAGATATCCTAACAATCCTGAATTTAATTTAGACAATGAGAAAATTAAATACGTATTAGGTGGAGCTGCCTTCCTAGGTAACCCTTCATCTTTTCATAATGAAACTGTAAGGAAAATCAGATTAAAGGCACAAAATATAGTGCAAAAAACTATATTTAAAAATTTACTAAATAATCTGAATTGCGATCAAAATATAGAAATGTTAATTGACAGAATGATGGTAAGAAATCCAGGTGTAAAACCTTCACCTGAAACTTGGCACAGAGATGTGGCACCAACCGAATTACTTTTAGATGATGATATAGTTTATGGAGGATGGATAAATTTAGATAATAAAGATCAATATTTTAGTTGTATAATTGGTTCACATCTTGGTATTAAATTAAAAAATTTAACGAGTGGATTTGCCAATATACCAAAAACACATGTAAAGGAAATATCAAAATTAAAAAGTACTATTAAAATCCCTCCTGGTCATTTAGTAATTTTTCCTCAGTATATTTTACACGAAATTGTTTCTAAATCTAATAATTATACTATGAAACGTCTATTTATTGGTTGGAGGCAAACTTTTTCAAATAACATGTTATTTGATGATTTTATCTCTAGATTAGAGACTCAAAGTATAATGAGGATCCCATCTGGTCAAGAACCAGCTATGTATTCTAAAATGCATTGTGGTTTTCATAAAGATTTGTTAAAAGTGTGGTCTGATACAACTATAGAAGACCGTATTTTGGTTCAAGAAAAAGATATAGGGATATGTCCTAGATTTATGAAATCATTAAAAGAATATGGTTTTAATTTATACCCAGTCTATTCTAGAGATGAGATTAATAAATATAGACCGCAAAGAATACTTTTTTAGATAATGTTTTAATTTATTGATAAAACATTATTCATCGACATATAAAGGTAAAATTTTCTTGTGTTTGTGTTGGTGCTGGAGTAGGTGCTGGTGTAGGTGTAGGGGTTGGAGTTGGAGTTGGAGTTGGTGCTGGAGTTGGAGTTGGTGTAGGTACTGGAGTTGGTGTAGGTACTGGAGTTGGTGTAGGTGCTGGAGTTGGTGTAGGTGTAGGTGCTGGTGTAGGTGTAGGTGCTGGTGTAGGTGTAGGTGCTGGTGTAGGTGTAGGTGCTGGTGGATTTGTATGTCTATGTCTATGTCTATGTCTACGTCTACAACCCCCTCTACTCCATCTTGGAATTCTATACAAACTCTGCGGAGTATAAGGCCACTGTATCATAGGAGGTGTGCAATTGCTATTACATAATTCTTGAGATGAAAACCCTTGATCAGCTTTAACACATTGATAACCATTTGTACAAGCCCAATATTTATTAGAATTTTCTTCTATGTCAACATCTGAATCATCAGTTTCGTAATCCAAATCACTTTCGTGATTAGATGATGTGTTGGATAAACCAGACAAAGTTTCTTTGTTTTTATCTTCTATGTCACATGATTTATTACAATCTTGGTTAGTTTTATATTTTCCAAAGATTGATTCTTCACATCCATTTTCTGTACATTTCCATTTTTTATTAATTGCTACTATACCACTATTTACGCCAAATATAAATAATCCTAATATACCTAGTAAAACTATAATTAAAATTATATTTAGTATTATCATTTTATTTAAAACAAGATACTTAAAAGTATATTTTATTTATAAAAAATGTCTAAAAATCCTCATATTGCAGTTTTAATCATGGCAAAAAACGAAAAAAAAAGATTACATGTAACTTTGAATAGTATAAAACATGTAGCTGATTCATTAATATTTTTTGATACAGGTTCGGAAGATAATACCATTTCAATAGCTGAAAATTTCTGTTCTGAAAATAATATCACTTTTAGATTAGCAGAAGCCGAATTTAAAAATTTTTCTAAATCTAGAAATGAATCTCTAGATTTCGCAGATACATTTGAAGAGATAGATTACTTATTACTTTTAGATACTAATGATGAATTAAGAGGTTCTGAAACTCTAAAATCTGTATGTAAGCAATACCTTAATGAACCAAATACTGGATTTTTACTTTGTCAAGAATGGTGGTCAGGTCAGTATGATAAATATTTTAATATTAGGTTAATAAAACCAAGACAAGGATGGAGATATAGAGGCCGCGTTCATGAGTGGTTGAAAAATACTAAATTTAAGGATGATGAGGAGCAAAATAAAGCAGGTGAATTTGTAATAAAATTAGAAAATGATTTAGTTTTATTTCAGGATAGAACACAAGACGATGATAAAACAGGAAAAAGATTTCATAGGGATAAAGAACTTTTACTAGAAGATCATTTAGAAGATCCAAATGACGCACGCACTGTTTTTTATTTAGCTCAAACATGTTCTTGTATAGGAGATCATGAAGAATCTTTTAAATATTATGAAATTAGATCTAAAATGGATAATGGATTTTGGGAGGAGAAATACCATTCTTATTTCCGATGTGGAGAAATTTCATATAATATACATAAAGATTGGAATAAGAGTTTACCATTTTATTTTGCTGCTTTTGAATGTCAAAATCGTGTAGAACCTTTAATTAAAATTATCGAATACTATAAAGATAGAAATTGGTTACTATGTTACACTTTTGCTGATCTTGCATGTAAATTAATGTTTCCTGAATGTTTATTATTTGTTGATAAAATAGCATATGATTATAAGAGATGGCATTTATTAGGAATTGCAGGATGGTATGCAGGTGAATTTGAGAATGGTAAAATTGGAGCATTAAGAGCACTAGAATCTGGCATGGGACAGGAAGTAGATAAATTTAATTTAAAATTTTATACTGACCGTGAAAAAGAACAGGATAATTTACAAGCGCAAAATAATGTTGAAAACTTATTAGAAAAACTTAGAGAAGAAAATCCTGGATTATCTAGAAAACAAATAAATAATAAATTAACAAAATTATTGAAAAATAAATAATTAAATTATTCATAATTTAATTAATAATAATCTTCTTGCGAAGTAGAAGAAGTACGAATTACCATACCCCCTGTAGTTCCTTTTGTTTTAGTTGGTTCATAGCTAACTGTAGGTTTAGGAGTTTCATCATAAGTAAATAAAGATGCTGATGATGTTGGTATATTAGGATTTTCACTATTAGAATTAATAAATCTATGGGAAGATTTAACACTAAATGATCCAGAATTAGTAGTAGATGACATTATATTTATATAATTAAAAAAAGTTTCTTTAGATTAAATTCCTCCTTTTTGAACAAAATAAGGATTAATTTGATAAAAATTGCCTAGTTTAGTATTTTTAAGTAAAGAAAGTCTATTATTTCTTTTCATTGTATTATAAATATTTATTAAAATATTAAATGCTATACAAGGTTTTGCAAGAATTTTATCCATGACTACGTCATCATCAATTGTTTTCGGGTCAACTTCATATTCAGGTATTAAACTTTGACCAGAATTTTCCCAGTAAGAAACCATAGGAGAATTAGGATCATTGGGATCAAAAGGTTGATACTTCTTAATACCATTATTCATTTTTACTAAATATTTTCTTAATGCAGTATTATGTATTAATCCTTCTCCGTGGGTTAAATTATTACAAGCGACTAAATTTTCGTTACAAGAACTAAAATTTACAGGATATTGTTTACTTGAGTTTTGGGAGCTGATTTCGCAAAATTCGTCCCATCCTTGAGCACAATACTCTGGTACATATAATTGGCATGGTCTACTATATTGACCATACACATCTGCTTGTCCTCCATGTGTAAACCCTCTTTCTAATCCATTACCTGTACAATATGTAAGAGGATTGGTAGTAGGGAACGTCGTGTCAGGAGCTATTTTAGATATTTTACTATATGAACTCATTTATATTATTGATTTATTATAAAACAAAATAAATTTAATTCCACAATAAAATTTTATTAATTGAAGTTTTTAACGAGAATTTTGTGTAAAAAACAATAAATTTGATTTTTTACAAAAAATTCTCGTTCAAAAAATAGAAAATGGACAATCACATTCGCCTTGGTCTATGTTGTATTAATAATGAAATGAGAAATAGAAAGAATCCTATTTTCTCTTCAAGAACAGTAAGGTTATCAACTATAGAAAAACAAGGAATAGATTATGTAAAGGAGTTAGCACTAAAAAATATAGAAGATACAAAAAAAATTCTTCAAGAGAATGTAAGATTGGGAATTTATGTATTTAGAATATCTTCAGAAGTGTTTCCTCATATTACGAATGAGAAATGCGGAGGATACTCACTTGATTTTGCAAAAGAAGCTTTGAAGGAACTCGGTGATGTAGCTCGTGAGTGTAATCAAAGAATAACAGCACACCCTGGTCAATACAATGTTTTAGGTTCTCCAACAAAAAAAACAATAGATAACACAATAAAATCTTTAAATATGCAAGCTGAAATGTTTGATCTTATGGGTATGGATTGTGATTCTGTAATGACTGTACATGGTGGAGGTATTTATGATTCTAAGGAAAAAGCTATTAATAGATGGGTAGAAAACTTTGGACTATTATCAAAATCAGCTCAACAAAGACTAATTCTAGAAAATTGTGAAAAATGTTTTAATGTAAAAGATTGTGTTGAAATTTCTTTCAAAATCAAAGAAAAATATGGTTTTTATTTACCAGTAGTTGTTGACAGTCATCATTATGATTGTTACAATCTATTACACAAAGATAGTCCAATGACTGATATTGATGATCTTATACCTTGTGCAATTGAAACTTGGTTAGATCGTGGTATACGTATGAAAGTTCACATTTCAGAACAAGGTAAAGGAAAAATAGGTCATCACAGTGATATTGTAGAAGTAATCCCAAGGTATTTTTTAGATATATATGATATATTCGGAGTAGAATTTGATATAATGGTAGAAGCAAAGGCAAAAGAAGTTGCGGTTAAACATTTAGAATCTAATTATCCCAATATATTTAATTAATTATAAAATTTATTATCGTTTATGATAAATTTTATACTGAAACTTGAATGTGGTACCACCTAATTAGAAACAAAAAAATATTTTATTTAAATACTTAAATAAAATGTTAAATTTAAGTACAAAAATAATTCTTGTATTTCTTGTAATAATTTCTCTAGTTATTTTGGGATTCACTATTTATAATTCTGTAAAATGTGAAAAATTTACTCTTTCACCATCAAGTATCTTAACTGAACCAACATCTAAAGGTATATTTGAAAAGATCTTTCATATAACTCCAGAATCAGCAGCCATTGAATTAAAGAATTCTGTACATAAATTAAGTGAAAACTTAACACAAAAACAAACTATGCTTTTTGCTACTCCACAATTAGAAGATAGACATCCCATAGTATTTATTCCTGCTTTAGGTGCTTCACGTTTAGAATATACAACAAATGATGATTATAAACCACCACCACATACATATGGAATGTGCTCATCGTCAGGAAACTTATGGGCTACTGCTGATGCATCTGTTCCATTTTTCGAAACTTGTTTTTTGGATAGATTTTCCGTAAATCTAGACAAAAATGGTAATATTGTTAATACAAATGGTGTTAATGTTAAAGCAACTACAGGCGAAGGTGGTTCAGAGGAAGGTAGTTTTAAGGCTGAATCATATTTACTTTATATGCTAGGTATAGGTGTTTCAGCTTCGATATATATGGATCCTTTTTATGAAGCTTTAACACCACTAGGTTATAAGGATAAGGTAGATTTGTTTTCTTATGGTTATGATTTTAGGCGTATTGGGGATAATAACTATACTAATACTTATTTTAAATATTTGAAAGGAAGATTAGAATCTATTTTCGTTAAGTCAAATAAGAAAATTATCCTATTATCTCACTCATTAGGTTGTCCTACAACTATATACTTCTTAAACGTTATGGGACCTCAATGGAGTAACAAATATATTGAAAAATTTGTTGCGTTTGCTCCTGCTTGGGGAGGTTCAATTAAAACTATGAAACCAATACTATATGGTGATAACGAAGGTATCCCAATGACTAAAGATCATGATTTTAATGATGCAGAGAAAGTAATGGGAGGTATTATGATGTGTATGCCAAGTCCATTAATATATAAAGATGATGAAATTGTTGTGGTAGAAAAATCAGATGGTTCAAAACAAAGTTACACATCTTCCCAATTACCAGAATTATTTGTTAAATCTGGTCATCAGGATTCAGCTAAATTATATCAAATATTTGATAAAAACGGAGTAATAGGAGGTGATGATAATGTTATTGGAGGACAAAGAATTCCCCGAACTTTAACTGATCCTGAAATAGAGGTGGAAGTGATTTATTCAAACTGTTGTAAAACTGCTCATCAATATACTTTTTCTGCAACAAGTTCTAATACTAACCCTTTTGACAATGCTCCCACAATTACATCTAATATGGCTGGTGATGGTACAGTACCTGAATTGTCTTGTACTTATCCTTGTAACAATGATTTTAATAAATGGAGTAATTGTAATTGTAACAAATTCCCAAGAGAGAAAGATATGGAGGCATGGAAAGTATTAAATAATTTCCAAAATGAAGATGAAAAGAATCCTTCTAAAAAATATATTGAATCTTTAACTAAATTTCATTCAACATTTGAACATTTACCTATAATTCAAAATAAAGATGTAATTAATTTTGCTATAGATAATTTCATTAAGAAGTAAATAATTAGTTTAGTGTTTTCATTTAATTGTAAATGAAAACATTTTCTGATAAATACTATTAAAAAATAAATTTAAATATTATTTAATCGTTATAATATTTTTAATAAAATGGATAAAACTTCATATTTTATAAAAGATAAGGCATTATTTGGTAGTTATCCAACTCAAGAAGGAGTAAAAGTATTAGAAGAAAATGGAGTGAGATATTTTGTAAACCTTACTTTTGATACAGAAAGAAAAATTGTACCTTATACCACTCAATATAATGTAATAAGATATACGATAAAAGATAGGAGTGTTCCTACTGATTGGTGTTCCTTTACAAAGTTTATTTTACATGTATGTAAAATCATAAAATCTTCTGATAAAGATGATAAAATATTAATACATTGTAAAGGGGGGCATGGAAGGTCAGGAACTGTAGTGGCTTGTGTTATTTGTCATTTATTTAATATTACTCCATCAGAAGCTTTAGACTGGACAAAAATATCTCATAGCAAAAGACTAACTATGCGGGATAAATGGCGTAAACTTGGTGCTCCTCAAACACCTGAACAAAAAAAGTTTGTATATAAATTTTTTCAACCATTAAATTTTTATAGAGCTTACATGAGTGGTTATACCGCAGGATTTTCTAATTTTAGTAATCATAAAGTAAAATATAATGGACACACATTTCCTACATCTGAAGCTGCAATACAAGCATATAAAAATCCTTCTGATCAACATTATTTGGATTCACAGATTAATGCTAGTAGTCCTATTGTTTCTAAAAACTTAGGTAGAAAAACAAAAGTGAGGGAAGACTGGTTAGAGATATGTGTAGACATTATGTATGAAATATTACTTAATAAATTTAATCAAAATAAATATTTGATTCCAATATTAACTAATACTGGTTTAAGACCCATAGTTCAGCATACTAGAGGTGATGGGTTTTGGGGTGATGGGTTAACAGAAGATGGGCAGAATAATTTAGGTAAGTGCCTAGATAAGTTACGAATGTATTACTATGAACATAGTTAATATTTATTACAAGGAATACATCCCCCTGGTTTCTTTTGTTCTGAAAAAGATTTCTTGATAACATGTTCAAAATTTTTTAGATCTTCGGGCATTTTATGTTGTGTATTATTCGAGGAAGGATGAGATAGAGGATTAAATTTAATTTTAATCTCATCATATATCTTTGAATTTAAAGGAATATATTTATCATTATTTGTATATGCGACTGATACAGTATTGCATAATTGTTTCATTTTAGCATAAGACATTTATTTATAATGTATTTATTTAATTTCTATTTAATAGAAAATTAAATAAAATAAAAATATTAATAAATGTCTAACAAAAGGTATATAGAATTAGATTCATCTTATAGAAATAGAAATCAATGGCCAAATCCCGCTGAATTTGAAGTTATATTTTCTTTAAGTGGATTTGGTGACAAAGAAACATCAGTAGATCCATTTAGTTTAGCTGCAGTTATGAATGAATGGGTAGGTGGAGAGTTTAATCTCGCTGGTACAAGTCTAGCAACTAAAAGGGAAATAACAGGAACGTTCACTGCACCTGCTACAAGTACTTATTCATTAGCTCAAGCTTCTAATAATCAAAATTTATTTATAGAGTTTGATATAACCAATAATAAACCACAAACACATGATAATTATTATGTTGGAGCAGTAATGGCCCTAACATCTTTAACGCCTATTCAAAGAAGAAGAATAATATCATCGAGTTTATCAGCCATTGATGGAAATATTTATATAATGGAGATGGTTGTTGAAACCTGCTTTTCAGATAATATATCGGGTGGTGCTACAATAAAAATTTCTGATCCTTCTTTTATTGATGATCCTTCAAATCCATTATTATTTGTACCAAAAGGTAAATGGTTAGGAGCTTCTCATGGACCTAATGCTTTTAATCGTTTTATTTTATATAATGACACAAAAAGTATTGCTACAGGTTCTCCAGTTTACAGAAAAGTTACTGGTTTTGATACTTATTCACAAATGGTAACTGTTAATACAGATTCACCTACAGAAACTAATACTTCTGGTCCTACTACTTCATGGGCAATTGATGATAAATATAAATTTAGAATACTTCCACCTTTATTAGGTACTACAGCTACTTCTACTACTATAAATAATAATATTCCTTCTTCAAATGTAGTTTCTTTACCTGCTTTAGCATTTTCAAATGAAGATGGTTTTTATAAAAATTCTTGGATTACTATACTGAGTGGATTATCTGCAGGAGACACAAGATTAATTTCTAGAAGTGTTTGCTTATCTACCATGGCAACCGGAGGTTCTATAAATTCTTTAATAATGCCAAATAATGTTTCGTTTATTAATAATTATTTAAATACATTTATACAAATAACTTCTGGAGCTTCAAGTGGAGATGTAAGACAAATAATTGGAATAGATAATAATACTATCACTGTTGACTCTAATTTTAGTTCAGTAATTTCTAATGGTGATGGTTTTACTATAAAATGTTTAATAACTTCATCTCCTTTTACTTCTACAGTAACTAGTGGTGATCAGTTTGAAATTTTACCTTTTTCAAGAGATAACATGGGTCCGCTGAACTATAATGGTAGTTTAGTCTCACAACAAGAAGCAGTTTGTTATGAAATTGAACTTCTAAATTTAGTTGTTCCTAATAGAGATTTAAATGTTGGTGTAGGGAATAGAATTTCTTTTTATCCATATTTATATGTAGAATTTTATAATATTAGTTCAGCAAGTTCTGGAAATATATGGCCTATATATACCAATAATACTCATGCAACTAAAGCAGTATTCAGAGTTCCAATTAACGATGTACCAAATCCGGTTGTTTCATCTTTTATTAAGATAGATGGTGGAGGTATGGTACAAACTTTAAAATTTAAACCTAATGATAACTTATATTTTTGTGTTAAACTCTCCACTGGAGAAATTTTTGAAACAGTAGATAAAGATAATGTAGGTCCTAAATTTCCTAGAGGAGAAATTCAGATATCTGCATTATTTGCAATTAAAAGATTGTAAATACTAAATAAAGAAATTATACATAAAATTATGTATAATTTCTATTTATAATTAATTACAGATAGTACTATATTACTTAAGCAACCAATTTTTATTAATTCTTAGGGATTTATTTTTATAAACTCTTCCTACTTCAGTTAGTTGTTGGTTAACATACTTTCTCAAATTTAACATATTAGCAAGAAGAGGAATACGTTCTGAATAGTAGTTACTAAATAAGTCTGTTAACGAATCTACATACATTGTAATAATTAGATTCATATCCCTACATTTTTCTGCTTTTTTCTGTCTAAGTTGTAAAACTTTTATCCACTCTTTTTCATCAATTTCTTCCATTAAATACTGTACTCTAAGATCAGAATTATCTTGCATTCCTATATTATCTGGATACCTCGGTAATATATAATCTCTTATATCCCAAATTGATCTATGAGCTTCTCTGATAGATTTAAATTCTTCATCAGTATAATCCTCTTGTAGTTGTCTAGTGAGAAGATTGATACGAACTAAATTATTTACTCCGCACGGATTGTCACCAGGAACACGTGGTGCTACTCCGTTATTATTTTCTCGCTGATAAGCATAATAGTGGGGATTATGATTATGAGCCACATTTACTATTTCATTTTTATTCCAAGAAAATGTTACGTGACACATTGTACACCACATTAAATCACAACCACTTATTTTAAATATAGGAGCTCTACATTTAGGACAAGGTTTAGTTTCTTTTTTCAACAATTCAGCAGTAGCTACAGCATCTTTATCACAAACATGGTCTTCGTCATCTCTCCCATTTTTAACACCGTGACATTTAGAACATATATAGGACTCGCATGTACCACATTTCCACGCGGTTGATAAAAACCCTCTACAATTACCATTTGTACATCCCATAATAAATTCCTTTTTCTCTTGTTTTGTACTAGATTGATTACCATATCGTATATCATTCTTAGCCTGTGCTATTTCTCTTAATCTCGCCCTTAAATAAGTTTCTTCTTCTTTCAATTCATTTAGTAGTTTTTGTTTTTCCCTATCTTGTTTTTTTCTTTCAACTAGCTCTTGAGTTGCAGGTAATAAACTTTTTTCTTGACTTAACAAGTCAAGTGCTCTTTTCTTCCTGTATTCTCCGTTGTAAAATACATTTGGAGTATTACTTACTATAAAATCCATTATAAGTTCATTTTTACAATTCATACAGTTAGCTGGTTTTTGTAGATCTAGTAAATATCTTTTAAAACACGTCAGACATACACTGTAACCACAATGATTACAATCTACTTGCCTCCTTGTAGTTTTGTTGAATGTTTCACAGCATACTGAGCAGTCTTCCATTTTAACTTATTACTTAGAATCTTTAGATAAAAAATCAATTTTTTTTTGTTTACCTAATAAAATGATTTCTATACCTTCTATATTAATACAATCTTTATTCCTATTTATTTCTACAACTATCGTTGTGTTTTATATATTAAAAGTAGCTAACTTAAGTTCCTTAGGAAAAAACACGGGAATATTCGATAAAAAACGAGCTATAATATATTCCTTTACTGTATCATTAGGCTTTACAATAATAATGGCCATAATTTCTATACAAACGGATAAACAATTACTTAAAAATGATAAAAAATAATGACATTAAATAAAACATGATGTCTAAAAATATAAACAACTTATGTATTACTATCTTTTTTATTGTAATTTTTGCTAGTTTTTTAATTCTTTACCAAACTAAACCAATCTGGGTTACTAAAAAGAAAGATGATAAAAATGTTATTTATTATCCTTTGTTAGTACTATATTCATTTCTTTTTGCTTCATTATTTAGTATAATTATTTTATTGAGTTATTCTAATAAAGGGGACTTTTCAGTCAATCAAGCACAGGTGAAATCTAGTTTTTTAAGTAATAATACCATTTATGCTTAAATAGTTTAAATAAAAATTACTATAATTCAAAATGAAAATTATAGCATTCCATTCAGAAAAGATATGCTTAAGAGGAAGTTCAGTCTCCTTATATGATTACGCTTTTTACAACGAAAAAATTCTCGGAAATAGAAGTATTATAATTACTAATAAAACTGGTCACGATGAATCTGCTTTACATAAATTTATCAAAAAATTTCCAGTTAAATATTATTCAGATGAACGTGAAATAGAAAATTTAATAGCAGATTGTGATATATTCTACACAATTAAATACGGTAAGAATGGTTATTTACCACAAAATATTAAAACTTGTGTACATTGTGTATTTGATTTATCTGAACCTCATGGTGACGTGTATGCTGCTGTAAGTAAAACTTTGGCAAATAAATTTGGAAGTACTACGTATGTACCTCATATGATAGGTCTTAAGAAATCAATTAATCAATGTAATCTTAGAAAAACTTTAAAAATACCTGAAAATTCAGTTGTTTTTGGAAGACATGGAGGACCTGATACATTTGATTTAAATTTTGTTAAGAGCGCCATCATAAATGTGGTTAATATTAAACCAGAGATTCATTTTATCTTTGTTAATACTCCTGTATTTTATAATCATAATAGAATACATCATATTGATAAAATTGTAGATATGGATGAAAAAAATCGTTTTATATGTAGTTGTGATGCAATGATACATGCACAAAGTTTAGGTGAAACATTTGGTATTGCAATTGGAGAATTTAGTGTGAATAATAAACCAGTTATCAGCTATAGTGGAGAAGTTTGGAATGATCATTATAAAAATATTTTACAAGATAATGCTCTTTGGTATAACAATGAAGATGAATGTTATAATATTATGTTAAACTTTAATCCAAATAATTTCAAAAATAAAGACTTAAATTGTTATAAAGATTATTCACCTGAAAAGGTAATGCTAGAATTTAAGAAAGTATTTATTGAACAATAATTAAACCTAAAATGTATTTTCATCTTAGCATATTATTATAAAAATAATAGTTTAAAATTATAATTTTTCCCACCAAATGAGTTCACCAGAAACAGTTTATATCAAAGAACTAGATACAGAAATTATACCACCTCTAACAGATAAATTTCAAGACCCCACTTATAATGGTGGATCCAAAATTGTAGTTGTAGGCAAGCCAGGTACTGGTAAATCTACTCTCATCAAAGGAATACTTTACGCTAAAAAACATATATTTCCCGTTGGTCTTGCTATGAGTGGATCTGAAGATACTAATCACGCTTTTGCACAAATTATGCCTTCTACATTTGTCTATAATGAATACAATGAAGATAAAATTAAAGATTTTATTAAACGTCAAAAAATGGCTAAAGAATACCTTCCCAATCCGTGGGCATTTATCATTTTAGATGATTGTACCGACGATCCAAGAGTGTTTAATAAACCATTACAAAACGCTATGTATAAAAAAGGACGTCATTGGTCTTGTATGTATATACTTAGTCTGCAGTACGCTATGGATATAAAACCTCAGATTAGAACAAATATTGATGGTATTTTTATACTCCGTGAACCTATAGAGTCAAATCGTGAGAAGCTTTACAGAAATTATGCTTCGATTATTCCTAGTTACCCTCTTTTTCAGCAAATGATGGACGAATTAACCGAAGATTTTCACGCTATTTATATTCATAATGCCACAAAAAGTAACGACTGGAAAGATTGCGTTTTTTACTATAAAGCTCCTTTAACACCGGCTGGATGGAAAGTGGGTTGCCCTGAGTACTGGGATTTTCATGATCAAAGATATAACCCAGAATATACTGATCCTATACTAGGATTTTAAACAAATCTTTTATATTTATTACTAAAATTTTAGTAATAAATAAATAATACTAATTGGGTTATTAATAAATTTATTCATTAATCACAATATCTGTTTTAAGTATTTTAATTATTTCGTTAATTGGTACAGTTTTAGATATCATTCCATTTGCGCCATGACTTTTGAACAAATCTTCATCTTTTAAGGTATCATTTCCACTTCGCATATATAAAACAATATTTTGGTAACCTAATTCTTCCCTTATATTAGAAATAACAGTTGTACCTTCTACTACTACTCCACCACCATACTCAAGTACATAATCTACCAACCCAAATACACATCTATTTTGATTAATCATCGTACTAATCCAATTTTTGATAGAAGTAATATCTGGGTTTTGTTCTCCACATACATATATACGTTCCTCTAAAGAATTACAACCCCCTTTTGGCTCCCATGAATTTAAGTTATTAAAATAAAAATCAGGATCTAATTTTGTCATTATTTTTTTACCTTGAAGCCTGGCAACAAGGGCATCGTCAAGTATAAGGAGCGCATCATTCGTAGAGTTAAATCCCGAAATCCTATTAACCATTTCTTGCTGTTGATGTTCAGACTCGATATGAATTTCAGGATTTATTTGTAAAAATTTACTATCGTTTTTATTATTTAATATACATATAACTTCGTCTTCAGTGACCTTAAAATCAAAAGATAAATTTAGTATTTTTGTTATATTATTTACATCTTTTAAACCATAGCCCGTACTTGTTATAAGTTTTTCATCGTCATCGGTTTGGTTTCTATTTAATAGTATATCTAATATTTCTTCTGATTTCTTACCTATCAAACTTCGTGAACGTAATCCATGATTATTTTTAATTTTTAAACAATATGATGTTGGAGAATCCAATACAATAGGGAGATTCCCATGAATGATTGCATTACGACAGATTTGGTATAAAACTGCATAAAACAAATTGATATCTCCAGTATAATGAAAATTTAGAAAACTATCATTAATTTTTATTTCCGGTAACATAGAATTTAATGTAAGTTTAATTAAATCTACGTCCAATAATAAATTTCTTTTTATACTAAAGTTAGACATACGTGTTTCTAGTGTAGAGAGGCTAAATGTAAGATGTGATATAAGACCTCGCAAAGTAGATATAGTATTTTCATGATGTATATTATCATTATCTGATTTAAACATTTTATTATCAGATTGTAATTCTTCGATAGTATTTAGTAAACGCATTACAAGTCCTTTCAACTCGTGATTAAGATTTTTAAATACATGTAAAATAGTATCATGTTTAATTTGCGTAGAATTTAATTCTACAGTTTTTTCTAAATCTTTTTTATGCCGATTATATATATAAATAGATAAACTTCCTATGATAAAATACATTGTCAACAGGAAAATAAGGTCTAATTTTAACATAAATTCTTGTCTATCTATAAGTGTTTGGATAGAAGAATTTAAATTTGTAATTAAGGGTAAAAAAATAGTCTTTCTTACATTTGTTATGAAAACCCCTATTTTATTATATTCTATTAGGTTATGACTAAAAATTCTTAATTTCATATATAAATATCTTTTAATATAGTCCTTTCGTATTGGGTATAAATTCCAAACTTTTTTAAGGAAACAATATTTTTTATTATGATGATATTCATTTTTATCTGTACAATTATTTGTTAATATTGTTTCTTTAGGATAATAAATGGTTGAATTCAACAATTCTGTCAACCGATATCCTGCATTTAAGAATAAATTATTTTCTAATTCTATTCTTTTATCAAAAGCTTTTACCAGATAATATGAATAATTTTTAATACTTTGACTTTTAAATTCAGATATTTTATTTACCCAATCTTTATAGTTTTTTCTATACTTAATTACTTTATCTGAATTAAACTCAAAATTGTTATCTTGGTCTGACATCTTTATAGCATCTCCCTGAACTAAATAGTGCCATATCTCGTGCGTCATTATTGTAACTCTTCCATATGTGGTTAATTGTGATAACAGATAAGCAGTATTTATATAAGCATAAATAGAATAAGATGCACATCCACATGCTAATGTTATTATTACAAACACCAAAAAGTATTTGAAAAATAAAGTTGTCATTTATTAGTTTAATTTGAATCTTAAGATTCAAATTAATTATAATGATTTAAAAGCGCTTAATTTGTATGATTTTATTGGTTTGAAACAAGTTCTAATAGCGAATTAATTAAAAATTTATATATTGTCTGCAATAGATTTATTTATATATTTTAAAATAATATTTTTAATTTGATTTCCTGTATCTTTGTCGAAAGCAAAAGAAAACTCACATACAGTATCTAAATATAATGAATATAAATTAAATTTGGTTAAAATAGATGGAGGTATATAAATATTCCTTTTTCGACGATTATTAATATTAATACAAATATCTTTGATATTATAGATGTTTTGAGAGGACATTTGATATTCAACAAAGATAGTTTAAAATATAAATCAATTTTAAATTATCTTTTATTTATAATACTTCTAATTATTGCTATACAAATGCCTAACTCAATTATAGTTAAAACAACACCTATACATGTTACTACTTTACTAATATTTTTTTCTTGATTAAATTCAAATTTACTTAATTTAATTTGTTTTTTGACACGATTGGCATAATCAATAGTACCAGATAGACAGGCTAAAATAGATAATAACATTATAGTGACAGCAAATAGTGCTGCTATTGAATAATGTAATTGTATAGAACTACGTTTAGTCATATCGTAAAATAATAAAGCTACTGTTAGCAAAAATAAAGATACGGAAATCCATCCTGCACATAAACTTTCTGATGCATATAAATTAGTAACGGTAGTTGCTCTATCGTTATTGCTTTCACTCATTTATTATAAAAAAAATATAATGTTTTATTATATCAATTAATAAATATGGTTTGTATTTTAGTTGACTATAATTATATTATAGATAAAAATAACTTAAAAAATATATCAGATTTTTTACAACATTTACCTGATACAAAATATTATAGTATAGGTGTAATCTTTGAATTAAATCATGATACTTATATAGAACTAGAAAATAAAACTAGAGGGAAAGAAAAAATAGATTTTTTTAACTCCAAAAAATTTATAGATAATATAATCGATTATTCTTATATAGTTTACGACATAGATAGAAATATGTGTGAAATATTTTTAAATAACAATAATATGTTAGAAAAAGTGTTAACAATAATTTTAGAAAATTTACCCAATAATATTAGTATTATTTTATTTATAGAAATAGATAAAATCTATGATCAAGATTTTATCAGGTATTTATCATCTTTAGGTTTTGGAGAACCTTTTATAGTTGAAGAGAGCGAATCGAAAGGTATTTATTTAAATAAATTAAATTATTTTGTAGATTCACAAGATATAACAAGTGATATAGAATATTTATTAAAAAGTTTATCCAGTGAAAAGTGTGTATCAACATTTAAGTTTACATCAAAAACTATCAAGAAATTAAAAAAATTATCTAAAATTGGTTCATCTTGGAATAGTAAAAGTATAACTCAAAAAGAAATTGGTGGAAGATTTTTGTCAAGTTTAACAGCTGATTTAATAAATGATCTGGAAATAGAGGATAAAAGTATTATTTATGGAGAAGAAGAGGGTGTAATGGTTGTAGGAGGATTGTATAATTTTCATTCTCATCCTCAAGAAGCATATGAAAGAAATAATGTAACATTAGGATGGCCTTCAGGACAAGATTTTATTGCTTTTTTGTCATCGTATTTTACTTTTAATACTATAATTCATGCTGTTGTAGCTATAGAGGGTGTATATATATTACATATGGGTAATTATTGGGATAATTTGAATTTAACAGAAAATAGTATGGATGATATAATTAAATTTATTGATAAAGAATATAATTTAGCTTGTTTCAAAGATAAACTAAGTATTCCTGAATATGTTGATAAAATTAATGGAATAAAATTTGAAAATAAAACTTTATTTAATTTATATTACAGTGATTGGAAAAATATTAGTAATCCTTTTACTATTTCTTTTAAAAAAATATACGGAAATTGTATTATAAATCAAAATTTAAATAATTTTATAGACCGTTATTATAAATGATATTCATTGGTATGTTAATATTCGCTGCTTTATCGCTTTTATCGCTTTTAGGATATATTTTATATTTATTATTTAAATCTCCAAACACAGGAAAAAAATCTTCTAGTGGTAATAAACCAAATTACAATAATAAACCAAATACAATAGATAAACCAAATACAATAGATAAAAATAATAAACCAAATACAATAGATAATACAACAAGTCAACAATGGGTAAAAGCTCATAATACACGACGTAACCGAAGAGGTTTAAATCCTCTTACATGGGATGATACTTTAGCATCTCAAGCCCAAGATGTTGCTACAAAAATTGAAACAACAAATAATTTAACACATAGTGATTTATATCACCCTAATTGTATTAATGGAAGATGTGGGCAAAATATAAGTGATGGTTTAAATGACATAGACATGATTGTATCATCGTGGATAGATTGTGAATGTCCAAATTTCCATGGAGCACCTACCGATAATTCAGGTCATTATTCACAAGCCATGTGGCCTATAGATTCTCTAAAAGTTGGATGTGCTAAGAATGGTAATGTATCTGTTTGTAATTATAATACAGGAAATATTACAACAAGTAATGGTCAATTTACAGTAGTTGTACCACAGGGTGATTGTATCAAAACTCCTTCATTTTGTAAAAGTGGTCAATTTAGATGATTAAATCTTAAATATAAAATAATATACATAAATAAATGATAAAAATGATAATATTTTATATTTGTATAATATTAGCTTTACCATCCTTAGTAATTTTTCTTTTTCTATTATTTAAACCATCATCAGCATCATCTAAAAAAATAAACACATCAGATGGTTTAAACCAGGAAGAACAAGATTCTTTTATTAAAGAAACTAATGCTTATAGAACTAGAGCTAAAGCTCTCCCATTGTCATGGGACAATAATCTAGCTAAATCTGCTCAGGCTTGGGTAGATTTTCTTTGTGAAAATGAAGGTTGTAAGATGAGACACCCTAGTACTGAATCAGAAAAAAATAAATACCTAAACAATAATACATACGGTCAAAATCTAGCCTGGTTTGAAGGCTATCCAGGTTCCCCAGCTGAATCGGTAAAAAATTGGGGACCAGTAGAGTGTAAGCAATATGATCCTAACTCCCCAACTCGCGGAACTGCAGGTGGTGAGGTGGGTCATTTTACTCAATTAGTTTGGAAATCTACAAAAAGTCAAGGTTGTGGAGCAGCAACCAATGGTAAAGAAACCTTATATGCTTGTAATTATTCACCTGCAGGTAATGTTATTTATAATGGTGGATTTAGTCTTTATAATGAGAACGTTAAGAAACCTAACCCTTGTTCTTAAATGGCGATATTTTATTCCATATTAAACCAGCTAAAACCCCAGATACTGATCCAATTGCATGTCCAGCTAATGAAACATTAGAACTTTTAAATGATGGAATAATAGTAACTAAAGCAATTGATCCTAAAAGACCTAAATCTAATTTTTTATTTGTTACATATTCCCAACTTGTTAACCCAAATAAAACCCCGCTAAAACCTATCGAACAAGGAATACTAGGAAAGATTTTATGAATTATTGTCTCAGTTACAGATGTAAATATAAGAATAAATGAAACTAATATTATGAATCTTTTGATTCCTATAGACTCTTCAATTCTTGCTAACGAATACAGTGCTATTAAGTTAGATATTAAATGATAAAAGTCTATATGAATAAAATTATTTACAAATACAGATTTTAGGTCTTTTCTACAGGGAATTGATTTAATAATAGTAGTTACATATAGTAAAAATATAACTATAATCGATATAGCTAAAAACATACTGACTGGGATATTTTTATCTAAGTTTATTTTAATCATTTTATTTAATGTATATTTTTAAAATATATACATTATATAAATGACTAAAGAAGAAAATACAAAAGAGGATTTCTGTGGAGCATGCATAGCTGCTCCATTAGCTATGGCAGGTTTAGGTGCTGCCGCCAGTAATTCAGATTTGAAATCTAAAAAAAAATGGAAAAAATGGGTATTTATTATTGGGATTGGTGTTTCAGTAATATCTATAATAGCAGCTATTTGGTTTCTTTTCGGATGTAAAACTTGTAGTATATAATTTTATATTAGAAATATAAAATTAACTCTAATTTTCTCTTAATTACAAAAATTCTGGAAGTTTTTCATCGGTATCTATAGTTGGAATCATTTTTTCTTCAACCATAAAGGCCATAAAATTATCATTTAAATCTTCGGAACTTTCATCAATACCTGCGTCTTTTCTGGCTTGTTTATATTTATCAAAATATTTTTCTGCGAACTCAGGATATTCTTGATCAAGCTCTTTTAATTCAGCTCGAGTCTTAATAATTAAGTCACGGACTTCTTTCATTTTAGTTAGATGTTCTTTAAAAGTCCAAGTAAGTTGAGCTTTCTTAACACTCAATGTGATATAATTTTCGTAAGGATCAATTTCAATATCTTTAGTACCATCGTCATCTTTAGCTTTCCTAGATTCTTCTAATAACTTCTCCTCCCTTTCCTTAATCTCTCTCATATTTTTTTGCTCTTCTTCCTTTTTATCTTTCACAGATGAACTAACAGCATGTACAGTTTCTTTTCGTATATCTATTTCTGACGTTTCCGCGGAATAATCCGACGATACAGTGAGAGGAAAAGGTCTGCCAACATAAGTATGATAGATTTGATGATATGAATCTGCATATCTAATTAAATATTCAGCCCTTTGATCAGCTTCCGCGTTAGTACAATAATTACCTCTCATTTTAGCAAAACCATATACACCATTTTGATTAGGAGTAGCTCCTTTTGCAGGAACAAAAGATATTAATCCAATATTCTGCATTGGAACTTGAGGATCTTGATACGTTCTGTCAAGTTTCGGAAACTTTTCTATAAATTTAGTATTGTTTAACTCTGTCATAGCTTCATTAACTTCTTCTTCAGATAGCTGAACTGAAGTCTGATCGGGTCGCCATTTATTTTCTTTATCTCTATCTTCTGGAGATGTAAGGGAATTTTCTTTTGTCCATTCAGGATGTGATTTCGTTGAAGACATTTTTATAATATTTTTAATTCTTTAGATTTCATCTAGAATTATAATAATAAGTATTTGTAATATAAAATATTTATAAGATATTTAAAAATAATAATTTAATTATTAAATGAATAATCTATCAAGAATTGATGATAATATACTCTGGGATAATGAAGTTGAAAAATTATTAAATAATCACATTAACATTGAAATGAAAAATTTCGTAGTTTATGAAGCTTTAGCTAGTCTCGTAAACAATGAAAAATTTGGATTAGTTGGTCTTTCCAAAAAACTAAGGAAAGAAGCTGACGAAGAGTTAAAACATGCTCGTGATTTTATTGATTATCAAAATAAGAGAGGAGGAAAAGTAGATGAAATTATTTACGAAAACGAAGATATCTCACATTTATTAAATAGTGAAAATCTGGTATTGGATGTTTATAAACTTATTTTAGAGCTTGAAAAAAGAACAAATTTATCATTATCTAATTTACACAATACACATGAACCTGCTTTACAAGATAAAATCGAGGGTTATTTACATGAACAACATGATACTCAAAAAGAAATTAATGATATTATAAGACTATTATCGCTGGGAGGAAATACTTTTGTAGCAATTCATGAAAATGAACTACGGAAACTTTGTTGATACTAATTTAAGAAATTTATTATTATAATAAATTTCTATTATATAATTCAATCACTTACTTTTTCTAAACCATTTAATCTCATAACAGAATATTTTAAATAAATTCTGATTATATGTAAGTTATTAAAATCAACATGGGATTTTAAAAACCCTTCGGCTGTAAATGGAAAATCATTACGTTGTATTATATCATCAATTTTAGTATATAGTGTACAATATGTTTTCATAGAATTATAGTCCCCAAATGCAAAATGATCCATTATTTTACATGTTACTTCTTCGTATTTACCGTGCCATAATGGCATATATATCGTATTGGGTTGAATAAATTTTAAAAGATTTAAATCGAATTTATGTTCAAAATACATATCAGGTCTTATTCTAAAAATTATATCTATATCTTCTATTTCTATTAAATTAAAACATTTATTTAATTTATAATACATACTAACAGCATCTCCACAAGTTTCTGGACCTGATAAATGTCTATAATTTTCCCATTTATTATTAGAATAAGTATTAATAAAATAATCTCTTTTATTATCTTCTTTTTCAAATTCTAACGAATCATCTTTAAGTAAACTTTTTTCATATTCTCCTTCCCAACCATTTTCTCTAAATCCACAATTGGACCAAACAGAACTATATATTGTGTAAGTGTGACCATTTTGTTCTAAAGGATGTAATAAGTTATCAATAATATTCTGTCTTACATTATCGTATGTTCTTATATGCCCAGAAAAAAGGATAGCAATTTTCATAATTATTATTTATTAAGATAATTCTTCTATTATAAATAATAATTATGAAAATTGCAGTGTTACTTTGTGGACATATACGAACATGGGAAGAATGTAAAGATTCTTTTTTTGATTTTTTCCCATCAGATGTCGATATATTTGTACATACTTATAATCAACAATATAGATATCATCCATATATACAAGGAATATTAAACTTAAATAGCAACATAAATAATTCTGAAATTGTAGATACTAATAATTTGTTTAATTTATCTAATTTCAAAAAAATAGTTATAGAAAATGAATTATCAGAAGAAGATATAGATCTTTCCAATTACCCTGTGAATCTAGATATATATTCCCAGTTAAGGAAAGTTAAACTTTGTAATGAATTAAGAAAAGAATATGAGCAAGAGAATAATATTAAGTATGATATTGTTATAAAAACTAGATTTGATGTTTACTATGAATCAAAACTAAATCTTGATACAAATCTTACTCAAAAACTTTGTTACTTATCATGTATAGAAACCTTAGAACCAAGTGATGTATGTTATTTTAGTACCGGGGATAATTTTGACAAACTTATATGTGAATTAACCAAAACTCACCCAGTTAAAATAGTTAATCCCCATATTTGGTTACAAATGTGTATTCAAGAAGCTAATCTTCAAACTGAAAAAACTAAGTCGCAGTGTTTCGTAAAAAGACTTTCAAACTAATAAATTTTCCCACAATCTTCCATACCTTATAAGATCAGGCGGGGTGACATTAATTTCACCTAATTCTGGTAATATATTATTAATAACATCTTGAAATCTTTCTTTATTGATTTTCTTGTTATGTAAAATATAGTAACCCAATATATAACTTAAAACGTTCTTTCTTTCAATATGCTCTAAATTAATAGCCATTTCTACCATATAAGTTATTGTTTGATCATCAAATAACTTATGCTCTTGTATTTTATTCAAACCATAAGTAGTATTCTTTAAATTATATCTAAATTTTTCTAGTGGATCCATTACTATTTTTTCCGCACGGGTTAATTTTGTATCCATCGCTCCACCAGCTCTCTCAAAAACATTTATCTCTGCCATATACTCTTGATCAGATATCTTACTTACATCTGAACTAAAATCGTAATCATCAAATTCGATATCACTTTCATCCATTTATCTTTTAGAATTATAATTTATAAATAAATTTGAATATTACTTAAACATTATTTTCCTAACTACTAAAATGAAACTTATTGTAGCTGTCGATGAATGTATGGGAATAGGATATAATAATGAGCTGCCTTGGAAAGATAAAGAGGAGCTTAAATTATTTAAGAGTATTACTACTAATTCAACTATAGTTTGTGGAAGAAAAACTGCAGAGAATTTACCCTGTCTTAAAGATAGAACATTAGTATGTATTACAAGAAATAAACATATCGATACAACAAACTGGAGCAATCATGTAATTGTTCTTAATGAGTTACCAGAAAATGATGAAAACACTTATATTGCTGGAGGTCTACAAATTTATCAGCTAGCATTTGAAATACCAGAATATATAAGCGAAATTTACTTATCTATAATGAAAAATAGTTATGATTCTGATACTTTTTTCAATAAAAAATGGTTAGACGATTTTGTTATTGAAGAATCAAGGGAATTTGAAACTTTTACACATTATAAAATGATCAAAACTAATAACGGAGAAAGACAATATATTAATTTATTAGAAAAAGTATTAAAAGACGGACAGTATAGAGATACTAGAAATGGAGTTACTATTTCTACGTTCGCTAATCAAATGATTTTTAATTTACAAAATGGATTCCCTTTATTAACAACTAAAAAGATGTTTCTACGAGGAATCTTAGAAGAATTTTTATTCTTCTTAAGGGGTGATACAGACTCTTCATATTTATCTGATAAAAAAGTAAAAATTTGGGAAGGTAATACATCCAAAGATTTTCTTGAAAAATGTAATTTGGATTATGCTGAAGGTGTTATGGGGCCTATGTATGGATATCAATGGAGGCACTACAATTCTCCTTATAAAACTGATAATGAAGGGAAACCCATAAAAAATACAAAAAATAAAGGAATTGATCAACTAAAAGAAGTAGTAGACTTAATTATAAATGATCCCCATTCAAGAAGAATATTAATGACTACATATAATCCTTTACAAGTTCACGAAGGAGTATTATTTCCTTGTCATTCTCTCATGCTACAATTTTATGTACAAGATAAATATCTTGATATGTATTGTTTCAACAGAAGTCAAGATGTTTTCTTAGGTACACCTTTTAATATTGCTTCTTCTTCTCTATTATTGTTAATTATTGCACAATTAACTGGTAAAATAGCTAGAAATTTTATTATGAGTATGGGAGATACTCATATTTATTCCGACCATATAGAAGCTGTAAAAACTCAGATCAAAAGAATACCATATAAATTTCCAACAATTAATATACCTAATATTAATAAGATTGAAGAAATATCTGAATTAACTGTAGATGATTTTTTCCTTGAGAATTACAAGTCAGATAAAGCAATAAAAGCAAAAATGGTTGCATAAATAGGAAAGCTGAACGAAAAAATACTATTTTTTAATTATTTATAAAATAAATAATTAAATGACTTTTAGCGTAAAAATATATAACAATGATTTTTCTAGTATTTTATCTTTACCTAGACTTTTAGAAGAAGCTGGTAAAACAGGAACGACTGGGTCAACAGGACCAGCAGGAGCTACAAGTACTCTCAATTTCCGTGGTGTGTGGGATTCAGGTACAAATTACAATACAGGAGATGCAGTACAATATCAAAATGATGTACTAGTAGCTTTAAAAAATAATACTAACATTGCCCCACATTCTGACCCCACTGCTTGGGGTGAAGTAACTAATTCAGTCACCGGAGCCACAGGTTATACTGGCTATACAGGACATTTAGGACATACTGGTCCTACTGGTTACATAGGTTTTACAGGTCCTACTGGAGCAGGTACAACAGGTTATACAGGTCCTACTGGTTATACTGGTTTTACAGGTCCTACTGGTGCAGGTTCAACAGGGTATACTGGATACACGGGTTATACAGGTTATACTGGTCCTGCTGGAGTAGGAGCAACAGGTTATACAGGACCTACTGGTTACATAGGTTATACTGGTCCTACTGGAGTAGGTTCAACAGGTCATACTGGGTATACGGGTCATACTGGTTATACTGGTCCTACTGGAGTAGGTTCAACAGGTCATACTGGGTATACGGGTCATACTGGTTTTACTGGTCCTACTGGAGCAGGTTCAACAGGTTATACTGGGTATACTGGCCATACTGGTTTTACTGGTCCTACTGGAGCAGGTTCAACAGGTTATACTGGGTATACTGGCCATACTGGTTTTACTGGTCCTACTGGTGCAGGTTTAACAGGGTATACGGGATATACGGGTTATACCGGATGTACAGGATACACTGGTTATACCGGTTATACCGGACCTCGAGGTCATACTGGTCCAACACTTTGGACAGAAACTAGTACAGGTAATATTAATTACACTGGTAATGCTACCCTTACAGGAGTTTTAAATTTAAATTCTACTATTAATCAACTTACTCTTCCTAGTGGTACTACTACTTTGGTGGGTACAGATACTACGGATTTATTATCGAATAAATCATTTAGTGATACAACCAGTTTTGGAGGTACAGTTGAAACAGATGCAGGAATAGATTTAAAATATGGAAGTAATGGTGCTGGTTTTGCTAGATTTTATGAAAGTACATCTAACCCTGGTAATAATTTCATTAAGTTAAAAGGACATGACAGTCTTAATACAAGTCCAATTGTAACTTTACCTGGTGAAACGACCACTTTAATAGGTACAAATTCAACAGATATACTATCTAACAAATCGTTTTCAGACATGCCAATTTTTAATAATAATATAAGTGTAAAAAATGGGACAACATCAGCTGGAACTATAAGATTATTTGAAAATGGTACTAATGGTGATAATTATACTGATTTGATTGGTCAGAGTACATTAAATAGTAATATCATACTTACATTACCTAATCAAACTACACAAATAGTTGGTAGTGGGACAACGGATATATTATCTAACAAATCATTTTCGGATATGCCAATTTTTAATAGTAATATAAGTGTAAAAAATGGGACAACATCAGCAGGTACCTTAAGATTATTTGAAAATGGTAGTAATGGGAATAATTATACAGATTTAATAGGTCCAGCTACATTAGCTAGTAATATCATACTTACATTACCTAATCAAACTACAACATTAGTAGGTCTTAATACCGCGGATACTCTATCAAATAAAAACTTTTCTGGTGCTACAATATTTGATGGGTCCGCAATTTTTAATTCTACACCTTCTACGGATGCAGGTATCGATATAAAATACAGTACTAATGGTGCTGGCTTTGCTAGATTTTATGAAAGCGGAACTAATACGGGAGATAATTTTATTAGTTTAAAAGGGCAAGAAAATCTTACAGCAAATCAAACAATTACTTTACCAGATGCAACTACTACTTTGATTGGTACAGATACTATGGATACATTATCGAACAAATCATTTTCTGATACAACCAATTTTGGAGGTACAGTTGAAACAGAGGCAGGGATAGATTTAAGATATGGAAGTAATGGTGCTGGTTTTGCTAGATTTTACGAAAGTACATCTAACCCTGGTAATAATTTCGTTAACTTAAAAGGACCAGACAGTCTTGATAATATAAGTCCCATTGTCACTTTACCTTCAATTGCTGGTACTATATTAGTTGATAATAATTTACCATCTAGTCTTGCTTTTGGGACACTACCTGAAGGGACTGTTAATATAGGACATGGTGGTGCTTCATATAGTGCATGGTCTACCAATCTTAAGGGATATAGTATTGTGATAGGTGAAGTTAGTTCGTCAAGTGAAGCAAGTGGTAAGGGAACAGGAACTATAACATTATTAACAGATACAGGAAACCAGTCTAATGCAATAAATATACATGCTAAACCTGTTTATAATGCAGGAATTTATTCAACTATAGATATTCATTCTACTTCTAGGTCTGATGCTTCTAATCAGGCTGCTTCTCTTATAAATATTACAGCTGATGATACTTCACAAGCCGATAATATTAGTAGTAAAATTCAATTAACAGCTAAAACTGAAATTGGAATTGAAGCTGATAAATGGGGAAGTTCACGTTTAACTGTTGGATATGCAGATCCCATGTCCTATATATATAATCCAAATGGTACAAATACTGGTGGTGGATCAGCTACTGAACAGCGCTCTTATATAGGATATCACAATAATGGATCTGGATTATATTTTAATTTACCAGCTGGTGGAACTACTACGAATGATGTTTTTTCATTCCTCACAGGAGGAGTACAAAAAGCTAAAATTGATGGCGCAGGTAATATGACCATTACTGGTACATATTCTCCATCTCCTAGTGATCAAAGGCTTAAATCTAATATAATGTCATTTACTAATAATGCTACTGCAATTTTAGATCAAATAGCAATTAAATCTTATAATATAAGAAAACTAGATAATCTAAATCACGATAGTCAAAATAATCTCTTACCATTTGCTCAGAGACTTTCAACTACTGAAGAATATGATATTGGTGTAATAGCACAAGATATTTTACAAATACCAGAAATAGCTCATATAGTAGGTAATGCTCCTGCAAATGATATTAATCCATTAAATATCAAAAGTTGGAATACTTTAACTGCATTATTGATAAAAAGTAATCAAGAACTAAATGCTAAAATATCTCAGCTAGAGACAACTGTTGCCGCATTAAGTAATCAAGGCGGTACTTCTTGATCATTTGCATTATAAATTATTTAAATAATTTATAATTATTATATAAAATGAGTTTTGATGATACATTACAGTTAAAATTTATAGAGGGAATACCTGGTAATGCTATTGTATATTTGCTAATAATTGAAGATGATGAAATTAAAGATTGGACAGATGAAGATTGGATAAATACTAAAAATAATTATTATAAAAAAGTAGAAGATCCACAAATCGCTTGGTTACATGATTTATTTAAAAATAGATGTAAATATAAAATAGATTTATGCCTGACTAAGCTAAAAGAAATTAAAAATATGTAATTCTAAAAAACTACGTAAAATATTAAACAAACTATTAAAATAATAGCTATAGTTACTACTAATGTATAGTTAATTTTCGGTGGTTCTAAGCTTGAAAAATTATCAGATTTATAAGCATCTGCTCCCTTTATTGGTTTACCTCCTTTCCCACTATTTTTTTCTACACCATATAACTCCCCTGCTTCAAATGCAATTACACCTCCTTGGTATTCAATAATATTAGCTGATTCATTTGGATTAATAGGTGGAAATAGGATTGGGATATCAATTCCATAATGAAGTCTTTTGTCTATATCTGATGACATTGCTAAATAAGCATAAGATGGATATCCCCACGAATTACGTATTTCCCAATAATTTATCCCATTACGTTTTCCCCAACCCGTTATTACTATAGCATGACAAGATGCTTTATTTACAGGTAGTTTAGGTATATATATATCTTCTGTTAATAAAGTGCTTGTTCCATTACTGGGTAAATAGCTATTCCACCAATCTTGAAAATCAGGAGGAACAAATATAGTAGTACATACTGGACCTCTTGTAGATATCTCTAATTTAATAGCTCTAATAGTTTCATCTAATAATGGTTTATTATTATTATACTTTAAAACTTGAATAACCGAATCCTTTTTAACACTAAAACGGGCTGATTTATTTTCATTACAACAGTAATTTAATCCACTATCAATACAACATCCATTTCCTAATTTAGTAGTACAGTTAGGGGCAACATTATTTGAAGATATAGTAGAAAAAGGCCAACAGTTTTCAGAAATGATGTATTTATTTGTTAACCATTCAGCACCTCCAGAAATAACACCTCCACAGTGACATTGATCTTTAGATACAACAAAATTTTTTTCTATAGACTCACTTCCAATCCAAGGTCCTCCACAACTTACTAAATTAGCTACACTAGGGTAAGGTGCTTTTATATTATATTTTATCCCATAACGATCTCCTAAAACCGTTGATACAGAAAAAGCCCAGCAACAACCACACTGCTCTTGATTTCTTCTTCCATCTTCTATTTTGTTTCCTCCTGTTTCTCTCCAACTCCATTTTTCTTTGAGCTTAATTTGGCTTAAATCTGATAATACTTCTGATGAAGAAGGTTTTGGTAAAAATTTAGGATCATTTTTACCAAGAGTTTTATTGATATAGTTCATTCTTTGAGCCTTTTTAAACACTGGCTTTGGATCAGGTTGAGTTAATCCACTTAATTCATTTTGTTTCATAGAACAATTAGGTTCTTTTTTTATATACTTGGGTAAAGCATTAGGATTGGCGCAATATGGTAAATTTAAATTTGACATTTATTTATTATTTAAATTTAAATAATAAAAATATTCTAATAAAGATGTCTACATTTCAAGATTGGGAGGAAGTTAAATGGGTCAAGAAACCAGCCCCACCACCAAAACTTAATACTTCAAAAACAATACAAGAACAAGACGAGATTCCTTCTCTACCCAAATTATCTTTAGACTCCAGGCAAACTATAATTAAAGCAAGAAATTCAAAGAAGTTGACTCAGAAACAACTTGCAAATTTATTAAATATTACACAGAATAAATTAAATAGTTTTGAAAATGGAAAGGAAATTCCTAATAATCAAGAAAAGCAAAAATTAAGAAGTGTTCTTGGTATTAAATTTAAATAATTTTCTGATATAATTAATATCAAAAAAGCAAATATTTAGCGTATCTCATTTATAAATTCTTGAATTTTATCCCAAGGAATATTGGGAAATTTATGAGAACCTGTCATTGGTATATGTTTTGTGATATGATTGCTTATGGTAAAAATTGATTCATATGGAACTACATCGTCATCAGTACTATGTAATAATAGTATTTTACCCTTATATCCTAATAAATATTTTTTTATATCAAAATCATTAAATAAAAAAGATACTAACTTTAATAAATAATGTTTATTATCAATTACGCCTTTCATTGAAATAAGAGGACTTTCTAATATTACTAGATCAAGATTAAATCTACGAGCAACATATATAGCTACTGGACAACCCATAGATTCACCATAAATTAATATATTTTTATTTTCATATGTTTTTTTAATCATGCTTAAAATAGAAGAGGCATCTTCATATAAGCGTTGTTCTGAAGGTATTCCCGATGTTTTCCCAAATCCTGAATAATCAAATGTTAAAACAGTATAACCCATTTTAAATAATTCAATATATTTATTTTCTCTATGAGAAATATTCCCATTATAACCATGACAAAACATAACTATTTTATCCGAATTTTTATTTTTTAATAACCAACCAACGATATGATTATGCTTAAATATTGTATATTCTTCCTGTGTCTCTTTGTACTTTTCAATGGGTTTAAAGTAACAAAATCTTTTAACTACTGTAGTGATAATAAATATTACTACTAATATTGTAAATATTATCTTACAAACTATGTCTATATTCATTTTTATTGTTATTTAATTACTTTAGATAATTCTATTTTTTGTAAAAAAATAGAATCTATTTATTTTTAAGACTCTCCATGAAAATATCATAAGGCATTATAACTCTATTAGGTTCAGGATTTGGCAGTTTAGTATTTTCTGTTAATTCACCACTCCTGTATAATTTTTTACAATCGGGGTTTGCACGTATAGATTGTCCCATGGAATTACACACACTTACACTACATAATTTCAATTTTTTATATTCATCCATTTATTAATCAAAATAAAAATATTATTGTTTCAAGTTTATTTCTAAACCACTTTGCTTTTTAATTTTCTCTAAATCTTCTTTAAATTTTTCTTGATCAATACCAAGATCTTTTAAACCTTTCTCAAGTATTTTCTCTTTATTTTTCTTTGTACTGCGATTGATTCCTTTTTCTCCAATTTTTTCACGTAGTTTATTCAATAATACTTCACGACCACTCATTTATAATTATGATATATATTTTTAAGTAATTTTTAAATTTTTCTTTAATTTGTTGAGTTTAGATACAAGAGACAAATATTTTTGACGTTGAACGTAAGTCCTTTTCTCTGATTTAATTTGAGATAATACTTTATGTTCTTTGGTTAAATTATGGTAATCTTTAAGTTCTCTTAAATATTCAATTTTTTGCCTATCAGTTTTAGTCAGGTTGGTTTTTGTCATTTATTTAAATACTTTTTATACATAAATCATTTTATAATTTTAATAAAACTGTAAATTCATTTACATCACCAACTTTGTATCCCAATACTTTAATTTCTAAATCATTAGACTCACCAACTATATTATACTTTTTAATATCCTCACTATTACCATATCTATAAAATTCAAATTCTAATTTATCATCTATACCTACAGGATCAAATCCAACATTATAATTTTCTGTATGCCATTTTAAAGCGATCTCTTTTGCTTTTTCAATACTAGAAGTATTTTGAGCTAAATATAATTTATTACCAACTAGTGTATTCTTAAAAAAATATGGATTAATTGTAAAAATTACAGAATCACTTAAGTCATATGAAGAATTCTGTTGGTTTAACCATTTAATAACTGAATCTTTACCGTATAATATAACTTGACTATGAAACCTATCAAAATCAGATACTTCTACATAAAAATTATCTATAGTAAGCTTTTTATAATAATTCTTAATTTTTGACATATTGTTCCTTAAAGCTACACGTAAATTGTATATTAATCTTTTTAATGCTTCTTCAGATTTTACAACTAGCTTATTATTATTTAATAATGGACTATCCATACTAAAATACTTATTAATTGTTAAATATTCAAAATCAGGGTTAATCTCTATTTTTTTCTCTGCAAATTCTATCAAAACATTCTCCAAATCTTGTTCGTATTTATCTTGATAAAATTCAGAAAATATCCAATAAGAATATTCTATGACATATCTTGCTATCTTCTTATATTTATTAAAATTAAATAAATTAGAGTCAGTTTGGTCCGGAAAAATATCCGTATTAATATCTATCATAGGAATTTTACTAATATCATTTAAATTAGAAACTGGTATCATTATATCAACATTTCCTGATTGAAGTACAAGTAGTTTATCTGTTTTACCTTTAATCACCAAATTATATTCTTTTATTATTTTATTCGCAAGATTATACTCAATACTAGTAGGAACAATATCATCTGTACTTTCTAAAGTTAAACAAGGTACACCAGATAATAAAAATGTTATTGTTTGACCCTCGTAATTAAATTTTATCATTCTTGTTTTACCATAAGAATCAAAGGATTGTTTCATTGTATTACTTAATTTAAGTGGGAAAACTACTAGATGGTTTAGTTTATTTAATGAATAAGACTTCAATATAGAAAAATATAAATTTTCTATTTTATTGACTATATCACTATCATTATCAAACGAATACTTTATATCATCTGTTGTACCTACTTTCCATTTTACTATTAATTCACATCTTGGGTTTTTAGCATGATCTGACGTACTTCCTGAATGTTCGTAAATGAATACACTTTTATTTGTTTTTTCAGGTAAGAAACGATAATAACTTTGTAGGTGTCTTGGCTTAACAATTTTCCCAAATTTAAATCCGTATCTATTGAAAACATATATATTACAATTGAAAAACCTTTCTAATATAGAAATAGTTAGCTCTGGGTTTAAGTACTCTCCGTTGTCTAATAAGTATTTATTTATTTCTTCTATTGAATAATCATACATCTCTTGTTTACCAACATTACATAATTTTCTATCACTTCCTATTTCTTCTCTTATATCTTTTACAAACTGTTCTACATCGTCTTCCTCTATTTTTGTTATTTCACCTTGCATAGCCTCTAATACACATTCTAGAAAACTATTCTCAGTAGCAGATACTCCCTTTCTTAAATACATGTACTCGTGAGATGCATCAAAAACTTCAAAAATCTTATTAACATCACCAATCAATTCACCGTATTTGTCTTTTTGTACAAATTTATTAGTTTTTATAAAATTTTGTTGTTTATCATCTTTTTCCTTTCTATCTTCTTCGTAAAAGTAGTGTCTAAATATAGAGCCAGATTTTTCTGACTGATTCTTTTTATAACAACAAGGTAAAAATGGTACTCTTTCTTTATTTGATAAAGGATTTTCTCGAAGACCAGGAAATCTAGCATCTTTATGATTACAAATGTAATTTCTTGGTGGAAACCCTTCACCATCACGTGGGTATCTCATAACTATTTTTCCCGCTTGTTCAGCATCATCTACTTCATCATCTAAAATTATATTAGGCTTATCTAAACACTTTTGGGGATATCCACCAACGAATACTTCAGGTGCAATATCTTTAAGTTTTAGTTCTTTTCTTTCAATAACCTTTTCAGGATCCTCTATAAATAGATCAGGTAAAAATTGCTCATATTCTTGTTTAATTTGATCAAAATTTTGTAAATAAATTGTATATAATTTAGAAAACAATTCTTGAAAACCTTCTATTATATCTAATGTATCAGCATAACTAATCTTTACTCTTACATATTTAGAACCTATTTTAAACAGATTATGTATATCTTTATTTTTCAAATTAGCATCATTTTTTATAGCAACTTTTTCAGTAATATTAAATGCTAACTCTCCAAATTCTTGACTAGAAAAATGTACATACAAACTTCCTTTCTGTTTTGTAGCTTTAATACTTTCATCAATTGACATATAAGCAGAAAATACAGGATTATTAATTATTATATCTGAAAATACATACCTATTCATGGTCATTTGTGGTAAATAAAAGACACCATTTACACCACTTTGTTCAGATTCTATTATATCTACTTTTTTATTAAAACCTGATAAACATTTTATAAATCTATTCATAATTAATTCATCAACAGAAAGATACGACTTACCAATCATTAATGATAACGATATTATAACCTTATCGTTTTCATCAATTGTTAAAAATATATCTACATAATCGTCAGTTTCTGATTCTAAAACATCAATTTTTTGTAACACTTTAAAAATAATTATATTTGGCAAGTTATATGACCAGTCTTCAGAAGGCAAAAAATCCTTTAATATCTTAAAATAGTTATCAACACTTGCAAATGGAACATAAGGAGTTAAAACTACGGAATTAAAAATTTCTACCAAAGAAACATTAGTAATATTTAATGTAAAATCTACAGAGATTTTTTCACACTCGAAATTTGTAAATTGTATACCTTTAGGAATTGATATTAATTGTCTTACTAAATTCAAATCTTTAGTAACTCTGAGCTTATTTGAAGACTTACCTTCGTTAATACTGTCAATAACCTTGTTCTTATTATATCTATAAATTTCATCCAAATTATCTAAATCGTAACTTGATAAACCTGGAAAAGTTTTTAATTTTTGAGCTAAAAATAGTAAAAAAGTACTAGTTACATCGGAACTAGATTTATCCAATGTACTATTAAAAGAAATAAATGGTAAAAAAATATCCAGATATAAATCTAATTTTTGCTGAGAAATTTTATTTTCTATCTTCTTATACAAATTTTCAAAGTTAATATCAGATTCAACAATAACTACTAATAAATCTTCAACCATTATATTTTCCAAGCTATTAAAATCATCAATACTTGGAACACCATCGGGAAAATATAAATATTTTGGTAAAGTATTCAACATTAAAGCAATCCTATTTAATAAGTTTTGTACTGTTTCTATGTTATATACTTCTAGTTCTTCAGTTTTATTTATCAAAACCATCTTTTTTATTAAATATACTAATTTAAAATTGACATTAAAAATATAATTTTTAAAATCATTATCATTCATCAGAGTCATCAGAATGATCTTCTAACTCTTTGTCGATTAATTCTTTAGATTTTATATATATAGAAATTTTCCCTAAACTTCCAACACTAGATCTAAATAATAAAGGTAAAGTATCACTCCCAGGGAAAATTTGCATTGTTCCACTTAAACCAGCTATTTTACTAATTCTAGAAAATTGATCGGTAGTAAAAGTAGCTTCGTAATGTTTCTTACCATCTTCTTCGTCTGATTCACTATCTGAATCTCCATTTTCTCCTAAACGGACTTTTCTTTTTAAGATATCATCAGCATCTGCAACAAAATCTATAAAAGTTTCCGATGCCATAGTTCTAATATTAGCACTTCCAATACTACTAAGCTCTTTACACATCTTCTGAAAATCTGGGGAAGGAATTACAACCGGTTTTCCATATCCAACTGGTAATTCTAACTCAACATTCTGTATCTTTTGAATTTTTATACCAGAAGTTGTTACTCTGGTATTTTCTTTAGGAATAGTTTTAATACCTAATTCATTTGGTGAGTCGCTATCTATAAATAACTCAAGAGAATCTTTCTTTTTTATAGATTTTAACATCTTATGGAAATGATTCAAATTTAATCCTAAACATAATTTAATATCATTCTTAAATTTATAACGAGAAAAATTATCAGAAAATAAATCTAAATCAACTAGAGTTTTTCTAGGTTGATCCGACATTCTTAAACTTAATCCTTCTTCGTTTACATTGAAACAACCATTTTTAATATTATTTGTCATTAGTTCAGCTAAAACTTTGATTTGATAAGCTTCACTTGTTTTACATTTAAAAGAAATTGGCATTTCTTTTAAAGATTAATTACTTTAAATATTATTATTAAAAATATACCTATATAATAAATGAAATTTAATATTAATCCATGCGGAATTTGTAAAGATGTTTATAAGGAACCTGATTACAAGGTTGATGCTGTTAATTCTTGCTTTGTTAATTCAGCTACTGCTTTCTTAGGTTATCCCTCTAATAATATGATACAATGTAATAATTATGATAATTGGAATAATTGTATGCGTCAAACAATTAATGAAAGAGTTGATATGTATCCATCTAATTATAAAGTAAGTATGAATCCATCATGGGGACAAAATTCCCATTATTTTCCAAGATTATTTAATGAAAATAAAAGTATTAAAAAATCTTATGAACAATGTAAAGAACTATGTAAAAAAGATAAATTTCCAAATGATTGTGAACTAAATTGTTACATTGATGCAAATTCAGTTATTCCAGTCCAAGAAAACTTTGAAGAAAAAACACAAAGCTCTAAATACGATAGTGATGGAAATTATATTGACCGACAATATAAAAACATAAATAAAGATAATATTTCATACAAAAAGTCAGAAAAAGCTCATCCATTTATCTTTTGGGCAACTTTTATAGTTTTCATAACTATATTTATATTTATCATAAATTATTTCATAAAATCATTGTTTACTAAGTTTTAAACTTATTTAAGAATTTAATACTCCCGAACAATAAAATGAATTGTGAATATTGTAAAAAAAATTTCAAATCTAAATCAAGCTTAAAAGCACACCAAAAAAATGCTAAGTTTTGCATAAAAATTCAAGAAGAACAGACCCAAGAAAATCAAGAAATTAATAAAGAAGTAACTAAAAACAAAGATTTACCTGAAGAAAATAATTCTAAAATTATTGAAACTCACCCCGAATCTGATTTCCAAGTTCAAAAATCAAAAATATGTAAATTCTGTGAAAAAGTATTTACCGAAGAAGATGACATACCTGAACATTTTGACATTATATGCAAAGTTCAATTAGAAGGACATAGAAAATTTTTTAATGAAGTATTAAAACAAAATGAATTCCTTAAAAATGAATTAAATTTTTCTAAAGACGAACTTAATAAAGCTAATATTCTTAACGAATTCCATGAAAACAATAATAAACTTAGAAATAATAAAATTATAGAAAATTATTTAAATACCGATATAGACAATATCAAACAAATTATAGATGATAATCTTACATATGAACATATAGTAGGAGGGCAAGAAGGAATAGCAAAATTTGTTTTTATATTTTTATTTAATAATAACAGTAATATATACTCATGTGTAAATCATGAAAAAAATATTTTCAACTTCTTAAACGATCAAGGTGACATAATAAAAGATAAAAATGCAAAAATATTAACTAGTTTATTATGGCAAGCTGAAATTTTTCAGAAAGTACATAAACTTTCTGTTCAAAAATTTTTAGATATGAATCCTCAAGAACTAAAATTTTCAATGGTATATTATGAAGATATTAAAAATATGGAATTTGATAATGAAAAATTTAGAGATTGTTTACTTACATTACTATAAATTTACAGAAATTTTGATAATTATAAAATTGATTATCAAAATTTTAAATAAACTATTACACTAGCTCAGTTTCTCTCATCTTATCAATTAAATCTCTATTTTCATTATACATATTAAAATATTTATCATTTAATTTCACAGCAACTGCATTCACCTCACCTTGGTATTGACGCCAAGATAAGAAATTCATAAATAAATCCTCATCTTTTTGAACATATCCTCTATCCATTAATCTTCCTGTTCCTAAAGAAGAATATAAACCTTTTCTAACTGCTCGTGCTTTTGAGGTCGAATGTATAGTTTCATATGATTTTATTACATTAGTAGCAGCATCAATTAGTGGTGAATTAGGATTTCTAAGTATAGCTACTTCAAGATCTTTAATTTGAGAATCTAATGCCTGTCTTACAACGGCATTTCCTTCATCTGCTATTGTTGTTTTGTAATCATCAAATATTAAATCCCTAACTTCACCTACTGAAGCATCAGCAGGTGGACAAAATGTGTCAAGAGTAGAACATAAATTTCTCATATTAGTATATAAAGATATATCAAATCTACCATTTCTAATTGTAGCAGTATTGTACTCGGATCGAGCAGCAGTAATTCCAAGAGCTCCGAAAAAATTAAGAGCTTTCCAAGTACTTCCCAATGCACCACCTGCCCATCCCCCTGAACCTATATTTTGCCTCACCACCCTTGATGCATAAGCATCAGCATCAGCATTTGTGGCTTCTTTTCCAACTTTAGTTACTTGAATTTTACCATCTAAATCTCTATTGAATATAACAGGCTGATTGTCAAGTTCTTCATCTAAACTAACATTTCCTTCAGTACTTACAGTTTGACTTATAACTTGATTATACATTCTTTTGGCCGAATCCATTCCTTCTATAACTGCTGAATTAGACAAATAAGAATTAGTACCGAAAATTCCACTTACTAACCATTCGGTATATCCTCTGTTATCAGTTTCTACTGTTTCTTGTACATCTGTTTTAACTGCATAAGTTAAATGTCTATTTAAGTCTTTCAATAAAAACCCTACATCATCTTGAGATTTATCTATTTTATCTTTATTTTGTTTAAAAATATCCAAAATTTGTTCTGTCTTACTTTTTATTATTTCTAAATCATCTGCAAGCTGAGTCTTTTCAATCCATTTACCTTTATTTGCAGCATCTCCTGCATTCATACCAGCCCTTTCAGATGAAAATAAATCTAAAACATGTGGGTTGTTCCAATATACTTTAGGTTGGGGAGCTAAAGGATCATTAAATGTTTTATACAAATCATTAATATTTGAATATTGTTCATCAGGTGTTTTACCATAATTAACTATTCTAAGGAGTCCTAAATCAGAAATTCTAATAGCATCTAAATATCCAATTCCTTTACTTTCCAACGTCCCAATAGTATCTACATCACCTACACCTAAATTTGTTGACATAAATAGGGCATCTTTATTTAACTCGTCTCTTCTAGCTTCTGAGTATTGATACTTAGCGTATGAATTTTTAGCATTATCATTAAACCATTTATTTGCAGCATTAGTATCAACATTATATTGTTCACCTGATTTTAAATCCATGTTTCTCAAAAATTGTGTTGTTCTAGTCATTGATAATAACATATTCATATCTACTTCTATATCTTCAAGTTTACTAGAAGTATCTTTGTCATATGCCATCCAAAGCATATTTGTTTTATACATTCTTGAATCTGGCATCTTTGCTGCTCTTTCTTTCCAAATTTTTTGAACTTCAGCTGGTATAAGAGCATTCAATTTACTTTGTTTTTGACCAGTTTGATTCATTCCTACGTATTCTAATATCCCCTCTTCAATACTTACCCCTAAAGAAGAGGTAGTAAATTTTCTAAATTCTTGACTGTCAGTTGGTTCTAGTGGAGGTTCTGGAGGAACATTAACATTATTACTAGGTGATAAATTAGTCAATGATGATAAATCAATATCAGGACGGTCAAAAGCATAAGCAAAATCTGTTAATAAATCTATATCTATTTCTGTCATAACATCTATTTGCGTAGAAATATCTGTCATGATATCTGTTGCAATTTTTTTAGCTACTTCTGATGGGTCACCTTTACCAATACTTCGTACTGATTCTTCAAATTCAGGATTTCTAGTTAAAATACCGTATGATAGTACAGTTAAAGATTCTGTGTATTTATCTATTTGGTTATCAGATGCTTTCTGAGCTTGATTTAATAAATCATTAAAAGTTTCTAAACTTTCTATAATTTTATCTTTCTCTTTACTTTCAGGATGAAACTCTTTTATATTGTTAGAATAATTAGAAATTACATCACTTATTCTTCCTCTTTTTACACTATTTGCCTTAGATGCCATTAATGCTAAAAGTTGACTTTTCTTTAGTCCAGATGCTGTTAATTCTTTTAATCGTTGGTAAACTCCCTCTCCTCCACTTATTACATTAGGTTTAACCCAATTTCTATAAGCCCATCTTAACGGGTATGAAGTAACTTGTATTGCAGAGAGTGCATTGGCTGTATAACTATTAAGATTAACGAAATCAATAATTGCATCAGTACCTCTTTTGAGACTTGTTTGTATAAATCTTGTTCCAGGAATATATTCTTCTAAAATATACTGTATTAAAAATCCACGCGGATCTTTATTAAAATTATGTACTCTTCCTTTAGTAACTACATCTTCTTGTTCTTTCATATTAATTCGTAGTTTTTCAATCTCCTTTTCTTTGTCTATTTTGTCTTGAGCAGATATTGTAGGTTTAAGTATTTCCTCTCTTAACTTTTGTATTTTTTCTTTATACTTATCGCTTAATGTTAATCCTAAATTCATATCTGCATTTACGAATCTATCTCGTATTCCTATTATATCTTCTTGAACTGTATTAAAATCATTATAAAACTTATACGTACTTTCCAATGTACTTGCAAATCTTACCTTATCTTTATGATCAAATTCACTATCTTTACCAATATAATTTTGCATAGCCACAGAAGCTAAATCCATATCCAGAGATTTGTATTGCGTTTTTAATATAGACAATTGAGCATTTGCATCTATTATTTCTTGATTTAATTCTGCTTTTTGTAAATTATATTTATCTTTTGGAGAAAGAAATACAGCCTGTGATTCTACCATTTTTTTAGCATTTTGTCTCCAAGCATCTTCTTCTTTCTTGGGAATTTCAACTTCACTAAAGTATTTACTTATATATCCCGCTTTTTCAGTTTTATACTTTTGTTTTTCATTTTCTACATAAATATCTATAGCTTTATCTTTTCTTTTAATTCTTGCATCTCTATCCCTATCTGATTCTATAAGATCACTTTGAGAAACTACCTCAAATGCACTAAGTAAATTTTTAGCATTATCAACTATATTTCTGGAATTTCTCATATTAGGATCATTTTCTCTTATTCTATCTAATACGTCTGTAAAAGATTTAGATATCTGAAGTTTTCTTCTCTCATTTTTAGGATCTTTCCACCATGTTTGCGTCTGTATAAAACTACTAGTAAAAAAAGATATCATACCTCCACCACGTGGAAAATTAGGAATAATTATTTTATCAGGTATAGTTTGAGGAGATGTAGGAGTTATTGTTTTACCAGCATCCTCCTTTATCAATATACCAACTCCAGCACCAAAACCATTTGTATTAATTTGCGTTGAATATTCTAATGATACATCTAATAGATGTTTATATTCATTTATTCCAATCTGTTGATTCTCATAGTTTTCTATTTGTTCAGTATGTTTATCCAAGGATGCCTTTGCTTTATCAAATTTTTTCTTACTCATTGTGTCAGCATAATCTTCTAAATTCCCACCTTTAGGAATACTGAGTTGCTGGAATATTCTTTCTTTTTCTCTATCTCTCATATCTTCAGTCTTTTTAATAAGAACTTTAAGTTTTTCTTGTTGAGTTTCGATTTGTTTCTTTTGATTTAAAAATTGTTCTTTAGAAATACTACGTGTATCATCATTAGGAAAATACATATTATAAGCATTAGTAGAAAGAGATCTAGCATTGCTAATAGCCGTTTTACTAAAGTTTTCTGTTAATCTTGCAACTTCTTGTTGCATAAAACAATCAACAAGGAGAAATTGAGATATTGTTTCACTATTTTGTCTCATTAAAGCTGTATCACCATATCTTAATTCATAACTTGTCATGAAATCATAAAAATTAATTTTATCTAATACCTTTGCTACTGTACTTTCAATATTACGTTTTATAAGTTCTTTTTTACTAGGATTTTTACTAAACTTATTTATTCTTTGTGATCTAGATGATAAAGCAAGATTATTTAAAGCTTGTTCTTTATCTGGTCCTTCAGGCATATCATAAATTTGTTTAACATAATCAGGTAAATCACTACCCATAAATTTTTTAACACCTTTAATAAATACCCATCCTCCGAGTAAAGAAAGACCTATATATTGTAATTTTGTAAAATTATCCATATTAGTACCAGCCGCTATATCACTAACATTTAAATTACCGACTATACTTGGTATATTAGAATAACTAATACCTATAGAAACTACTAAAAATGATACCACAGAATCTAAATTATTCTTAAGTATATCATTTATATAGGGATTAACCATAGGAATAACAAAATTTGTTTGTGCTATACTTGAATAAAAATCTTCACTAGTAAAAAGCTCAGAAAAATATTGTAGTGCTTTTCTAACCGCTGCATTGAATAATTCCCGTGTTTCTCCATCTGCAAATGTAGAGTCAGCAACTGATATTACAAAACCAACTGTAAATATAGTAAGTATAACTCTTGAAATGTTTCCTATCCCTAACCTATCAACTGTATTAGCCATTATCCAACTATATATATAGTAAAAAGTTGACAATAATTTAGCGATTAAAGTAATAGGATTAGCAAAATCCGATAATTGAAATCTTTTCCTAAGACTAAATTTTTTATCTGATAACCAAGATATTTGACCAACTGCCTTATATGCAAGTTTATCAGATACCCACCTTGCTATAGTAATTGGCGTATCAAACACTTTAGCTAAAAATTTAAATGGTAATTTAGCAATTATACCTACTGTAGAATCTGTAATAAAAGTATATCTTTTAATAAAAAATTGAGCATCAAATTCTCTTTCATTTTTCTTCTTAAATAACAACGCCCAATCTATAGCTAACTTTGCTTCTTCTGGATCATTAAAAGCTGTTTCAGCTAACATAACTCTTTGCTGCCTACCATTACTCACAGAACCAAATAGTACAACATTTATACCCATTGGAACCGTATTTCTTAAAACACCTTGAGTATATTTATACATAAAACCATTAGCTGAAAATGGTATAATATTTTCTAAACTACTTCCAAATAAAGTTTCCATAGTAATACCGTATTCAGGTCCTATAGCTGCTGGACTAAGCAGAGTTAGTGAATTCATCGCTACATAAGACATACCTGAAGTTAGTAAACTTTTCAATTCCAATTCATCTTGTATAGTAGTTGGATCAGCTTTTCTCTTAATATATTCTTTACCCATCCCAACTATCATTAAAATACTAGCACCTACTAAAAATCCACCTGCAGCAGGTATTCCTGTAGCAGTTACAACACCTGTGATGGTTGCCTGTATTACCATATTTTGACCAATTTGTACAAAAGAACCAAAAACAACTGTTGCTAACCACTCTACTTTTCCAGCTATTTTTTTTGCTTTTTCATCAAGTATATCTATAGCAGATAATTTACCTAGCTCATTAATCATTTGAGTACTAGGATTCACAGGTGGTTCATTTTGTTTTAATCTAGATCTTCTAATATTCCTATCAAAATAGGGAAGAATTTGAGTGTTGTTTTTCTTAATTCTAGTTTGAAGTACTTGATCTGTTTTCTCATCAATTAAAGGTTTTATATATCTAAACTTATCAACATAATATCTTTCCATATTACCAATCTGCGTGCCCAATAATTGTTTTTTTCGCGTATTGAGATCTTCAACAGATGTAGAGCTAATATTTCTAATTTGCTCATTTAACCGACTTTGTGTATCTTTTTTTATTCGTACTATTTCTTGGTTTAATGATTTCCATTCTGTTTCTCTATCATCTTCATTTAACTTATTATTTAAATCTTCTAATTTTTTAATACTCATACTACAATGTTGGAAATGATCCTTGTCACCTACTAAAATTTTATTTCCTGGTATATCAGAATTTATAAAAAAATTACTAGTACTGAGTGCAATATTATCAGTATCTTTTTTTGTAATCCTACTCATTTATATTTAAAATAGATTAATTTTAAATAATATGATATGTAAATACTTGATATATTATTTTATGACAATTTTTAAAATAATATTAAAATTATATGGTATTTGCCCTAATTTTTTCCCAAAGTCCTCCCATTAATTTTTGACATGCCTTACCTTGTCCTGAAGGTGCTTCATTTTCTTGGGCGTAAAACCACCAATCACACATTTTAGAATCATTTCCAGTTGTAGTTTTGAACCTAGTTAAAGCCTTGTTAAAATCTGATTCCTTAAACAATACATACATATCACTATCATCACTTAGTCCTCCAAACATATTAACTTCAGGATTTCCTACATGACTTGCTACTTGTGCGTTATTAGAAATCATAGTAAAAGGAACTACATCTTCTCCTTCTTTCAGAGAACGCTTCCAACATTTGGCGCAAAGCTCAGAACTTTCTTGATCCAAATAATGAGCATTTTTCATACCACATTTCTGGCATATATTATTCATTGTTTCGCATCCTACACTAGTGAATTTTGAATTAATAATACCACTGGCCATATTAGCAAAAAATTCATTAATTAAATTAGTAATATCAGAATTTGAAAAACCAAAATAACTATTAGCATAAGTACTTGTTTTATCAAGTTGTAAATTATCCAGATGATATAACTTAGCTATAGGAGAAGGACCAATTACATCTGATAGATAATGAAGATAAGCTGATAATTTATATAAATTGTCAAAATTTTCTATATCACAACCAATAAAATAAATCCCAAAATGAAACATAGTGAAACTCTGAAGATACGTTTTATACATTGATTTTACATTTATATTTAACTTATCACTAGATTCTGTTATTGTGGTTAGAAAATCATTGTAAACTCTAGCATACGCTACATAATTTTCGTCTGTCCAATGTTGATTATCACCATCAAGTAAACCTACCTGTAAATTATCAGGTTGCATAAAAGAAAGTTCATTTTGAATTAACTGGGATATAGTTTCATCAACCTTCTTATAAGCAGTATCTATTACTTCTTTTTCATTTTTAAGAGTTTTACTAGCTTCAGTTTCATCACCAGCATTTGCAAGTTCTTGATTTATAGTTTGATTTATATTTTCTCGTTGTTCAAAAATACCTAGTAGATCACCTATAGGTGCTTCCCCTCTAGGTGAACAAAACTTATCAAAATATTTCCTAAAACCAGTCTCTCCCATAGAATTTAAGGTATCCATTAGCACTAGTTTTCTCCTTTGTAGATCCGGAGATAAATCACCAGATGATTCATAATAATCAATTTCTGCTTGAATCTCCTCTTCTGTAGTTATAAATCGTAAATTCGTAAGACGTTTTCTCATAAACCTTTTTTCTTTTTTATACTTTTCTATTAATTTGTTAAATACTAACTTAATTCTAGAATCATAAGTAGGTAATGTAACCATTAATTTACCAGTAAATCTTCTCAAAAAGGCAGGATCCAAACTCCAAGGAAAATTAGTAGCTCCCAAAACCATAACATTATTCATATCACCATCTTTAAACCCTTGCATTTCTTGTAATAAAGTAGTAACAGATCTAGAATTTTGAGGATCTTTTTCACGATCAGATGCAAGACTTTCAACTTCGTCTAAAAATATAATAACTTTAGCCTTAGCTTTAGGTCGCCCTTTTAATACTGGATTAGAATCATGTTCATATTCTCCAGCTAAATATTTTGCAGCTAAATCTTTAGCATAAGTGAAAAGAGCTTTTATTCTTTTTTCTGTACCACCTTCCCATTTACTTCTTAAATCTGCTGCAGTAGCCACCACAAAAAATATCTTAAATTCAGGATAATTTGAAGAAATTTGTTTTGCTGTGGCCTTAGCTAATTCTGTTTTTCCAGTACCAGGTGGTCCATACAACAGAACATTGTTACGCTCTGTTAGGAATAAAAATGGATATTGGTTAGGATATATAAATTTTTCATTTATAAAGAGTTTTTCTTTATACATACCAATCAAAGTTTTGAAATCTAATTTTAATTCAGATTCTTGTTCAGGTTGAAAATCAACATTTTCATCATCAGCACCATCACCTTCTGTTTCGGACTTTAAATCTTTTTGATATGATAATCTACAATTTTGAATTAATTCAACTAAGGGATTTATAATTTCCGAATTTGGAGTATTTCCTTGGTTTGCTTCCTCAATTCTATACATCCAAATTGCTAAAGTACCAAAAATTAGCGCTGAAAGAAAATCTCTTTGTTTGTGAAATATAAAAGCTTTATTAACCATATTTCCCCATGGATTAGCTGTAATAAGTTCATTAATACCTGGATGGTTATAATCATCAAATATTCTTTGAAATTCTTCAGGAGTCATACTAGCATTTAGTACACAACTATTATTCATTTTTTTATTAATATAAATATTTTAAATAGATTAAAATAATAAATGATATTTACATATATACTTAATCCAATTATGAAGTGGTATTATGATCGTACTCATTCTCCAAAAATACCTTATTTAGTAGTTTTAGAAAAGTATCTTTGTCCTTCTAAATTAAATTCTGCCGACAATGATGATAGAGAACTTCTATCAAATACTATTTGTTGCCCTCGAAATGCAGGAAAGTATAATTTTAAATCATTCTATGAAATAGATAATATGGGAGATTGCGAATTAGTAGATGATTCTAAATGGGATTCTTCTTTCGAAGACATTCTAACTGGAAAATCACAAACTGTTTTTGATTCGTACTCTTTATTAAAATGTTGGCCAATTATTTGGTTAATAGAATCTGGTAGTTATTATTTACAACAAACTAATAATGAAGCTATTAAAAAAAGAGAAATGTACGTCAAATTTGATAAAGAACTAAAAAGAGCTCAACAAACATTTATTGATAATGCTATCCTAATTAAAAAACTTCAAAAAGATTTAAATTAATATAAACTTTAATAAAAATATTAATGATTACTATAGAAATGTCGGACGAAGAGTTAGACGATATTTTTACTTTTTATAAAGATAAGTATAAAATTGAAGTTAAAAGCACATTATATGAACTTGCGGAACTTAGTCATCAAAAAGCACCAAGAGGTGTAATACCTGTAGAAGAAAATGAAGTAAAATTTTCTGAACTATATCCGGAAATATTTGCCCACGATATAGCCACTCGAAGATTAGATGCTTGGCTAGCTAAATTAGATAAGAGAACAAAATATGCAATGGTACAAATTGTTCAAGAAATAGCAGAAGAAACAGTTATGAAAGAAATAGATTCTGGAGAAGAGTTTTTACGTGACTTATTAGTTGAACATAGGGAAACTATGATAAGTATAATTGATCCTATATTTAGACAAAAATTGGTCGCACATAGTGGTAGTTACGTATTAGATTTAGTAAAAGAAAGAGTTCAAAGAGACTTTACTGATCAAACTGAAGAAGAAGCCGAAGAAGCTAGAAAAGAAGTTAAAAAATTATTAAGTAATATTGTAAAAACTGATCCGAATGCTGCAGAATATCTTAAAAATATTACACAAAACAGGAAGACCAAACAAGATTTATTAAAAGATAGAAAAATAGATTACGTATTAACCGGAGGAAAAGATATGAAGGACATTATTAATGGAAATTCTTCAAGTAATTGTTTAAAAGAAGAAAATGATCTGAAAAATTTACGAATTACATTAAATGAAAGCATAGATGTATTCAATAATATTAATATAAAAGATAAACAATGGGAAACCCTAAAAAATGAGTACTTAGAACTTAATAAACAAATTGCAGAACAAGAAGTTGTTAAAACTCAACTTGCTTCATATCAAAGTAAATGTAATATTATGTAACTATAAAATAAATTTAATAAATTATAACAGATACATTTATTAAATAAAATGTTTTATGCAATTTTCATTACTGGGTTAGGATTAATCACTATAGTATTTATATTTCTTTTTAGAAGTAAAAAAAATACAGATTCCTATTCAAGAATACATTTAAAAGAGCAACTTAATGTTAATGGAATAATTTCATTTTTTGAAAAACATGAAGTAGTACTAAAAAATGGTCTTCCCCCAGTTGTTAAATTGTTTAATTGTTTTACACAAGATTATTATTTTAACCCCCCTAAAGTAATGAGAACAAAAAAATTAACTATTTGTACATCTACAAATTTAAAAGTAAACTGGGAAAAATTCACAAATTTACAAACTCTATTTATTTTAGCTGATAACATCAATCTAGAAGATTTAATTGTTTGTAGAAATCTTTCAAATATTAAAATTAGACTAAGTAAACCTATGGAATTACCTTTATTTTTTAACGATTTACCCAACTTAAAACTACTAAGAACTAATCTACAACCACATTTAAATTCTTCCTCAAATCACAAGATCGAATTTATCGATAATTATTCTTTGCTGTAAAGAAAATTATACAAATGTATTATTTAAAATTATATATACAAAAATAAAATATGAATGACTACCTAATAAATATAGTTTCTATTCAAATATCTGCATGTATTGCGGAAACTTTAACGTATCCAATAGATTATATTAAAACTTTAATTCAATCTAATAAAAAAAATACATACTTAAACACAATTTATAATCAAAATAAATTAACTATATATAGAGGTCTTAAACCTGCTTTATTAAGACATTGTTTATATACTAGTTTAAGAATTAATATTTACGATCATCTGAAAAAAAATAGCAATGAACATATTTTAAATAAATTTCTTATTGGAGCGGTTTCAGGGGCAACCGCCCAAATTATAGCTAATCCCTTAGATTTATTGAAAGTACGTTATATTACTGATCCAAAATTAAATAAAAGTATGTTTCAAACTACTTTTGATATTATAAAAACAAACGGAGTATTAGGACTTTGGAAAGGGTCTTTACCCAATATTGCAAGAGGTACATTAGTTAATTTTGGTGAACTAGCAACATATGATTATTCTAAAAAACATATAAAAAATTTAACAAATCTTAAAGATGATACACCACTTCATTTTTTATCAAGTGTTTGTTCAGGATTTAGTGCGGCCATATTTTGTACCCCAGCGGATGTAATAAAAACAAGACTTATGCAACAAAATAGTAATCATACCAGTGTTTTAGAATGTATAAAATTTATATATAAAAATGAAGGATTAATGTCTTTTTATAGAGGTTTTATACCTATTTGGATAAGATTAGCACCTTGGCAGATTATATTTTGGACTTCTTATGAAAAATTAAGAAAAATAAATGGCATGGAATGTTTTTAAATCGCAATTTTTATCTATTTTATAAATAGATAAAAATATCAGTAGTAAGGCAACTGTTACCTAAGGTCTTTCCCAAATGTCAGGTTAATTATTTTAGTTCACATGTTCTAACCACGAACTTAAAGTTTTTAAAATGATCTGTAATTTTGCTGGAAAGTTTCATATCTAGAAACTAATATTATTATTTATATTAATACATATATTTAAATAATAATTTATTTCAAAAACTCGATTATAACACTAACTTTATTAATAAAATAATCTATGTTTTTATCATCAGGCAGTATAAATCTTTCACGATTAGCTTGCTCCCTATATTCACCTAACTTTTGAAAAACTACATTTTCAACATTTCCCATCTGCTCTTCACTTCCACATGATTGATAAAACACAACTTCATGTTCATCAGTTTTATTGTAAGTTGATAAACGACTCGTCAAATTTTTAGCTTTTCCAAATATATACCTATTCTCAGACTTCAATGATTTTGTCGTCAATATATAAAATACATTTTTTTCATCATATTTTATACGCGGTTGTTTCTTCACATATTTTTTCACCATCCCAGTTATCGTTTCATTTTTCTGATCTATCGCAACCATTGCAATTTCTTGAAGTTTATCCTGCAATTCTAATAAACACTCCTTTGTACTATTATCTGACAACAAATTTTCCATTTGCTTCCGCAACAAATCGTTTTCTGCTTGTAATTTTAAATTCTCTTTCTCCTTTTCTAAAAGATTCTTTTCTAAAAATTGGAAATTTTCTTTGCAATAATGTTTGTCCATAGAATCTTTTGAATAAAAACTTTTTTGACAAAATTCACAAATAAATTCTCCCGTGTTTATATTTCTAATTGATAAACAATATTTAGCCTTTTTTTGATGATTATTTAATGAACTTACAGAACAAAATTCTTTTTTACAGTATTCACATTTTAATGACATTTTAATTAAAAAAATAGATAAGATAATATTTTCATTTTTATATTTATGATTTGACAAAGTAATCCTTATTCACATTAAATTGAAGTTGAAGAAATTTAAATAGTTCAATATTTATGTTTAGTCCCAACTTACATGTCCCAGATAGATATATAAAAAATTTAATCGGTTCTAACTTATATTTTTCAAAAAGAATAATAGTATTTAATATACCTGTGAAAAAATGAAATCTTCTACCCATATTTTCCTTAATAATACATAAATCACCGTTTGGATTTTTTACATAAAAACTTTCTTCTAGTTTTATTATATCTATGTGTTTTGATGGCAAAGAATTAGTTGGTGGTTTATTTTCTAAAGATAATACTAGTCCCCTTACATATGGTAATTTCAATATCTCTTGGTAAGGATCCATTTTATTATAAATTTCTATATTTTAGATAACGAATTCAAATTATTTTTTAAAAATATAGAAATTAAAAAGTATCCAAATACTTTTTCAAATACTTTTTAATAAAAAACATTTTCAATTTCAAAATACAAAATTTTCTCTGCGCACACATCAAAATGTGCGCAGAGAAAATTAGCAGAAAATTTAAAATTATTCCTGATGTTTTATTAATAATTAACATAAAGTCATATTAACCTCACAGGTTGAATTTCAACCAAAAACAATGAAAAAAGTTGAATTTCAACCTAAAACAATGAAAAAAGTTGAAATTCAACTTTCAACCTTGCAGGTTGAAAAATTATTTTAAGAAATAAAATATATTATAAATGCCATTTATTTGTGAATATTGTTCAAAAGAATTAACTAGTCAAGTTTCTCTAGTAAGACATCAAAAAACTACAAAGTATTGTTTAAAAATCCAACAAAAAAATAACAAAAACATTAAAATTGAGCAACAAAAATTTATTTGTAGATTTTGTGATAAAAATTTTGCCTCAAAACAAAAATTAAATATCCACTTAGAAAAATCTTGTCCTAATAAATTAAATAAAATACTTTCTGATAACGAATCAAAGCTAATAGAGAAAGATGAAATTATAGAGAAGCAGAAAGAAGATATAAGTAATCTTGAAAAAAAAGTAATAGAATTGGAGGCAAAACTTGAGATATATAAAGAGCAAGGTGAGAAAAGTTTTGAAGTAGTTGAGCAGATTGCTAAGCAGCCGAAACAGCAAGTTAATAATAATCAGAAAATTTTGATAAATACTCCTTTGGATTTATCAAATGATGCTGTTGTTCAAGCAATTCAAGAAAAGTTTTCTCATGATTATTTGACTCAAGGACAGAAAGGTGTTGCGAAATTTGCATATGAAGTTATGTTGAAAGATGAGAATGGTAAACTTAAATATATTTGTACAGATCCATCTAGACAAATATTTCAATATAAAAATGATCAGGGTGTGATAGAAAAAGATGTTAGGGCAACTAGATTGACTAAGGCTATTTTAGATGCTGAGTTGAAACAAACATCTCATAAAATTGCTTGGGATAATATGAAAGATGGTGATAATGAAGTTTTTATGACCTATACTAATCATTACCAAGAGATTCAGGGTATGGAACAAGATAATAGTGAATTTAGTAAAGAATTAAGTTGTTTAACAGCAAAATAATTTTATATTTTCTTTGTATAAATGATATGTTTAGAAAATTATAATAGCTATGATGATAGTTCAAAATTATTTGTTAGTGCTCATGGTTTAATTACTGCAAAACATTTAGAAATAAATTTAGGAAATAGAAGAATATTGACTGTTCCACGTTACGGAGAATCTGCTAGACAAGGTGTGTCTAGAAAATTTTTAGAGTTAAGTAGTGAAGAGTACGGTCAAGTTATTTGTCTTCCTGAGGCAAGAAGTATTTTCTTAGCTGAGGCACAATCTAGATTTGGTCAACAATTTCAATTAATTATTCACGTAGATAAAATGCAGGACTGGTCATTAAATTTTATGATGGATTATATAAGAGATGATGATGAATCCCATCCGTATACTGTACATCCAGGGGGAATAGTCGATTTCAGCAATAGAGGTGTACTAAGTTGTCATAATTACAAACATTATACTAAGCAAGAATATAATGATATTAAACAATATCAAGAAACTAGAATAGACAATTTAGATGTGGAATTTTTTAAAGCAAAATTGTATGAGCATGCAAAAATTTGGCTTCCGTTAGTAAATAAAGAGGGTAATATAATACAAAATAACGTTGATTTATTAGATTTTTTATACAATCGAGCAGTTAAAAAGGTACAAAACGGGGAACAAATGACTTTTAGTCAAGTATTTACTTGTGATTTATCTGAACTTATCTCAAATAATATTATAAAAGATCGCAGTATAGTTAATTTGACGGCATGTAGAGATGTAGATGTACATTCTTATGGTATTGGGACATATCATATAGATACGAATACATGGACAAGAGATAAATATGATAAGGCTATAGCAACACAACAAATGAAAGAATCTCCGCAAAGATTTTTTAATTTGAGTTTGGATGATCATTGTAAACAACGTCATTGCGGAGGTGCTATAGGGATATTACCACACGATAATTCAGCTGATAATATATGTAAACAACAAGGTTGTTTAAAATGTGGAAATGAAGGAACTTGTGTAAGCTGTAGAGAAGGTGAAGCAATTTTAATTAATTGTAATAAAGATGTTACTATATGTTTAACAGCAGAAGAAATAGCAGATTTGGTTAAGATACACAAACCCGATGGATTTAAAAACCTACCAACTATGTTTCCAAGTTGTAATGTACCAGCACTTACACTTGCAGCACTATATAGTACAATTAACGAAGACAAATCAATCCGCGAAAAAGCAATTTATCATGTAAAGCATCATTTTGAGAAATGTAAAGACGACGTAAACCAGATATATGAAGCATATGTATCTTATATGGAAGATGTGGTATATGCTTTAAAATATACATTGAATAAAATACTTAAAGTATCGTTTGATAATACGTTGGCAACAATGGCAACATTTTTTAATAAGGCACCTGGACCTATAATAAAAAAAATTAATACATTAAAAACAATATTGGACTCTGGTGAAACTGAAGGGGTGAAGTATGATAAATTAGATAGATTGCTATCAGATATTTACATAGAGGAATTTGAACCATCTGAGGAGGCGGAGGCGAAACCGAATGTAATATTAAATTGTGAAGGAGAACATATACAAGTACCAATTGCTATAGTAACTGATTTAGTTAAACAAAAAATAGAAGACGAAGACAATCCATTTTTTGTAATAGAAGAAATACGTATTAATGATCATTGTTATATACCAGCCCTTACATTTGCAGCTCTTTATGCTACTGTGGAACCAGTAGACCACCATGTACAAACTTCAATCAATTATGTACAAAATGGATTTAACCTTCCAATAGTTAATAAAGATTCAGATTTGTTATTCAGAAACTACAAACAATACGTATCGCAAGTAGTTGGTTCTCTTAGATTATTACCGGATACTTTAAGAATCTCTTTCGATAAGACAATTTTACCAATTATACAAACAAACACCGTAGAGAGCAATCACAATGGTCAAAAAATATTTTCCTATGCTCCAAGCTTGGATCACAATGGTCAAGTAATAATAGAGAAATTAAAGCAATTACAAATGATAATATCTCATTTAACTCCTCAACCTCAATTTACTAAAAATATAGAAAATTTTTTACAGCATGATTTACCAGATCGCTAAACCCTATTACTATATTTGTGTAATATAGAATATTACACAAAAAAAAGAATTTAATTCTTTTTAGAATAAAATGGTTTTTCAAAACGCAAATCTGCTTAAAGTAAAAAATAATCTGTCTGATTTTCTTGGAGGAAAGGATCAAGAAAATAAATTTTCAATTTTAATAAATAAAATTGGAGCTCGTGTTGCAGGTGGATTCATATTAAAATCTCTTAACGATGAAGATATGGATTCTACAGATCTTGATATATATGTTTCATGTGACAATGCTATTCAATTACTAAATTTTCTTTACCTATTACCAACTGATGTATACATCCTAAATTCTATTCAAGCCCCGGCCTATGATCAATCATTTATGTTCAAAAATAAAATTATGAAACGTATATCGCTTGGAATAGGTATTTCAGATAAAATAGACATTATGTGTATTGAACAAGGATATCCTGTAGATGCAGTTGTGAATAATTTTGATCTTACTTTTTGCGAAGTATCATACGACGGAAATGATGTATCTGGAAATATAGGCGATGCTTTAGCAAAACGTGGTAAATTAAACGATGAGTATCGTAAGGCATTAATAGTATACCGAAATGGTTTTATACAAAAACGCATAAGGAAATATCTCAAAAGAGGATATCATATCGATATGTCTACTAACATGGGAGATGTTGCGTTAGAAATATCTAAGAGAGAAATTAGTTCAAGTGAAGGGTGGGTTTCAATGTTTATATACAAGTTACTCCTGGTACAGCTAGTATTCAAGGGAAATCATGTGGAGCAGGAATACAATCGTATTATATGGAGTTGTAACTATGATTTAAGTAGTTATACATTTGAAGCACTAAAAACATTAATTAGTAAAATTGATTTCAGTATTGATGATATAAGAGAAGTATATTCAGCGTATAGAACGTATGAAATGAATGTTGAAGAACCTACTAAATTGGTCGCATTGGCTCTTTTATTGATTTACGAATGGTTTTTTGATTTAATAAAGTACGGAACAAAATATTTAGAAATGATATCTGAATATATAGGAGTAGATGTGGAGTGGGTAATGCATGTCAGAGATCACCTATCGGGGGGTCATCATCAAAAATTAGAGGACGTGTTTGAAGATATAGACGTCCCAGATTATTATGAAGATATGATGATACATAGAAAACCGATTATAAACGCTTCGCGTGTAAAAAAACTAATGAAAAAAGTTAAAGCCATACCTCTACAACCAGATAACATCTTAGAGATGACGGATCTTGTAGAAGATTGTGAGAATGTTCTTGAATTATTGAAAGAAGATGGTAACAATCAAGAAGATTTGATAGATGCTGATGATGCTGTAATCGAGAGTGAGTTAAATAAACTTTTAAATGAACATGATGAAGCAAACGCTTTGTATTTAGAAAAACGCCAACCTTTAGAAGAATTCAGAAAACAGTATGAAATATTTCATCCGATGGATCCTCTTAACCCAAGTTTACATGTGTCTGTATTTGATCATCCTGGTTATAAAGAAGAAGCGGAAAGGTTACGTGACTATGCTAAAGATTCATTTAGTAAAAGCAGAGCACTTCATGATAAAATAACACAGTTTAAAGATGAAAATAAAGAAGTTTTAGCTAGGATAAAAGAGATACGAGATAAAGGAAGATACATAAACAATAAAGAATTTATTCAAGATAATAATAATCATTTTCTATTTGTAGTCCAGGAGGACGACATGGATAGAATAATATGTTTTGACATGGAAAATCTGATTAATATAATCGCAAATAAAAATGAATGGCTCGTGGAATGTATTGGAGAACTAATTAAAGCACCGAATGAAGAGGGTGTTTTGGAAGAAACAAACGATAAGCAGATGAAGTTCCCTCCAAAAAATGAGGCAACATTATATGTAGGTATACCTATTAATACAGATAATCTTAGGGCATTTATAACTGTAGGACAAATTAAAAGTCTATTAGAGATGCTTTGTAACGGTTTAAGAATTTTTTACCTTAAACCTGCCGAAGGAGATGCTGGATACATATCTCATACTGCTTCTTATAAAAATTCTTACAACTTAGCATATGCTAATTATGTAAGTACTAATCATTGCCAGGGAGGAAGTGCAATTGTTGTATATGATATCAAGATTTGTGAGGGTGAATGGTGTTCATTATCTAAAGAAACTGAACAAAAGCCTGCTCCTATCTTTTACGTAGACTTTCTAAATGACTAATTAATTCTTAAAAAAAATAAAATTGAAATTTTATGAAAAGTTAACACTAAAAGTTAGAAATGTCAACAAAAATTGTGGTAAAACTTGGTGGGTTCACCAATGGTATGTCTATTATTGATATAGAAAAAAAGGCTGAGGAGATAGGAAATTTCTATGAACAAATCATAGAAAGAATTAAGTGTTTTACATGGGATGGTGATCCATTTAAACAAAATGGCTCAAAATTAGATGAAGAAAGAGGTACTCCAGGTTGTTTTACTTACGCAATTAAAATTTTACGAGAGAGATTTCCTGATACTCCGTTTGTCGCAGTTAAGAGAGAAGATCAACTTCATAAATTAGAATCTAATTACTTTGATATTACTAAATACGGAAGTCTGGAAGTAGGGTGTGATGAAGATATTTTTGGTCCTATAGTAAAAGTGGCGGAAATAAGAAACACTTACTCGCCAAATTTACTTATTGACCAAGTTAATGTGATAACTGTCCCACCAAAGACTCACTGGTCTAAATTAGGTATTGAAAATATAAAGTTTTGGAAATTTTTAGGTTATTCTGTTCATTATGTTATGATAGGAGGTGGTAATGTAGTTAAAAAAGAGTTGGAGTATGTTAGTGATACATTAGATACAATCTGGTCTTTGGCAACAAGTAGGTTATCAACTAAGAAAGATGGACCTATTGAGTCTGTTAAATTTCGTTTTAGTACTAATGACGATACATTACCTTTTGAACTATTTTCATTTACTACTCCAAAATGGTGTAAAAAGATAGTTAAGTATACACCATCAATAAAAAATAAGAAAATAAAAAAGAAAAAATCTAAGAGATCTGGTAAAAATAAATATTATTAATAGCTTACTTTAGATTAGAATAATTAATGACAAAAAATTTATTATCTAAATGATAATAAATTTTTATATATATATATATAATATGAGTGTGTTTGAAATTTATAAAACAGATGAAAAAATCTATGATATTTATACATCAAATTACGAGCGTGCAAGTATGTTAGCACGTCATCTTTTTCCTCATAATACTTCAATCAAAATAGTTAGAAAGAAAGTGGGTATTAAATGTTCAGGATGTAAGGAAGTATTGGATGTTGATACTAAATGTTCTTGTTGGAATTTTAGTTAATATAGTTTAGTAGCTGTCATTACTGAAAATCCTTCACTAGATGACAAAATACTCCAGCAGTTATTTTGGTTACAGATTGCAACCAATTTAACTTGTTCGCTTGCTGTAGTACAATTATATATGTAATGCATATTAAATGTACCTTGACTAGCACCAGCTGCAGAAGTTATAAAACATGCCAATCTAGTAGAATAAGGTAATATCCCATTACTATCATCGATATGGAATCTTAAAAGACTAGATGCACTTGGATTATTCCATGCAAACCTTGCATCTACATTTATTGCCCAAACACCTTTGTCTAAAGTAACAGACATACCAGTGTCAGTATTAACAGCATTAGCAAGTGTTAGAGTGGTATTGAAAGGATCGGCCATATATGATCTGTGATAAACATTTTCACGATAATTTATCTCTTTACTTGTAGTATTATATTTAACATCATAGCCTAGAATATTACCACCTGTAGATCCTCCATTCGTGACAGAATCAGTATTTGGTCTAAGAGATTGAACATATAATCCAGGTGTACTAACTGAAAGTAAAGTACCTTCTGCATTAAGACCAATTGCGCCTTGTATATCTACTTTTGTATTTGAACCAATAGCAATAGAATTTTGACCTTGGAATGTATTCCCACCAGCATTATATCCTATCGCTACTGAACCTGTACCTTGTCCTCCAGTTGCTGCAAGATAACCTATAGCTACTGCACCTAGGTCTTGTCCTGGGGATTCTCCACCAGAAGATTGTCCTAAATTAACTGTTCCTGTGAAAGAATTACTAGGACCAGTAGGTCCGGTATATCCTGTATATCCAGTGGGGCCTGTGGGGCCTGTACTATTAATTTGTTCAAAATTTGAAACATTTATATTTCCTCCCATGCCAGCATGGTTTTGACAATAGTAATATAAAATATTCGGAGCATCTAAAGGTACTGTAAATGTTGAAATTAAAGTAGAACCAGCAACCCCTCCGTTATTTCCCCAACCGTCTGTATACTGTACACCACCACTACTATGTGTGCCATCAGATGTTGTTGATAATGCAAGAGGATGATTTGAATTTAAATTGTCTGTTTGGTTAAAGGTATAGGTAAATCCTCTAATTACATTCAATGTAGCTTGTTCTACTCCATCTATTGAAAATTTACTACTCATAGCAGTAACATTATAATTTCTTACAATATTAGATGGACCAGTAGGACCTGTATAACCTGTATAACCTGTGTAACCAGTTGTACCAACTCCAGTAGGACCAGTATAACCAGTATAACCTATAGATCCAGTATCTCCTTTACTTCCGGTATAACCAATAGGTCCGGTATCTCCTTTACTTCCGGTATAACCAATAGGTCCGGTATCTCCTTTACTTCCGGTATAACCAGTAGGTCCAGTATCTCCTGAATAACCTGTGGGTCCTGTTGAGCCAATTTGTCCAGTGGAGCCAGTAAATCCTGTAGGTCCTCGAATTCCAGTATATCCTGTAGGTCCTGAACAACCAGTGTGTCCTGTTGGACCTACAGGTCCAGTATCACCTTTAGGACCGGTATGACCTGAATAACCGGTATCACCTTTGGGACCGGTTGATCCTATATAACCTGTTGGTCCAGTAGCCCCGGTTCCACTACTTTCACCGGTATCACCTTTGGGACCGGTTGGTCCTATATAACCTGTTGGTCCAGTAGCCCCGGTTCCACTACTTTCACCGGTATCACCTTTGGGACCGGTTGGTCCCGTATAACCTGTTGGTCCAGTAGCTCCAGTATCACCATTTTCACCGGTATCACCTTTGGGACCTGTTGGTCCTATATAACCTGTTGGTCCAGTAGCTCCAGTATCACCACTTTCACCGGTATCACCTTTGGGACCTGTTGGTCCTATATAACCTGTTGGTCCAGTAGCTCCAGTATCACCACTTTCACCGGTATCACCTTTAGGACCGGTTGATCCTATATAACCTGTTGGTCCAGTTTCACTACTATCACCGGTATCACCTTTAGGACCGGTTGGTCCAGTATACCCTGTTGCTCCAGTTTCACTACTATCACCGGTATCACCTTTGGGACCGGTTGGTCCAGTTGGTCCAGTAGTACCAGTACTAGAAGAACCTCCTCCTGGACCAGTTGGTCCAGTAACAGAATTGTTTTTTGAAGTGATCCATTCACCGTTACTATAAATTAATGTACTTAGTTCAGTTAAATCAGAATCATTAATTGGGATATTAAGTAGTTTATCTGCGTTAAATACGGGTTGATTAGTTAAAGAAGCACTATCAGTAACAGAATTTTTTTGTATTTTAAATGACATTTATTATTATATAATAAAAATTAATTTTAGGAGTATAAATTATATGTTTTTATTTGTTTTTTTAAGCGTATAATTTCTTTAGTCTTAATAATAATCTGCTGTTGTAGATCAGAAATTATATTTAGTTTTTTTTTGTTATAATCATTTAAGATTTGTTTATGCTTTTTAGTATTTATTATTAATTTATCATTCAATTTTTCATTTTCTGATTTCAATGTTTCTAATTTTTTTCTTAAATATTTTTCAACATAATTAGAGTGTATTTCTAATTCCAAGTATTTAGCGTAGTAATCTTCCTCTTTATATAAAAAATTTCCCATTTATTTAAACATAATAATTTAAATGATTTTCATAATACGTATTATGAAAATTAAAGAATGAATTAATTTTGTCTTTTTTAATGAGTTTGTGTAAGATTTCTAAAATAAAATTTAAATTAAATCTATTATAATAAATGAATTTCAATTTCTTGCAGATTTTTACACTTGTTTTAATTTTATTAACTATAGTTTGCACTATATTTTGGGTATATTATATGTATAAATATTTTACATTAAAAGATAAAGATGATAAAACTAAAACTGAAAAAGAAAAAATTAAGAAGAAAATAATCATTTATTCAATGATTATTGGGGTATATATTATCGCAATTGTTGTATTATCAGTTATAAATCATTATCATCATAAAGAAGCAAATAATAATTTTAGTTTTGGTACAAAAAAGCCAGTAACTCATTTAGCATACGAGATTTAATTGGGCTTCTTGAATTTACAATGAACCCAAACAAAGTGAAATTAAAAATATAAATAATTATAAAACTTGTTATAAAAAATAAAGAAAGTTTAATAATATCTTTCACTTTGATGCCATTCATTCTCAAACCTCATAATTTTTTTTTATTTTGTTTTCAATTTTATAAATGGACGTCGCGTTATATGATTCCTCACATTCAGTAGGAAGCTTATCTGGATCTGGCATATCTGAAAGGATGCAAATGATACAAGATATGCTACCATATCCTACTATGCATAGTATGGATCCTAACTATTTTGAAAGATCTGTACCACCTTTAATATTACCAGAAGTAAATGAATTATTTGAGGTATTTAATTCTGTTGTAAAGTACGATAAAGAAAAGAAAACTGCAGAAAGATTAAATATTGATCATGATAACTATATGAAAACTGTTAAAATATTACAAAAATTCCAAAAAGAAGGAAGATTTAAAGATGATAATGAGTTTACTTTAAATAAAACATATTGGAAATCAGCAGCTGAACTCGCTGAATGGAAAAAACACAATATCAAAGTTTGGTATGAACCAGTACATGGCAAAATACAAAAAGAATATGCAGAAGGTTTAGTGGGTTTTGTACCTGGTGATATCGTAACTAGAAAAGGAGCTGGAGCTGCTCCTTTTGAACATTGGGGTATTTATATTGGTGAATTAGATGGAGAAGGATACACTCTAGAAATAGTAAGAGATCAAGAAGATGGAGCTCAAGCCGATATAAGACTTACACCTATGAGTCAATTTGTAGTAAATCAAAATTATCCTATGTTTTTATCATCTACTATTAGTTCGGATGGTAATGGTGGTTTTATAGACAGAAGAAAATTTGATCGTGAAGTTTCTTTATGGACTGGTTTAAAAAGTATTACAGTTCCTTGGGTTTATGGATTAGGATATGATCCAAATGAACATGGTGTTTATGATCAAACTTGTCAATCATATGTTAATATTCTTATTATGGGAGAAGCTTACACTACCCAAATTTGGGAAAATATATTCAATATGACTAATACAGCAATGACAATATATATGGGACAACTTATTACAAGGAAAATGTTAGAAAGACACCCAAATGTTTGTGTAGAACCTTGTAAGGATTATGTATTTGCAGGAAGAGGAAGCTTAGCTAAGGATTGTGTTTGTATTTCATCATGTGGAACCAGCATTCCTTTAGTAGGTAAATTAAGTGGCGGCAAGTCTTGGTGTTATGTTGACCAAGAGTGTGGAAAAAAGAATAATAGAGAAAAATATAAAGGTTATTATTACGATTATTGTGATAACAAAAATACTAAATTTGCATGTCAATCTGGTAAAGAAGGTAAATTTATACTTTGTAGTAATGTGTGAGAACTTTTTATTAGATGTTTTTATTCATATATATAAATAAATGAATAAAAAATTTATACTTAACATAGCTATTGTAGTTTTTTTTGTAATGTTTGTATACTCTGGTATCATAAAAATTAAAAACTTTGATAAAAAATCAACAATATTGGCTAAAAAAATTAATTGTACAAAGTTAATAGCTAATATTGGTATGGTACTAGTAATACTTTTAGAAATTATTGGTTCTTTATATCTGATATCCTACATATTATTTATGAAAGATAATAAAAATATATACCGTACTTTAGCTTTAATTTGTTTAACCTTATATTTAATATTCATGGTAGTTGTAACTTTTATTTATCATCCACCTACAGATAAATTAATTCCATTTATGTCTAATTTAACTACATTCGGTGGATTTCTTTTGATTCTTTATGTAATTATTTAATTTTCATACTATCATATTATTCTATAAAATTAAAGTATGAATTTGGGTCCATAGTAGAATTTCTCCTTCATCATCACAAAAATTCAATTTTTTTCCGTATTTTGTGTATCATCCAAATATAAAGATCTTTAGTATATTGGCGTGTACAAACCACTCTGTCTGATATTTTAATTCTTTTGAAATCTTAACGTAATTTTCTTAGTTTATAGGTGGATTATAATAGTTTACTATTTTAATATATAGTTTTTTAAATTCATTTAATAGAATAAATGAATTTAAATTTATTAGACATAGTATATATCATTCTACCAGGTTTGTTATGTTATGGAATACAAGCTATTTGTTCAGTAGGAAAAGATGCTGGAGGAAAAGTAAAATTTCGTCCCCCTGCCTGGTTTTTTAGTGTGATCTGGCCTATTTTATTTCTATTATTGGGAATATCATTAATGTTAAGTATGCGGAGAAATACTAATAAATATTTGACCTTTTTTATTTATACTCTATTGATATTAAGTCTTGTTTTATGGTTATTTTTTTATGGTTGTAGAAAAAATAAAATAGTTTCTCTTTGGATATTAATTATATCATTTAGCTTATCTTTATCGTGTTTTGCATTAGGGGACGTAACTATAAAATTGTTGTTATGTCCTTTTATAGCTTGGATACTATTTGCTATACTTATGAATAAAACTGAAGTTCAAACTATAGAATAATTAATTTAACAATGTTTTTTTGTATTTTTATTAAATACAAAAAATAACTGATATTATCCTTTTATTGTCCATTTAGAATCACAATTACAGCATGAAGCATATGTATTAAATCCTTCATCACAACTCCTTGATTGTTTTTGATAATAGAAAACTCTTTTACTTTTACATTTTTGACATTCCATACATCCTTCTATTACTTCAAATGGATTTTCAATAAAATCATCTTGTTCTTCCATGATAGTTTTGTACTCTTTGAAACATTCATGCTCCCAACCTAATTCCTTATTTTTAATAGTAGCAAGAATATTTTTAAGGGGTACTTTTTTTAAAATATCTCCGATGACTTGATAGATAAATGAATTGTATTGTTTAATATATTCTTCCTCTTCCTCTAAGTTCGAACAGCTTTTGTTAATATGTGATTCTATAATATCAATATTTTTTTGGTGAGTTAGAACTTTTTGTAAAGCTTTTTTTCCAGTTTGTCTTATATCCATGTTTCATTTATATGAGCAGACTTTGTTTTAAATTTTCATTTTTATTATTTATAGGTATTAAAAACTATAATAAAGTACTTATGGAATTAATTATTGATACCAGAGAACATGGATTGATAAAAATGTTAAAAGAAAATGATATTTCTTTTAATATTGAACAACTAGAATTGGGGGATGTTGTTTTGAAGAAAAATGAGGAAATATTACTTATAATAGAAAGAAAAAGTATATTAGACTTGAAGGCTAGTATAGTGGATGGTAGAAATAGAGAACAGAAAGCTAGGTTATTAAAAACATTTCCTCAAGAAAAAATTTTGTACTTGATTGAAGGATCTTTTAATAAAGATTTAGGTTTTAAAATGGGGGGTATTCCTTTGTCAACTTTGATTGGCAGTATGGTTAACACAATGTTCCGTGATGGAATAAAGGTATATAAGACTGAGAGTATGGTAGAGAGCGTAAATTTTATAATTAAAATGAAAGATAAATTTGATGAAGATGGGGATAAATTTTATAGTAATGTAGAAATTTCTGATGAAAAGTATTCCTCCTCACTTAAAAAGAGTAAAAAGGCTAACATGACTCCTAATGTATGGTTTATAAGTCAATTGTCCCTTATACCTCAAGTTACTGAAAAAATAGCAGTAGTGATAATTGAAAAATATCCGAGATTAGTAGATTTAATGGTAGAATATGAAAATACTCCAGAACATTTACGTCCTAAATTATTAGCTGACCTAACTTTTGAATTACAATCAGGAAAAACTAGGAGAATAGGTGACTCTATTTCAGGACGTATATATAAATTTTTTTACAGTATTAATGATTAATTTCTTGTATAAAAACAAATGACAGAATTTTTACCAAGTTTCATTATTATAATATGTGTAATAATAGTACCTACTATAGCTATAATATATTTATATAGTAAGCATAAACATGAACAATTTTTAATGGCAGATCCTAAATTAAATAAAATATTAGATAGATTTCATACTTTTTTTATCAAGGACAAGAAATGGCAATATCCATTAGAAAAATTAAATAATAAGAATATAATGCAAGAAGTTACATTTTACAGGGGTGAAAAAAGTTATACATTAAATAAAGAAGTAGTATATATATGTCTTAAAGACGATGACGGTGAATATTATGACGAAAATATGTTAATATATGTGATAGCTCACGAAATTGCGCATGTTTTATGTCCAGAAGTTGGACATACTGATTTATTTTTTGAGATTAATGAGATTCTTCTAAATGAATTAGAAAAAGAAGGTATATATAATTCTTCCGTTCCAGTAATTAGGAATTATTGTCAAAATGGTGATCCTGAATTGTAGATAATTAAAAATTGTTTGAGTACAAATTTAAACAATTTTATAACTGTATAATAAATATGTCTTCTAATTTTACGAGAGATAATCATTTAACAGTTTTTAATATAAATTCATTTGCCAAAAAAAATCCTATTTTTAATGCGAATTCTCTACAAGGTATTAAAATAATAACTGAACCTAGAGATTCAGGTGATGTACTATCTTATGATGGTAATAATATTATATTTTCCACAGGAATTACAGGACCTACAGGTTCGGTAGGTGTTGCTGGTCCTATTGGCGAACCTGGTTTCTCTAGCAATACAGGTTGTACAGGGGTAACAGGATATACTGGATTTACTGGTCCAACAGGTCCAAGCGGAGAAGCGGCTAATACGGGAGCAACAGGATATACTGGTTATACCGGTCCAGTTGGTTATACAGGAAATATGGGACCTACTGGACCTCGTGGTGAATTTGGAGGAGCTACTTTTGATTATAATTTTAATATGTCTACTATTATTGGAAATCCAGGAGATGGACATATAGGTTTAAATAATTCTCAGGTAGAAAATGTAAATACACTTTCTATTAGTCAAACAGATTATGATAGTGATAATATAAGAAATTTTTTGTTAACAATAAAGAACAATGATAGTACTATAAAAGGATTTTATAAAATATCAGAAGATGGGAATGTAGATAATTATGCTTTTTATGAAATAAATTCATTAATTGATAATGGAAATTGGTGGGTTATTAATTCGGGGTTCTTAAATACTAGTATTGAAGGATTTAGTTTTATTGGTAAAGTTTCTATTACATTTGCCTTAACAGGTAAGAAAGGTGATATAGGAAATACAGGTCCTACAGGGCCCAATTACTTTACACAAACGGGAAGTGATAACATATTCTACAAAGGAAATATAGGTATAAATAATGTTTCTCCGGAATACAGTCTTGATATTAAAGGGCAAATAAAAGTAACAACAGAGTATGTAAGTGGTACAAAAAGAATAATAGATTTTTACACTAATACTTCTAATACTAAAACTAATCGAGGCACAATAGAATGGAACGGTACCAATTTATTATATTCTAATTTTTGTGATAGTAGACTGAAAGAAGATTTCAAACCTATAACAAATCACTTTGAAATTCTTGATAAGTTGAATCCTGTAAATTTTAAGATGATTGGTTCTGACAAAAGAAAAGATGGTTTTATTGCTGACGAGGTATATAAAATTTATCCTGAGTCTACTTCTGGTATTCCTTTAGAAACTGATGATAATGGATTACCTATTTACATGGGATTAGACACGACTTTGTTGGTTCCCATGTTAACAAAATGTATTAAGGAACAAAAATCAGAGATTCATGATTTAAAAATTAATAATTTAAGACTTGAGAAAGAAATAATGATAATTAAACAACATCTAGGTATTTAGAACGTGTGATTGTAATTCTTTGATAAGAATTACAATATTACTTTATTTCTTCTTCAATATGAATCCAAATACTATCATAGTTATAATTAATAGTAAAATTACTACTAGTGTAATATTATAGAAGTTAAATATGGATGGTTTTGGTTTTTCAACATTTCCTAAATTGAGTGTATCGGCATCTCTAGGATCAGAGACAAGACGTTTTGTAACATTAGGTATATAAGTAATAGGTTTTCTATCTTTCATAGTACCATATGCACACTGATTATTCCATTTAACACCAGGAAACCATAAAAAGAATTTATTAGTGGGAATACTATGAATAAATTGGTTAAATGCATCTAAACCAGGAGAATTTTTCAATCTTAAATATTCTTGACCAGCAGTAGGTTGTACTTTATATGTGGGAGATGAAAATATAGTGTTAATGTAAGCTAGTAATACATCTTTATTAGCATTTACATTAATTTTAAAAATAGTTGGGTAAGGATCTGAAACAAGGAAATCTACCTCACCATTTTTATTAACTGTGCTTTGTCCAGTGGCTAAATATAAGTGATCAAATAAATCAAGTTTGATGACTACATAAAACATCAATAAGGTTAGTAAAATTGTTCCAGTTTGTTTTACAGTTTTAGAAGTTGATTTGCTAGCTACTGCTCCAAGAACTTCTTGTAAAACATTAGAACCGGTAATGCTTGCCATATTTGATACAAAAGTTTTTGCAACACCAGTTAAATTATCAGTATTAATAATTCCACCTGTATCTCCTAAAGCTACGTTACCTGCAGCACTAATAATTCCTTTTAATACCATTTTAATAAAGAACCAAAATTGATACATATTGGCTTTATCATTAGTATATTTTGGGTTAAGATTTATGTCTTTCATGCTAATCCCATTTTCATATCCTTCTTCGAATTCAACTACTGGAACGTTAGGAACTGCTGGATTTACCATATAATGGTTTAACTTTTCTAGCTTTTTGTCTGAAAAATTCGTATTCATGTGCCAACTATCATCATCATAACTTAATTGCTCAATCAGAGTAATTACTACCGCACATACAGTGTTACAATGGGTAGTTCTTCCCACCATTTCTGATATAAATCCATTTTGAGTACTAATTATATTATCCTTACTCATTAATTCTTCAGCTTCAAAATTAGACAATGAATCAACTGGTGTAAGTTTATTGCAACCAAATAATGAATAGTATTGTAAATTATTATTGAATAAATCTTGAGAACAACCACCATAGTTAGTGTAAGCCCAATCACAGAATGTTTTAAAACTATCAACACTGGTACAAGTAGCAAAATTTAAAATCATACCACCTTGGCTAGTAAATGCATTAGGGCCGAAACCACTTAAACAAAATACTCTTCCATCAGCAAATTTTCCATCAGGACCAACATTATATTCAGTGAACTTCCCATTAGGTAAATGAAAATCTTTTTCATAAGCATCGTAAAGTTGTTGAAATGTCATATTTTGATTGAGGAACGTTCCAAAAGGCACGGCAGGCATACCTGGATTGTCAGCTAAACTGACACATTTCATATCTTCTACTAGTTGTTCTGTTAGATAATTATCTGTTTCTAAGAAACTAAACATAAGGGATGAACAAGAGTGACTATAGTCGATAAATAAATTTTCAATAAATTCTTTTGGTGTAAAATCAGTAGGAGGTTTAGTAGTTTTACCGTCTTTGTCTTTAATCATATTCATGCAAAAATGTGGCACAAAGAATCTTTCTGCCACATCAACAGTAGAATCAAAAGCTCCAAATTCTAATTGTAAAAGTGCTGACCTAATAATCCTTCCTTTTTTGTCTACAAAAGTCATACCGATAGCAGTATGGTATACATTAACTAAAGGACAAATTTGTGTAACTAACATAGAGTCAATTAGTGATTCAGACACGTAAAAGAAGTTTATTTTAGCAATATTATCTTTCTGTTCATTTAAAAATTCAAACATTTGTTCATATCTAGCTTTATCAAATTGATATACTTGGAACATACCTTGATCTAAAATACCTGATTCAAAAGCATTACAGGCCTTACATCTTTTTTCATAACTATAATCGGAGTCACGATCGTGATGTTTAGAGGGGTTTTCAGGATCTTTTCCATAATCTGAATCGGTGAAAGGTAAACCACGGTCGTAATTTACAAAACTAGTTACTTTATCAAATTCTTTCATTGCATCTATTGAAATTGACTTAACTTTCTCTTTCAAATCCCCGAATTCATTTTTCAAATCCCCAAATTCATTTTTTAAACTGTTAAACATTTTTTATTTTATTAAATTTAAATAAATTTAATAAAATAAAAAATGTCATTCAAAGATAGTTGTAACTTTACAAAAGTTGTTCCTAATGAAAATATGTGCCATAATCATAAATCAGTTGGATCATTCAGACAAGGTATTTTTGACACTCAAGTGCTAAATGTTCAGAATCGTGCTGATATTCTTGCCTGGATTGAAGATAATAAGGATATAATTCATAGTGTTGAGTGTTTTCTTCTTAAACATCCTTTATTTGAATTCCCTTTACCAGCTTACCCAATTTTTCAATTTGTACATCATTCACAAATTGGTTTTATATTCAAAGATAAAGACGGAAAGCAAATTAGACATTTCTGTATGCAATTACAAAATGCCTGGTTCCCCGTAGTATCCCCAACCATTCCAGTTAATTTAGCTTATCCATGTAAAATTAAAGATGAAAATGGTTCGAAAATACATAATGTATTTTTGGATCCTACAGGAATTTATTGTAATTTCTTAGAAAAAGGTAATTACCTCGCAGAGGAGGAAGTGATGATGAATAAAAACACTTATTTTAGAGGTATAAATTTACAATATTTAGGAAGCACAGTAACTTTTGATTTCTTTGTTGAAAGTTATAAATTGTGGAGAATGCAAAATACTAATCTAAATAAAGACGAAATAAAACGTCTTGGTGGTTTAGATGGAGATAAAATTTCTCCGTTAATTAATCTAGGGTTATACGATGATTACAGTCAAAATGAGGACACCACTACTGTACAAGTAGGTGCAGTTGCACCTTTTAATAAACCAAGATTAAATGGAACTGAAGATGGTAAATTATTTGTATTTTCTACTTTCTCTCCTTCCTATTGGTCTTATAATGAAGGTGCTATTCTTAATTTTGCTAGTATTAAACCTACTGCTTCTTCACCACCATATGCAGTAGCTAATAAAATGAAAGATTTTGTTCAATGGACCTTTAATAATTTACAATGTTATAAAAATGACTTTGAGAATTTCCGTGGATACAGTAGAAATTATATTACCTTATCACCTTCAAGTTTGAGTTTTCCATGGATAAGTACCACTGACCTTACCCAGGAAGAACAAGATATTTTGAAGACGAGCCTACGAGGTGATTCTAAAAATTCTCCAACATTGTATAACGATGATGCTGAGTGGGATGATAATGGAGCATTTGAAAAAGCATTTGAAAAAGTAAGGGCTCATATTAAATCCTCAAGAAATTTAGGCAATATATTGCCAAATAAGTCAGGATCTGGTAGTGAAGAAACTAGTACCGTTGGATTCTTTGGTTATGACTATTCATCTTGTCCTTTTGTCCCAACTGGTGCTAATTATAACTGCGAGTTGTGGAGTTCAATGGTTGTAACACAAATTTTAAATACTGATAATTTTATTAAGGATGAAAAAAGTAAGGAGGTTTGTAAGGTAGAAAGGAAATTTAATTTCAATTTCCCAAATACCAAATTTGTACCATCTAGTGATGTTCCTAAAAAACCAGATACATCGAAAGAAGGTGTCTATAAGGGTCCTACAAACACTGAACCAAGTAATGTTGGTTTAGATGCTAATTACAATGTTAATGATAATCTAATGAGAGCCTATTCTGCTTATTGGCCGGTAGCAATCTATGAAGAGGGATATGAAAATGGTATTCCTGAACATGAATTTAATAATACAGATAAGTACGCTAATGACAGAGAAGAATATGCTAAACAATCTGCTATACTTGAATATTTCATGAAAGGATTAAATGTAGAAGCAGCTAGTGCAACCGGAAATTCTTTGATCAAAGCTCTAAGCGAAGTATTATCTTTCCCATTTGCTAAATTAATAGCTAATAAAACACTTGGTAATTCTAGTAAAACTATTTTACCTATGCTTACTACTATGATGTATATTCTATTCTTAGTTGAATTTTTAGAAGTAGAAACAATTTTCTTAGCAGGCTATCCAGTTAATGATATTAGTAAAGATACTTATACACCTCATAAATCTTTTGATTGTGAACCATTTGTTTACAAATTTAGCTTAGGATCATCAAATAAAAGAGGCAAAGCAAACTTAAAACTTTTCTTATCATTACTAGAATGGATTACTATGGGTAAAACTGAATTTTTAGGTGATTTTAAAATATTTAAAAATGCTGAATTAAGTTCATCTGAACGTAAAAGACTTGAAGATCTTGAAAACAAACTAAAAGATAATGCTAAAAATTTAGTTAAAGATGCTGAAAATTTATTACTTAAAAAGCCTACTGACATGGCAACATGTGATGCAGGTAAAGATGCTAAATCATGTGGAAAAGAACCTGCATCTGCAATATCAAGCCCTATTGAGTATGCTAAGTGGGTAACTTGTACAACTAAAAAGACTATTAATGATGCTAAAAATGAAATATGTGAAATAGGTAATACAATGAAGAAAGTTAAATATTATGGAGAAAATTTAGAGGGACTAGCTTCAAATGGAGTAGGATTAATAAGTAATTTTATTAAAGCAATAGATGATCCTAGTACAGATATAAAACTAGTTGAACTGTTGATTAATTTTGGTGCTAAGAAATTAAGTAAATTTGTTGAAATACTACTTGGTAATTTAAATAGATTTTCTACTTGGTGTCATCAAAATTATGAACTTCATCCTTATATTATGAATCAAACTTATTTTCATGAGAGTACTAATTACCCTGATAATAGAGTAGGTAGGTTTGGTAATTTAAGAAGAGAAGGTACCACAGCATTTTGTAAAGAACAGAAACTTGGACAATGTGCTTTAGCCAAAACACTTCCTCCTACTAAAAGTAAAGATGATCCAGAATTTTACGGGGATTATTTAGATAATGCAGAATTTTCTTTGTTAAATGTAGTTAAAAATAACACCGGTCTGGTATTACTAATTTTACTAATTATATTATTATTTGTTGGTTTATGGATATATCTTTATAGAAAAACAAAAGAACAATAATCTTTAAAAACTATTCTTAAAAGTATTAACTTTTAAGAATATACTCAAGATTTAAAATTAATTTAATTAAATGGTATTTTGGTAAAATATAAAAATGTTTGACAAATGGTCTATTGACGATTGGGAAATGGCTTTACATAAAATTACTTTTTATGGAACACCTTTATATATGATTTCGTGGGATGAGATTATTATTCAAGTCTCATATAGAGATGAATACATACCAGAAGAATATTGGCCAGCCGCTAATGAACATTTAAACACAGAAATATTTGAAGAAGAAATAGATGATAAAACACCAATTGATTTATTTTTGGTTATTTTTGATGCATTAAAAACTATTTATAAAAAATATGATAAATTTTTACCAAAAAATTTAAAATCAATGAAAGAATATTTTAATCCTGAAAATTGCTGGACTGAAATCTATAATAGTTTAGATGACTTTTTTTATGGATTTTGTGCTCATATTGTAGATTCATATATTAACTCTATATTAAATATTAATAATAACTATTGTCATTTTAATCTTGAAGAAAATATGACAGATTTTATAAAATTATCATTTAAAATTACCGACAATCGTCTTAGAATACCTAATTCCGATCATTTTACATCTGTAATTAAAGATATTCATTTATTAAATGATCTTATTGAAGAAAGTAAAGATTACAAAAAGCATATTATCAAACTAAAAATAGATACAGTAAATCAAACAGTAATTGTTAAAAGTTTATTAAGATATTGTACTTATTATTTTAAACGAAGATACTTTTTTACCAAAAAAATAAAGAAAATTTACAAGAAACATAAATTACTTTTAGGCATGAAAAGTTTTATCAAGCGATCTAACTGTCCAATTGATATTTACAATAAAGTATATAAACATTTATTTTAGTCTAAAAAATATTATATTAATACAAAATGAATATTTACAACAGTAATCAAGAAATAAAAGATGATAACAATTTGTATGCAGCTTTTAACAAATTTATATTTAGCGATGATCGGAAACTATTACACAAGTTATTATATAGACATCAATTTTTTTTAATGACAAAAGATTTACCAGGAGATATTGTAGAGTGTGGGGTGTTTAAAGGATCTGGCATTTTCACATGGTCTAAATTAATCGAACTCTATGCTCCGTTTGAAATTAAGAAAGTTATAGGATTTGATTATTTTGGTCAAGAATTTGTGGAATCTTTGTCAGAAAAAGACCGTGATGGAATGAAACAAGTTTTCTCAAGATGCCAAGCAACAAACAGTGAAATTTCTGATTTGACAATAGGAGAAAATTTAATTGATATTGGAATAAAAAGTAATAAGTTTGAATTAATTAAAGGTGATATATCAATTACTTCACGTGAATATGCTATGAATAACCCTGGTTTCAGAATTTCTATTTTGTATATGGATTTAGATATTGAAGAGCCGACTTTAGATACAATGGAAAATCTCTGGGATAAAATAGTTCCTGGAGGAATTATAGTATTTGATGAATATGGATATGGTGCTTGGACAGAAAGTAATGCAGTAGATAAATTTATTAAAAAATATAATCTTAAATTAGAAAAAACTCAGGTTATAGCCCCTACTGCCTATATTATTAAAAAATAAATCATCTAAAACATTAATATTATATTTATAAAATGACAAAATTAATTATATTTGATCTTGACGGAGTATTAGTAGACTCTAGAAATATGCATTATGATGCTCTTAATAGAGCTCTTTTTGATATTAACTCAAATTTTGTTATTAGCAAAGACGAGCACTTATCAATTTTTGATGGTCTTTCTACTACTAAAAAATTAAAAATTTTAGAAGAGAGAGGACTTTCAAAAGTATATCACGATGATATTTGGAAGAAAAAACAAGAGTATACAAATAAAATTATTAACGAAGAGTATTGTTACGACGAAAGAATTAGAACAATACTACAAAGCTTAAAATCCGAAGGAGTACTAATTTATGTAGCTTCTAATTGTGTTTACAAGACTATACAAACTGTTTTAAATAAAAAAGGTTTTACAGAATATATTGACTATTTTATATCAAACGAAGATGTTAAAAATCCCAAACCTTCACCTGAAATTTATTTCAAGTGTATGATGAGAGCCAATTGTGGTGTAGAAGATACATATATCATTGAAGATTCACCAATTGGTAGAAAAGCAGCTTATAGTTCAGGTGCTAACGTAATAGAAGTTGAAAATCCCAGCCAAGTTACTTATGAATTAATTAAAAAGTATATTTCTACAACAGAATCTAAGAATTCTAAACCTAAATGGAATGGTAAATGTAATATAGTTATACCAATGGCTGGAGAGGGAAGTAGGTTTGCTAAACAAGGTTATACATTTCCCAAACCATTAATAGATGTTAATGGTAAACCAATGATTCAAGTTGTTATTGATAATTTGAATATGGGTAAACAAGCAAAATTTATTTTTATATGTAGAAAAGAACACGTAGAAAAATATAATTTGGTACATTTATTACAAGCTTATTCAGATAATTGCGAAATAATTGTTACTGATGGATTAACGGAAGGGGCTGCTTGTTCTATTCTTCTAGCGAAAGAATTTATAAATAATGAAGATCATTTAATTCTAGCCAATTCCGACCAATTTATGGAGTGGGATTCAAATCAATTTATGTATTCTATGATAGCTGATGAAATTGATGCTGGAATTTGTACATTTAAAAACAGTCATCCTAAATGGAGTTTTGCTAAACTTAATGAAAAAGGATTTGTTTGTCAAGTTGCTGAAAAAGATCCTATATCTGATAATGCTACAACAGGAATTTATTATTGGAAAAAAGGGTCAGATTTTGTTAAATATGCTGAACAAATGATAGATAAGGATATTAGAGTTAATAACGAATTCTATACATGTCCTGTTTTTAATGAAGCAATTGAAGACGAAAAATTAATCAAAATTTTTCCTATAGAAAAAATGTGGGGTATTGGTATCCCTGAAGATTTAGAGTATTTTTTGAAACATTACAAAGAGTAATAATTTATAACTTATTAAAAGTTATAAATTCATAAATTTATCTTTGAATATCACTAGACTCAGTATCTAACCCAAATTTGGGACTATAGATTAATCTATGAGGTGTGAAATCAATATTTAAACCAAAGTATAATCCACATTCTAATATCCAATAATCAACTGGAAAGTAAAAACTGTATTTATGAACACTTTCTATAAGTTTCTGGGCACCTTCAGGACTTAGTAAGTATCCAAATGTTCCACCACCGGATAAACCAACGCCATCCTTTTGACCATATTTTTTAATCTGGTCAAAAGAAATTACTTCATATTTTTTGTATTCTGTTAGTAAAAAATTTTCAGGTAAATTATTAGATCTTAAGTTAGATTCATGATCATGAAATCCTAAAAATAATACGTCTCTTAAATCGTCTAATACATTTCCTAATCTATCAACAAATTGTTCACAAAACGTTATATCATCTTCCATAATTAACATTGGTTTGTTAAGACTTACTGTTTCTTTCCATAAGTTATAATGACTCAAAGCACATCCTATTACTCCTCCTGTATTTTTGCTGATAAAATTATGAGTTAGTATAAATGGTATATTTAATTCATTATAATTTACTGCATCACCCTTGATTGCTTCAAATCTCTTTATATTGTGAACTTGACTTGAGATACAAATATTTCTATGGTTTTCCCATTTTTCAGTTCTATAATTAAGATTAATGGTTCTTTTTTCTAGTTCACTTACTTTTATTAGTCCTAAAATTCTTGGTATAAATGAATATTTTCTTAATATTAGTTGTTTCATTTCTTTTATAACACTCAATCTTTTTTCCCACTGGTTACTCATTATTGTTTGTCTAATTTTCCGTATACTATTAGTAATATTATATAAATCTAAACTAACATAACACAGTGGATTAAAAAAAGAATCAATATTCGTACACCCCCAATAAAATATTAAACATTCTGATAAAATAGCATCAACAAATTTTTCTGTAAAAAAATTATCTTTGGATACATTTTCAGCTATGAAAGTATATTTATAAGGAAATAATCCTTGGTTTTTTCCATCGTCTAACCTTCCACAATAATTCGAAAAATTATGATTATTATCCCATCCATAAATATCAAAATCTAACTCTTTTTCAGCTTCTTTGAGAAAATCAATTCTTAATCGATGCCCTTCGTATATATATTGTGATGAAACAATACTACTTACTACAATATCTTTGGTTTTTGTAGGAGAAGTTTGTTCTAATTCTTTTAAATCACTATTAAGCCACCACTCTGTATTAGTCCTATAAGATTCGTCCATAAAATAAAAGTAATCCTTTTTGTCATTATACCATTGCCACCTATCAGCAAAAAATGTATCTGGCTCCATTCCAAATACAATAGTTTTATTTTTATCATAGTAAGAATTTTCAGGAGGTTTATTAATAATAACCCAATAATCTGGATCATCATTTGTATATTCTATTGGGTAATCACCGATCAATTTTTCCCAGTCTTTATGTATTTTTTCTGTACATGTCCAATTACAAAGTATTTTAATTTTATATACTCTAGTAGGTTTATCTTCTTTTTTAATATTAACTTTATGATATTTTTGGAAAGATTGTAAAAAATGATGGTCAAATTTAGCCATTACCTTTTCAGGAGTGAATATTTTTGAATAATCGTTTGGAACTCTACGGTAATCATTAAAATTTGTAAAAATATTAATTAAATCTTCTTCATTTTTATAGTAAATTCCCGTTTCTTGTAAAACACTAATGTGATGTAAGTCCTCGTGAGGGTTTGGTTCACCTTCATGTTTCCAAGTTATAATAGGTGTTTGTAAAGTAGTAAATTCAGATATAGCCATCCCAAAACTTTCTCCTACACTTCGTGCATGAATCATAGCATCACATGAATTAATGAATTTACTTTTATCTTCTAGACTAGTCATTTTATCATAAAATTTAACTAAAGGATGATCTATAAATTTATTTATATTCATAAAAATAAAACTTATATCATTTCTAGTATCAACTATATGTTTTATAGCTTTGTGAACAAACTCTATATCAAAGCTTTCATAACCACCATAACATCCAAAAACATATTTAGAGTCGGATTCGTGGAGTTTTTCTTTAATTTGTGGTAAACTATGACAAATATGAGGAACTACGGGAGCATTACATTTATTTATATTTTCGCTTATACAACCATATATATCTCCATGTTTATTTTCTTCATTACATTGAAAAACACAATGAATAATATTTGTGGCATTATTTGAAATTATATGATCTTTTTCACCTGATTTTAATGTGTAAAAAATATCTGCTTTTATTTGAGTTAAAGTTTCATTAAGATCTGTATATTCACAAACATTAAAACTATTTAGAAATTTATCATGTATGCTTTTATCGTAAGTCAAACCAGTAGTTGGATGTCTATGTTCTTTATGATTTTCAGGTACAATTATATATACTATATGATCTAAATATGTATTGATATAACATGCATAGTCATATAATGCTATTTCTGATCCTCTTATTGAAAAATGATGAACATGTATTCCAATTATTTTCTTTGATTTGATACACACTTGACTAAAAACATTATCCATAAAATCTACAATTTTTAGTTCTGATAGTTCTCCTGAATTTAAAGAATATATGTAAGAAGAATTTAAAAAAATAGTATAATATTTTAGACTTATTAGATATTTATAGTTGTCTCCTTTATACAAATTAATCATATCATAAAAAATAGTAGTAGAGCATGAAATAATGTACTCATCATTAACTACAAAATAATATAAATCAGGATTTTGTTCATAACTAAAACTATTTAAATAATCTTTGTGAAATTCTAAATCTATATTAGGAAAATTATTTTGAAATACATATTTCCAAAGTGTACCTTGTTTAGTATCTTCTAAATTTATTTCATTAGAAATAATTACTTTTTTTAAGATTTCTTGTTCACTTTGATTATTAAGTAAATATAGATATAAACTCCGTAGGTGTGCACTGAAAAAAAATTCACTGGTTGCCTTTAAAACATATATTATTTTCATTTAATTTATTGAGATTAAAAGTTTAAATATGTTATAAATTTATAATATATTTATTATTAAGTAATTAGATATCTCCATTCTTTTTAGCTTGCTCAAGTTGAAGACTAATTTTGTCATCAATACTATTTGAAGACGAACTATTTGGATTTTCCAAATTATTCATATTTCCCATCATACTCATCATTGGACCTAACATACTCGCAATGTCTGGTGGTTGCCCACCATCACTTGATGCATTCATCATTGGCCCTGCTGCATTCATCATTGGTCCTAACATACTTGCAATATCAGGTGTTTGTCCCTCTTCACCAGAAGCATTCATCATTGGCCCTAACATACTTGCGATATCAGGAGTTTGTCCTTCCTCACCAGAAGCATTCATCATTGGCCCTAACATACTTGCGATATCAGGCATTTCACCATTTTCTGTATTTTGATTTAGATTAGATGTTAAATTTTGCATCATAGAATTAATCATGTTGACAGATTCGTTATTTTTGTCCTCTTCTTCTACCTCGTCATTAAGTTTAGTGACCATATTTTGTACTGTACCCATTAATTTATTAAGGTCTAAGGATCCATCCTGTAATCCATTACCCATTCCTTGTACTAAATCATTAAATACACCTGACTGCATAATAGTCGATACTGCTTCCATAGGATTAGAGGAATTTGGATCTACATTGTTTTCAATTTTATCAATTATATCAGTTAAGAAATTTGCTTCTCCGTCAACATTCTGAGATTCTTCTTTTTGTTGTTGTAAAATTTGTTTTGCTTTTCCTGTGGGATCTAAAATAGCAGAAATTATTAATAAATGTTGCCAAATGATTTTTTGTGTATCTTTTTGAGATAATTTAAGGATATTTTTAATATCTAAATATACACGATTAGAATAAGTAATATCTCCTTGAATACCTTCTATATCAAAATTAGATATAGATTCACGGTTTTCAATACAAAACGTTCTAAAACTAGTAATATGTTTTTGAATAGCGGTATCGTGAGATAGAGTAGTTTTACTTAATAAATGGTTATACAATTTAACACATTTATGTTCTTCGCCGAATTCCTCGAACAAATTATTGGTGAAATTTACTATGGCTTTAAATGCAACCAAAGACGTATCGGGTAGTACTGACATTTTAAATATTATATATATGATTTTAAATAGTTAAAAAAAAATTGATTTTTAAATATATAAAATTTATAAAAAAAAATGTCCTATTTATGTGAAAAATGCTGGATACCTTTTAAAACTCAAAAAAGTTTAGAATATCATAAAAATAAATCTAATATAGATTGTAATAAATGGAAAAATGTTATATTTACATGTATTAATTGTAATTATGTAACTAAAGGACTTAAAAATATAGAAATCCATATTAACAAATGCGAAGCTCATAGTGAATGTAATATACATACATCTAATCCAGTAGGAAAACTATCAGAAAAATATAACAAATTATTGGTAGAAAATAAGGATCTTAAAAATCAATTAGAAGAATTACTAGATATTAGGGACAAATATAATGATATAGAAAAACAATTAATTATTGAAAAAACAAAATGTAAATTATATAATAATATATTAGAAAACAATACCAATATTAAAATTGATGATATAGTAACAGAAACTGATAATAATATTAATATTATTAATCCTACTGATGCATTGAAAATCTTTATATATGAAAATTTCGAAAATAAACCTGATTTTACATTACTACACAAAGATAAAGAAGATACAAAAGAATTATGTAAAGAAGAAAAGAAGAAAAAGAGGCAAAAGTTCAGGCCAATTAAAACAGCTACTGAAATTATAATCAATGATGACATTATAGAAAAACAACAACATAATAACGAAGAACTAGGGCAAATAGTACAAAAATATACTTCTTTACAACCTTCAATAGAAAATATTAATGATGTATTCAAACAGTATCTTACACAAATTAAAGAAAACAAAAATTATACAAAGATATTACATTCATTACAAAATGACAGATTTAAAATATTTAAATTATGTAACTTAGATGATTATAAAGATTTATTAGCAAATCAAATTCAAGAGCTTGAAAATGTCTTCCGTACCAAAGGCTATTCAGATAGAAAGATACAAACTATAATTTTAAAGAATTTAAGTCCTCTAGAAACAAGATTATTATTTTATAGTAATTACTATAAGATTGAACTAGATACAGATGAAATAGAAATAGTAAAAGAAATGCTTCAAATACAAAATTGCGAAAATAATAGTTATACACCATTTGATATAAATAATCTGACTAGTAAATTCATGAATTATTCTGTAGTATTATTTCCATTAGATAAATTATTAGAAATTTATCTGTCTAATAGATTTGGATATCATAACATAATTTTTGTTCCTTTACCTAAAAATTCCTCTAATGATCCTTATAGCTTCTATATACTAGATAATGTATCCAACCAAGTTAAAAAATGGAAGATGGACTGTAGATTAGAAAATTTAATATCAGATTTGAAGGAGAAAGTTCTTCCATATATGGTTTCATTATTTAGAAAATTATACTTCGATATCTTTAATGATAATGAATTTAGAAGTAATTATACTAATTTTTGCCCTCTGTTAGAGTATGATTGTGAACAACTACTAGGTAATATAGTAAAGTTATTTAATCAAAAGGAGTTTTCCAAAAATGTTAAAAAAATAATTAAAGATAAATTTGTCTATAATCCAAGTGATAATGATAAATTTAATCTTTTAGCAGATGATCCACTACAAAAGAAAAGATTACTTGAACAAGAAGTTGACTTAGTTGATGTTATAAGATTATTATTTACAGGTATATCTTCACAAGATGCTGTAGATCTACTAAGAGAGAAAAATTTAATGATTTAAAAATAAATTAAAACTATATTTATTTTTAAAAAATGAGTAGTAACAAACGTTTGTTAAATTTAATATTGAAAACTTCTTCAAAAAAAAGAAAGTTAAATGAACCCACGTCTGCGCAAAAAGAAAAAGAAACAGAAAAGGAAGATCAAAAAGAAGTAGATGAAGAAAAGCTTAGTGAAGAAAAGCTTAGTGAAGAAGAAGAGGATGAAGATGACGAGGAAGAAGATGAAGAAGACCAGAGTTACGATGAAGATTATGAAGACGAAGAAGATTATTTAGAAAAGGAAATAGGAGGTGATAGCAATCTTAATGAAAGATATAAAGTTATAAAAAAAGAAGTTCTTAGAAATGAACCAAATGCCAAAGATCTTTTAACTCTACCAATGAGAACAGAAGATAGGGCAAGGCTTAGTTTGTACTTTGAAAATTACAAGAGTCACATTCCTTATTCCGTAGAATGGATTGAAAGTAGAGACACGTATAATAAATTATTAAAAGAATTTACTGAAGGATACAAATACTACGAACAATATTCTGACGCAGATATTAAAAAATTTGATATCGAAGAGTCGAAATTCAAAATGTTCAACCCACAATTAGCTTTAAAATACAAGATACTAAATCTTAACACTAGCCATTCTAATAAAGAAGTTATTTATAAAAAATACAATGAACTTATCAATATGGAAACTTCTGACGACGAATACGGAAAAACTAAAAATTGGTTAACATGGGCAACAGATATACCTCATAATACTATCAAAGAAATTAATATAGATTTACCAACTGAATTTATATGTAGAGCTAAAAAAATACTAGATAATGAACTATATGGGATGGAAAATGTAAAAGAACAAATTATTTTATTTTTATCATCAAAAATCAAATCACCTGATTTAATAAACACAAACCTTGCTCTTTTAGGACCACCTGGAACTGGTAAAACATCTATAGCTAGATTAATTTCAAAAATTATGGACTGGGGGTTTACTCAAATTTCATTTGGAGGAATTGAAAAACCCGATTTTCTAAAAGGTCATGAATATACTTATGTAGGCTCGGGACCTGGAGAAATAGTAAAATCTCTTAAAAAATTAAAATGTAAAAATGGTATTATATTTTTAGATGAGTTAGATAAAATATCCGATAATCCTGAACTTAATTCCGCATTACTTCATATTATAGATCCCACACAAAATATGGATTTTAGAGATATGTTCTTAAGTGAAATTTCTATAGATTTATCAAAGATATGGTGGGTTAGTTCATTAAATACCTTACCATCTGATAGCGCATTAACTGATAGATGGTCTGTAATTAAAATTGATGGTTATAACTATGAAGATAAAATAAACATAGTTCAAGATTATTTATTACCTAAGTCATTAATTAATTCTAAATTTAAAATCGATGATATAACTTTTTCTAAAGAAAGTATCAAACATTTTATACAAAAATATTCTAAAACCTCAGATAAAGGAGTACGTAGTATTGAGAAAAAAGTTAAAGATATTGTAAGTAAAATTAACTTTATTCTTACTCACCAAGATAATATAGGTAAACTTCCTTTTAAAGTTTCTTTTCAATTAAAGTATAAGATTGAAATACCTCTAATTATAACTAAAGATATTTTAGATACTGTATTGAGTGACAACTCTCCCGAAATTGATAAATTAATTCCATTTATGTATATTTAAACTATTTCTTTTATGAATGTATGAAAGAATATTTAATGAATATTTAATTAATATGTTATTTACAGTATTTTGAAACTGATTCTTTAATCTCATTTTATAAATGTATTCATTAAAAGTTTTTAAGTATATATAATAAATGATTATAGATATACTCTTAATAATAATTGCAATTACCATACCTATATTGTTCTATTTGATATTAAAGAAAAAATTAACCGGATATAGATGTATTAATAATAAGTGTATTTATACAAATAATAATAGTCAATTTAGAACATTAGAAAAATGTAAAGAACAGTGTGAAAACACAAATAATAAGTTAACAAAAAGTGTTAATGAAAAAAAAGATAAACCAATAAAACAAAAAATAATTAAGAAAAAAACTAGACCCAAACCCCCTAAAGAAATTATAATAAAACCTAAACAATATAGATGTGATGAGTCAAATTGTACTTGTAGTGAAGCTGATAGTAATTGGGTAGGGCCAGTTTATAATCATCAATCAATCTGCGAACTTAATTGTGCAAATTGTCATAATAATCTAACTAATAGTTATGCTATCAAACCTTCTACATACTATTCAGCTTTTCCTAACGTACCTTATTCTTATCCTTATTCTTATCCTTATCTCACAGATCCATACGACGAAGACCCTTACTTACGATACCCATATGGTTTAGAACCACCACCAGTTTTTAGACCATCATTATGTAGTGATAGAAGGTAGTTTAAAAACTATTTTTTTAAAATAAATGATCACTTTTAAATGTATATACAATAACGAAATATCTGATTTTATAGTAAAAAGAACAAGTGTCTCAATACAAAATAATAATATCAAAAAAATAATTGGATTTTTTGACTTAAAGTACTATTTAAACCAAAATAAATTAATTATTGAAAGTAATAATACAATAGATTTAATTATATCAGGTAATGGTATACAATCTTTATATTATACTATTAAAAAATATATAAATAATTTAAACTATGAAATTAAACTAAGCGATTTAATAATTCCTAACCATAAAAATATTCATTTTCAATGTGTGATTTGTTTAGAAAATAAAAACATAGACATAATTAAACTAAAATGTTGTGATAACATAATTCATTATGATTGTTACTTGAGTTATGTAAAAATTATTGATAAATATAGTTGCCCTATATGTAGAAATGAAACATGTTTAATTTGAAGATAAATTTTTAAACATTTTATTTATATTAATAAATAAAATGGAATATTTAAGAAGTAGTAAAGCAGGACTAGAAATAGAAACTTGTTTATATAATACTGATTACGCAGGACAACAATGGCAAATAACACCCTTTGAAATAATTGATGGGTTTATATTACATCTTAGAGGGTGTTTAGATGATTATGATACAAAACTTTTATTAGCTCATGATGTAAATATAGATTATACAAATTGGCAACTAGTTGGTGATCGTAGTATAAGATGTCCAATTAATTTGGAACAAGTTGATGAGTTAGAAGATGAAGAAATAGAATATGCTGAAGATTATAGACTAGCTGTATCAGACGAAGATCTTTTTAATTATGCATCAGTTGAAATAGTAACATCAGTATATGATTACGATAATATTGACTTGTTAACTAGAATAATTGACCGTTGTCTTTTAAGCGATGATTATGCTTATGGTTTTAATAGTTCTCAAGGAATTCATTATAATATTAGTAATACTATAATAAATAGTCAAAGTGAAAATGACAGGCTTCAAACGATACAAAAAATTTTAGAATTAGTATGGATATTGGAACCTTTGATAATTTCGTATTTACCAGAATACAGACAAAATGAAGTGATAGACGGGACATTTTGTAATAGTTTACGTAAAGTTTTTGGTAGTTTAAAAAATATGAAAAGTAACTGGAAAAGATTTTTTACAATAAAGAAAGAAAAACACAAGGAAGTAAATAATGGACTTGGAAAATTTTTCTTACCTAAATATACTATGATTAATGTAAAAAATATAACAGAAGAAAGTTCAGAAGGTGTATATTTTGAGTTTAGATTTGGTTCAATACATATGATTAGTGAAGTAATGAAAGCATGGATTAAAATGCTGTCAGTTATTATTGCATCAGCTCTTAGCCCACCTTTATATGAAATATTAGCTAATACTATTAAATTATCTTTAGAAAAACAAGAGAAGCAATTTACACAAGTATTACTAGATATAGGAGGACGTGAAATGTTTGATGACACAATTGGGATCATAGAAAGATTACCAACTGAAGGAGGACCTGGAACTGGATAATTAAATATCTAATATTTTAGAGAATATATGATGATTTATAAATCATCATATAAGGCTATTTTTATATTATAATTTTAATTTAAATAATTTGTGCAACTTTCCTTAATTTAATTTATCAAAATGTTATCGATTTGACAATACCTTGGTAACACAGAGATTACTCCTAATCTTCCAAACCGTCACTAACCTGTTTAAGCTCGAAATCATCAATAAGCTGCCTCATAGCTGCTTCAGTTTTACTGGCGTTTATTTGGGCCCTGTAGAGATTTATATAAGCTTCCCATTCTTCAGGACTTAAGGCAAGATCAACACCTCCAGTCGTACATATAGTATTAATATTTGTAACACAAACGTCGACAAAATTTTTCAATTGCCCCAATTCTATAGATACTATATCTATATTTTCCCCAGTATATTTACTTAGATTTCTAATTTCTAAGATATTATATTGTTCTTCGTGAGCCCATTCATTAATATCAGTTGCATCATACGACGCATGTCCAACACCTTCGAAAATTAAACCGCTATTATCATGATTAAATATACCTCTTATTTTAGTTACTTGACCATGAAACACTAGAGCTTGTATTGGTTGCATCTCCATAGCATTGGCAATTTTTTCGTTCTGATTTTTAAAACTATATGTTATTGAATCTCCTTCAATAGATATATCTTTAACTCCTTCTATACCCGATTCTATCTGATCAGAGTAAATACGCATTTTACTAATGTTTAATTTTGGATAATCTTTTCTAAACCAATACCCATTAATCAATGGCCAATAATCTTTTAGAAAGAAATGATTATCCCTATACCACTTAGAAAAACTTGTCTGTTGTTCTTCATCTAATTCCCTCATTAAAAAGGATAAATTTGTTCTAGGTTTAATGGGAAACAGCTGCTTTAAATAATCGATCGGGGTACTTAGATCTGGACGGTCAAAACTGCGTGATCTAAATTCTATCACTATAGCTAATACCATCTCAAAACATATAGTATTTAATTTGGCATCAGTACCATCACCTGCTGGCTTTATATAGTTAAAGAGAAAATTACTTGTCATTTTGAAAGCGCTTTCTCTGAAGTTTTGTTTTGTAGCATAAGCTAACTGATCTTCATTATATCCTGGAGGAAGTTGGATGAAATCAGAACGAACTTCATTTGCAAATAATCTACATGTACCTAATAAATCTACACCAATTGAAATTTGAGGATTCCCTATTATAGGACATTGGTTAGTATACCTTACTCCTATATTATTTGGAGGGGGAGCACCTTGAGTTTTAAGATGATTCAAACTACAATCAGTATAAATTCTACCTGAACGACCATCAGGTGGCACTGGACCATCATCGGGATAATCTACTATAGCTAAAATCATGCGTTCTGAAACTTCATCATTTGCATTAGTAATTGGTAACATTGGTTCACCAAAATGCCGACATAATCTCGACATAAGTAGCTGTACAAACTTTGTACATACTAAGTTCCATTTCTCTTGAGAAGTGAATACTCCCAATATAAATTCAAGACTAAACAGACAATATGGGTTATATATCTCAGGTCTCACGCGTCTCTCTACCTGTTTATATGGAACAGGATGAAATTCCTCTAATGAGTATTGAATTTCAGGAATACCATCCATAAGTGGGTAGGGGACTTTTGATATTAAATCGTTATGGGGATTAAAAACTACAAGTTTTGTTTCCCATTCTATTCCGAATGTTTGAATACCGCTCATTTATTTTAGAATAATTAAAACATTTTTTAAAATAATTAGAAAAAGTTAACGATTTAAAAATTTACTTAGAACAACTAATTGATACCATTTTAGCACCACTTCCATCAATCACATTAACTGGAAATGCGTGATGCTCTTGAGTTATAGAATTATTCGTATTACTATCCATTTAATTTTTTATAAAGAAAAACAGTTTAAAAAAATAATCTATAAATAAAAGCTCCGTTGGCGCAATTGGATAGCGCATACGGCTTCTAACCGTGAGGTTGCGGGTTCGAATCCCGCACGGAGTATTTTTCAAAACAATGTTTTGTTTTGAAACAAAGAATGTGTTAAAATTATAAAATTGAATTCTATTAAGTAGGAAAATTCTAATAGAGAAACAATTAAAGATGAAGAAAAAAAAGACATCAACAAAACTAACATTCGACGAAATGTTAATAGATAATCGTAATAAGCGTAAAGGAAGAAAATACCGTAAACGACAACAAAAGCTTTTAAGAAAACTTCAATGTCCAAAGTTGATATGTCAACGAGAAAAAATACTTGATGACATACGGAATAAAAAGCAGTTATTATTGAAACAATTGGCGGAAGAAACTGAACAAAGAATTTCTGAACTTTTGAATAAAGACGAAAATCTGGCACAGACCTTACCTACACCTGTACTGCTCAATGATGATATGACAACACTTGATACACTGTTTCATAATATAAGTATATAAGAATGATAAAGATTATTTGTTATCTTAATAATAACAAATAATATTTCTTAGTAAAATACATTATCTTAAATTTCAAATATTGAAAAAACATATTATTCAATATTTGAAATTTAAGATAATATTTTAAAAGTATTCAATACTTTTTTGAGATACTTTATTATTTTTGATTTTTAAATTCTATACACAAAAAAATTCTCTGCGCACATCTAAAATGTGCGCAGAGAAAATATTCCAAAAAAAGTTTTATTCATGATTAAACATACTTAAAAAAATGGTATTTAATCAGAAATACCATTTGTGTCGAATTCTCTAAATTTTGTCAATATTCTCTAATTTTTGTAATCATTCGACAAAATTTAACATTTCTGAAATCTAAAATATTAATTCGACAAAATTTGTCGAATCAATATTTAAAGATAAGATATTTTAACTAAAATGACTAATAAGTGCGAATACTGTGAGAAGACTTATAGCTCCAAAGGAGCTTTAAATAAACATCAAAAAACTGCTAAATATTGTATAAAAATTCAAAATGAATTAAAAGATCCTGGTTCTCCAGAAATAGAGTTTAATCTTTTTCACTGTGAATACTGTAATAAAAACTTAACTTCAAAAATTAGATTAAAAACGCATCAAGAAAGTTGTATTAAAATGTTTCAACACCTTATCTCTGAAAAAGACTTGATAATTAAACAAAAAGATTTAGAAATAGAGCAAGAAATTATTGATAAAAAAACAATATTAAATCAATACAATTTAGATAATCAGACCTTAAAAGATCGTATTATAGAATTAGAAACTGAAAATCGTGTTTTACGTGAGCATTCAAAAGAGAACCAGTCTACAATCAATGAGATAGCTAAACAACCACGTATCGCTACAACGAATAATCATAACAAAATCTTAATTAATACACCTGTAGATTTATCACAACCAACAGTACAACATGCGATTCAAAATGGATTTTCGGATGAATATTTGGTTCAGGGTCAGAAAGGTGTTGCTAGATTTGCAGTAGATAATATGTTGAAGGATAAGGATGGTAAATTAATTTATATATGTACAGATCCTTCCAGGCAAATATTTCAGTATAAAAATGATCAGGGTAAGATTGAAAAGGATGTACGTGCGACTCGTTTGACGCAGGCACTTTTAGAGGCTGATATAAAGCAAACATCTCATAAGATTGCTTGGGATAATATGAAAGATGGTGATAATGAGATATTTATGACCTATACTAATCATTATCAGGATATTCAGGAGTTAGAGCAAGATAATAGTAAATTTAGTAAAGAATTGTGTTGTTTGACAACTAAGTAGAAGTATCCATAGCAATCATGTTATGTTTTACTAGGATTGAACATACTTCTTGTATAAATGATGTATTTTCTGTTACGTTTGTTACTCCACCTTCAATGATACCGTTTCCTCCAATCCCAGACCAAATTCCAGAGACTCTTTCGGGTATTCCAACACTGAAAGTTCTATTACCTGAGATTAGATAAACAGGAAGAGTTATATCTACACTGGATCCTATTGTTGAGATGGTAGTGTCATGTTGAGTGAAAGCTTGAAAAGATTCATCATCTAACGAATATAATAGAGTATTTTTAGGTATAGTAAAACTAGATATCACATTTTGACCACCTATTGTTATATCAACTACTCGATTTCTTGCAACATAAGGTTCTGCAGCAGATCTTGGGCAATTAGGATTAAAAGCTGGTGCTATACTACCACTTGCTGATTGTAATTTAAAAGACATTATTTTTATTTTTATCTAGAGAAAAGTTCTTAATGTAAATTAAAATTTTTTGTATATAATAAATGAGTTTTAGTGTATCAAGTATTGAGAATAAAATAGAAAAAAATGCATCATTAATTAATTTTAATTCTAATAAATTTATAGTTTGGGGAAGAAGTGGGTGGAATGGTAATGACGAAGTATGGTTAGGAAGAGGTCATGGTGAAACATTATCTGATTATGTTTCAAGATATATTACCCCTTACCCTGCCCAAATCAATAGAATGGTATTTTATTTTGATAGAGAAATGACAGGATCATGGCCAGATTCTGCTCAGTTCAAATTTCAAATTCATAAAGAATATCCCGTGTCAGGAGCAGGAAGCGAAGTTTCCCATCCACCCTGTACAGGAACTCCTGGAGAGGGAGCAGGAGTACAAATTTTTCCGGTAACTAGTGGTGACTGGTATACAGTTAATAAATCAGATCCGATATGTTTCAATAATGGTAATGATCCCCGAAATACAAATACTGGCGGATTGAGAGGGTGTTCATACTTGGAAGTATTTACTGATTTAACAGTTGAATCTTTTTCTGCACTATCCGTAGTAATTGATGGTAATTTGTCTTTAACAACTAACCCAGGTGAACTTTCAGTAGAAATTTATTTTAAAAATATATAAAATAGTTAAAATATAAATGTCCTTTAAAGTCTTTAATAAACTAGAAAAACAGATAACATCTAATCAGCAAAAAGTAAACAGTACTAACATAGATTTTTTAGATTATTCTGTTCAAAAAAACAAAGGAGGAACTTTCTTCTTTGGAAGAGGTGGTGGATTTACGGGTGGGCAATATACTGCACGTTATCTATCTCCTGCTAATAAAATAAATCTAGAATATTTAATAATTTATTTTGATACTGCTGCTACTGAATCTATAGATGCAAATTCTACTGTAGGTATAATAATATTTGGAACTAATCCAGCTTGGGGGGAAACACCAGAACCAGTTTGTGACGGAACAGGAGGAACTGCCGGTGCCAATTTATATCCAGGAGGTGGTGTAACTGACTTTTACACATTTAAAGATACTGATATAACTTGTATAAATCATGGTAGAGATCCACGTAATGCTACTTCAAATCCTATTGCTAAAAGATCATATATAAAAATAGATATAAACGTAGAGTGCCCTGCTAGTACATCATTAAGTCTTAGAATGAATCCTACACAAGCTTGGACTCAAGCTAATCCAGCTGATATAACCGCAGAACTTTATTATACAATGATTCAGTAATAAACTTAGAAATATAAAATAGTATTTTATATTTCAATTTATTTAGTTTTTAATTCATCTAGAACACAATTATAATTTTGAATTCTGTTTTTTTTAAGATAAGATATTTTTTGAAGAAATATGATTATTTTACGTTTAAAAATTTTGTGAAAAACTTTATTTACTAAATTATATTTTGGAATATTCTCTAAAGCTACAGTCATATGACCTGTAATAATTGTATATAGTATATATTGTAACGAATCTTCGTTCAACTTATTCATTCCTTTTATTATGATTCATAATTTATTTAATTACCAAACTTTAAGAGCAGATAATGTTGTATATCCATTTTGAGAATTGCTAATAACATAGAATGCATTAGCTACATCTGCATGACATGATAATTGTATAGTTTCGTTATCAGTAACACAATTATATATCATGGATAGAGGAGTAGTGCCTGCAACAATACCATTAGTTGGATTATTGACACCTAAAGATAATAATAGTCTTCGTGAGTTAGGAACTTCATTTACTGTTGAGCTATACAAGAATACATTTGCGTAAGAACTATTGGGAGCAGACTCTATGTACCATCTAATTTCAGAAGTTATTAACCATAATCCTTTTGTTAAAGTTACTAAACATCCTGTGATATCAGTTCTTGTTAAATAATCACCAATATAAATATTACTGACAGATGCTACCGTGTTATAGTAGTTCATAGCTCTATAACCAACTTCTTTTGTGTTATTATCGTAGGATAAGAAGTTGTTTCCACCAACTATAGATTGTTGGTTATTTCTAACAGGTTGTATATACAATCCTTCTGTTGAAACTGTTAAAGAATTACTATCGGCGTTGATACCAATACCACCAGCGGTATTAACTTTTGTATTTTTACCAATCGCAATAGAATTTTCTGGTTGTTCTGATGTTCCTCCTGCTGATTCACCAATTGCAATTGCACCTGGGGCTTGTCCTGTGTCTCCTGCTAAGTATCCTATAGCTATAGCTCCTAAACCTTGGTTATCATTACCTGCATTTTGACCTATAGCTACTGTACCAGTATAACTTAACGAAGGTCCTGTTGGACCGGTAGCACCAGTATTACTAGCAGAACCTGGAGCACCAGTATTACCAGTAGGTCCTGTAAATACATGTACAGTGGTTGGTACTTCATACACTACTACAAAAGGACAAATATTATATTGAGAAGATCCAATGTAATTTACGGCGATATTTGACTCAACTACACATGCTACTTGTGTAGTTGTGGTAGTTGTTATAAATGCTCTTGCTACTCCCCCAGCCCATATAGGTGGAGCTGAGAAGAAAGATGTTGAACCTCCTTCTCCAATCCAAGTACCAGTTGTGAGATTTTGCCACCTATAAGTAAAAACACCTTGATATTCAGAATAGCTAACTCTACCTACGTTGCATGTTAGATCATAAGTTTTCCCCGCTTCTAGAGTAATCACACCATTTTGTGGAGCAGAAATAGCATTTCCGTTAGTAAAATTAACTAGATCAAAAGGAATATACGAATTGGCAGTAGGATTTTGAACTTCACAACCTTGGTGGGTTGCATAAAGTACAGAAAGTTCAGTTGTGTTTAAAGATGGACCAGTTGGTCCAGTAATAGACATTCCTTGAGCACCGGTGGGACCGTCTAAACCTACCAAACCTATACCAGCAGGACCCGTATGTCCTCGGGGACCCTCTAAACCTATTAATCCAATACCAGCTGGACCAGTTGGTCCAGTTGAACCAGTATTAGAAGAGCTTCCATGAGCACCTGTAGGGCCTAATGCACTATTTAATTCTTCAGCTATTAGAAGTGGTGATTGTTTTTCACCTATTTTAATGCCATTACCAATATTAATTAAATTCATACCTAGAATATATTCCCATGTTCCAGCTGGTGGAGTGTCTATTATAGTCATTGAGAAAGTCTCGTTTATATTCATTTCTCCTTCAAGAACTATTAGAGGACCTAATGCTTTTAAATTTCCAGATGTAGGTGGATTAGTATAATTATATATAAAATTAGAATTATTACCTGGTGACATTCCCTCATTAAATCTAAAGAGAGCAGCATCAACATACCATGTTTGTTGAGAACTCTGTTCTACTACAGCGTCACCAAATGATGAGAATCTAACAGGTTGTCCCGTGGTAGTAATACTAACTACATTTAATTGTGTCCATAGTGTATAATCACTTGTACCTTGTGTATAGGGACCAATACTAACTTGTTCACTCATTGTAAAATTAGGAGGTGCATTAATAGCAGCAGGACCTGTTACACCGGTAGGACCAGTTGCACCTATATCTGCTATTTTCCCCCAATAAGTAGTATTGTCGGGAGTATTACCAGTAGTTGTAATAAGTGTAATGTATGAAGCATTGTTATAATACACTACATCTCCTACATTATATGTTATCACCCCGCTATAGGCACCTCTGTAATTAAATGTTTCTAGAGGTCCAGTTGGCCCAGTATTACCTGTATGACCGGTGTATCCAGTGAATCCTGTATACCCAGTTGGTCCAGTTGGCCCAGTATTACCTGTATGACCGGTGTATCCAGTGAATCCTGTATACCCAGTTGGTCCAGTAGCCCCCGTATGACCTGTAGACCCGGTTGGACCTGAATATCCTGTATATCCTGTGGCTCCGGAATAACCAGTAGTGCCTGTATGTCCAGTTGGGCCTGAATATCCTGTATACCCAGTAGTCCCGGTATAACCGATAGGACCCGTATGCCCTGTAGGTCCTGAATAACCAGTATATCCAGTGGCTCCGGTATTACTAGAGGAGCCATCTGAACCAGTAGGTCCTGTGACACCCATTGGTCCGGAATGTCCAGTATGTCCAGTAGCACCGGTATTTGTAGAAAATCCATCTGAACCGGTAGGACCTGTAACACCAATTGGGCCGGTATGTCCAGTATGTCCTGTAGACCCAATATCTCCAGTATGACCAGTAGGACCATAAGGACCTGTATGTCCGATAGGTCCAGTAGAACCAGTATTAGATGATTGTCCATTAGGACCAGTTGGTCCTAATGGACCTGTAGCCCCAGTTCCTGAAGAAGTTCCATTAGCGCCAGTTGGACCGGTAGTTGAATTATTGTTAGTTACTATCCATTGGTTATTATAATACAACAGAATACTATTGTCGCTAATATTACCATAATTTATAGGTACACCTAATAGTTTATCTGCATTAAATACTGGTTGTCTGGCTAATGATGCACTATCAGTTACCGATTGTTTTTGTATTTTAAATGACATTTTATCATAAATTAATATTATTTATTGTGTAATCAATCATTACTTTTAAAAATAAATTTAATTTTAAAAGAATACTTATTGGAATTAATAACAAACATGCCTCCTAAAAAAGCATCCCAGATTTATCAAAAGAAAAACCAAATTGATCATGTTCTAGACCGAACTGATATGTATGTTGGAAGCAAAAGACTTCGAGCATCAGATGAATTTATATACTGTAAAAAAACGCATAAAATAATAAAGAAATCTATTAAAACTTCTCCTGCTGTACTGAGAATTTTTGTAGAAGCATTATCAAACGCAATTGATAATGTTGAAAGAAGTAGTAAAACAAATAAATGTACTTATATAAATGTAAATATAGATAAAGAGACAGGAAGAATTACGATACAAAATGATGGTGAAATAATTCCAATTGAGATACATGACGAAGAAAATTGTTATATACATACTATGATTTTTGGACAAATGTTAACAGGTAGTAATTATAATGATGAAGAAGAGCGTTTAGTATCTGGACGCAATGGACTTGGAATTAAGCTTTGTAATATCTTTTCAACGGAGTTTTCGGTAGAAGGAATAGATCCTGCTAATAAAAAGAAATTTGTTCAGACATGGACAAATAATATGAAAAATACTTCAGAACCTACTATAAAAAGTTCTAGTTTGAAAAGAGGATATACAAAAGTGAGTTGGGTAATAGATTTAGAGAGATTTGGTTTAAAAGAGTTAACGGATGATTTGGTAAGTCTTTATAGCAAATATGTTATTGATTGCGCTATGTTGACCAAAGTTAAGGTAACTTTAAACGACGAGATTATGTCTGTAAAAAATTTATCTGAGTATTCTAATTTATATGATTTAGTATCAGATGAAAAAATTCAAATAAAGATGGGTTCATGTGAAGTAGTATTAACACCTTCTAAAACGTTTGAGGCAATATCATTTGTTAATGGCGTTTATACAAAACTAGGTGGTCAGCATGTTGAAACTTGGGTGGAATCATTACTAAGACCGTTAGTTGATAAATTTAATGGTAAAGACAAAAAATCTAAGACAAAGAGTCCCAAGTTAAATATATTAGATATAAAACAATTTTTTAGGATATTTGTAGTAGCGCAAATTGATAGGCCAGAGTTTGATAGTCAAGATAAGAATAAGTTAGAGTCTCCGGAAGTTTTGAGTGAAGTAAAGAAAAGTCATATAACAGCTATTAGTAAATGGTCAGTAATAGATCAGATAGAAGATATAATTAGAGCAAAGGAGATGTTAGTATTAAAGAAAAGTGAAAAAAGTTCTACAAAAACAAAGATTGAAGGTTACGATAGAGCAAATAAAGCAGGATCCAAAGATAGTAAAAATTGTTCTTTATATATAACAGAAGGGTTATCAGCTAAAACCTATGTAGTATGTGGAATAAAAGAGGGGTTATTTGATAGAAAAGGAAGAGATTGGAACGGTATTTTACCTATTCGAGGAAAACTATTAAATGTAAGAGATAAAGGGGCAACAGTAATTGCGGGAAATAAAGTGATTTGTTCGATTATACAAGCATTAGGTTTGAAACACGAATTAGATTATAAAATCGAGTCCAACTTTAACAAATTAAATTATGGTAAACTTATTTTAGTTGCTGATGCAGATACAGATGGTATTCATATAGAAGGATTGTTGATAAATTTTATACATTCATTATATCCTAGCTTATTGGAGCGTGATGAATCTTTCATAATTAGTTTGAAAACTCCTATAGCAAGAGTTAAAATAAGTAGAAATAAAGATAGATTATTTTATGATGAAAGAAGTTTTAACAATTGGTTGGCTGAACAGAAAGGAAAAGTAGAAACTAAATATTACAAAGGATTAGGAACAACAAAAGCTGAAGATGTTCCAGATACTTTTGGTAAGAAATTAGTTGAATTTAAAAGAGATGATACAACTTTTGAAAGTATGCAAAAAGCTTTTCATAAAAAATATTCAGATTTAAGAAAAGAATGGTTGGGAAAATATGATCCGTGTAATATCACATTTTCTTTGGACAATGTAGATAATATACATAAGATGAATATTACAGATTTTATAGATGAAGAATTGATTAAGTTCTCATACGCAGATTGTGGGAGATCAATTCCTAGCGGAATTGATGGTATGAAAGAATCACAAAGGAAAATTTTATTTGCAGTGAAGAAAAGGAAATTAAGTTATAGTGGTAAATCTTTGAAAGTAGCACAATTAGCAGGATATACAGCAGAGCATGCAAATTATCATCATGGTGAAAATAATTTACTTGACACTATAATTGGTATGGCGAATGAATTTCCTGGTACAAATAATATTCCTATTTTGTATAGAGATGGGCAATTTGGTACTCGTCTTGAAGGTGGTAATGATGCAGCAAATGGAAGGTATATTTTTACAAAGATGGAAGCATTAACAGAGTTGATTTATAAAAACGAAGATGAACCATTATTAAAACAGGTTAATGATGACGGAGACTGGGTACAACCAGAATTTTATATTCCAATATTACCAATGATACTTATTAATGGTTGTGTTGCAGGAATTGGAACAGGTTGGTCTTGTAATATCCCATGTTTTAACCCAAAAGATATAATAACCGGTATTAAGACATGGTTAGAATATGAAGGAGAAGTATATATACCAGATCCAGATAATGAAACCGAGTTGATATCTGTATTGCCTGAGTTTGAACCATGGTATAGAGGTTATAAAGGTTCGATAGAAGTAGATGGTGAAAATCGCTTTATATCTTATGGAATAATAGAAGAAACAGGTAAAAGAAATGAAGTAGAGGTGAAGGAGCTTCCAGTAGGAATGTGGACATCAAAATTTGTTGATTTTTGTGAAGATTTAAAGTCCTCTAAAGTAATAAAGGATGTATCCAACTACTCTACGCCAAAAGATGTTAAACTAATAATTAAAGAGTGTGGTTCAGGAGGTGATAAAAAAGCAATAAAGTGTGATTATGATAATTTAAAACTACATACATATCTGTATACATCTAATATGGTTGTTTTCGACGAAAATAGTAAGCTCAATAAATATGATAATGTAGATGATATACTGTGTAAATTTTGCGAGGTGAGGTATTCTTATTATGTAAAAAGAAAAGAATACCAAATTGATAGTTATAATAAACTGTTAAGGTTTCTTGGAAATAAAGAAAGATTTATTAAAGAAGTAATAAATGAAGATATAGATGTCATGAATGTAGAAGAAAAACTTATAATAAAAACTTTAGTTGAAAGAGAATATGACGAGGACCCTAAAAAATCAGATGACGAAGGTGGTTATGATTATTTGTTAAGACTTCCTGTACGGTCATTTACAAAAGAAAAAGTAAATCAACTTCAGGCAGATATATTATCTAACAAGAAGATTCTTGAATCAATTGAGAAAACTACTGAGAAAGAAATGTGGTTGAAAGAACTAGATGATTTTGAAAAAGAATATGATAAATGGTTAATTCAAATGGACAAAGAATTAATTTCAAAACCTAAGAAAAAATAATTGTAAATTTATTTGTCCCTATAATTTTATTAAATTATAGGGTCATTATCATTTTATTTCCGATATGACAGGAGTTATCGGCTTCCAATACATTGGCCAGTATTGAAAGCACTTAGAAAATAATAGGTTCATATACTTTAGCGCAATTATTCGAGTTCCTTTTTTCATTAAATTCTTGTATGTTAACAATAACAGTAAGTTTTTCTAACTCCTTTACTAAAAAATCAAAATGGTACATTCCGCCTAATATTATATATTCATCTGTTTTGTTATCATTGAAAATTATTGTAAGTAAAAAGTAATCAGTAACTTTTTGCCAATTCTCTTTTAATAATTTATGAATTATTTCTGGATCTTTAGTTTTAATATGCTTTGATATATTATCAAAGCTTTCTAAAATTTCATGTTTAATATTTTCCATTAATTTTTTGATATCTCCATCATATGAACTAGTATCAAGAAATTTTTTATCAAGTTTACATTTATTATGAAAACTATCAATGAATTTTTCTTGTATCAAACTAAAATTACCTTTTTTAAGTTTATTTTGAATATAGTTACCGTGATATAAAGTTTGGTGTAATTCTATTCCTAGAAACCATTGTCTAATATCGTAAGGTACAATTTTATATTTCTTATTCTGTTGTTCTAATGTTAAATATATATCAGTAATTGATTTTGATTCTAATTGAAGAATACTTTCTTCTGAAAGTGATTTATCATATTCTAGCAAAATAGAGCAATTGGGATTATCAGATATTCTTTTGGCACAATATTCCCAAGGTGAAATTTTGTTTCCCTTACATTCCCAATATTTTCCGTGTAATTCTCCGAGAATGGTAAATGTCTTTTTATCTAGATACAAAAGTTGAGCAATAGCGTATATACCGTTCATAAAAAATTCAGTTTCTGAAAATAATATCATTAATTTATTCTTTAAAAATATTTAAATTATATCTATAATAAAATGGAGAGTAAACATAGAATAGCGTATAAAGTTTTACAAAAATTACAAAGCTTTTCTAATAGCTATATAAACTTAATTATAGATTATAATTTAGAAATACCAGGTTTATCTTATCTTGATGAATTAGGATTATCAATTATAAGATTGAATTTAACTAAAATCCCTGAATGTGAGAATACAATAGCACATGTATTATCACATGAGTATGGTCATCACATGATGGGTCATGTTAAAGTTAATCCACAGTTTTTATCCATCTATGAATTAAATAAATGTGAAGATGAGGCCGATAGATATGCTAAAAGTTTTATTAGAGCGAATAAGTATGATTTAAAACCCATAGAGCAGTTTGTGAGAACAACTACACAGTGTAATAAACTATTAAAAAATCGTCTAGATATATTATTAGGTAAATAGATTAAAGGATTAATGTTTAAAAAAAAATGTTAAATGAATTACGAGACAATAAAAAATGTTTTTACAAAAACATACTAAAATGGGATTTAACAAGATATAATTTACATCTGGAAATTGTATTAAGAGAAGATTCAGACTTGGATGAAATAATTAAAAATATCCAAGACTTTGGTATTTGTACTGACTGGTCATTTCATGATAATAATACTAAATTTATCTGTAAGTGGGATATAAGAAGAATTAAGAATATTAAACAAATAGATCATCTGTCAAAATTATTAGAAAGTAATATTAATAAATAGTTATCAAATCGCTTCATTTGATAACTATACTATTTCAATTTTTCTCATTTCTTTGAGATATTTGTCCCATGTATCAGACATCAATTTTTTCTCTATAATAATAGTAGGTGAAAAATTAACATCAATTTTATATAAATTTCTTTGATAAAGAATTTTCTTTGATTCAAAATTTATTCCTTCTATTTTAGTAATAGTTCCATTTTCATAATCTATATCATTTGCAGTTATAATTTTTAATACTAAAGCTATAATTATAACTTTCAATAAGTTCCTAGTCTGTTTAATATTTAGCGAATACCTATTTTTCATTTTAACAGTATACTGTTCAATAAGTAATTCTTTTATATTCTTTTTTCTTATATCATTCCATGTTTTTCTAGTTTCTTTAATACTATCTTCGAAATTTATAAAATCTTTTTTCTTCTCAATTTTTTGTGATTGTGATAGAAGACCTAATTTTTTACTAAGTAAATTATATACTTCTTTATAAATTTGTTTAGACTCTTTTTGTTCTATTTTGTAACTAAATTCTTTTTTTTTATAGTTACAGCATAAATAATCTTTAGAAAAATATGTTCCGTAAGGCGATATTCCATAAGATAAATCTTCAAATATATTTTGCCAGTAAATATCGTCTGAGTGAGTGCAACACTCAAGAAAAATAGGATATAAAATTTCTTTTCTAATAGGCATACTTTTAATAACTATAAATAAATCTTTAAAGTATTAACACTTAAAAATAAAAATGAAATTTTTCAAATATCATTTCTTTGAATATAAAAAAATGTATACAGAACAAATACAAATTATTAGGACTGACGCTGATGCAGTTATTCCTTCAAGAGCAAATCCAACAGATATAGGTTTGGATTTGGTGGCAATCAAAGAATATAAGATTTTGGATAATGGAGTGATTTTGTATGACACGGGCCTTAAAGCCCGAGCTCCTGAGGGATATTATTTAGAAATTCTTCCCAGAAGTAGTATGTCAAAGACTGGGTGGATGTTAGCAAATAGTGTTGGTATTATAGATCCTACTTATACTGGTAATTTACTAATAGCTCTAATTAAAGGTCCTAATAATCCTAGTCCAATTAGTCTACCATTTTGTAAATGTCAACTAGTATTACGTAAAGCAGAATATGCTAATGTTGTAGAGGTATCTGAATTTCCAGAGACAACTCGTGGTGAGGGAGGATTTGGAAGTACTGGTGATAGACTGTAGTTATACAAAGATAATTTTTATTAAATATAATAAAAATTGAATCAATACTTTTTTATTTAAAAGAACGTAATAAATTGATTAAAAATAAATATACATGAACCAAACTGTTAAAATTGGACCAACACAGATGTTATTTGACTTAAATGGCGATACTACTAATTTTGAAATAGATTTTTCTATAAAATCTTCTATTCCCAATGCAGATTTCTTTGCCGTAATAGTTGATCAGCATACTCTTGACAAGGGTGATTATAATTTTAAACAATCTAATGATGGAGAAATAGGAGGAAATATAGTCTATGATAAAAATACTTATCAAAATTTTTTTATATGTCTTAAATCAAACCATCAGGACCATGAATGTGTAATTATGGTGAATAAAAAGGAAATTCCTCCAGCCTCACAACAACAACAACAACCTAAAAGTAATCCTCCTCCGCCAGAAAAATTACAAAAACAAGAACAGCAAATTAAAGAAAACTATATAACTGCTAAGGAATCCAGTAAAAGTTCTTTATTTAATTGGAAAATAATCTTGATTATTGTATTAGTTGTGGGTGCTATAGGATATTTATGGTATAGTTCTAAAAAATCCTCTAAAGATGAAAAAAAAGATATGACCATTAGTGAAAAATTAGAAGTTCCAGTTTCACCAGCTATATCTAGTAATAGTTCTAAATTTAATAGTCCTGATACTCAAGACTTTAGTGTAGGAAATAGTCCTGCTCATAATATTGATTCAAATATAATGTCTAAATTAAACAAACTTAAATTTAAGTAATTTAAGCATAGTTGTATAATATATAAATGAGTTTTAATACAAATAATTTTAGAAGAAGAACACAAAATACTGGTTTAGGAGAATTTACTACTATTGTAACTGATTTACTTCAGAGCAATGGAGTCGTTATGAATGATTTTGTAGCAGTTCCTTTTGATATTGTAGAAGAAAATAATTATATAAAAATATATGGATATTTACCAGGTGTAGATCTTTCAAGTCTTACGGTAGATTTTTATAATAATGTCTTAGAAATTAAAGGTAAAAGAATCAAACCTTATAGTAATGATTGTGTAAAATTTAGGGAAGAAATAATATATGGTGATTTTCATAAAAAAATAGATCTTCCTATTTGTATAACTTCTCATGATAGTGTTAAGTCAAGTAAAACAGAAAATGGAGTGTTAGAGATAGTGATAGATAAAAATAATGAAGAACGAAATAGATTTAGAATACAAGTAGAATCTACTAATCCTCCAGATGATGAAACTGTTGAAGATGTTAGTGCGTCTGATAATGATGACTTATCGCCATTCCCCCAATTTTAAAATAGAATATAATAATTTATATATATCTTTGTGAATTATAAATAATGACATCTTCGGGACCTTACACACAATCATTGAATTATACACACATGTATGATATGCCAGATCTAAATGGATATATAAAACCTGTTATTACTCCAAATTCATTATTAGATATTATTAGTGATGAAAAAAATGGATTTACTATTTATTCTTTTTTAGTAGAAAAGTCTGGCCTAAAAGATTTATTTAATCAGATAAGTTTTAATAGTACTTTATTTATTCCTAATGATGAAAGTATTAAAGCAAAAAATTTAGAAAATGTATTACTAAACGCAGATCAATCTTTTTCAAGAAATATTATATTATCAACCATGTTAAATAATAAAATTACAATAGATTTACTTATGATAAGTGAAATGTGTAAATTTATCACTAAAAATCCTCCTAATGATTTAAATGTAAAATATATTAATAATATAATAACTATTAATGATACAGCAAAAGTTACTAAATCAAATATAGAAGCTAACAATGGTCTTATACACGTAATAGATAATGTGATTTTTCCTTTTGTAGAATAATTTTTATTGTAAATAACAATAAAAATTACATAGAATTTAGATATACTGCAGTATAAATTGCAACACCAAATAGAATTACTAGAAAGTTAGCTTTAACTATTACATGTTTTGAGTTAACATAAGAATCAAACATAGAAGTAATTAAATCGTTAAACATAAGAGCAATTGTCATAGATAAACAATACATAACTATAGATATTATGTTTTTTTTCAATACTTTCTTTTTATCGATATCATTGGGGTTTTCCATTTATTATATAAAAGTATTTATCCTTCAATAATTTTTTCTAATCTTGGAAACAATTGTAACTCATTTAATATTTTTAGTTTTGCGTTTCTGATATACTCTATTCTTTTGGACCACCAATCTTCTTCAATAGCCTTATTAATAATCTCTAGTGACTCTTCGAAATTATCCATATTTAATTTTACATAAGCGCGTTCGTCAATATAATTACTAATGTTAGGACATCCCCAATAAAAAATTAGACATTCTGATAGTATAGCATCAATAATTTTTTCAGTATAGTAGTTTTCAATACTATTGTTTTCGGCATTAAACGTATATTTATACGGGAATAATCCTTCATCTTTTTTATGGTAAGGTAGAGTTCCTTTATAATCTTTCCAATTAAATTTATTTCCTCCGTAGACGTGTATAGGTACATTTTTTCTTTCTAAAAACTTAACAAAATCAATTCTATGAATATGTCCTGTATCAATATATTTATCTGACAAAACTGTAGAAATTTCTGATTGAAAAGTTTTTTCTATTTTAATTTCTAATAATTCTTTGTAAGATTTTCCAATATGCCATTCGTTATTATTATAAGCTAATTTATGAGATCCCAGAAAAAAAGCATTTTCAGGAGATACCCATTTACCCCAATGTTCTTCAGACATATAAGGTTCTTGATGAAATATTATACATTTCTCCATAGGTGGAGAAAAATCTCCATAGGGTTTATTTATAACAACATAATAATCACATGGTTCTTCCCATACTATTTGTATATTATTCCATGTATAATTTCCTTGGCTCATTTTATTCCATGTATCGCATAGTGATTTAGAATCACACCAATTACAAGTTAACATAACTTTATATGATTTGTTGAAATCAAAAGTACCTTCTATATCTTTGACTACTACTTCATTTTCGGTATAATCCTTATTAAATAAATGATGAGTCCTATTCAAGAGGTTTAAGGATTCATAATCATTCTGTGTTGTAAACCTTACATAAGATAATAAATAAGCTGTTGATATCATATTATTACTGATAGAATCTAATATTGCTTTTTTAGAATCCAATACAAGAGCATCATCTATATTTTTTTCCATTTGTAATTACAAATTTGTTTCTTAAATCTCATTATTTATATTCTTAATAAGTCATGTTAATAAGCTCATTATATTCTAATATAGGGATATTGTATTTATAGGCCATTTTAATCTTAGAAGAAGGATACGGTTTATCTTTCTCTTTAACTATAACAAAGTCTGTTTGATTAGTAGTAGTATCACTAAATTTAGCTTGATATTTTTCTGATAACTTATTTTTAATATCTTGATTATCTGAAAACCCTGAAATACAATAAGTTTTGTTAATAAAATATTTTTTCATTACATCCATCTATAAACAATATAATTATTTTTTAAATTTTATGCTTTAGAATAATTATATAGTAAGTTTTATACAGTTTATTTTGAAAGTACTATTGCTAGCATTATTGCTACTAAAAGAACAAAAACACCAACACTAATTCCTATCTTGACTCCAGTTGACATTCCTTTGGATGGGGTAGTAGCTGAGCAACTATCAACATCGGATTTCCATATACATTTATCTGTTGGGCAATCATCCTTTCCTATTATTTTTCCATCACTACCTTTTTCACAATTAGAATCACCACTACCCTTATCACAACAAATACCCTTATTTTCATCTGGTTTAGGAGCTGGAGAAGTAGATTCATTACACACAAACATACATGGTTGCCTTTTCCATTTTTCCCCTTTTTTCCCTTTTACTACACTTCCAGTATAGTTAGCAGCAGTGGATACAGCTGCCTCATATCCTTGATTACAAGTTACTTTATCCTTAAAGGTATTCAAAAGAGCAGGGCAAGTCTGATTGATGTGTTGATGATCGCCACCCGAGCATGTATGGCCTTCACCACAATCTTTATTAAAGTAACAGGGAGATTTTTTATCGTCATTACACTTTCCCGGTTCCCCAAAATTAATCCCACAACTTGCTGGGTTATTGCCAACACAAGCTTTAGGGCTAAAATGACATGTGCCATTATCTAATTTACATGGATTACTCATTTATAGGTAGGCAATATTTTTATAATGTTTAATAAAATGTTTTTCGTCTATATTAATTTTAGAATATATGAGCAGTATTTAATTTCATAATAACTATAGAAAGAGTTTATGCTATAATAGGTAGAGGTATAACTGGATAATTTGAGATTATACTCTTAAGTTCATTTATTTTTCTTTTAATCTGCCATTTATTACTACGATTATTCATTTTTATTGATTTTTTGTGTAGTTCTTTGTATAATATTCCTTCTTTCGATTTTTTCCAATTTGAATATATTTTGGACTTTTGTCTAATAGATTTATTAAAACTTACCAATTTTCCTACTAATTTTTTTAAATGTTCTGGAGCATTTTTTCTTCTAGCAAAGTTCCTAATAAGTTTATATCTCCCCTCTCTAGTGTATCTATTATAATATCTATTTTGTTCTTCTGGTCCAACACTCCTACAATATGGACAACTAGGATTGGAATTTCTAAACCATCTAACAATACAATTAGTATGAAAGGTATGATTACATTCTGGTACTGTATATGTATTTTCGTCCAATTGTTCTAGGCAAATACTACAAGTATTATCTAAAGGAAAGTTTTCCTGATTTAAAATATTTGAGATGTCAATTGGTTCCATTTATCCTTTAGGATATAAATGTTTAAGCAGCTTAAAGTCTTAACTATATTAAAAAAATGAAAAGATCCTTGGATGAATTTGTGTGTAATAATACTAGGTCAAAGAGACCAAAGTTATATTCATTAGATGATATTAAAGATGACTACTTTATTTCTGCTACTAGTCTTTTTAATCATATAACAGGAGATGCTATTGTTGATTGGTTTAAATTATCATCATATAATAATAATAAGATTACTTGTAATACGGATAACTTTACTAGTTATATTATGAAAAGAGGAGTTGATTTTGAAAAAAGTCTAATTCAATATTTAAAAAATAAACATGAGATTGTTACAGTATCAGATGTAATTAATGACTCAACACTAAAAAAGACTAAAGATTTGATGTTTCAAGGTGTACCAATAATACATTCAGCTCCATTAAGGAATGATAATAAGAAATTACAAGGTGTTGCTGATTTATTAGTAAGAAGTGATTATATAAATGAAGTCATCGATATTGATCCATTAAAAGAAGATGAGATAACTATATATTCACCAACTTTAGAGAAAAATTATTATTACATAGTAATAGATATTAAATTTTCTACTCTTCCATTAAGAGCGGATAACACTCATATTTTAAATAGCCAAAAGTACGCTGCGTACAAAGCGCAATGTTTGGTATATACTGAAGCTACTGGATTAATTCAAGGTTATACGGCTCCAATAGCCTTTATTTTAGGAAGAAGAAATAAAAATACTAAACACGGTATTCCCAACCATAATTATAGTTGTATTAATAAAATTGGAAGAATTTCCTATGATTCTGTAGATAAAGATATTCCAGTGAAAATGAATAAAGCTATAAGATGGTTAAAAGATGTACGTAAATATGGAAAAAAATGGATTACTAACCCACCTTCTAGACTTGAACTTTATCCTAATATGTGTATAGATTCAGGGAAATGGAATAAATTAAAACAAAATATAGCTGATGATATAGGAGAGATAACTAAAGTTTGGAATGTAGGAATAAAGAATAGGAAAGTAGCATTTGAAAAAGGTATAAAATCTCTGAATGATAAAAATTGTACAAGTAAAACTTTGAATATAACTGGCAAGAGAGCAGAGATAATAGATAGTATAATAAATATAAATAATCAATCTGAACACAAAGTCCTACCCAAAGTTATAACTAATAATATAAATAATTGGAAATTAAAAAGTAATGAAGTATTTGTAGATTTTGAAACTATCTCAGATATTTTTGATGAGTTTAATACTTTACCTTTTCAAAAACCAAAAGATTTAATTTTTATGATTGGAGTTGGTTATGTGGAAGATAATGAATTTATATATAAGAACTTTTGCTGTGAAGAAATAACTCGAGAAAACGAATTTAAAATCATGAACGAATTTAATACATTTTTGAAGGATAGAAATTATCCAAAAATGTATTGTTGGTGCGCAGAAGAAAATTTTTGGCGAATAGCAGAGCAACGACAATTTGATATTGCTTGTTCTAATAACGATATTGAGACCAAGGATTTAATATCAGATAATTGGGAAGTAGATAACTGGGTAGATTTATATGTTATCTTTCAACAAGAGCCAATAGTTATTAAAAATTGTTATAAATTTGGATTAAAAAATATTGCGAAAGCTTTATATGAACATAAATTAATATTTACTAAATTAGATAGTAATTGTGACAGTGGTTTATCATGTATGGTAAAAGCCTGGGAAGCATACAATAGTAAAATTGATATTAATAATTCGGGAATTATGAGTGATATAAAAAATTATAATAAATTTGATTGTAAAATTTTATGGGAAATACTAAATTATTTAAGGATCAATCATACATAGTTAATCTAAATACTACCTATAAACTTAAATAATATGTTATTTAAGTTTATTTAACATCTACCGTATTTTTGAATATAATAATCTTTATCATCAGGGCTAATAAATTTATATATTAGTCTATCAGTTTGATTACAATATCCTTCAAGCGCAGGAACACCTCCTCTACGTTTTTTATTACGGAAAATTTTTACACAAATATCATCTGCATGTACTCTTACTTTTTTACCAAGTTCTACACAGTAAAATTCGTTTTCTTTAAGTTTCATAATTTATTATGGTAATTAAAATAATTTTTTTGTAATAAGTTTTATGTATATCTATCCGAACATGAAAAAAAAATTGAAAATACTTTAAAAAGCTTTAATCATTTATTTAAATATGGAAAAAAACCGTTGCTTTATTTATACCTGGCATATTGATGAAGAACAAGAAGATTGTACATCTATAAGAATATATTGTCTAGGGGAATCTAATGAATCTATATGTTTAAAAATAGAAAATTTTACTCCTTTTATTTATCTTGAATTACCTACTAATATTAAATGGGATGAAGGTAAAGCACAGTTGGTAGGAAATAAACTTAATGATTTAATGGGTGAAAAACAACCTCTTAAAAAAGTATTAGTATTTAAGAAACGTTTGTATGGAGCACATTTACAAAAAGATTCGACAAATTATAAAAGTTTTCCATATCTTCTGTGCTCATTCGCAACAAGAAAAGATGTAAAAGTATTATCATTCAAGTTAAGAAAAAAAATTAATGTTGTAGGTTTGGGATCACTACAGTTAAAAATCCACGAATCTGATGCTGATGAAATATTACAGCTTACTTGTTGTAGAAAAGTTCCTACTGCTGGTTGGATTGAGTTTCATGGTAAAAAAATAGAAGAATCTAATAAAATAACCTTATGCGATTTAGAATATAAGGTAAGTTGGAAAAATATTATTCCTTATGAAACAGACAAAATTTCTCGTCCCAAAATATTAGGTTTTGATATTGAAGTTAATTCTACTAATCCTACAGCTATGCCAAAAGCTTCAAATCCGGGTGATGTGATTTTTCAAATATCTTGTGTATTATGTAGGTATGGTGATACTCCAGATGAATATGAAAAACATCTATTGTCGTTAGGACAGCCAGATTTAGATGTAGTAGGTGATGATATTTTGGTAACAATGTTTGACACAGAAGCTGCTTTATTGGAAGGTTTTACTGAATTTATAAGGCAAGAAAATCCTCATTTGATAGCAGGTTATAATATATTACAGTTCGATATACCTTACATGATTGATAGAGCAAGAGAACAATTCTGTATGTTTGAGTTTGATAAACTTGGTTTTCATAAATATAATCATGCTCGGGAAAAAACTATAAAATGGTCATCCGCAGCATATAAAAATCAAGAATTTAAATATCTTGATGGAGAGGGTAGAGTATTTGTTGATTTACTACCATTAGTACAGAGAGATTTTAAATTTAACAATTATAAATTAAAAACAATTTCAGAGTATTTTGTTGGCGAAACAAAAGATCCTTTGAGTGCTAAAGGTATTTTCAAATGTTACAGAATTGGTATAAAGAAAAATTCTGATGGTGAATATAGTAATAAGTCTCAAAAAGCGATGGGTGTAGTTGGAAAATACTGTGTACAAGATAGTGCTTTAGTATGTTTATTAATGGATAAATTACAAACTTGGGTAGGTTTAACAGAAATGGCGAAAACTTGTAATGTACCGATTTTTACACTGTATACTCAAGGACAACAAATAAAAGTATATAGTCAGTTATATCGTCATTGTATGTATAAAAATATTGTGGTAGAAAAAGATGCATATGAAGTAGATGATAATGAAAGGTATGTTGGTGCTCATGTATTCCCTCCTATTCCTGGTCAATATAAAAAAGTTATTCCTTTTGATTTCGCTTCACTATATCCAACTACTATAATTGCTTATAATATTGATTACCATACATGGGTTCCAGATGGGGTTGATGTGCCAGATGAGAAGTGTCATATTATGGAATGGGAAGATCATATTGGTTGTGAACACGATCCTAAAATTATACGTGTAAATACTTTAACAAAATACATTAACATAGAAGAAGAGAAAATTAAAAAGATTAGAACTAAACGAGATAATACAGCAGATAAATTTAGGAAAAAAGAATTACAGGAACAAGTTACTAAAATGGTTAATGATTTAAAACCCTATAAAAAAGAGAGATCTGAAATAAATAAAACAAAACCAAAAAATATTATGTGTGACAAAAGATCTTATAAGTTTATTAAAGAACCTCCAGGAATTTTACCTACAATTATTCAAAATCTTTTAGATGCAAGAAAACATACTAGAAAAGTAGATATGATTCAGAAAAAAGACAGAATAAAGGAGTTATTAAAAATACAAGAAAATACAGGAGAAGATATGGCATTGCAAATAAAAGAATGTGAAAGTATTTTAGGTGTTCTTGATAAACGTCAACTTGCTTACAAAGTTTCAGCTAATAGTATGTATGGTGCAATGGGAGTAAGAAGAGGGTATCTTCCTTTTATGCCTGGAGCAATGTGTACTACTTACATGGGGCGTAAAAATATTGAGCTTGTAGCTAAAACTATTACTGAAAAGCATGGAGGAGAACTTATATACGGTGACACAGATAGTAATTACATTTATTTTCCTCATAAGAAGGATTCTAGTTCAGTTGAATTATGGGATTATGCCGAAGAAGTAGCTGATAAGGTAACACGGTTATTTCCTCCCCCTGTGAAATTAGAGTTTGAGGAAGCTATATATGATTTCTTTTTTATACTAACTAAAAAAAGGTATATGTATCGCGCTATTAATAGTAGAGAAGGTGAAGTGGAGCAAAAGATAGGTAAAAAGGGTGTATTATTAGCAAGACGTGATAACAGTAAATTTGTTAGAGATATTTATGAAGGTGTTATATCCCAAATAGCGGATGGAGTAAGAAGAGATGAAGTTATTTATTGGATTTTAAAAGAAATAAATTCGATGTTTGCTGGAAATAAACCTTACTCGGATTTTGTTATAACAAAATCTGTTGGAAATTGTAACAATTGTCAAGCAGAAATTTTTTACAATGATAAAAATGAGAAAAAAGCAAAAGTAGGTGATTATACAACTCCTGTGTTATCATCAGAACCCACGGAAAGACTTGATCAAATGAAAAAGAAAGGTGCTAGTAGTGCAAAAGAGTTTTATCTTTTGTGTTTACCAGCCCAGGTTCAACTTGCTGAAAGAATGAGAAGGAGAGGGCAACGGGTTGATGCAGGTAGTCGTCTTGAATATTTAGTATCAGACCCAACTAATCATACAGGGAAACAATATGATAAAATAGAAAGTTCTGATTATTATAAGAAGCATTCTGGCATTATAAAAATAGATTATTTTTATTATTTAAAAGCTTTAGCAAATCCTTTAGACCAAGTACTTAATGTGGCATATGGTAAAGATAATGATTGGAAGCAAGATATGATTTTAAACTTATATAATTTCAAATATAAGATAGAATATAAGAATATATTAAAATTAAAAGAATTATTTAGAAATAAGATAGAGTTTGAGGAAGAATAAAAAAATTCTTAATATAATTATTTATATTAAGAAACAACTATAGTATTTTACATTACACTATATTTTTCTGAAATTTCTCCACGTAAAGATCTTTCAAATAATTGTGGTATAATATCTTTATCCTTTACATGAGATAATACTAGCAGTAATTTAGTGAAAGCAGCAGAGATAGTCATATCAAAACCAGGTATAACACCAGACTTTAATAAATTTAAATCTAGACTATCATAGTAGTTACATTGTGATACTGCTACTATTATTATTCCCTTTTTTATAATATCTTTAAATAATTCAAAAAAATCTTTTGAAATTAGTATTTTATTATCACAGTATAGTTCTAAAACAATGCCATTTACTTTCTCCTTGTTTTCTAAAAGATTAATTATGTTCTTTACATCAATTCCAGGGAAGAATTTTATTATTATAATATTTAAAGCAGGATTAAGAAATTTAGTATTGAATTTTTCAGTAGGTAATTTTAAACAATTATCTTTAGTTAAATTATTATAATTAGGACTTACTATTTCTTTTTTGTCAATTTGGGCAGAACAACACCCTCTTATTAGTTTATTATTGGAGCTTATCATGACTTCTGGAATATCTATTTTACTAGCCAACGTTATACTTTGATTTAAATTATCATTTGTGATAATTATAGGCTTATTAATATTTTCTAAAATAAAGGAAAGAGCAGAAGCTAAATAGGTCATAGTTTCAATTTCTGTGTAAATAATAAATGCTTCTTGTTTATCATAATTATTGCTTATTATATTGGCTATATTATTCCAATCATTAATTATTGATTGAGAAGTATTTTTAGCTGAAGAAAATTTTACTATAGTAAGATTATTCATTCTTTTATTTACTGGTTCACTTTTAAGGTTAATCAATAGTACTCTTTTATTGAGATTTTCAAAATTATCTTTTTGAACGGTATTGTTTAAATATAAAATAAATATCAAGCTTAGTACTAAGATAGTAAAAAATACTAAAAGTATCGTTTTTGGATTTGCAGAGTTAAAATTCATTTATCATTATATAGATAAAAAGTTATGTATTCGCAAATTAGTTGGTATACTTTGAAAAAACTTAAAGATTCATTTTTAAGTCAAACAAAAAGAATGGATACAAATAGTCAAGAAATTATTAGTAGACTTAAATTTATTGGCAGTATTAAAAAAGGAGATAAAATAAATACTAGACATTTGTATATACAACCAGCAGGTGTAGTTACTTCATTATCTAGAACATTATTGTATCCCGATAGCAGAAGTAATACAATAGATTTTTGTACTGGAACAATTAAAAGGTCATATGAATTATTAATAACATATGAAAGGTCTCAAAATAAATCTGAAAATCAGATATATTTAAACATAATCGGGGATTTAAAAAATGCTCTGACAGGTATCGAGAATTTAAAAGGAACTTATATTGATGATAATAAATTTTGTTGTGATATGGATACACTGTTAGAAGAGATTAGGGCAAAATTAGACCATGAATTCATTAAAATTGATGAAAGCAATGAAGAATAATTATATATTATTTTCAATATATATCAAATAAATAGCACTTAATGATTGTAAAATACAGTCTGCTATGTCATCTTTTTTAGATGAACTTTCTAATAAATTTAACGATTCAAAATCGTTTCTGTCAGCCAAGATATTAAAAGCTTCTTCTACAGCCCATTTCTTCCTTGTAGGTTTATCGACTGCTTTATAACTTACTTTACCTTTTTTCGTTTCTTTCCTAATTTTAGGAGCTCCTAAAATTTGGGTTTTATGATAAGCAGGATATTCAATAATATGTTTAAATCTATTGTATTTAAATGCAAAATAAGAAAAACAATGTTGACCTAATTTTATTGCTTTTAGATTAATTATTTTTCCAAATGACATTTGTTTTTCAATAATAAAATAAGAGCATTTATCCCAATATTCTTGATAATTATCTAGATGTTCTGTTAAAAGATGAAATACTTCTGCGTCTAATACTTTAATTGACTTATTTGTTATATCTTTATTTTTAAAAAACACTGTTTTACTATTGTTGTAAATTTCTAAAAGAATTTGTTTTTGCTCCTTAGTAGCTGTACCATCAAGATTATATTGTTTATTTTTTGGTAATTTGTTGATATGTTTTATAGAATCAACATCTATTTCTTCAATAGAAAAACATAGATTTCTATGACCTATGTCAAATGAAGCTATCCAAATTTTAGTCATTTTATTTATATTTTTTATCTATAATTTAGTATAAAAAATATTTTAAGAATAAGAAAATGATGCTAAGATTTTACTATTAATTTGTAGAAGAAATAAAAGAATTGAAATATAAAAATGAAAAAGAAATATATAATGGAATAAATATATAAAATGAATCCAAGTATTGAAGATTTACTCCGTGAACATTATGTTGATACAAGTCCTTTTCATAGTCATGTGTCTATGGTACAACCAAAAGGTAAATTCCAGTTTTCACGTAAAAAACTTGAGCAGTTTTGGGAATTATATTGTAATAAAATTTATACTGAAAAAGATCCTATTATTGGAGTCGCCGAAAAACCAAAACAATTTTTACCTGTTTTAGTTGATTTAGATTTAAAAATATTAGACGATGGTGAAGAAGATTTTGGTGAGCATTTATATAATGAAGAGCAGGTACTAAAAGTTATACAAATATATCAAAGTATATTAAAATCAATTGTAGAAGATTGTACAGATGATGATTTAAAATGTATTTTACTAGAAAAACCTATTTATTATTTAGAAGCTGGTGAAAATACTTATGCCAAAAATGGATTTCATTTACATTTTTATAATTTATTCTTAGATAAAGACAAACAAGAAACTCATTTAATACCTAGAGCACAAGAAGTTTTAGAAAAATTAAAATTATTTGAAAATTTAGGAATTGTTAATTCGGGAAATTTAATTGATAAAGCGTCTTGCCAAGTTCCATGGTTATTATACGGTAGTAGAAAAGCAGAAGAAATGGATCCGTACATAGCTACAAAAGTTTTTGACGAAAAATGCTGTGAAATTACATTTGAGGATGCTCTTTATGATTATACTATTTATGATGATATGGAAAAACCTATTAATATAAGAGAAGATATTATTTATTTCTTACCACGAATCTTAAGTATTTTTCCTTATGGAAGAAAAGTAAAAGAATTAAAAGCTGGTTTGATTTCACCTATCAAAGAACTAATGATTAAAACACAAAAGCAAAAACAAAAACATACTTCAATAGTTAAATCTGTTGAAGAAGATCTCAGAGTATCTGAAAAATTACTCCCTATGTTAAATGACTGGAGAGCTGAAGATAGAAATGAATGGATGACTATTGGATGGATATTATTTAATATCGGTGATGGGAGTACACAAGCAATGCAGCAATGGTTAGATTTTTCACAAAGGTGTGGAGAAAAGTATGATGAATCCTATTGTATACATGAATGGGAAAGAATGGTAAAGAAGAACTTAACTTTAGGTACTTTACATTTTATCGCTAGAAATGATAGTCCCGAAGCTTATAATAAATTCAAACTAGACGAAGGTGATCATCATATAAAAGATGCGTTAAATGGTTCGCATAACGATATTGCCCGTGTATTAAAAGTTTTATATGGAAATGATTTTATATGTGGTTCAATTTGTAACGAAACATGGTTTCAATTCATAGATCATCATTGGACTGAAATGGAAAAAGGAACTTTTCTTCGTGAAAAAATTTCTGGTGAAATTTGTGATATTTATGCTAAAATGGGTTCAGAATGTTTTCAAAAAATTGGAGCAGATAAAGCGGAGGAAGCTATGTATAATGCAAGGATAAAACAAGTACAAAAATTAATGAATAATTTAAAGTCTTCGCCATTTAAAAATAGTGTAATGAGAGAAGCAGTTGAAGTATTTTATGATCAACGATTTAAGCATTTATTAGATCAAAATCCATTTTTGATAGGATTTAAAAATGGTGTATATGATTTAAAACTAAATTTATTTCGTGCTGGTACACCTGAAGACTTTATTAGTAAAGTGTTACCAATTGATTATAAGATATATAATATGCATGACGAAGAAGTACTTAATGTACTAGATTTCTTTAAGAAGGTTTTTCCTGATGAAGAAATTCGTAATTATTTTCTAGATACTTATTCTGATATTTTTGTAGGAGGTAATAATCAAAAGAAAGTATATATGTGGACTGGTGATGGTGATAATGGTAAATCTATCACTCAGTTATTTTTTGATAAAATGTTAGGAGAATTAGCTATTAAATTTAATACTCAATATTTTACTGGTAAAAAAGTTGCTTCAGGATCTGCTAACCCTGAATTAGCAAGAGCCGCTCCTCCTGTTAGAAGTGTAACAATGGAAGAACCAGATGGAGACGAGGACCTTAAAATTGGTGAGTTAAAAAAGTTAAGTGGAGGTGATAGCTTTTGGGCTCGTGATTTATTTGAAAAAGGAAAATCAACTCGTGAAGTATTTCCAATGTTTATGTTAACATTTATTTGTAATAAATTACCAAAGCTGAAATATTCAGATAAAGCAACTTGGAATCGTATGAGAGTTATACCTTTTGAATCTGTTTTCGTTGAGCCTGACGATCCTAATTGTCCAAGTACACTAGATGAACAAATAAAACAGAAAAGATTTCCCATGGATAAAGATTTGAAAAATAAAATTCCTGGTATGGTCTCTGCGTTTGCTTGGTATCTATTAGAATGGCGTAAGAAAATTATTATTAGAAAAGAACCAGAAAAGGTACAACAAGCTACTGCCGAATATAGAAAACAAAATGATATCTATAGACAATTTATTGAAGAATACATTATTGAAGATGATGCAGTTATTTCACTAACAGAAATTTACGCTAGTTTCAAAGAATGGTACAAAGAAGGTTGGCCTAGTAGCAGTTTACCTATTAAAAATGAAGTAAAAGAATACTTTGAAAAGATATGGGGTGAACCCAGTAAAGGAATATCTTGGAGAGGTTATAGAATAAGAACTCTTCAAGATGATATTGATTGTGGTGATGCTGTAGTTTTAGGAGAGAATGATTTTGTTGATTACGAATCTAAAGACTTTTTACCTGCAATATAATTAAAAAATGTATAATAAATAATTATTATACATTTCTCTGGTAATTTAAAATAAATTTGAAATAATAATATAAACATTTATGTATTATAATTAATACACAACAATGACATCTCCTTCAATCGTTCAAGAAATAGATTCAATCACTTTTGGTATCTATTCAGAAAAAGAAATATTAGCAATGTCAGTGTGCGCCATAAACAACCCAAGAAAAAGCGGTCTTGGTACTGTCTATGACCCTAGATTAGGTACTACAGATTCAAGTGAAGAATGCCAAACTTGCAAGCAAGATGCAGCAAATTGTCCAGGACATTTTGGGCATATAGAACTTAATGAGCCTGTTGTTCATCCCTTGTTTACGAAAAGAGTAGTAAATTATTTAAATTGCATTTGTCTTAAGTGTAATAGGCTTTTAATAAGTAAAGACCAAATTAATTTAGTGGGATTAAATAAATTTAAAGGTGAGAGAAAATTTTCAGCCATAGTAGAAAAACTTAAAAAGGTTGACATATGTTGTCAACCTACAGGAAAAAGGGATGAAAATGGTGATGAAATTTTCTGTGGTAAGGATCATCCATTGGTTAAATTTAATAATGGTGATAATACATTCTCTATAATATACGAGGGTACTAAAAATAACAAACAAAAAACAAGTGTTGTCCTTACTGTTGAAGAAATTACTAAAATCTTCAATAATTTGCCAGATTCAGATGTTGAATTATTGGGTTTTAATCCATTATTGGTGCATCCAAGAAATTTTATTATTTCAGTTCTACCTGTATGTCCACCTTGTGATAGACCTTTCGTAAAGGCTGATGGAAAAACTTGCGATGATGACTTAACAATACAGTATATGGAAATAATTAAAGCGAATAATAATCTAGCCCAAGATGATTTTATTGATGAGGATAAAAAGAGAAAAAGGAAGGAACAAACTGAACAAGATCGAGCTAAAGCAAGGGCTAGTCTGAGATTCAGAATTTTAACTACATTTAATAATAGTCAGGGTAAGGCGAAACATACTACTAATAATAGACCTATTAAAAGCATAAAAGACAGATTAACAGGTAAAGATGGACAGATACGTATGAATGTTCAAGGTAAACGTTGTGATCAAACAGGACGTACAGTGATAGGACCTGATCCTACTCTTAAAATGGGTGAATTAGGAGTACCTAAAGAAATTGCATCTACATTATCGGTTCCAGTATGTGTAACTTCATTTAACTTAGAAAAATTACAAGATATGGTAAATTCTGGACAAATTAAAACAATAATTAAAAAAGATGAAAAAACCGTAATTGATATAAAAAGATATCGTAGAGGAACCCGATTATTATATGGTGACATCATTTTTAGAGGAGATGAAGAAATAAAGATAACTAATACTAAACAACTTGTACAAGAGAAAGATAGAATTAAAAGAAATGGTGAATTTTTAACAAAAATTAAGCCAGCTAATAGAAATTATAGGTTAGAGATTGGATTTACTGTAAATAGACCACTAAAAGATGGTGATTACGTACTACTTAACAGACAGCCGACTCTTCACAAAGCATCTATGATGGCTATGCAAGTAGTTATTAAAGATTATAAAACATTGAGGATGAACTTAGCTATCACAAAACCGTTTAATGCTGATTTTGATGGTGATGAGATGAATATCCACGTTCCTCAAACACTTGAAGCACAAGCAGAATTAAAATATTTATCTTTTTCACAATATAATATGATTTCTGCTCAAAATAGTAAACCTAATATGGCAGTAGTTCAAGATTCTTTACTTGGAGCTTATAAAATGACTAAAAGTGAAAAGAAATTAACGAAAAGTCAATATTTTAATATAGCAATGAAATTATCACAATCTCCTTGGTCTAAATACGCAAAAACGTCGGATGGTATGATGGATCCTAAAGAAATCAATGATCGTATTCAACATATTAGAAGGGTACTTAAGGAAAAAGGAAAGAAAATTCATTGTTTTAATGGTAAAGGTTTAATATCATTATTTTTACCAGATGATCTAAATTATATTAAAAAGAATGATAAAGATGATGTTGAACCAGAAGTAAAAATACATAGAGGTGTATTATATGAAGGTGTATTCGATAAAAACATCATTGGTTCTTCTCATAATGCTTTACATCAAATTATTCATAAAGAATATGGAACCAAAGCTGCTACTTATTTTATAGATTGTATTCAATTTACTACCAATAACTATCTATTAATCGATGGTTTTAGTGTAGGTTTGGGTGACTGTCTTATGAGTGGTAATGAGAACGAATCGGTGGCTTCAAAGAAAGAGCAGATTAATGATGCTATTAAGAAATGTTATGTAGAAGCTGAAGGTATAAAACAAACTACTCATCATGAGCAGATTTGTGAAGTAAGAATTAATGCAGCTTTAAATAAGGCGAAAGATATTGGTCTTAAAATTGCTAAAGATGCACTATCTTCTTCAAATAACTTTTTATCTACAGTAAATTCTGGTAGCAAAGGTGATTTTTTCAATATTGCACAAATTACTGGTCTTTTAGGGCAACAAAATTTAAAAGGTAAACGTGTACCATTGTTATTGAACCATGGTAAAAGATCTCTTCCCCACTATCCATTTGGAAATATGGAGCCAGAAATGGAGTATGAATCAAGAGGATTTATTGACAGGGGATTTTTAAATGGATTAAATCCTAGACAATTTTATTTCCACGCAATGTCGGGGAGAGAAGGAATTTGTGATACAGCTATGGGAACAGCTACATCAGGTTACATGCAACGTAGGATTATTAAACTTACTGAAGATATGAAAATACAACAAGACTCTTCAGTTAGAGATGTTAGTGGTAAAATTTACCAAATTTCATATGGAGATAATGGATTTGATCCTACAGCAACTGTAAAAGTAAAAGGAAAACAACAAATGTGTGATATATCCAGAATATGTGATAAACTAAATATGAAGCATGAATTAAGTTTGAAAAAAAGTAAGAATTAATAGTTATCAAAAAACCGAAATATAATATTATATATTATATTTCAAATTTAAACTAATAAATATATTAAAAAAAATGAGACATTTTTCTTTTGTAAGACATGGACATTCATTTCATAATGAATTATTTTTAACATTAGGTGAGAAAGCATATACTCATCCTTCAGTGATTGGTTCTAGTTTAACTTCAAAAGGTTTAGAACAAACAGTAAAATTAAAAAACGAAATTCAAAGTTTAGAAAAGTTTAATTTAATTTTAGTCTCACCACTAGATAGATGCTTGCAAACTGTGCAGCAAATAATAGATGGTATGGAAGACATTCCAGAGATTGTATCTTTAGATGAAATGATAGAGTATGAAATAAGTGATATAGCTAATTACCGTAAAGATAAAAAAGATCTTGTAAATTTATACCCTTTTGTAAATTTTGAATATACTACTGATGTATTTAAAAATCCCAACTTTGATAATTTAATTTCTTTAAGAAAAAGAATAGATTCTTTTAAAAATTTTGTTAGTATGTTAAGCCCTAAATATAAGCGTATTTTAGTTATTGGACATACTTCATGGCTTAACATGCTAATTTTTAATAATCCTGACCTATCTGATTTAGATCATTGTAAAGTATATAATTATTCTATTCCAAAATAATATGAAAATAGTTACTTAAAAAACAAAATTAAGATTTAAAAAATAATTATCCTTGATAAAATCAAAAAATGTCTTTCAGCAATAAAGTAACTGATTTCATAGATAACACGATTAAAGAATTTATAACTGTTATAAATGAAAAGCATGATATTGATCCAAATGAATTATATAACATCTGGTTAGATACATCAGGTTCTGGTTCACCAATTAAAAATAAACTTTCTAATATTCCTAAAGCCACTGATGAAATTGATCATAATCATTTGTTAAGTTGTAAAGTACCAGAATTAAAAGCCATGTGTAAGCAACGAAAACTTAAATGTTCAGGTAATAAAAGTGAATTAATTTCCCTTTTACTAGGGGGGAATAAAGATTCTTCGCATTCTCCTGAACCTAAGAAAAGTTCTGCAAAAAAACCGTCAGTAGCAAAGAAAGTTGAAACTGAAGCACCAGCTATTAAAAAGGTAACATCAACTCTTACTACAATTCCTATTAGAAGAAACCAATTTAATAATTATGAACATCCTGAAACAAGTATGGTGTTTGATATTAAAACAAAAAAAGTAATAGGAAAACAACAAGGTGATGGAAGTGTTTCTAATTTGACAACAGAAGATATTGAAAATTGTAAAAAATTCAAATTTGAGTACGTAATTCCTGAAAATTTAGATAATAAGACTGGTTTAGATGAAGAAAAAATTGAAGAATTAGAAGATGAAGAAGAAGAGTATATTGAATCGGAAGAAGAAATAGAAGAGGAAGAACTAATTGAAGACGATGATTTAGATGATAATGAGTATGAGGATGATATGGTTTATGAGGATTAAAAAATTACTTTCATTTTTGTAATTAATACTTTATAAAGTATTAATTATTCTTATTAATGAGTTGCAAAGAAATTTATACGATTATTCTTTACAATTTTGGGCATATCGTCTAGTTTAATTACGTTTAACATTTCTATTATACGACTAGTAACATCATCAATATCTTCAATATCATTAAAAGATGCTGATAAACTAACTTTTATAAAATTTTTATAATTAGGTGCAAAGCCATCTTCTTTACTACTTACATCAACATCATCACCATAACTTTGTTCTCCTTCTGACATTTCATCATCATGAACTTCAGCTACGTTCATACCATCTTCTAAATCTTGTGCAAAAGCATCCATGTCCTCATCATCTGAAGATAATTGAGAATGTTCATCAACTTCTTCCTCTGATTCTGAATCTAGATCGTCTTTTGGAACAGGTTTAGGCGATGGTAATTCTATTACTTGTTTTGGTTTTCGTTTAGTTGGTAGTTTTAGTTTTGATGATGGCTGAACACCTTTCATTTCATCTTCTAATTTCTGGTTTTCAAGCATTTCCAAGTATACAGGATTAATAGGTTTTGGTGGTTTAAATTTTTTCTCAAGTTTTTCCTTATCTTTAGTTTTTTGTGTTTTTACTATCTTATCTTTGTTTAAAATAATTGAAGCAGCTAAACAAACATCATTGGCTTTAATTACTTTCTGTATAGCAGGAATAGGAGTATAGTTTTTAATAAATAAATTAATACTTTTTAACAAATTTAACAAAGCAGATATAATACAATTATCGTCTTCAGCATTTTTTACTATAGGAACACAATCTTGTTTTTGAGAAAGATTTTCAGTTACAGCAGCTATAATAGCTTTTAGAGTGATACTATTTAAATCTTCTTTAGTTTTTATCAAATAATACAACATTACTGAATAATTTCTCCATAATACATCTATTACTTCATTACTTGCATATTTAAAACCTTTACAATCTAAGACGATTGTTCTAAAAACTGGATCTATGGGAATATTAAATTCTTGTGTTTGATTACGAATTTGTTGACATGGAGTATAAATAGTATTTAGACATAACTCAACAAATCCGGCTGATTCTATATTAGATTGTTTAAATATATCTTGGTTATGTTTTTCCTCTCCGTATTCTACATTAAATATATTAGTAACATGACTATATTGTTTATACACATAATTTTTAAGTAGGACCACTGTTTTACACATATCTTTTACTCTCATTTTAGTCCACTCTTTCATAAATACATCATGTGAAATTATATTATTTATATCTTCAGATTTTAATACATGTAAAGTTTCCTTCTTTCTTTGTTCAATAAATTGTTCTCTGAGGTACATTAAATAATTCCCTACAAAATTCGTTCCTTGTTCAGAATTATGTAGTTGACCTAGGTTAGGGTTCTCTGTATTAAATATTAATTTAGCTTTACCTGTAATTAATAATGTATCCTGTAAAGACCTATCTTGAAATTTAAGGTCCATAGCTTCTAAAGCATATTTTTGGGAATAATATTTGTAACTTTGTTCACTCAAATTCCTGAAATTTCTATTAGCTTGTTCATTAGTTATAAAATCATCTAAACTTCTAGGATAGGGAGTATTACCTAAGAAATGTTTATATATAGATTCAATATTCCCTAAATAAAAACCTGATTTAGGTTCATTTGGTATATTACTTATTAATCTAAACATTATAAATAGTGAAATTGTAGGAAAAAGGAAATTATTAATTCCAAACATTTTAGTATAAAACAATGGAGATAATGGAAGATATTTCTTATATTCTTCAGGTACTTGATCATTACTACAATGAAAATTAGCACATGGATAAATGTAAATAGGATTTCCACTAGTTCCTTTCCACATTTCTTTCACATCCTGCTCCTCCTTATCTTTATATGTAATTTTCATATTAGATGCTTCATTAACTTCTTCTTCAGTAGGAATATAAAGTTCGGACAATCTAGTTTCTATTGAATCACTTAGTCTAGCAGATAATAAACCATTCATATATTGGGAATATAAAGTTTCTTCTAATTCATTTCTTTTGTGCCAACTTAAAGTACTAAATTCTTGCTTTTTTGCCTTTTCATAGTCTTTGGTGGGTAAATCTGGGTAGAATTTTTCCAACATATAATCTGCATACATATCAAATACAATCTGATTCCTTTCTTTTCGTTTCTTTATTCTTAAAGTTTTAAGACTATTTTTTCTTAGTTGCTTCACAATATTATTTTGATTATATGATAGATTAGTAATTAATTCTAACCCTCCATTATCAGCTAATGTTAAAATAGATCTTTTATCAGGATTATTACTTTCTAATTGTTTTCTACCTAATAGTTCTACAATCTCATTTGAAGATTTGTCCATATATTCAGAAATGTCTTGTCCGTCTAGCAACTTTTTTTCTAAAGCTTTATAAGCTAAATATGTATCATAAATTGCTTGTTGCTCATTTTCATCAGAAGATCTTTTTTTACCATCATTTTCTCTTATAATTAAATGACGACGAGTATGTTCTAAATTTTTGCCATAAATATTCATACCTTGATTATCTATTCCCGAACCTAAAAAAGAATTTTGAGATTTATAAATTAAAGGAGCATTGCCAGTGCTTATAAGTAAATCTGTTAATTCAGAATCTTCTTCAAAAACAGCTACAAATGCTTCTCGTATAGCTTCTATAGTTACATTTTGCTCATCTTGAGATTTTAATTGTTTATAAAGACTAATTACATCTTCATTTTTGGCTGCATTAATCATAGTATCGTATCTATAAACCATTCTACCATATATAGATTTTGTAACATTTCTCCAAGGAAACAATGGACTTCCTAATCTTAGTTCTTTTCCTGTAAAGTTATTACTGAGAGAACCATACTGAGACTTTGGATTTGTAATATTAATTGTTTGAGACATTATTTGTTAATAACAATTTTTTTTGTTTATAAAAATATTTAGGTTTAAATATATATCTTTTTTTCAATAAATGAGCGGATTACTTTTTCTGACTACTGAAGATTTTAATATTCAAAAAGGACAAAAAGGTCCTATACTATGTAATAGTATTAGAGGATTTTCTTTGATTCTTTTTTATTCTACACAATGTGAATTCTGTCAAAACCTTATTCCACTTTTTAAACAATTACCTGGTGGTGTAAGTGGATGTCAATTTGGTATGATTAATGTAAGTCATAATAAACAATGTGTTTTACTTTCAAGAGAGACTATTGCTCCTATTAACGAAGTTCCTTATATAATTATGTATGTTAACGGGAAACCCTTTTTAAGATATAAAGGTCCTCACGATCAAAGAGAAATTAGTAGATTTATAGTTGAAGTAGCAAATAATGTTAATAAGAATGAAAGTTTTAATAAAGATACCCAAATTAAAGAAAATACTAAATCTGGTATTCCAGATTATACCACGGGTATACCACTATGTGGCCCAGATAGTAAAGTATGTTATTTACAATTTGATAACGCATATGGAGATAATAATGCTCAAAAAAATTTAGGAAATAGACACTAATGTTAATTAAGGATTTAAAACTTATAATTAAAATGTCTTTTCCTTTGTACGATCGGCTTTCAAAAAATATAACTAATAAAGATTTAACTAATAAACAAAAACAATTTTTTTTCGATAATATTGGTAATATTGATAGTAATGGTAAAGAACTATTATATGTACTAATTAAATATGATAGTATAGAAAATAATATTAATCCAAATATAATTCCTTATGAAGGTACAGGTGTAGTTAATGAAGGATTAACCAGCCTTACATGGTCTTTGAATAAATTGCCTAATAGACTAAAGCACCTTCTGTTAAATTTTTTAAAAATTCATGTTAAAAATATTAATGAAGAAAAACAAAGAACTTCAAAAATACTTTAATATGATAATAATAATTATTAATCCTATAATTATACCTATTAACAAATATTTATAATTAAATTTACCAACATCTTTATGTGAAACTACATTAAGTTCATGTAATGATTTATCATCATCCTGTATCTTCTTTTCAATTGTTGGTTTTTTACACAAATTCCAACAATCTTTATTCCTATATATTTTCTTATCACTTTGAGACAAGTTATGAATACTATCATTTTTACAAATATTATCTTCGCAATAATATCCCTTTCTATTAGTTTTTAATCGAAAAACACCATTGTTATTTATGGCTTTTTCTTTATTAAAATTTGTAAGTTCTAATAAATTATTAATTTCATCATATACTACATAACAATCAAGAACTTTTATTAAAAATTCGTCACCGTAATTTATCTGTTCACCATCTTTTTTAGTAAGTGATTCTAAAACTAAAACGTAGGCCTCATTATTATAAGAAATAGAAGCACTACTCCAATATAAGATAGAATCTGATAGAGCTTTCATAAACAAAATAGAAGAAGGTAAGTTAAGAGATATAGTTTCTCCGAAAGTAACTATGGTAGAATCAGATAAAAAAGGTTTTGGTTTATCTGGAATTATTTGTAATTCATGTTTACATTTTTTAGATAAAGTAATTTTTGTATTACTAACACCATAATCTTTGTTTATTAGATTATTTAAATCTAATACCTTACTAGTTTTTACATTTTCTAAATTACATAAATCTTGAAAAAAAACTTTCAAACCATTATTAGGTGGATAAGGGAAGACATCTTTATTGATAAAAGTATCAATTTTCACATTTTTTAAACCATCTATAGAATCTTTTGGTACAAGACGGTAGATAGGATTAGTGTTATTTCCTTTATTAGCTATATTAGCACATATTCTTTCTTTATTTGATAGCGTCACATTATATCCGTAAGAACAGTCGTTACCTTTACAAGAATCTATACACTCTTTAGTAGTTTTATTTTTTGTACAATATCCTTTAATAGAATTATTACAATCCGAAAACTCTAAATTATCAAGTATTTTATCATTCCAAATATACCATTTATTGTTATATTCTTTTGGTAAGTTAAATGTCATTTTTTTAAAGAATATATTTTTAATTACAAAAATACTGTATTTAAAAGAAGATTTTTTGTAATTAAAATGTCATACAAAACTAATAATTTAAAAATGTTACCAGTTAATAAGACAGTAGTCTTTAAAACTCCTCTTGAAAATGAGGAAGAAGTTCTTTGTAGAACTGGAACTATAGCTGAAGGTTCTTGCTTTTTTCATTCTTTGTTACAAGCAATTTCTAAAGAATATCAAACAATGGATATTGACAATAAAATGAAATTTGTTTCTAAATTACGTAATAAAATCGCTACACGATTTAATTTAGATAATTGGGAAGATATAAATGATGGTATTTTATCTAAAATCACTTTTCAAGAAAAAGTGATTAAAAATTTTAACGATGTTTACTTATACTTTACTAAAAATAAAATAAAACATAAGGGAACTAAAGAAATACTAAAAAACATTTTAGATAACTATGATTATGATAATAATAGTATTATTACTGATCTAGTTAGTTTAGAAGTGTTAGAATCTGTTATATTACCAAAATCTTACAATGAATCAGAAAATTTGAAAATAGAAGAAACTATAGAATTAGTAATAAAAAATTCAGTAGATTACCTTTTGAAAAGACCTGAATTTAAAAATTTACAAGAAGAAAAAACAGATTTTCTAATAAAAGTTCTAATAGATATGTTTATCAGCATTTTAAGAGCTTCAAAAGAAGATGCATTCAATGAATATGTTGAAAAGATGAGAAATCCAAATGAAGATGTTGATACATATACTTTATCAGAAATTTCTGATAAATTCAATAGAGATATATATTTCATAAATGGTAACAATAAATTACCCTATAACAATTTTTCTACTACTAAAACCTTAAAAAAGAGAAAATCTATTATTATTATATGGATAGGTGGTAATCATTACGAAATTATTGGTAGATTATTACCAGATAATATTATACAGCGTGAATTTAAACCTACTGATGTATTAATAGAGAAAATGTATACATTTTTAATTGAACCAGGAGAGATTAGTAAAAAATATCCAGAATTAGAAGCTTATATTCCTAAAGAACATAGAAAACAAAAAAGTCCTAATGCTTTTAAATATGCATATCTATCTGATAGCGGATCTGATGAATCAGATGATAGTGAAGACAGCGGGGAAGACTATTATGGTGGTTACCATAGAAGTGCTAGTAGAAGGTCTGAGCGTAGAAGATCTGCGGGTAGGAGGAACAACTTTTATAACTGAGGTTATAAAGAAACATAAATTAATTTATATTATCTATAATGAGTATAAAAAATTATATTGCTAAAAACAAAATGATAAATGATATTGTAGATTTTTTGCCTAAATATCCAAATATAAATAATTTTCAGAATGAAACGTTAAATACTTATAATGATTTTTATAGATCTATATTTCTTAAAAAAGAATTTAATGATCTTTCTTTAGAGAAAATAGAAGCTTTGCCTGAAAGAAAAGGTGATTTATTCAAACACCAAAAATTAATTGCAAGGTTTTTATCTTCATATACTTTATATGATCAAATGTTATTAGTTCATGATATGGGTACAGGAAAAACTTGTTCAGCTGTTGCTGTAGTTGAACAAATAAGAAAAGAAGCTAATAATTTTAAAGGAGCGTTGTACTTAGCTAAAGGTACTGCTCTAATAAATAATTTTATTGATGAATTAATCTTTAAATGTACAGATGGTAAATATATACCCGATAATTTTAGTTCATTAACAGAATTAGAAAAAGTACATAGAAAAAAGAAGATGATAAATGATTTCTATAATTGGGGAACTTTTGAAATATTTATAAAAGAGATAACTAGATCATCCGATGAAGAAATAATAAAGAAATATAGTAATCATATAATAATAATAGATGAAATCCATAATATTAGAATTCAAAAAAAAGATAATGATAGAATAAAACTATATAAACAGTTTTGGAGATTCTTACATTTAGTAAAAGATTGTAAAATCCTCTTATTATCAGGTACTCCTATGAAGGATGGTATTGATGAAATTGCTTCTGTTATGAATTTAATTTTACCCGTAGAAAAACAACTTCCCGTACAAGAAGATTTTATAGAAGATTTCTTTATAGAAAAAGGCGAAGATTTATATGAAATTAAAGATAGTATGAAAAATAGATTGTATGATTTATTTAAAGGACGTGTTTCATACCTGAGGGCAATGTATTCTGATGTTAAACGTATTTACGAAGGAGAAAAGTTAGGAACATTACAATATTTTAACGTTTACCCAGATATAATGAGTGAATTCCAAGAAAAAAATTATATGCAAGCGTTATTATTAGATAAAGAAGATAGAAAAGGTATTTATACTAAGTCTAGACAAGCTTCTTTATTCGTATTTCCTGATGGAAGCTATGGAGACGAAGGGTACAAAAAATATATAATACAATCAGGTGGTAAACAAAAACTAGGCAAGAGTACTACTAAAAGTTTTAAACTTAATGATAGTCTAATAAATCAAATAAGAGCTCCCACTCACGAAGAAATGTTAAAAAACTTGTATAAATTTAGTAGTAAATATGCTCAATCTATTCAGAAAATTTTACAATCTTATGAACAAGGAAAACTTGTTTTTATATATAATGAATATGTACAAGGATCCGGTTTAATACTTTTTGGTAAGTTATTAGAGCTTTTTGGTTTCAATAAAGCAACTGGAAAAGAAGAGCATCAATCAGAAAAACCTAGATATGCTTCATTAACCAACATGACTGCTACTAATAAACAGTTAAAGGAATTAGTAGATAGATATAATCAACCAGATAACATGAATGGCAAAATTATATCTGTAATTATGGGTTCCAGAAAAATTTCAGAAGGTTTTTCTTTAAAAAATGTACAGGTAGAAGATATACAAACTCCTTGGTTTAATTATAGTGAAACTTCTCAAGCTATTGCAAGAGGAATCAGAGTAGGGTCTCACAATGATTTAATAAAAAGTGGTAAGAATGTAGAAATTGAAATATATCAACGCGTTTCTTTACCAAAAAAAGATTCCAAAGATAGTATTGATTTATTGATGTACGAAATATCTGAAAAGAAAGATATAAGTATAAAATCTGTAATGAGAATAATAAAAGAAGCCGCTTGGGATTGTGCTTTAACTTATAAACGTAACTATATAGATGGAGACGATGGAAGTCCTGAATGTGATTATAAAGAATGCGACTATCAATGTGTAGGCGTTCCAAAAGATTTAATATACTCATCTCAGGATGAATTAGATATATCTACCTACCAGTTATACTATAGTGATACTGTAAAAATTATAACTAAAGATCTTCAGCAAGTATTTTTAAATAAATTTAGTTTGTTTTACCATGAAATTGAATTTATGTTTAGTGATAGATTTAGTGATTTTGAAATTTTATCATCTTTACAAAAAATAACCAATGAAAATATTTTATTTACTAATATGTATGGATTTACCTCCTATCTTAGAGAAGATAATAATAAATATTTTCTTATTGATAGTTTATCGGTAAAAGGTAACTATTTATCAGAATTTTACACTAAGTATCCCACAATTTCTAGTAATAAATCTTTTATGGAAAGTTTTGATCCTATCTATTATCAAGAATTGCCCGGAATTATTAGAAAATTATGTAACTCTAGTACTATTGAAGAAGTTTCTACAATACTTAATATTTTACCTAAAGAACTATTAGAAATGATTTTAGAATCCTCTCTTATAGCTCAAAACAGAAACATTAATAAAAATATTATAGCTAGAGGATTAATATTAGAATATTTTAAAGGTAATTACGCAGAAATTGATGGAGTTATAGTTTCATGGTATTTGTATTCTGATTTCCAAATTATAAGATGTTTAAAAGGTAATGAATTTGAAGAATGTAATGATTACGAAGAAAAAGTTGAAAAATATTTATCTTCACTCCAAAAATCATTGGAGCAGAATCCTAAACAAGTCTATGGTTTAATTAATAAAACTTCAGATGATTTTTGTATCAGAGATGTCAGAGAAGAAATATCTGAAAAAGGTAATAAAGTTAAAACAGGAAAAAGATGTACTAATTGGACCTTAGAACAATTAAATCAATTAATAATTTTTCATTTAAAGTTACCAGTACCAAATGAAACAATTTTAACAGTTAAAGAGAAACAATTTATAGCTAAACATTCTAGTAGTTTAGAAACTGCCAGTGATGATGAGCAAGTAGAAAAGGTAGCAAAAGGTATACTAAAAGAAAATAAAACAAAACTAGGAAAAGATTTTGATAATATAAAACAGTCTCTCTCATTTATAGAACTAGATAAAAAGGATTTATTAAGAGTTGCATTCTGGATGACAAGGACATTGGTTAGAAAATGTGAACTTTTAAGATCTTGGTTTGAAAATAATAATTTAATACAGTATGATGATGAATGTGGAAAACATGGGAAAATCAAGAAAAAATAAATATAAATTTTATAGTTGTATAAAACTATAAAATTATGATAATGCTTCGTTAATATTCCATTCACCATTAATTTTAAAACGATGAAATAGTCTACCGTTATCATTTTTACTTAAAATTAATATTTTAGAATCTAATATATAATATAGTATATCTAATTGGTCCAGAAATTCTCTTACATTGATAGTATTAGATATATCTATTACAATAGAACTTGGTTTAGTATTATCCCAGCTATTTAAAATATTGGGTAAATCATTTAAAGATATTTGAAGAATTTCACTATATTTGCTTAATTCTTTATTAACAAAATCATTAAATTCTAAATTAAGCGAACTAAAGTCTTTTTGGATATCAGTATCCACATTTTCTTCTCCCATAAAACACTCACTATATATTAAATGTGGATAGCAATAATATACATTTAAATCATCGGCAGATTTTTGCTGAACGGTATCTATTCCATTTGTCATTCCATGTTTATTAATAAATTCTAATAATTTTTCTGCTCCTTTCTTATTTATAAGATATCCTCCAGTTCCCCCCATAGACATTTTTAAAGATTCAAATCTATTATATTGTTTTATTATCGGATCTAGAGATTTATTGTAACTATTTTCATCGATATAATCTTTCCATAAATGATGGCCTAAGTATAATAAATCCCAATCTGTGGCTTCTAAGTTTCTAATACATAGATTAAGTTTATCAGTAAAATTATCAACAAAAGTTAAATCATCTTCAAGAATACAGTAAGTATCAACATCTTCATCTTTTAATAGTTGAATATATAATTTTATATGAGACATAGCACATCCTACCATTCCTTTTCTCATATTATAATCGTTATTTTCAAAAATATGTTGAAGCTGACAATTTGGATTTAATTTCTCACCATCTACAGCTGAAAATCTTTCATATTTTAAGTTATGTATTTGGAAATTAGAAACAAAATCCTCATATCTATCAGGACGTCTATCTAAATTAATAACAAAAGTCTTAAAAGGTTTAGATTCTACTTTTGGACCAAATTGTGTTTCGTTGTTTAGTAAATACGCATTTAGTTTAGATTCATCATGTCTTTCTGATGTTAATCTACCTGTATGAATACAATAAATAGATTCTAAAAAGGCTGATTCGTAATTCTTTTGAACATATCTATAACTATATTCCATTTCAAAATGACCTACACTTTCATTAAAATCTCCAATCTCAGAAAAAACACTAGTTTTTATCAATGATGGTCTAAAAGAAAAATGAGGCCAATAAGCACAATTTTTTTCAGGACCATATTTGTTATAAAAATTTTCTTCATCATTTTTATTTCTAGTATGTTCATGAATATAATACCTTATACCTGAAGAAGTAACATTAAATAATCCACCAGCAATATTATGATCTTCGGGAATTTCAGCATAATTTTTATTAATTAAACATTGTTTTATTTCACTTCTCGAACATTCTAATACATGTAAACAATCAGTAATGTATTTCCTTTTCTCAAAAAATAACCAATCATCTTCCATGTGAAAAAGAAACGGTGTATTTACTTTGTTTTTTATTATATTCATACTTCTTGGATGTCCTTTTTCACTAGCATTTTTAAAGTAAAAGGTAAAAAAAGGATAGTTTTGTTTCATCTTTTCCCTATCTTCTTCAGAACTATTATCATCTATACATAACCACTCATCAATCATATCAATATCTTTACAGCAATTTATAAATGAATTAATTGTTTTAGAGAAAAGGTCGTATCTTTTACAAGTTGTAATACTAAATGTTATTTTTTTAGTTAATACTAATTGTTTTCTATTAAGAATTTTGTTAATAATTTTAGGATTATAACTAGAATATGTATATTTTATATGGTTAATATTAAAATGTTGATTAAATATTAATAATTTAGAACGATGTTCAGGGATTGAAGGTAGACTTAAGATATCCTTAAATATTTCATATGAAGTTTGATAATCTTCTATATAATAATGTATTATTCCTAATTCGTCATTAATTGAAATACTGTAAGGAAACATATTTCTAATAAACTTTGATAGGTATTTACCAATATGAAAAAGATGTTTACATCTTAAATAATTAACTAAATTGAAGCAAGACTGTTCATCCCTAGAATCTAGGAACTTATTTATTAGTATATCCATTTTCATATTAATATCTTTTTCTCTAAATCATTAAATATAAATTAATATGACTTTGTAAAAATAATTTGATTTTTTAGAAAATTTCCCAAATCCTAAATACAAAAATGTCTTCTCTCGCTGCATTGATTAATAATTTGATTAATGAAGAAATTGGGAAATTTATAGAAAAAATATCAAACAAATTTGATATCCCAAAACAAGAACTGGAAGAATTATGGAATTCTGATGATAAACCAATTACTAAAAAACCAGAACAACACATTCCTGTAGAAAGTATAATTAAACCAATTACTAAAAAACCAGAACAACACATTCCTGTAGAAAGTATAATTAAACCAATTATTAAAAACACAACTCAAACTGTTGTAAAATCTAGCGAAGATGATAACAAATGTAAAGGCTGTCCTTATGTATGGTCTAGAGGTGATAAGTCTGGGACTATATGTGGTAGTATACCAAAGAATGGATCAGTTTATTGCTCTCGTCATAAAAAATACGAGGGTATTGAAACTAAGGCTAAGAAAGTACTTCCTACTAATAAAAAAACTATTTCCAGTGTAAGTAAAAAGAAGAGCTTATCTCCTTCTAAAGAAGTTGGGTTAACATTACACAAGAATAAAGATATAGATAAGTTATGGGATCCTAACACTAAAATGGTATTCAAATCTATAAGTGAGAAGAAAGTAATTGGTAAATATGAAGATGGAGAAATTAAGAATCTATCATCAGAAGACATAAATTGTTGTAAACAACACGGATTTGCTTTTGAGGAGCAGAAATCTTCTGAAAATGCATGTATAAGTAAATTAATGAATAGTATAGAGAAATTTAAAATAGAAGAAAACAAAAAAGAGAATACTTCTACGCATGAAATTAAAGATAATACAGATACCGAGATAGTTAAACCAAGAATTAGAAAAAGTCCTACAACTAAAAAATCTCCAACTCCTAACAAAGAAATAAGTCCAACTGATGAAGAAGAAATTCTGGATGAAGAATTACCAGATGATACGGAGATAGTTAAACCAAGAATTAGAAGAAGTCCTACAACTAAAAAATCTCCTACTCCTAAGAAAGCAATAAGTCCAAAGAAAGTATCAGCCGATAATGCCAAAAATGTTAAAAAAACTATTGATAGCGCTATACTTACTACCAACTTAAAAGCAGGTGATGTAGAAGAAATACTAGGAGAACTTCAATTAAGTTTGGACACTGATAATGAAAGTGATGAAGATATATTAGAAGAAGATGAATTAAAAGATGATGATTTAGAAGAAGATATTTTTTAAAAAATAAAAATGAAATATTAAATCTTATTTATTTCAATAAATAAGATGCCAGAAAGCGCCGAAGTACGATTGACAGTTGACTATCTAAATAAATTCTTTCAAGGTAAAACGATAGTTAGTTGGGTATTTTGTGGAGGAAAATATACTGATATATATCCTGAAGGATATGAAGAATTCGATGCAAGTCTGCCAATTAAAATTACCGAAGTAAATTGTAAAGGTAAATTTATATACTTTACATTAGATAATGATAACAAAAAATTTTACATCCTACACTCATTAATGATGACTGGGAGATGGCAAAAAAATTACGATGAACATTGTAAATGGTTTGTAGAATTAGATAACGGCAATACAATTTGGTTTAGAGATACTAGATCATTTGCCACCTTAAAATTTACATCTAATAAAGAGAATTTAGACGAAAAACTTAATAACTTAGGAATGGATATATTATCTAAGGAATTTAAACTGCCTTTATTTAGGTTACTTACTAAAAAGTTTAGTAACAAAAATATTTGCCCATTTTTAATGGACCAAAGCATAATATCAGGATGCGGAAATTATATTAAAGCTGAAGCTTTATACGAATCTAGAATCTCACCATTACGTAAAGTTGGTGATTTAAGTGATGATGAGATTGATTCATTATTTCAGGCATTATATATAATACCTAGGATAGCTTATAACAATAAAGGGCTTTCCTTAAAAGACTATGCAGATGAAAATGGTAATCATGGTAATCATGGTAATAAGTTAAAGATTTATTCCAAAAAACATGCTACACGTACCAAAACCCCCGATGGTAGATTTACTTATTGGGATCCTAAAATTCAAAAATAATTTATTAAATAATTTTCTATTTATAAATATAGAAAATTATCTCAATATGGACAACCACAATACAGAAAATTTTGAAAAAGTTCTCGATGACATACAAAAAAGACTGACTTTTTTTGAAGATAAGTTAGGAACTGGAAATTCGGTTTTTAATTTTGTAAATGGAGTTAATTTCCAATCTCCTTTTGTTTATGGACCAATAGTACTTGTACTAGTAGTAATTTCTTTTCTTATAGCAAGACCAGCCTTCATTAAACATGAAATAGAAAAAAATGGCGAACTAATAAAAGTTATATCAATTAAGAAGCTAGCATTATATAGTTCTGTTATAACAATAATATTAAGTGTTGCTTATTATTATTTCAAATTAAGAAATAATTAATTCTTTCTAGAAAGATAAAAATATTTAATTAACCAGTATAAAACGCCTCCTATTATACCTTTAAAAAAATATAATAAATATTCTGATTTATTAGCAATAGGAAGGATTTTCTTAATAAGTTCTGATATCTGAGGCATTACTAATATAGTTATCAAAATAACTATAATTAATACATCTTTTGAATCGTCAAATATTGTATCTAATAAACTTCTATTTTTTTTGAATAGTGAATCTACAATATGTAATTCTTGCTCATTAGGTGGAGTTTTATCCACTGGTAATTTATTTATATCGTCTCCTAATTTTTCATTGGCAGAGTTATTATTTGGTAAAGACATTTTTAAGTAATTTAAATATTGTTTTAAGCCAATAACATTTTAAAAATAAAGTATAATAAATGACATTGTCTCTTAACAAACTATCCAAAATATTAAAAAATAATGGATTTCTACCGAAGAAATACTTCTTACTTGATAATTATTGTATTTATATAGAAGTATATAGTTTAGTAAATGCTGATAATTTTTTAGTATATATACCAAGTAAATATGATCTCAAATTTGAAAATGAAGGAGAGCACTATAATCTTCAAACACTTGATATGCCTGAAAATGGTGATATTCCTGTTGAATATGCAGGAAAAATTGATGATAAAATATTAGAGGAGTATGATGATGTAGAGTTAGATATGCCATTAGATACTAAAAATAACTCAGAACTAGAAGAAAAATTAAATGAAAACTATAACCTTCCTATTTCCTTAAAAGATATGAATGTAGATGATACAAATAGAATAAGAGAAATATTTAGACAACTCAAAAGATTAAAGTTATGTGTTCAAAATATTAATTATAAAATTAGTATATTATATAAAGACTATTTGTGTTGTTTGAGAAGAGATAACACATTCGAAGCATATTTAGCTAAAAATCTAAACGGAGCATCAGATATGAAACTAATGATAAGCATAGATATGGAAAGTTTGATTAAAAATATTAAGTCAGTACCCCATGATATTAAAACAGTAAGAGAATCTATATATAAAATTTTACAAAAAAATCAACTAAAACATATTAAAGTATTAGATAGAATGTTGAGTTGTAAAAGCTTATTATCCGAAAGTTTTATAAATATAAAAAGTAAACAAAATAGATATACTAATTATATTTCTAAACTTGAAGAAATGTTAAAATTAGTTGAATCTCATGAAGAACAAATGATAAGTAAATTAGATAATATTAATTATACCTATAGTAATTCTACAAATAAAGGATTACAAGATGATATAGAACGCTCGCATTTAGTAGGTAAGATTAATGATGATTTAAAAAATATTAGTGTAATTAAACAAGAAATAATTAAAAATATTATACTTTTAAAATCAAAATTGGAAAATTTATCTCTACATGTTGATGAAATTTGTTTTGATAATATAATCATGATAGATGCTATTACACGTAATTTTGAGACTTTTTCTAAATTTTAAAAAAATATAAAACAATAAATGAGTAAACTGATATTAATAACTATCCCGTTATTTATAATAATAATATTATTTATAATTATTAACCAGACCTCGTCAAACCCAAAACAAAGATTTGGTTATAAATTTTATTAAATTTTTATAACAAAAAGTTTGTTATAAAAAATCAAATAATATTATTTAGTTTCTACACGAGCGTGTAACATATTGAAGATTGCTAGAAGTTGGGTAAGCATTACTCATTGTTGGATGTCCGCTGCATGTTGCTCCACCATAGGTTAAGGCATCGTACCCTTGATTCATTCCAGGACCGTAAGATGGGACGACATAGGATCCACTGCCAGCGGCAGTGGGAGAACCAGTGGAAATTCCATCTCCACTATTGTAGTTTCCTAAATTAGCATAATTGCAAGCATTTTTAAATTGCTCTCCGTCTGAATTATTCATTTTATTATTGTAAAATATTTTATTTTTTTATTATAGTAAATTATCTTGTGAATTATATTTGCGAAGCTTCTTTAAACGCTAACTTGTCAACAAAATCATTATACTTGTTACCACTGTGACCTTTTACCCAATGAAAAACAATTTTTTTAGTTTTAGAATACTTATAAAAATCTTCCCATAAATCTAAATTTGCCTTCTTTTTCCATAAATTTTTAGCACAATTTATACACCATTGACTATCAGAATAAATGTGTATATTTTTAAACTTAGTCAATTCTAATGCTTTTATAATTGCAGTTAACTCCATTCTGTTATTTGTAGTATTGGAATCAGCTCCTGTACCTAATTGAAATAATTTATTGTTTTTAAATATAGCAAATGCCCATCCTCCTTTTCCAGGATTTTTTAAACAGGAACCGTCTGTATATATTTTATACATTTTTTATTAATTTAGAAATATTGACTTTAAAAAATCAAATTGAATTTAAATGTTAACTTTCTACATATAATATAGAATGCTTACTGAAAAAAGAACTTGGGAAATCCTAGGAGATCACTTTTCAAAGAAAGGATTTGTATCACATCAGGTAGATTCGTTTAACGAATTTATACAAAATGGAATCAGCAAGATCATCGCAGAAGAACCTGATATTTTTATTGAATCAGATGATCCTAAAAATTTTATCAATTATACAGTAACTTTTGATGACGTGTTTATACCATCACCAACTGTTATAGAAGAATCCAGGGAAATGAGAGATCTTTACCCTTCAGAAGCTAGGACAAGAGATTTAACTTATGATTCACCAATTTACGTTACAGTAACAGAAACCACCACTACTACAGATGGTGTGGAAGTGAACAAACACAATAGAATCTTACTGGGAAGAATTCCTTTGATGTTAAGAACTAATTTGTGTCATTTAAGTTCTTGTACTAAAAATGAAAGAATAACTCATGGAGAATGTGAATATGATGAAGGTGGTTACTTTATCATTAAAGGTAAAGAACGAGTATTGATAGCACAACTTAGGAATACTTACAATATTCCTTTAGTTTTAGATCAGAAACCAGGATCTAAATATAAATTTATTTGTGAAATAAGAAGTATGTCAGAAGAAACAGGTCATTCAGTTCTTGTACAAGCAAATTTTTCAACTGATGAACGAATCTTAAACTTCTCGTTGCCATATATAAAAGAACCAATTCCAATTGGAGTAGTATTCAAAGCACTTGGATATACAAGCGATGAAATCAAAATGCTAATTGGTCTAAATTGTGAAATGGCCGAAAAATACATTAAACTTATTATTAATGATAGTTTTTTCGTAGAAGAAAACAACGGTATTGAACTTTTAGCTGAAGAATTAAAGGAAGAGTTTCCTGAAAAATTTGAGAATATAGATATTAATGAAAACTTGGAAGAAATGTGGGAGGATCTATCAGAATTGGAAAAGGCTTCATACAATAAGAAAGCCACACAACGAAGAGCTTTGAAATATATAGGTTCTTTTGCCAAAAATCCCCAAAAAGAAAATGATAAGCATTTATATGCAGAACAAGTAGTTAATAATGAAATTTTTCCTCATATGGGCGTAACATCTTCCACCAAAGAAAAAGCTTTACTACTAGGACATATGATACATAAACTTTTAGCGACTATAATTGGGATTAGAATGCCTGACGACAGAGATAATTATATAAATAAAAGAGTAGATTCCCCAGGTATGTTATGTCACGAATTATTCAGGCAATTATATAAAAAATATACTAATTCTATTTTTCAACAACTAGAAAAAAAGAAACAATTTCCTGATGTTATGTCATTAATACCAAGAATGACTGATATTACTAAGGGATTTATTCAATGTTTTAGTAAAGGAAATTGGGGAGTTCCTAAAGCTAGTTACGTAAAACCAGGTGTAGCACAAATTTTATCTAGACTATCATTTGGCGCTACATTATCTTCTCTTAGAAGAGTTGCTATCCCAAAAGCCAAAGAATCTAAAAATGCAGCGATAAGACAAATTAATCCCTCTCAAATAATGTTTATTTGTCCAGTAGAAACACCTGAAGGACAACCAGTAGGTATAGTACTAAATCTTTCTTTATTAACACATATTTCCAATAGGATTCCAACTGTTTTGATTAAAGAAACAGTAGAAATGTGTGAACATATTATTAATATTGACGATTATGATATAACTAGAGAACTAACAAAAGTATTTATAAATGGTATTTTAGTAGGTTTAACTGAGGATGCTTATAGTCTTCTTGATGAATTAAAAGATTTTAGAAATATTAAAATGATACCCTGGTGTGTTTCATTATCATATGATGATATTGACGATGAAATCCATATATGTTCAGATGATGGAAGACTTTTGAGACCAGTATTTAATGTAAAAGATAATAATCTCTGTATATCTGAAGAAGATGGAGTAGATTGGGATAATTTGGTAGAAAAAGGTCTGGTTACTTATATTGATAATATGGAGGCAAACAATGCAGTTATTGCATTTAGTCAAAATGAATTAAAAAATTATCATAATGATTTTTGTGAAATAGCACCTGCAATGATGCTGGGTGTAATGGCTAATATAATTCCATTTCCTGACCATTCTCAATCTCCTAGAAATACGTATCAAGCAGCAATGGGAAAACAAGCAATGAGTATGTTTGCACTTTCTCATTTAATTAGAACTGATACAGTAGTACATGTTTTAAATGCACCACAAAAACCCTTAGTAGGTACAAAAGCAGGTGAACTAATGGGTTTTCATGATATGCCTTCAGGTAATAATGCTATAGTAGCAATAGCGTGTTATACAGGTTTTAATCAAGAAGATTCTGTTATTTTAAATCACAGTGCTGTACAGAGAGGTTTATTTTGGGCAACTACTTATAAAACACATGCTAGTATTGAAAATAAGGATGGATATATTTCTGAAAAAATAGGTAATCCTCCACTTAAACATAGAAAAAACGACGCCAACTATGGTTTATTAGATGAAAATGGTATTATTAAAACGAGACATCCCACTTGGATAGATGAAGATGGTAAAGAACAAGGAGGTGGAGCTATTTTTGTACAAAAAGGAGATGTAATCATTGGTAAGATGTTAATTCAAAATGATAAGGATGGAGTTGAAAATATTACAGACATTTCTGAAATTATAAAAAAGGGAGATGAAGGATATATAGATAAGGTTTATTATTCGATAACTCCTAATGGCTACAAATTAGTAAAAATAACTATTTCTAGAGTAAGAATACCCGAAGTTGGTGATAAATTTGCAAGCCGAGCAGCTCAAAAAGGAACAGTTGGGATGGTTTATAATCAAGAAGATATGCCTTGGACACAAGATGGAGTAGTACCAGATATTATAATTAATCCTCACGCAATACCATCACGTATGACTATTAACCAATTAATGGAAAGCGTACTTGGTAAGTCCTGCGCGGTAGAAGGAACTTTTGGGGATTCAACACCATTTACGGAATCTTCTGTTCCTAATGAAGAAGGTAAAAGTATCGCGGAACAAATATGTGAAAGATTAGGAATGAATGGTTACCAAGGAAATGGTAATGAAACATTATATAATGGTATGACTGGAGAACCAATGGGAGAATTTTTTATTGGTCCAGTTTATTACCAGCGATTAAAACATTTGGTTTCAGACAAAATGCATGCTAGGGATACAGGTCCAGTTACAACATTGACACGACAACCTTTAGAAGGGAGAAGCAGAGAAGGAGGATTGAGATTTGGAGAAATGGAGCGTGATTGTATGATTGCACATGGTAATTCTAAATTTTTACAAGAAAGATTATTTGAGCAATCTGATAAGTATGAAGTCACAGTTTGTCAACAATGTGGTAATTTTACTTCTAGTAAAAATAGCTGTGATTTCTGTCAAACAGATGAAGTTTCTAGAGTAAAGCTACCTTATGTAAGTAAGCTAGTTCTACAAGAACTTAATGCTATGTTAATTAAAACTAAAATAAGTGTAAAATAAATTATCTTTTAAACTTATACCTAATTAGGTATTAGTTTTTAACTTAAAAATTATTTTTTCTAATAACAATAAATATGTTATTAGAAAAAATTTCAGTAGATATAATCTACATAATAGTAGATTATTTAAATGGATGTAACATATCGAAATTTACCAATACATCTAAAGAGATTAATAATCTAATTAATGAGCAAGAAGACAATATATGGTTAAAAATGTTAAATAAAAACCATTTGAATGGAAAATCTAATAGTTTACCTGATCAAGTAATAAGAGATTTTCATTTTAAAACTCGCTCAATTTTGGAAAATAAAAATATTAATAGTAACTATATTAAGTATGCTTCTTATTATTTTTGTAGTAAATACATTATAATTCATCTAAGAAAAGAGATAATTAAGAATTATAAGTATATGAATACTATTTTCTTTTACGGTCCCTCTTTAATTAATGATCTTTATAAATCAGTTTATGGAGCGACTATAGTTAATACACAAGAAGCCGAGAATTCTTTTAAAAGATTAAACATCAATTTATTAAGAGATTCAAAACTAAATGAAATAGATGTTATAGATACTATAAAAAACATACATTCTGATCTATATTTTGTAGCTAAAGTATTACAACTAATAAATAAAAATAGACTAACTATGGAATATATTATTGAATGTTTTAATTTTAAAAATGGTAAAGAAATATGTAGAAGATTTACTAGGAGAATCAATTATTTATCAAAATTATGTACTGTATGTTATTATAGTATTGATTATTAGTTTTTGAAGAAAAAATTTGATTTTAAGATTTAAGTTTTATAAAAATATATAAAAATGATCATCCCAGTTCGTTGTTATTCATGCGGAAAAGTATTAGGAAATAAGTGGCAAAATTATAATGAACTTGTATCTAAAGGAATACCAGAAGGTGAAGCCTTGGATAAAGTGAAATTGAAAAAATATTGCTGTAGAGCCGTTATGTTATCTCATGTTAACTTAATTGATAAAATAATTCTATATTCAAAATAATTATTATTTAAAAAAATAATAATACAAATAACTTTTTTTTTCTTTTGCTTTAATAAAATGGTATCTCATAGAAAATCAAGAAAGCCTTGTAGATCAGACCAAGCTCGCAGCCGCAAAACTGGTCGTTGTCATCTTAAAAAAAGTGCTCGTAAATCTTCCCGTAAACAATCTCGTTCTCGCCGCAAGGCCTGTAAATCTAACGAAGTTCGTGACAGCGTAAGCCATCGTTGCCGCAAGAGGAAATCCCCAGGTCGCCACAGGAAACCAGGTCGCCCCAAAGGATCCAAATCCCGTAAGAAGTCCCGCAGGAAGTCCCGCTCCCGCCGTAAGGCCTGTAAATCTAATGAAGTTCGTGACAGCGTAAGCCATCGTTGCCGTAAAAGGAAATCCCCAGGTCGCCACAGGAAACCAGGTCGCCCCAAAGGATCCAAATCCCGTAAGAAGTCCCGTAGGAAGTCCCGCTCCCGTAAGAAGTCCCGCTCCCGCCGTAAGGCCTGTAAAAAGAACCAAGTTCGTGACTCAGTCAGCCATCGTTGCCGCAAAAAGAGATCCCGTGGACGCAAAAGAAGCCGTCGTAGCCGTCGTAGCCGTAAGTAAATATTAAATCACTGCCATGATAAATGTTTGTTTTTAATTATATTTTTTAATCCTTAAATTTTATTACAAAAGCTTTTGTAATAAAAAAGAAAAACCTAGCTCTAATATAAATATGGAAAATAACTCTGATTATCCAAAGTCTTCATGTAGTTGTTATATGAGACAACCCAGTATTTATACCCAACCTGTAGGTAATCCATCTAATATGTCAGTTGTTAATTGTATTGATCCTGATAAAAGTAGTTTCATAGTTAATTCCTCTATTCAACCAACTAATAAAAAAGGATATGAATTACTTAATCCCGAACTACTAGAGGACAAATATTCTAAGAATTTTCAAAAAATACAATGTAATCTAGGATCAAATTGTCAAACAGCTTATATAGATTCTGATCCTAGATTATTATCAGCAATCAGGGCAGAATATTTACCATTAAACGCTCCCCCTTTACAAAGTAATATAGATTACCGAACAGTAGATTCTGATAGCAAATTAAATAACTATGGTAAATATTATAAAGATTATTCAGATATTAACGCTGGACAATTAGTATATTATATAAATAAAGAGTATGCAGAACCATTTAATAGACCAAATTTTGTAACATCAGCTAATACTATAAGTAAAGTAGAAAAAGATCCTATGGGGAAATTATATCCTTCGTATACCAGAAAACCATTAAAGGATCCTGATCACTTAGATACTACAAAAAAATATTATGATGGTTGTTTATCTTGGATCCAAGATAGTACTTCGCATAGAGAAGATTTAATGAGTAAGCAAATGGAAAAAATTAATCGTAATAGATGGGAGCCAAGATGGAACCAATAAATTAATTTAAATTCTATGAATTTAAATTACAAAAAATATAGTTTATGCTACTATTTGATTAGTTATTTACTCCACAAGATCCTAACATTCTTTGATTATTAGTAATTATAGGTGATTGACGTTGTTGCCATTTAGAAGCATTAACTTTTTGCATAGCTGATTGTTGTATATCTGTACGATGTTGGATAGCAGCATCAGTAAATGCATCATGTACCATTGTTCTTATATTAGAATGATATTGATTACCAGAAGAATTATCTTCTGGTATTGGGCCATATTGATCAGAAAATGGTAAATTGTCTATTTTACTTCTAACAATATAATTTGGCATTCTTACAGCATCGATATCTTTATAATAAAACCTTGGTTGCCCTGTAGTATCTTCAATATAAGATCTGTATGATGTACCATACCCAGAAAATCTAGGGTCGTAAACATTAGATTCACTTATTTCATCCATAGGAATACAACTTTGGTTCTTAGGTTTTTGAAATAATAATGGATCATGTTCAGTAAACATAATATCACCATTTTTAATTTGTTCTGTTGTTGGTGGAATTTGTTGAGTAAAAGATATACCCATATTAGAATTTATTGGTTGATTAACTTGAGTTTTGGTATAAACACCAGGCTGTATTGTTTGAGTAAACAAATTATCATTAAATTTATCCATGTATTTGGATCTTTGACATAAACCAACCGATAAATTAGTAGGTAAGTTTGCTTTTAAATTTTCTTTTGGATAATAGCCACAATTTAAATTTAACATACCAGATGTATTGTTATTTATTACTTGTTTAGAACTAAGAGGAGTTATTGGTTCGAGAACCTCATCCTCATCTACAATCTCTGGAGGACCCGATAGATTATTTATTAGTTTAGAATTAGAGGAATTTATTGGTTCTAGAACTATATCCTCGTCTGTGAAATCTTCTTTGATTACTGATTGGGGATTATAGTCACATGATTGGGGACAACAAGAACTGATAGCATATCCAGAATTATAAACGTCTATATTACTAACATCATTAATTGCTGAATGTACAACCAGATTATTAGCTTTCCAGTATTCCAAATCACTAATTGGTGCTACTACTACAGGAGGAATTTTTGTCTTTGGGTTTGCACCTCCTGCTAATTTTTGACTTGGAGAAATCCATTCTGGATTATTAATCGCCCCATGAGGACCCTCTATTATCTCGGTGTTATTACAAAATGATTTAGAGTAATTCTTCTCTAACTTACGAGATGAACTAACATTTTTATCCGAGGAATTTTTATCCTTTGTATAATATTGAAAACTTTCAATTAATTCAGGGTATTCGTAATTTTCATTTTTTGAAGTCATTCTCTTCTTTTGATAGTAGTAAAGAATAATAAATATATTAGAAATTACTAAAAATAAGACAGCATATTTAAAATCAAATACTAAAAATATTAAAAATATTAAGATTATTAACCTAGTTATAGAATTAATTTCTTGTGTTAAATTATTATTCAAATTTGGAAGAAGATTAAAAGTGCAAAATAAATTTGGAAAATATTCCCACCATACCTTATCGTTTTGGCATTTCATAACAGCAAATACTATTTATTAGTAATTTTAAATTTAAAAATGAAAATATATTTATCTATAATATTATAATATAAAAAAAATGCCTAAAACTAAAAAAGAAACTGAAGAAAATCAAGAGTTTACTCTAGATAATTTAGATTTGGAATCAGTTCATAAAAAATATACGATATCTGTCTCAGAGCAAAGCGACGAAACAAATTTTAGTAATACTACTAAATTATCAGATCTTTCAAAGGAAAGAGGAACACCAGATATTATATCTTTTCTTGATGAAGCCAAAAGACCACACCATTGTCAGTTATCAATGATTGATTTCACCACTAGAATGGATATAAGTTTGTTAAGGTATAATTGTTTTTGGTGTAGACATCCTTTAGATTCTATGCCTATTGGGTGTCCAATTAGATACATTCCTAATCAGGCACAAAAAAGTTATTATTCACAAATCAGTAGAGACAATTATGTTATCAAAGAAAATATTACAGAATCTAAGTGTTCTAAACTTGAGACAGATGAAAATAATGAAAGTATAGATATAAATAAAGCGGGGTATTACGAAACCGACGGTGTGTTTTGTTCATTTAATTGTTGTAAAGCATATATAATAGACAATAAACATAACCATTTATATAATTTATCTAACACTTTACTAATTAAAATGTATAACAAAGTCATGGATGCTAAAAATAAGAGTATAGCAGCAGCTCCACATTGGAGAATATTAGAACAATATGGCGGAGAACTTAATATTATCAAATTTAGAGAAAGTTTTAACAAAATAGATTACACATATCATGGTGTTACAAGGTATATCCCTAAGTTTAGCCCTATATCTACATTGTATGAAGAAAATATAAAGTTTTAGTTAGTAAATTAATAAAGAGATTTAATATTTTAAAATATTAAATCATTTAATTAATAAGTCATATTAAATTGAAAAGGAGCTGGTCTTTTATTTTGAACTTTAATTTTAGAATGCTGTCTTAATTTATGTTCATTAAAATCACCATAAAGCGTTGTCCAAGCAGTTAACTTTTTATTGTTCTCTTCTATTCCTGTAGTTGTTTTAATATCCATGGTTATTACTTCTATGACTTGGTTTATCATATCATTAACATAACTAAGGGAAGTAGTACCAGATGGCATAATATATCTTGTATATATTCCTGCTGTAGCAGGTCTAAAAGAATCATATATTTGACTCATTACATTACATATTACTTTATCTGACACAACAAAAGGTCTATTATAAGGATCAACTCCTAATGTTAACTCTGTTACTTTATTTTTAATAATATTAACAGTTTTTTGACTAAAATATTCTTGTAAACATTTATTATTCTCTTGGGAATAACCTACGAAACGGTAAAAATTATCATCACATTTATCAGAGAAAATATTATCAGCGTATTCCATTTTATTCTTGTAATAATTAAAATTTTAAACAATAAAGTATACAAATTATTTAAAACTAAAATAATTAAATTAAAATGAGCGAAAATACTATAATTTTATATAGCAAGTATTCCAATTCTTGTACTAAATTAATTCGAATGCTGAATTCTTATCCAGTTGATTTAGAATCTAATCTTAATCTAAGTTTGGTATGTGTAGATAATGAAAATATTAGAAAACAAATTCTTAGAAGTAAACATATTAAAATAAATACTGTACCATGTCTATTATTAATCTCAACAAATGGAGAAGTTAACTTATATGAGAATGATACTATTTTTCAATGGTTTAATGAACAAATTAGTAAAAATCCAAAATTGATGATACCTACTCCCCAACCACCTGAACCTACTCCTGAACCTGCTCCTTTACCTTCACCACCTCAAGTTTCTGAACCTCCTAAACCTGCCTCCCCTAAACCTAAACCTGCTCAAACTCCTCCTCGTGTTCATAAAAATAAAGTACAAGAAGAAAATGAAGAAATAGAACATCATAGAAACATTGGACAATCAAATACCAGTATTGACAATATAGATTTAGATGAAAAGATAGATATAAGTAGACCACCAGTTCCAATGATCAATAATGAAGGAGGTTATGACTTAACAACAAACTTTGGTGAACCAGAATCTCCAAATCGCAATGTTTCTAAACATATTAAATCTAGTACTCAAGCTGGAACTAATTCTTCTGATCTAATGTCTCAAGCTTTAGCTATGCAAAAAGAAAGAGAAAAAGTAGAGCCTAAAAATCCTATAACTCCATCTAATACTTGATAAATATTTAAATTCTCTTTAATAATAAATGAAAAAGAAAACTAATTATGTAATTTTAGATTTAGATGAAACCCTAATTTCTGCAATTGAAGATTTTGATACTGAATATAAAACAAAATCCTATAATATGGATAATTATTACATGGTATATGAAAGACCTCATTTACAGAAATTTTTGGACTATCTATTTAAAAAATTCAATGTTATAGTTTGGACAGCCGCAAGTAAAGATTATGCACTTTTTATAATAGATAAAATTTTACTATGTAAAGATAATAGGAAACTTGATTATATATTTTTTAGATACCATTGTGATGTCTCAAAAAAATACCAACATGGTAGTAAAAACTTAAAGTTACTATGGGAAGACTATAATATACATGACTTAAATCCATTTAATACTATAATTATTGATGATTATGACGAAGTACATAAAATTCAAGAAGGAAACTGTGTTATAGCAGAAGAATGGAATGTTACTCAAGAAGATAGTGATAAGGATGACTATTTCTTAAGATTATTACCTTTGCTTGATAAATTTAATAAAAGTCAAAGAAAAAATCCAGCAAAAAAGATAAATAAGGCATTAAAATCTGATTCTAGTCCTTTGTAAGTATCCATTTATTTTGTTCTTCATCAAATACTATATTAGAGTTCGATACAACTCCTATAGACTTAGTTTGATTTTTAGAAAGTTTATAAAAAAAATAATCATTACCATTATTTTGTATTTTTACTGATTTTTCATCAATATTTTCAGCTAATGATTCTGTTTCAGTAAGAGGTTTAACCGAACTTCTTTTATTTCTAATTGTATTTATTTTAAAACTCATTGATTAGTTTTTATTAATACTATTTTAAATTGAGTCAATAATAAAAATGAAAATTAATATAAAATAATATTTTTTATATTAAACTATAATGCCAGAGTCAGACTTTACAATTTTTGAAAAAGCGCTTGCTGAATTAGAGAGCAAGGATAAAAAAATTCCACATACAAATATGTGTCTACATGAAGACGCGGTAGAAGAGAATGGAACTATTGTTTGTTTAGAATGTGGTGAACAGATTGGAAAAACTATTATGCACGAAAAAGAATGGAGATTTTACGGTCAAGCTGATGGTAAAAGAGCCTCTGATCCTAATAGAGTTCAAATGAGAAAATCAGATGAAAGAAATATTAATAAAGATGTAGAAAATATGGGATTTAGTGAAACCATAGTTTCACAAGCAAATGAAATTTATTCCCAAGTAACTAAAGGACAGATATTTAGAGGTGATTCAAGAAAGGCAGTAATATTTGCTTGTATTTATCATTCTTATAAAATTGCTGATAAATGTCAAACACCAAAAGATCTCATGGAAACTTTTGGTTTAAACAAAAAATCAAGCTTAAAAGGATTAAAAATTGTAAGCGTATATGCTCCTAAAGACTCACCAATACATACAACAAGTATAACAGCTATACATCATATTAATGATTTAATGGATAAGTTTTCCGCTACAAAAGAACAAAAAAAGGAAGTAATAGAACTTTATATTAAAACAAAGAATCGTTCGTCTAAATTAAATCGGGCACGACCACAATCAGTTAGTGCAGCTTTAATATTCTATTGGATTTGTCTTAAAAAACTAGATATTACCCTTAAGAAATTTGCTTGTAAAGCAGATTTATCGGAATTAACCATTAATAAAAATGCTAAAGAAGTCGCATTAGTCTTAGGAACTCCCTCTGTTATTTAAAATAGTAAGTCTGACAATTTTAAAATATATAAAAACTTAGTATAAACTAAGATCTTTATTTTATGAAAAATAAAGATTTTTAAATTATTTCAAAAGATAGAGTATCATAGCAACCATAATAACATTCCATACAATTCCTCCAGTATTGAAAAAAGTATCTAATCTACCCGGCGTATCGGGTAATCCTGATTTGTATACTTTGGTTCGAAAGAACCAAAGTATTACACTAGATATTAAACAAGATAACATTCCTAAGATAAAATATAATCTACGATGATTGTGCGTAGAAGAAGCTAATAACGACCCAAATACTAAAAATCCAATACCTGTTAAAAATACAACATATTCAACTAAAGTTTTAGAAAATGTTAAACAAAATACCGAAGCCATGATTAATGAACAAATTAAACTATATATAATACTTTTTGTTTTAGAGAGTTTATCATTCTTAATAAATGTATAAAAAGGAAAAAAGAAAATTATCCATAGTAATCCAGCAATCCATATAGATACATTTGTATAATTATCAAAAAAATATAAACTAACTTTCATTTATTTCTAAAAAAATAAATAATACTTTTAAAATCAATAAATCTAATATTAAATAAATATGTATAACCAGAATAGTAGTTGTTTAAAAACCCTATTACCAAAATCTTCTTTAGATAGTATACAAACAAGTATTAATCATTTACAAAATAACCTTACTAAAAGTGTTATGAAAGAATCTGACAAATTAGATGTACAAAATGAACTAAATAAGTTAACTACTCAATTTAACCAAATAAAAACATTAAAATTATGTAATACTTATTGCTCCAATACTACCAGCTATGTTCCTTCAGCTAATATATGTAGAAACAAATTATTACCAATAACATCGCAATCACAATTTAGTTTCAAAACTTCTGGCTATCCAGATGACGCAAAGTCGTTGACTGCTGACCAGTGTAGACAAATTGGTCAAAATAGTAATTTTGATATGAAGAATAGATGGAATGACACTGTAAGTTGGCCAAATGGTCCTAAAGGATGCTATGCAACAGCTGAAAGTGGTGCTAATGTAATGTTTTCTTGGAATACAAATGGAACAAACTCATGTAGTACAAACTTTAGGTGCGTGGAAGCAAAATACTAATTAATTTTATAATCTAATTATAAAATTATAACATTATTTTTCTTTAATTCTTTTTATTTCTGGACTTTGTATTGCTTCTCTATTAATTTTTGATAAAATCCATGTAATTGGATGACGCCAAGAACTATAAACATTTTCCACAAAACTTATATGATGGTTCATTTTACTACAATTAGGCTCGATATTATTTTCAAGAAGCTCTATCATTTTCTCCACTTTTTTCTCTAAAGATGATATTCTGTCTTCTATGTTTTTATTTCCCTCCATTTTGTATTACTTACTTATTTTTAAATATATAAAATAATAAATGTTAGATGATTTTGTATTTCTAAAAGATATTCGATATATTGTTAATAAATATATTCTTAATTCATATGCTAAAATAATTTTAGATTCTAAGGATCGTATTAAAAAAGCATTGAAAAAAAATAAAAGTAAATCACTGAGGATAAAATCAGAAATTGAATTACTAAATAAATTAACTAAGTCAAATTTCCCTTAAATACCTTAAACACGAAGCATTTTTAGGTACTTTAGGTAAATCATAATTAAGCTTAACAGCTTTACTTGGATACATTATATTATTTAATGATTCTTCATTAGGTTTAGTAGCCAAACTATCCAAAGAACTATGAACTAATTCAGTTACACATGAATTAGACACTAGTTGAGATTGTAATCCTTGACTTTTTCTTGTTTGGTCATTAGATAAAGGTATAAATCCAGTTGTATAGAATTTTTTTGATTTTATACTATTGCTCATTTATTATATAGATTATTACTGTTTAAAAAAAGAAAAATTATATTTAAAATATGAATTACGGAGAATTAATTGATAATTCTAGTTTTAATAGGGAAATATTATATAAAAATTTTAGCGATTATTTTAATAATCCTGTAATGTACAAAATAAAAGATATAGAGGATTTTAGTATGTATATAGCTAAAGTAAATTGTCTACTGTCTACTTTTTATAGATATATTTATGTTTTTACTCAAAAAGACAACAATAATAATATGAACCAAGAATATTTAAGAGATCTAAAATGGTATAATTTACAAACTAGGACAATAGAAGATCAATACAATATACCTTTACATGAGTATGAACCTACTAGAAATACACCACTTTATGTTCCAATAAATAGAAAAGAAAAACATCCAGAAAACAGTGTTTACTCTTGTGATAAATTAGCAGTAGAAGTATTATTATTACATGAAAAAGGAGGAGCTAATCAATACCAAGACAAGGGAAATCTAGTTTCAGCAATAGAAACTTACAAAACTATTATAAATATAATTGATTAATGTTAGGTTTAAAAACAAAGTATTAAATATAAAATGTCTGTATTAGAATATGAAATAAAGGAAAAAACAAGACCTTACTCTAATGATGAACTAAAAGAAGAGCGGGAAAAATTTTATTCAAGGCTTAAGCTTAGTGATGTAGTAGCTAAACATGCAAGAAGTAAACATATGTATAAAGTAAGAGAAAATGGTAAAAAATATCAGGAAATTATAGCAACTGGTAATAACGACTGCGGTAATTGTTCTGTCACTTGGAAACTACGAAAAACTCCTAATGAGTTAAAAAATAGAGCCAAAGAACTAATTGATAGTTATTACGATATTTTCTATGATGGTGAACCAGAAAATCTTACTTACTATGAATTAAACATAGAAATGGATTTCTATAATTGGCTTTATAATGAATTTAATAACTAAATAATTTTATATTATATTAATATAAAATGTCTTTAATAAAAACTTTGCCAGATGGATGGGATATAGTTAATTATAATAACGACGAGTACTTTAAAGATACTATACATAACTTATTATACAAAAACAAGCCCACTATTAATTTAAAACTACCAAAAGATTGGGTAAAGCTAGAATCACTAACTAAAAATCATCCATATTACTATAATATTATAACCAAACAATCTGTATGGTATTTACCAAAAGATACATGCCATATAAGAGGATTATTTTGGGTAGGCCAAAGTTGTTATATGGATAGTACTTTAGTATCTTTATTTTCTAATCCTACAACGGTCACTAATTATCTTTTACATGAACCTGTTACACAATTAAATGGTGAACCAAGATGCGGAGCTACCCACCAAGCTGATATTAAAACTAGAAAGTTGGTTCAAAAAGAATTACTCAGAATTTCTAATATGATACAAGGAAATGTTGAAAAACCTGAATATTGTACTAATTTACGTAAGATTTTAGCATCATGTCCTCACTTTGAAAATTTCCATTTACCTAAAATGGCCGATTCAGGTGAATTCTTAGCATTTATTTTTGGTTTATTCGAATTACCCAAAGCAACCACAGTAACTATTTCTTACGGAACAGATAATATAATTGACAAATATCCTCTCGATTCGGAGTTAGTAGAAACCCATAGAACCGTAGATAAAACAGCATCTTTAATTATATGGATTCATAATCAATCATTATTAGAAGGAGTGCGCCTTCGAACCTCCGAACTCTTAATTAATAGAGAAGACAGTTTCCCTTATATACTAGAAGGTGAAAATCAATTTAAAATGACTAATAAGAATAAAGAAGTTGTACGTACTTTCCCAAGAAGAATTTCATATATGGAATATACTCATGCTCCAATGCTAATATTAAATATAAATAGAATTGAAGGATCGGTAGGATATATTGGTACAGAAGTATTAATTGATCAATATATAAACTTATCAGATGGTAATCAATATAAGGTATCAGCAATAGTTTTATACCGACCAGGACACTATGTATGTAGTGTACTTTGTGATAATGAATGGTTTTATTATGATGATACGCAATATAAAGAAAAAGGACTAGTACCCCTAGGATCTTTCTTTAATATGGTTTTAACCACCGACGCTGAAACAACTGCTACCCAGATTTTTTATATTCCAATTTAATAATATATTATATATTACATATATGGATAACTGTAATCAAAAATATATTATTTCTCTCGAAAAGGAATTAGAGAAAAACTACACTTTAGTTAATAACTACAGAATAAAATCCTTTAAACATAAAACTTATTTCCAAAACATGTGGCTTATTAGTTTAATACTTTTATTTAACTATTTAGAACTATCTAAATTTATTCCGACTCTAATACTAGGAATGATTTCAATCTCTTATGTTAATTCTACTTATTTAAATATCCCTAATTTAAAAAATACCTAACTTTACTAAATTAATTTTTTAGTATTCTAAAATAAATGTCTTTTAGAATATCAAAATTTAATTCAAACGAACAAGCTTACGGAGCATCAAAAGTTCTTTATAATGCTCATAAATTAAATAATATCACTGTTGGTCCTATGACTAATATAACTAATGATTCTATACTCGTTTATAGTAATGGTCTTTGGTCTTATACTGGTTATATCAGCAGCGGATTAACAGGTCACACTGGACTTACTGGACCAACTGGTAATACAGGTCCTATTGGACCTACAGGTGCACATGGTGTATCAAGTAATACAGGTGCTACAGGTCCAACTGGTTATATTGGATTTACTGGTCCCACTGGAGAACAAGGACCTACAGGTACACATGGTGTATCAAGTAATACAGGTGCTACTGGCCCTACGGGTTTTCAAGGACATACAGGTACAACAGGAATTCAAGGTCCAACAGGTTTTACAGGATATACTGGTAACAAAGGTGACACTGGACATACAGGTACAACAGGAATTCAAGGTCCAACAGGTTTTACAGGATATACTGGTAACAAAGGTGATACTGGACCTACTGGTTCTGACGGAAATGCTACCAATACCGGAGCTACGGGTCCAACAGGAATTCAAGGTATTACTGGTCCTACTGGATACACGGGTTTTACTGGACCTACTGGTCCTTCTGGAGACGCAACTAATACCGGTGCTACAGGTCCGGCTGGACCTACTGGGTCTTCATCAAATGGTTTAAGAGTTTCTAGATTTGATACCCCAGGAAATACAACATTCACTCCTCATACAGAATCAAAAACTTTAGAAGTTACAGTAGTAGCAGGAGGTGGTGGAGCAGGAGGAGCAGGTGGATTACTTAATCACAGCAACCCATATTTAGTAGTTGGTAGACCAGGTGGTGCTAGCGCTATAGAAACTTATTTAATAGATTTAACACTAATCAATGGAGATAAAACATTAAATATTGTAGTAGGAGCTGGTGGAGAAGGAGCTAAAGTATCAAATCAAGCCGTTGGTCAAAATGGGGGAATATCAAGTATTACTCTAGCTAGTACAAATACACTGATAGTTCAAGCTAATGGAGGTGTTGGAGGAGCAACTGTTTCATATAATAATTGGGCTATAAATCCAATTAATAGTGTTGCTCTAGATGGAGCATCAGGTGGTGCTAATAGTACACAACCTACATTAACTTATTCCTCACTAATATCTTCTGTACACGGCGCAGATGGTGGAGATGCATTAGGAATATTAACTTATCAACATACCGGAGCTAATACAGGACAAATATCTAATATCAATCTTGGAATTATACATATTGGAGATGGAGGTCATGCTTATGGTTATGGCATAGGAGGTAAAGGATATTGCTATGAAAGTTCACAAACACATTTTCTTGATGGAAGAAATGCGCAAGGATATGGATCAGGAGGTGGTGCCGGTGGTGCATACCAAATTAATAGCCAGGCTATTACCAATTCCGATCTTAATGGAGGTAATGGATCAGGAGGAATAATTATTATTAAAGAATACTAATTCATCATTTGGATACAAATATAATGTACCACCTAGGGGTATAAATACAAATACAAAAATTATTATAATTATAATCATTAAAACTTGTAATAAAATTATAATAATTATAGTCATTAAATCTTGTAATTTACTCATTATGATTATAATTACCAGAAATGCTTAAATTAACAACATTTTGCTAAACCTATTACAGCGCAAGCCATTCTAGCACCGGCATTTCCCGTAATCTTACTTTCAGGATTACCTCCCATACCTAAATCATCAATACCTTCATGAATGACAACACTTCTTCCTACAATACTAAAACATACTAAACCACTTATTTTAATACGAGGATCAAAATAATTATAAACAAATCTTCCTGAAGAATCTGATTTCAGATTATTTATGAGATCGCCTTGGTGTGATTGGTTTATGTCAATAAAAATTGAACCATGTTCTTTATTCGTAGGATTGAAATGACCTCCTAAGGATGCGCAACCATTAGTTTCGTCGCCAAATTCATGAACATGAATTGCGTGTACAGTACTAGGTGGAAGATCATAGAGATCAAAAAATACTTGTAACCCGTCTGTATCAGCTAATTGATAAAATGTTACTGTACCTTTCACATTTTTATTATTAAAAATAGCTATGGCTTTATTAGTTATTTCTGTATTCATTTTTATTTATATTAAAAAGTTTTAAATTACACTAAATTTAAAACTACACTACTAATGTACTCAATTCTTTGCTGAAATTACTGTTATTAGTTTCTAGATCATTAATTTCGAAATAATTATTTGTATAACTGTTAAATTCTTCCGGATTATTATCTTTCATCTTATCAGAAGCTATTTTGTGAGAAGCTGACTTCAATTCACTATCCAAAAGTGCCTTTGTTAATTTTGTGGCTCTTACATCCTTTTGCATGGAACCATCCTCATTTTTATATTGAAAGATTTGCCTAGCTGCGTCCGTACAGATATACTTTAACTTACCTTGTTCATCTTTCAAAATATTATCATAAGCAAATCTCGCAACCCCTTTCTGGCCCTGAATCAAGTACTCATCAGAAAATCCATTCTGTATTGCTTGATTCAACGTGGATATAGACATATCCATTGGTGTATTTATCAACACTTTCTGATTGTTGTTGTTCGTTGTACTAGCATTTATACGAGGTTGCTTCGCGATTTCTTCTACCGTAGTTGTTGAGCGCTCGTTCTGCTCACGTAATATTCTTACCTCGGTCTCCACAGCAACTACATTAATTTTATTTTGAAGGTCAACAATTGTTTTTTCTTGCTCCTTATTTTTATTCTCTAAATCAGCAATAATTTTTTTAAATTTTACCACACATATTTCTAAATGACTATTATATCTTTGTTTTGATGCAAAACTTTTATTACAGTAAGTACATACATAGGACATATCTATATTAATATCTTCTATCTGTGAATCTTTAAAATTTTTTTGAATCTCTAAACAATATTTAGCAGTTTTTTGATGTGTTTTTAAGTTTCCTTTTGATACGTATGATTTTTTACAATATTTACATTCAAATGACATTTTATTAAAATTAAATATCTCTTTATATTAACATAACAAATAATGATTTGGATTGTTTTGAAAACAATCAACAAAGCAGTTTGTACAAAAAATAACAAAAAATGTAAACCCAAAACAAAATAAGTTTTATCAGAAGTACGTTAAATTAACATAATTATATCATAAAATATTCTTTTTTTTTGTGGGTTTTTTCTGCACACATTAAATGTGTGCAGAGACACAAATTTCTAATGTAGAATTTAAAAAAGGTAAGTACTTTTAAAAAGTATCTACTTTAAAAATTCAAAACAGTTTTTAATTATATCTATAAAAAAATCTATATTTTTATCTTCTGGTAAAATAAATCTTTCTCTATTTGCTTGCTCCCGATATTCATTTAATTTTTTGAAAACAGTAGGTTCTAAAATATTCATAGTTTCTTCGTCACCACAATCTTGAAAGAACAAAACTTCGTGTTCATCCGTTTTATTGTATGTAGAAAGTCTATTCGTTAGATTTTTAGCTTTACCAAGAATGTATCTTCTGTCTTTTTGTAAAGAGGAAGTTGTTAAAATGTAAATAACATTAGAACATTCAAATTGTTTCCTGGGTTGTTTTTTAACATATTTTTTTATCATATTATTTATAGTATCATTTTTCTGTTCAATTGCAGCTAAAGCTATTTCTTGTAATCTTTCTTGTAATTCTTGTATCTTTTTTTGAGACTCTTTCTCAAATAATTGTTCGTTTTCTTTCAAAATTTTATTTTCAATTTCTAGACTTAATATAGTCTTCTCATTATCGGATATTATTTCATTTTTTTTATTTATAATATTTTCCATATATTTTATTTCCTTATCTTTTTCTAGTTTATTTTTTAAGATATCTTCTTCTAATGAAAGTATAGAGTTAGTATACTTTTTCTCTACCTCATCTATTATATGTTGGTACTTTAACAAGCAAGTTTCTTTATGTTTTTCTAAATGATATTTAGAAATATCTTTTTTACAATAATTACATTGATGTTTTAATTCATCAATAATAATTAAATTTTTTTCTTGTTGAATTTTTAAGCAATATTTAGTTGTTTTTTGATGTTTAGTTAGATTACCTATTGATGTAAAAATTTTTTTACAATATTTACAATTAAATGACATTTATATTTTTATTAATTTACTTTTAAATATAGGAATTCCGATTAATTTTGGAAAGCTTAATCTAAAGTTAGATTAAGCTTTTAATTTGAAATGACCTAATAATATTTTTAGAATATGAAGCAATTTTAATGATATTGGTACATCATATTACCTATATTTTTAGCAGTTCCTCCAATTATTCCCATTCCTACTCCTACTCCTTCAGCTCCGGCAATGGCCTTAACATTAGAGACTAGAATTACATTAACCCATAAACCTATCATACCAAAAAAGGTTATAACGGCCAAAACTAATAATATAGTTCCTATAACATGGACAAAAGCTATAGGTTTAGTTCCAATATGATAAGATTTAGGATCTTTTTCTTCATAGAAAACATTTACTTTTTGATTAGCACTATACTGCATTTGATGATTAGTACTTGCCCTGACAGTCATTTCTTTTCCACCCTTTGGTGTGAATGTAAGCATAAAGTTACAGTTATATGTAGTTGATGTGGAGGAAGATGTAGTATGTTCCTTGTCATTAGTTTCACTGTGTGTTTCAGTTTGCGAAGTGCACTTAACTGTTTTATCATCATTTAGAGGGGTAATTACACCAGGAACCTCTATATATTTAGTTGTTTTTTTAGTAACTAGAATTATTCCTACTATTAAGAATATTAAGAAAAACATAGTCGTTCCTATAGCTCTTGCATAAGCATAAATATTTCCGGTAGTAACTGCAGCGTTACCAGCTTCTGAAGCTACATTTTGAAATGTTTTATTATTTAGAACATTGCCCATTTTTTTATTAAATAAAATAAAATATTTTACAATTATTTTAATAAAGAAATATTCAGTGTAAGTTATTCAAACTGAATTTCAGATTTATCAATAACTATAATATTAAAAGGTTGTTAAAACTATGTTAAAAGATACAAGAGTGTGAGGTATTTATAAACCAATATAAATTTCAAGTTAAATACTGGTTTATAAAGATAAGTTTAATTACAAAAATGACATCAGTAACAAAAATCAATTCACTTGTAAAATCAGTTTTCGGTGAACAAGAAAGTTTCGAAAGTGATTGGGCCAAAAACCAAAAAGTTCAACAACAACTAAAAAGTATTTTAAATGCTAGTGTAAATAAACCACTAAAAGATCCAGATGCTCCAAAACGTGGAAAATCTTCATATCTATTTTTCTGCGGCGATATGCGTGATACAGTTAAAGAGAAACTTGGTGACCAAGTATCAGCTACTAGCATTACTAAGGAACTAGGTCAAATGTGGAACGACCTTAAATCTAGCAATAAATCAAGCGACAAGTCAACTATTAACAAATATCAAAAAATGGCTCAAGCTGATAAGGATAGGTATGAATCTGAAAAAGAAGCTTATGTTCCTTCAGCGGAATTTGTGGAGGCAGCTGCTAACGTTAAAGGAAAACAGCGTCGCAAGAAAGATCCAAATGCACCAAAGCGTTCAAAAAGTGCTTACCTATTTTTCTGTAATGATGTTCGTGAGTTAGTTAAGAAAGAAAATCCAGATTTCAAGGCTACAGAAACTACATCTGAACTAGGGGCTCGTTGGAATGCTCTAAAGGCTGATAAGTCTCGTTCATCTGAACTTCAAAAATACGAAAAGATGGCAGCTGATGATAAGCTAAGGTATTCTAAGGAAGTTGCTGCCCAAAAAAGTTCTTCAGATGATGTAGTTGAAGAGAAGCCAGTTAAGAAGGCAGCACCAGCTGGAAAAAAAAAGGTTGTCCCAAAAAAGGACGTGAGCACAACTAAGGTTCTAAATGGATATCAAGGTTTTTGCCAAGCTCATCGCGATACAATGAAGAGAGATCATCCTAAGGATAATGCTAAAGACATTACTAAGCGTTTAGCTACTATGTGGAAGAAACTTAAGCCAGAGGAGCAGGAAGCTTGGAAAACTGGTTGTGTGGCAGTAGGTCATTAAAAAAAATAAAATTGATTTTTAATTTAATAAAATTAAAAACATAATAACAATGCAATCAACACGTGAATCTTTTCCAATGGCTCTAGATGATACTGAACTAAATGTGGAGCAGCCTACTGTTTCTATACAAGTTCCTGAACATTTATTAGGTCAAATTGAAAATATGGTGAAAAATCTTACTATAAAAGAAGAAAAGAGAGTAAAAACCAGTCAAAAGAAACAATCCAATGTTAAAAAAATATTGAATCATAGGAATGATGGTAGAAATTTTCAGTTTCAAGTAGTGTGGAAAGATAATGTTACAGAATGGGTAAATGATAAAGATTGTAATTGTGAAATTCTGATTAATGAGTATTTGAGACTTTCAAATATTAAAACAGCATATCTTATTTGTAGGGTAAGTACAAAGAATCAAGACGATCCTAATTGTATTTCTCTGGAAGCACAAGAATGTGCTTTACTTTCAATAATCCCTTCTATATATGAAAGAGTTAAAGTAATCAAAATCAAAAAGTCCTCATACTCTAATATGCCTTCTGAAATAGTAGAGATATGTAAAATAGCAACAGGTAATGATGCTGTTTATTTTTGGAAGATTGATAGATTTAGTAGGAACATTGAAAAATCGGTTGAATATCTAAAAATGCTGGAGGATAAAAAAGTGTTTGTGTATTCATTGTCTGAGAATTTGGAATTTAGTACTAATAAATCAGAATTTTACAGTTATGTTCTTAAGGGTCAACAAGAATCTGATGATATAAGTAAACGAATTAAGCTTACTATTAGTCAAAAATTAGATAGAGGGGATGAAAAAGTAGGTAAATTACCATACGGCAAGAGATATATTCGAGTACTAAATTCAGATGGTGATACTATTAAGATGAAAGTAGGAGATAACCCCTTGGAGTTAAAAGTAATTAATAATATTAAAAGAAGTAAATCAAATAATAAAGAATTGGCATCTAGTCTAAATAGTAAAGGAATAACAAAACATGGAAGAAAGTGGACATCTAATATGATTAAATATATTAGAGATAAGAATTAGATGTAATATTTTTTGAATGTTAATTATAACATTCAAAAAAAAGTTTACTTAATATAAATGTCTAAAACTGTAATATTTTTAGTGTGTTTTATTATTTTAGCAATATTTGGCCTTATATGGTTATTAAAGCCAAAAGAAAAATATAATAAGAAAACAGAAAACACCAATCTACAATCTAGTCCTAGAATTAATAGTGATGTACGGAAAATTATAGGAAATGTACCACATTTTGGTTGATTTTAGGTTTTAATTAGTTCTGAATTTTTAAAGGTTAATTTATTTTGGTTAATGTATTCAAATGATATAGATTTTTTATTGAAAAAATCTGGTGAGACATGATGGTTATGCCAATTAAAATTTGGTCCCATGTAAGGTAATATTTCCTGTGTAATATCAAGTTCATTCTCATCTAGTATTCTTAAAAGAGGATTAGGTCCCTTTTTTGGTTTGATTATCATTTTATATTGTTTTCCTTCTATATAGTAAGTAACTAGATATGTTTTCTTGTCTATTTTTTGGGAAGAGTTGTTAATATATTGAGTAAACTTTAGATATTTAGCACTAAATACTATTTTAATACTTTCTAAATAAACAAATCTTGTATTTGGGTCACTTGCTACAAGTCTATTTAGACTTTTCCAGTTTTGATAAGTATCAATTAATTCGTTTTTTAGATGAGTAATTTTTCCAGTAGTTCCTAAATATAATAAGATAGGAATAGATAAAAGTACGATATAAATCATGATTATTTTTTTATATGAGTAATTTATATTTTAAATATATTTGTATTAATAAATGAAACAGAAAAAATATTCAGTTTCCGTTATAGATGATAAAGATACAGAGAAATTTTCTTTATCAAATTGTACATGTGAAAAATGTTTCTCGATGCATTTAGCACAAGTAGAGTGGGATAGTTTTAAACCTAAAACTTTTTTACAGAAAAGAATGTTAAATGTTGTTAAGAATATAGAAAAAAAATATTTGAATAAATAATCCAATTAGTTTTTAGAAATAGTTTTTAAGTATAATTTCTTAAAAACATATTATTTATAGAATATATAATACATTATAAATGAGTACTTTATACATTTCTACAACTAAAAATGTAAAAACCGAATTTATCGCTTTAATTTTGGCAGAATCAGGTTTAGAGTGTCAGATTAGTGAAAATGTGTCAGTAATAGAAGATAATGATAATAACTTTATAACCGAAGTTGGATTTAAAATATATTTTGTCAACTTAGATAAAAATGATTTTAAAGAAAAAGTGTGGTATCCTTTAGAATCAAAACTTGATTTAAAATGTGCTCATATTGAGTATCGTAATGTTTTTAAAGGATGTATTATGAATTGGCCTGGTATATTTGCAGTTGATAACTGTTCTTTATCAGTGAATAATTAGTCAAATATATATGATTCTGAATCTATTAATGTTTTACATTCATCTACGATTTCTTTATCGCTAATTGAATCATCGTATAATATTTTAATAAGATTTTGCTTACAGTCTTGATTAATTACATTATCATTATTAATTATTGTACTAATCTTTTTCTCAAGTTCTTTTATCTTATTTTGATAAGTATTTTCAGTATTTTGTAAATTATCAGCATATGATCTTTCTTTTTTGAGGTTTTCTTTTCTTAAGTATTCGATTTCCTTTGTTAGTTCATAAATCATATCTTTTAGTTTTTTTACGCTTGAAGAATTTGAGCATAAGTATAAGATTAATAATCCACCCATACAGCTCGCGAATGGGTATAGATACTGTGAAATTATTATGTTCATATTTATAAAAGAAATGAATTTTATTTATTTCTAAAAAATAATAAATATATAATTAAAAACATTAAACAGTTAAGAATTACAGATAAAATTAAAGTGTTTAATATATTGCGTTTGTAACTCTTAGTTTTTTTATCATAATATGTCAAATATTTTGGTTTAATTAGTATTAATAGTATAAAGATACTTGAAAAACCAGATAAAAACAATAAACTTTTGGATAAAGTACTTTTTTTAATATTACCAAAACTTAAACGTGCTTTTCCTAAACCAATTCCTTTACTTAAACAAATTGGAAGATTTCCCATATAATCATAGTCAGCAGGTAATATATTTGATTTTCCGCAATAAATTTTTCGTGTGTCAATTTTATGATAATCACCTGTGTATTTTGGTAAACTCTTACCTTTCATAATTCCTTTTTGTAAACATTTATAATTGGTTCCTAAGGAGTATTCTCCTGATAATAATTTTGGATCTAAAGCATTGTTACCACAATAAATAGTCATTTATTTAATTAGGAAATTTGTTATTAATTAATAACAAATTAAAGTTTTTCTATAATACCATTACATGAATAATATACTCTTTTAATTCCTAATTCTCGTATCACTGAATCACATAATTCACATGGTTTAGACATTTTGAGACCATCCCTAACTACTAATAATTTAACTTTTCTCATATTAGTATTTTTTGGTAATTTAAGTATAGCATCTATTTCAGCATGTTTGGATTTTTCATATTTAATCACTTTCTTTTGAACCTTTTATCTGATGTGGATCAGCACAATAGTTGTGTCCACAACTTACAATCTTTCCACCAATTATACATACAGCACCATGTCTATGGTCTCTAGCCATACTCTTCTTTGATTCTTCAATAGCTTTGTTGATATATTGTTGCATTTTGATTTTATCAATATAATATTTTTGGTAAAATCAAATTTAAAATAAATCTTTTTTTGTTGAAACATGTAACATTACTTCGTTTAGTTGTTGTATATCAATAGGTTTAGTAATAAAATATTTAACACCCATTTTTTTACAACTTATAATATCAGAATCCATAGTACTAGCAGTAACTACTATAATTTCAGGAAGTTTCCAATTATTAATATTAATCTTTTCTATAACAGCGAATCCGTCCATTATTGGCATACGTAAATCCAATAAAAGAATTTCAAATGGTTCATCTTTATTATAAGCTTCTTCTATAATATTGAATGCCTCTAATCCATTAACAGAAGTAGTTATATTAGTATAATTTAATGACAGTAATATATTTTCTAATAATGTTCGATTATAAAGAATATCCTCCGATATTAATATTTTTGAATCTTTTTTGAATTGTGTAAAGTTGGATGATTTTGACAGAGATTTAAAATCACTTTGTCCAATATATGATTTTGGTTTTCTTTCTTTTATTAAAGTTCTGTAGATAGTATCTAATAATTTTATTTTATTAATAGGTTTTTCAAGTTTTTCATCAAATTCTTTGGTATTAACAAACGTATCTAAAGAAGATAAGGCAATCATTGGGAAAAAAGGTTTCTCTTCTCTTATTTGTAATGCTAAATCAATACCTGATATACCGGGCATAACTATATCAATTAAACCAAAAGAAAAATCATGCCTATCTCCCATTATTAGTCTTAACGCTTCTAATGCGGAAGCACAAGCAATAGGTTTCATTTTCCATTCAAATAACAGTTCTGTTAGCAAAATTCTATTATCAAGATTATCGTCTACGATAAGAACTGATTTACCTTTTAATAAATCAAGATCTTGTTTTAATTTTGATTCATAATCATTAAAAGGTTTATATTCAATCATTACAATAAATTCTGATCCTTCTCCTTCTTTACTATTTACTAGTATATATCCATTTAATAGAGTAGATAGTTTTTCACATATGGCTAAACCAAGTCCTGTACCAGTTTTTGTACCATTATTTTCAATTTGTTCATATATAGAAAATAATTTTGATTGTTTATCTTCAGCTATACCAATTCCATTATCTTTTACTGATATAACTAATTTGTTATCATTTAAATAAAAACTTACTTTTATTATTCCATTAACATCAGTAAATTTATTAGCATTAGATATTAAATTAATAAGTATTTGGACTACCTTTTGTTTGTCTGAAATCATAAATTGATTTAGGTCTTCAGATATAATGAAATCTATGCTTTGATTTTTTTCTTGTATTTTTTGTCCAGTTGTATTTTTTAATGTTTCTATGATTTCTTGTATACAAAAACAATCACTTCTTACCTCCATTTTACCAGATGCCAATTTAGAAAAATCCAATAAGTCATTTATTATTTGCATTAGTTGTAATGAGCATTGATTTTGAGATTGCAAATAACTTTTCTGTGTAGTATTAAGTTGTGTTTGCATTAAAAGTTGACTATACCCAATTACACCATTAGCTGGTGTTCTTATTTCATGACTCATATTAGCTAAGAATAATTCCTTACCGTAATCTAATTGATTTTTTTCAAAAAGAATTTTTTCTTTTTCAAGAAAATTTTGAACTATAGAAATTCCTAATGATAAATCTGGTAAAATTTGGTCTTCTGAGAATTCTTGATTATTACGCGCTAAATGAATAAGTCCTAAGTGTTCAGTAGTTTGAATTGGTATTAATAAAGAAAATTTGTATATTTTAGGCATAGTTACAATAGAAGGATCATAATTAATGTCATAAATTTTTGTACTAACTTCTAAATCAATATTACCATCTAATGTTGAAAGCAATTTCTTGTAGGTATTATTTATACTTAAAAAAATTGTACATAATTCAGATTTAGATTCTATTTGTATGATATTGATTAGAGCTTCTAAATCTTGACCTTTATTAATAGAGTTATTGAGATACTCTAAAAATTTAGTATTAAGCATTTTATTACAGTATAAAAAATAAATTATAATATTCCCATCATTCTTTTTAATTCATATTGTAACATTTTATCAGAATACTGATTTAATTCAGGGAAATTGGCCATACCAGCACTTCTTTTTATCTCTTTTTGAGATGATTCTTCTTGTATTTGCTCCTCTGAAATGTCTTCTATTTTTTGATTTTCTACCATATTAATTCTAATATCTTCTTTGTTGGATAAATCATTAACAATATGATCTTCGTAATCGGTATTAATCTTTATAGTATTAGAGTATTGATTTGGTATCTCAATTCCTAGCGATTTAGCTAAAATTGAATATTCTTCATATGCACTAGATGGTAGTAATGGGGCTGATAAAAATAATTCTTCAAATTTAGATTCTAACCATTTCATGTATTGATTTGCCTGAACTCTGTCTTTTCTATAAAGACCTAGTTGTCTTCTTACACTACTTTCTATACCAGTATATCTAGCAGCTGCTTGTTTATTAGCAACAATGGTTTCATCATATTTTCCAAATCTTATTATTGTAATAATACATCCTGCCGTGAATCCAAATAAACAGGAAAGTATTGGTAATACTGGGTCTTCATCAGGATTTAAAATAGAATTTACAGCAGAAAATATTCCTCCTATTGGTCCTAAAAAAATACCTAGTGTCATTAATATATTATATTTTTTTTTATTTTTTTGAGCTTCATTTAGATGCATTATCTTGTATCCTTTTGAATTATCTCCGATATCTTTGGCTGATAACTCTATTTTATCATTCCATAGGTACAAAGATTGTTTATTTTCTGGTTCGTTTTCGAATGTTTTTTGAACTTCTTGTTTTGTTTGATTTTCAATTATTTCTTCCATTTTTAATATAAAATCTTTAATCTTTAATTATAAAAATGATTTAATAGTTAAAATTATATAAAAATATATAAAAATGTCTCTTATAGTCTCTGACAAATACGAAGAAGATGGTGTAATGAATTTTAAGGTATCAGGCATAAATTTATCAATTGCGAATGCGTTAAGACGTACTGTTTTAGCAGAAATACAATCAATATATCTAGAAAATATTAAAATATTAGTTAATGATAGTTGTCTTAATGATGAAGTATTAAAACAAAGATTAAGTTATATACCAGTAAAAATATTACCTGAAGATGACTATAAAAATTTTGAAATCTCCATAGATGTACAAAATAATTCAGAATATGAAATGCTAGTAACAACAGAGAATATAAAAGTATTTGATAAAGAAAATAAAGAAAATATTGATTCATCTATTTTGTTTCCTTCTGATGAAACAGGTAATTACATAGAAATAGTAAAATTGAAACCAATTAGTAATAAATGTGCTGAAAAGATAAAAATATCATGTACTTTAGAACTTACATCCTATGAAAAAAACAGTGTACATAATGTTGTATGTACCAGTGTCTTTAGTAGATGTGTAGATTATGATAACTTACTAAAAATTTATAAAGAAAAATACAAAATTCCCAATTCAACATTAATACAAGAAGATAAAAGTATTTTGAAAAGAAAATTAAATTATCAAGATTACCAAGACTATATAGTAGTTGAAGATTTTGAATTTCAGATTGAGAGTATAGGCTCCATGTCTAATAATTATATAATTAAGAAAGCTCTTAGTATTTTAATTAATAAATTGATTGATTTGTCGGATAATATTACTTTACACACTTTTGGAGCAAATATAGATATCAATATTCTTAATAATACTTATACTATTGGTAACATGTTATTAGAGACAATGATAGACGAAAAAATATTATTTAAATCATTAATTAATAACAAAGATAATAATATTTTAAGATTAGGATTTGGTAAGACATCTTCTTTATATAAAATAGAAGATGTAAAAGATAAAATAAATAATTTAATAAATACAATAAAAGATATAGATACGAAATTTAGTAATTATTCAGAAGAATAAATTTTAAATTAATTTGGTACTTGATTTATTCGAATAAATCAAGTTCATATATTCTTATATTTTACAATGTAATTTATTTCTTTATAAGAAATAAATGAACAAATTAATCACAGTTGTTTTCGGCGTATTTTTTGGAATATACCTATCTCAGAATTATAATATACCTAATATTAAATATTATTGTGATAAAGGTTATGAATATTTAAAAGACTTAGAAGAGCAAAACAGAAAATAATACAATGTATTGGAATTTAAAGAATAATTATAGATAAAACATAACAGTCATGGAGCAAAGAAATCCAGAAATAGAAGAAGGTAATCAAGAATATAAGTTAAAGTTGCTAGATAATAGTATTGAAAAAGTAGAAAAAATAGCAACCCAAATGAGATGGAGGACTAATGAAGGTAATGGAGAGTCTTTATACACTATTGGTATTGAAGACGATGGTAGTGTAGTAGGAATAAGCCATGAAGACTATTTAAAAACTATAGATATTCTAACATCGGCTGCAAATAAAAACAATTTTAGTATTACAGAATTATCAAAAACATTTGTTAATGACGATAAATACCTTTACGAAGTATTTATCAGAGAAAATAATAAGAATAAACATATAGACGTTAAAGTAGCAATTGCTGGTAATGTAGATAGCGGAAAATCAACTCTTATGGGGAGTTTAACTAGTGGTATTAATGATGATGGAAGAGGTTTAGCTAGATTGTCTGTATGTAACTATATTCATGAAGTTAAATCAGGTCGTACATCATCAATTGGGCAGCAAATTATTGGATTTAACGAACACGGTAAAATGATAAATTACCAAGGTTTATGCGGGAAATTAAGTTGGCCAGAAATAGTTAATAAAAGTTCTAAAGTTATAAATTTCTTTGATTTGTGCGGACATGAAAAATATTTAAAAACTACAATAATTGGTTTAGCTTCTTCTGAACCAGATTTATGTCTTATAATCGTATCTGCCAATAAAGGGATTAGAAACGAAAAGGGTAATAGAGCTACTAAAAGAGGTGAAAAGAAAAATTTTGATAATATGACTAGGGAGCATATATTTCTTTGTATAGCATTAAATATACCATTTGCTATTGTAATTACAAAAATTGATATGGTACAAGATCAAAATATTAAAAATGTATATGAACAAACTTTAACAGAAATTAATAACATTATAAAATGTCCAGGAGTACGTAGACAACCAATAAAAGTAGTAACTGATGATGATGTTTTAATTTCTGCTAAACAAATACATACACAATCTATAGTACCAATATTCCCTATATCTAATGTAACAGGTGAAGGACGTGATAATTTAACTTCTTTTTTCAATATACTTAACAAAGCTCCTAGAAATTTAATTGAAACTAATGTAAAGATGTTTGTTGATTCAATTTGGTCAGTTCCAGGAGTGGGAACAGTAGTAGGAGGGCATTTGAAATCAGGTTGTATTAGAGTTAATGATAAGCTTTACTTAGGACCTAATAATAATAAATACGAAGCTATTTCTGTTAGGTCAATACATTGTAAAAAAGTACCAGTTCAAGAAGTAAATAGAGGATCTTATGTTTGTTTAGCTCTTAAAAAGATAGATAAAAAACAAATAAGAAAAGGTAATGTTATAATTTCCGATAAAAGTCAACAATTATTAACATGTGAATTTTCTGCTAATATTAAAGTTATGAAAACTCATTCTACTACTATTAAAGTAGGTTATCAGCCTGTTGTTCATTGTTCAGCGATTAGGGCACCTGTAGTTTTGACTAAAATAGAAAATAAGGTAAATTCAAGAAATCCAGATAATACTACAGATGATGAAATATTAAGAACTGGAGATACAGCATTATGTACATTCAAACTTGCAATACGTCCTGAATTTATTGATAAAGACATGAAAATACTTTTTGCTGAAAATAAAACCAAAGTAATCGGTGTAGTTTCTACAGTAAAATAATTCTAATTTGTTGATATATTTTAAAAATATATCAACTGTTTTTAATTCTAAATAATTTAGATGTATAAATTGTAATCTAATTTTTCAAAAATATTAAAGTATTCATTTATATCTTCTATTTCATCATACATTGGTTCTGTTTCGTAAAATTTTGAAGCTAATGAGATACTCGTATGAGAATCACAGTCTAGTTTATCTATTATCTTCTGGGCTAATTCTTTAGTAATTTTTTTTTCTATTTCAAAATTTTCTGCCATCTCCTCTATCTCTTCAGTAAAATCGTATTTGGAGCTAATTTCCCAACACTTTTTACCAATTTGTTTTAAATCGGCAATGTTATTATTAAATCCTTTCATTTCTAAAGCTTTTTTAAGATTAAGTCTTCTTATAGGAGATTTAATTAATGATTTTTTAATAATTATTGTTAGTAAGTCATTGCTAATCATTTTTTTACAACTTTTTTCCAAATAATCTAAAGTTTCTATGTCAGTGTTAAATTTTAACAAATCATCATGGTATAATTCAAATAAACAAACACCTAATGACCATATATCAACTTTGTGGTTATACTTTCTTTCAAATACAATTTCTGGAGCTCTATAAGTCTTGGTAGCAATTAAAGAAGTATGAGTTTCATTTTTGTAGTTAGCTGAGAAAACTTTACTAAGTGAATAATCACCTAAATAGGCTGTATCATTCTTATCTAAAAAAATATTATCAGGTTTTATATCTCTGTGAATTATCTTATTTGAGTGAAGAAAGTATAATCCTTTTAATAAATCATTACATATACCTAATTTCTTTTTATAGTTTAAGTTCTTATCTACTATACATTGAGTTAAATCACATTGGTAAATATCCATGATGTATCCAATTGTTAATCCCATATCATTTCTTTCATATACAATATTTTTAGCAGTAACTATAGGAACAGATATAGGTTTATGCTTTAAAATCCCAAGTAAAGATAATTCTCTTAAAATTTCTATATCTAAACTTTCTAAATTGACTTTAAATGATTTAAAAGCCTTTTTATTCCCATTCAAAACAACTTCAAACACATTACTAAACGTACCATTTCCTAATTCTTTTTGTATTTGGAACTGAGAAGGTGTAAGAGCCATTTTTAATCTTATTAAGAAGATTATTTAATAAAAAATCAATTTTTTTTTGATTGATTGTTCTTTATTTTTCAATTTCTTTATGCTTACATAAAAGCATTTTTATATCTAGAAGAATGCATTTTTGGGTGTTTATTTATAAGGTGTTCCTTATATATGGTATACCAAAACGTATAGTATTTTAATTTTATAAAAAAATTAAAATACTGTAAATATAACAAATTTTTAGTTAGATATTTTTAGGTTAATTAAATAAAAAATTATTAATAATAAATGAATACCAATAAACTTATAGTTAAATTTTTAAAGAACAACAAACAGTTTGTTTTATTTTACTTTATATTTATGTTTGCTTATCCTGTTTCATCTATTATATTACCCCAATTTTATACAAAACTTATTGATGATATTAAAGAAAATAAAAATCCAAGGATTATTAAAACATTAGCTATATATATGACGAATAATGTTATGTTTTTAATACTTGATAAAATAGATACTGTATTTATGCCAAAATTACAATCTTATATTAGGCAAAAAATAGTAAAAAGTGTTTTAGAAAAATATAAAAATAATTTCAAAGAGCAAGATTTAGGGGTTACGATTAGTCAAATTATTAAGCTTCCTGTAATTGTAAAAGAGTTAGCATTTCAGATCCGTAATTACATAGTACCTTTATTATTAATTTTTGTAGGGATAATAATTAGATTTTCACTAATTGATATTAGACTAGGAATACTAACACTATCAATGCTTATAACATCTTGTCTAATAATTTATCCCATAGTAACTAATATTCTTAAAGTTTCGTTTGATTTAGATAATGAAACTGATTTATTACATGAAGATATTACAGAATTATTTGATAATTTAGCAGATGTGTATGCTATGGAAACAATAAATAAAGAATTAAATAATTTAAATAAAAATCAAGATAAGGTTGTAGTCAAATATCAAAATACTTTTAATAAGTCAAATGATTTAAGAACAATTATACAAGTGTTTTCTATAATAATTTTTGGATCAATTTTGGCATATTCATATAAATTGATGAAAAATAAACAAATATCTAATGATAATTTAATTAGTATTGCTATTACTTCAATGTTTATTATTAAAAAAATAGGTAGTTTTTCCGGTGAAATACCTAATTTAATACAAAATCTAGGTAGTTATCAAAAAATATCACGTAATTTAAGTAAACTCGATGGTATAAAAGATACTAAGGAAAATTTTGAAATTACTAAAGGAAGTATATCCTTTGAAAATATAAGTATAAATTATGGAAACAAACAGATTATTAAAAATTTCTCTCTCAATATTAATCCAAATGAATCTGTTGTTATAATTGGAGAAATAGGTAGTGGGAAAAGTAGTTTAGTTAAAAGTTTATTAAAATTAATAGAATATGAAGGTAATATATACATAGATGGTAAAAATACAAAGGATATATCAACATCAAGTATAAGGTCTAAAATTCTTTTTATAAGACAGAATCCTATACCATTTAACAGAACTGTATATGATAATATTACTTATGGTATAGATGGTGTAAATGAAAACGAAATTATAGATATAATTCAAAAATATAATATAGATAAAGTATTTAATAAAAAATTAGATTTTAAGGTTGGTAGAAAAGGAGAAAAATTATCTGGTGGACAAAGGATGATTATGTTTCTTTTACGAATATTAGTTCAAAAAGATAAAAAGGTTATTATATTAGATGAACCTACATCATCTCTAGATAACATGACAGTTCAAATTATTATTGATATTATAAAAGATATTATTAAAAAACAAACTACAATTGTAATTACACATGATGAAAGACTTTTACAAATTTCCAATAAAGTTATTAAACTTTAATAAAATATTTATGTAAAATAAATGAATAATGAAAGATACGCTGTTGCAACAAGAATTCCTTGTTCTTATTCTACGTATAAACAATTTTGGGATAAACCATATGTACCAATAAAGTATCCTGTCAAAGTTTCTTCGGATCCATCTATGTTACAAACTTTCACTCCGCATACATTTAAAACTGAATATAAACAAGTAAATAACAATAATGGTTGTGGTAATTACAAAAATCTTGGAAATACATAAACAATATTTAAAAATTATTTTATTTTAATAAAATGGATCAAGTTTTACCTATATTAAAAAGCTTGGGTATATCTCCCGATAAAATCACACCTGAAAAAATAGATAAAATTAAAAATATGGGTTTAGATTTTAATAAAGCAGATAGTTTTACAACTGAAAATTGTAATGAAATCTTGAAAATACTAGGAGTAGAACTATCTTTACCTAAAAAAGCTGTAAAAAAACAAAGAATAGGAATGAATGCCTTATGTCCTTGTGGCTCTAATATTAAATATAAGAAGTGTTGTAGAATTAAGGAGGTACAACTTTCTAATGAAAAATAATCTAGCTGTTTTAAAATATATTACTATTTATTTTAAAACTTCATTTAGTTCATTAATACTGTCTAATGTAACTTCTTTTCTCTTATTTTGACTAATATTTTTTACGAACACCCAGTAAGGTCCATCTTTTACTTCTTTACTCGCATTACTATCAAACTCCCAATCATGTTCTAATGCATTATTACTTCTTTTAATAGTTATTTTTTTACCATATTTTTTAGTAAGAGTTTCAATGTCTGTGGTAGTTTCATTATAACTTTGTTTTATTTTTTCATCACAATCTTTTTGATTACAAGATGTCCATCCAAAAAAGTGGCTTAGATTTGTATTTACGATTTTTTGAGTTAATGAACCACAAACACTACATTTACCTCGATTTAAAAATTCTATTCGCTGCGGATAAATAATTGTAGACATTTAATTAAAAAGATTTAATATTTAAATAGGTTTGATTATTTAAAAGTACATTTACATTTCGTTAAAATGGAACCAAGTGACAAAATTAGAAATGTTTTTAAACTTTGTAGTTTTAAAGATATTAATATAAATCTAGATGAAAGTTTATGTAGAAATACTAATGAAATAAAGGGAGAACCTAATATTAGTATAGGTAATAATAATTATCAGACTATTATTAATGAATTAAAAGAAGAAGGAAGTTCTAAAATAAATTGGAACTTTTCTGGAAATATATCTTCTACTATTATAGAATGTTTTAATTTTATGGGTTATATAGTAAAAGTTGAAACCAAAGGTAATAAAGGATTTTTTAGTTTAATTATTGATGAAAATGACTTTTTTATTTCTTCCAACGATTTACTAGATTTAAATAGTATAACCGAAGACTCAAGTAGTGACAATGAAGAAATAATTATTCATATAAATAATGAATATAAGGATTTTACAGTTGCAGTAGAATATGATACATCAGATAATGAAATAGAAGCTGAATATAAAGAAATAGATATTAAAAATGAATCAGTTAGTCTAGACATACTAGATTCAACTGATAATGAAGAAGATGAAGGAGATGTAGACGATGAAGAAGAAGATGTAGACGATGAAGAAGATGAAGAAGATGAAGAAGATGAAGAAGATGAAGAAGATGAAGAAGATGAAGAAGATGTAGAAGAAGATGTAGAAGAAGATGTAGAAGAAGATGTAGAAGAAGATGTAGAAGAAGATGTAGACGATGAAGAAGAAGATGTAGACGATGAAGAAGATGGAGACGAAGAAGATGTAGAAGATGAAGAGGATGAAGAAGATGAATTAGAAGATGTAGATAATATGTATATAAGTGATGATGAAACGGTTTGTTTACCAAATTGTAATTGTATAAATTGCTTAGAAGAAAAAAATGATTTGTAGTTTTTTAAAAAAAAACTAATATAATAAATTAATGTCTTTTGGAATAAAAGAATCTAGTACAGAATACTCAAGTATCTTACCTATATCTAAACTTTTAGTTGAGAAAGGAAAAACGGGACCTACAGGCTATACTGGTTATACAGGACCTGCTAATAATAATGTATTAAATTTCCAGGGAGTATGGGGAGCTGGGAGCAATTATAAAACAGGTGATACAGTTCATCACCAAAATAATTTATTAGTAGCTTTAAAAGCTAATAATAATGTTCAACCAACTTCTGATCCTACAACTTGGGGTAAAGTATGTGATTGTATTATAGGTGCTACAGGAGGGCTTAAGGTCAGCAGCCAAGTTACGTTAGGTGGAGACATTTCTTCCATCACAGACCAGTCGGCGTTCGTGTCAGACTTCAAAACTGTGATGGCCAATAAGCTAGGTGTGTCTGCGAACGACATCACTGTCGACCGTATCAGCTCCGGAAGTATCGTCGTTGATTTTTCCGTCACGGCCACCGACGCGACGTTCGCGTCCACCATCTCTACCGCACTAGCCACCGCTGCTTCCGGTCCGGACTTTACTGTGAGTACCTTTACTGCCAACGCCTCCACGTTGACACCTGCGGTCGTCGAAGCGCAGCCTGTAGGTGATGGTCATACAGGTCCAACTGGTGCTAATGGAACTTCTTCGGGTACTGGAGCTACAGGACCTGTTGGTCATACAGGTAGTATCGGTCCAACTGGCCCCCATGGAACTTCTTCGGGAACTGGTGCTACAGGACCAGTTGGTCACACAGGTAGTATAGGTCCTACAGGTAGTAAAGGTGATATTGGTCATACAGGTAGTATTGGTGAAACAGGACCTATTGGTCCTACAGGTAGTAAAGGTGATATAGGTCCTAC